CCATCGTTGGTTGACTGAGCGGATATCGAAGGAGACTCAGCGAATATCGTATCCTTACCCAACGGTTCGGTAGGAATCACGTCGGAAGACGTATTACTATGTACTTCATTGTACACGTCATTAATACGACCGAACACGTCGTTAAACAACGTGTCAAATGGACCTCCATTCTTGGCGAAAATCGCAGTGTCTTTAGGGTCTGATAATGCTGTTGTGGCTCCGTCTTGAATAGGAACGACATTAGAAGCGGCCACTGCCATTGGCTTTCCGTTTGTTGCGGTAGCAACGCCATCATCAAAACCAAATAAAGCCTTTATGAATGTCTTTGTTCCGGTCCAACCGGCAGATAAACCTTTTGATGTCCAAGAGTCTCTTTCTCCGCCATTTTTCTTTAGTTCCTCACCTTCCGCCAAGCGGCCTTTATACCATGCTTTTCTTATATTGTTCCCCGCATTTTCATATTCTTTTTTATATTCCTTTTGCTCGTTTTCGGTTCTAGCAATATTTGCAGCACTTTCCGCTTCTGTTTTATGCAATTGGGCAAGCATATCTTCGTATTTCTTTTTTGCCTCCGCTGCATATTTGTTTACAGTAGCCACATCAGAGGAATAATCAGATAGAATTGTGTTCAGTCCGAATAATTGTTCCTCTAATGCCTTAGTAGCATCTTGTCTTGTTTTTATGATGGTAGACATTACGGATTCGGCATTTTCAACGTAGGCTTTAAGTGTCTTTTTATTGTCAGCCATCGCCGTAGACTTAAAATCATCAAAAGTACCCGCGCCTAAGAAGGAATTTATTTGTTTAGTCGTTTTATTGATTTCCTCTTCTACGTCTAATGTTTTTTGTGCATATTGTGTCAAAGCCTCATCATTGTTATCTGATACAATATCCTTAACGTCACTCTTGTCAATATCGGCGACAGCCTTTGTTCCGCCACCGATCATATTCACTTTCCACACGCCGTCATCATCACGGAACGCCCTATTTATTACCCCATCCAATGCCTCTCCTTTGAGCTTTGTGTTGTTGCCAAGCTGTTTCTTTACCACATTCTTCTTGTTATCCTCACGAAGCATATTCAAAGCATCTGTTGGGTCCATACCGATAGCCTTCGTTGCAGCCTTTATAATGTTCATTTCCATTCCGTTGAAATTCGTTTCTCCGGTTTTTTGATCTATGGTACCCATCCCCTTGAACATACTTTGAATTCTCTTTGCATATGCCGCAGGATCGTTCCACGCTTCGTATTGCATGGCTATAGGATCGGCTCCCATAGCAAATCTGCCACCGAGAACTTGCAGTTTAGCAGCTTGTGTCACTGCTCCTTCAAGTCCGTCATCCTGTGCTTTGTCAATAATTCCTCCAAGGCTACCTAAATTGAATCTAACATTCTCAGACCATTTCGCAAGTTCCATAAAACCTTTGACTCCGTTCTTAAAAGAGAACTTTTCAGCCAATTTCATGTTTGATAATACAGATTTTGTTAGTTTTTGTTGGGATAGTCCCATTTTGTTGGCACTCTTGTACATATCATACATTATTTCAGCCGAGCTTGAAACAGACTTGTTGAACAGATTCATTTCTGATGAGAACTGAACGAAATTGTCATCACCGACTAATCTACCTACTGCCATACTCTTTTCATAATCAGCATTCGACATATTAATAGAACGTCCGCTTTGCTGGGTGTAGTCCGTTTGGAATTTTACGGCATCTTCTATTGTCTTGTTGTAGCTTGCGAACGTTGAAGCCTGTGTCAGCATCCGTTTCTCAAAGACATTCGTTTGAGTATTGGACATACCCGATGTTCTCTGAAATTGATGTATCGCTTTGTCTTGTTTCTTTAGATAATCATCAATACGTTTTGCAAATTCCTGTGTCTTTGCCAATCGTTTTTGGGCATTGCTAAGTTCCATCTCTTGAATCTTCTGACGAAGTTCAATCTCCGTTTCTTCCATTTTGTTCAAGTTGCCCAATATTGGAATCCAATTTGTCCACGTGTTCTGCATTTTCAGATTAGCCAGTTCATTTGCATTGGATGCAGACACTAAAGTCTGTGTGCTTGAAATTGCATTCATTTGCGCTTCATAAGCACCATTTAGAGCGTCTTGCCATGCAGAAAGACTGCTGCTCATCTTGTTTAGAGAAACAGAAGTCGCAGCTTCCATCATACGCATTTGATTCTCGGCATGAAGACGTGCGTATTCAGTCATTTTATCGATTGCAAATTCAACGGCATCTACTACTTTACTTGCTATCTTCATGTATGGGCTACCTTCTATTGACTTTATCCATGAATTTGCTTTTGCAAAGGTGCTATTTTTAGCAGCAACGTTCGCAGCTTGCAGTTTTCCATTTGCGGCAATTGCAGCACTTTGATTATATCTCAATCCTCTGCCATTAACACTTATGCGAGCGTACTTCTCGTCTTGTCGTTGCATAGCTTCAACGTTTCGTCTTGCAGCATCTTCATACTTCTCCTTGCGTTGGATGGATGCCTGTCTTGCACTCAATTTGTCATCACGTTGTCTGTTAAGATTGACTCGATTTGCCGAATTCGCTGATTTCCTATTCGTGATATCGATGGCTTCATTTCTTGCAGCATTAAGTTTGTTTTCAGTATCGGTATATTTCTGTGTTCTACCTTGTTTTTTAAGATCATTGAGTTCTTGTTGTAAATCGACAATTTCTTGCAACTTGTTCCTTTCATCATCAAGCAAACGAACACGTTCTGCTTCGTTAGCAGAAATATCATTGTCAATCTGTTCAATATCTTGATCAAGTTTTATTATTTCGTTCTTGGCCTTTCTCTTATGCTGCTGATTTTGCTCGAACTGCTTTTGTTCTTCTTTATATGCTTCCAACAAGGAACGAGCTTTCTCTCCCTCACCTTGAAAGACATTTGCTTCATTTTCAAACCGTCTCTCCCGTGCCGTTTTTCTTGCCTCTTCAAAGCTGTCAAGAAAAGATGTTATCATCATATTAATTATGAATTATAGTTTATAATAAATATAGGATTTAACTGTGATTTTCCAAGATAGAGCGATATGTATAATACAGTGTTATCAAGTATGTCATTGGTTTTATGTACTTTTCCATTTATACTTAATGGTTATCTTATTATATAAGAAATGAGGTGAATGATTTTTTTCACCCACCTCATTTCTTTCTTTTCTTCATTGCGTCTTTTTCTTTATCCACTTCCTTATTATGTGTCAATATATAAAACTTTCTATCTCGTCTAGGCATCACGTACAGTTCCTCCATACTAAGCTTCATATTCTTATGACACATGAATAATTCTTTCTTTAGATCCTTTTCGTATTTATCATACAGTAATGAAAACAGTATCGTCGAGGGCAAGAAAGGTGTCGAAAGAGCCGCCTCCATCGCTCTGAGGGATATTAACCTTAAACTTGAAATCGACACCTGGTTGATGACTGGCAACATAATCCATATATGCCTTTGCATACAATGAACGCATATTGTCGATGTATTTGTTGATATAGTCCCTGTCACTATTTCCGTTAATTGAAACTGTATATGATTTCATTGTCTCAGTAATAATTTCCATATAATCAGTGGTTACATTACTATTGTTTACATTTGTATTCTCGTTCAAGATATCCTTAATGTCGGCAATACAATCATTCAAATCATTTCTGTCGTCATCAGTCAAGTCATTGATATCGTGAATATATTCTTGAAGACAATTTGCATATTTGATTGCATTATATAAACTTAATTTGACCCTTTGGTCTATCATATTCTCTTTCAGACGATTATTATCATCATTCGTCAAATATTTGTATTTAAACACATCACCGTTCGGCAATTTATAATCAAATAGTCCATCTTTATCGCCCTTCAGTTCAAAAGTCTTATATTTAAATGAACTTAAATCAACATCCAAGTTATATCTTTTCCCATTCTCTGGATTTGTTGCTGATACAGGCATCATATTACCGTAACCGGTTGCTCTAAGCCACAATATAATGGCATCCCTGTCACCTTGGCACAAATCACTCGCCTTGATTCGTTTATCCAATATCTTTCTCTCCAATATTACATCGATGACCTTTCCGTCACGATACATATTAGGTGAAGCGACGATATTTTCATCATATGCCGTCAAATATGCGACAGGAACTCTGCCGATATGATGCGGATAACACTCACCATTAGAAGGAAGAGGGATAACGTCATATTGCACATAATCTGGTATTTGTGAAAAGTCAAAAGTATAGTCGACCGCTTCTTTCAGTTCGACTTTCTTCTCCTCAGTCTTTATGTCAACTGTATTGGTTTCTACTTCTTCCTTTGTCTTTACCTTCTTCTTTGATGTCTGTTTCTCGATTCTCTCAAGGTCTTCCCGATCATGAATTGAAATTGCCCTTTGGATATCATCATCTGATTTTACCATACTTTTCTTCATCAATTCATCCTCATTCTCAACCCTTTGGATATCTTTCTCATCAGTACCTTTTCGATTACGGCGACGTTTCTTTTTCTCGATTGTATGTTTCTCTGAATCAGAAGAACCCATACTTGTAGTCGCTAACTCCTTCTCATGCAGTTCTCCGTCAGTTATACCTTTCTTCTTCAGATATTCTTCATATTTTTTCTTTTCAGCATCACTTACTTCGTTATATTTCGCATTTTCGATTTCTTTTTTACTTGAATTTAGCAGATTGCTTCCTTTTCGGTAATTCTCGCCTATCGCCTTATCGAATTCCTTCAGACGCTCTTCTTTCTCCAAATCAGTCAGTTTCTCCTGACTCAACATACTCTCCCTTGCCTGTTTCAGCATTTCATTGGAAGCCTTAAGTATTTTAATTTGCTTTAATCGCTTTTGTTCTGTAATTTCATCTGGTGTCATCGGCATAATACATTAAGAATTATATTTTATTTTAACTATTGATAAAAACGATTCTATCTACCATTATTGCAAATGAATTCTTGCCTCCCATTCTCTCAAGAAATTTGCAGTCTTTTAATATTGCAGTAGATTTATCTTCGTCTATGTAAATTTTAAAGTCTTTCTTAGGCAGATAGAATATCGCCTCTTCATCACTAAGTTTGCTACAATTTGTAACCTTTCGACTTTCTTGAATCCACATGTTCAAGTCAGTTTCCATATCAGGATTATTTAGATATTCATCTGTATTTAATTGTACTATCTCAACGAATTTCTCTTTTGTACGATATAGTCTATCTAAATCAGACAACGTTTCATCGTCACCGTCGATATTCAATAAACGACAATTACATTCATGGAACTGATATTTCTGTTTATTATATTCTATCTTTCTCTTTTTGAAAGGGTTTATCGCCATATTATATCCCATACTAGTCGATACCATTTGGTCAACGCCTCTCTTATGAGTATTGTATTCATCCAGTTCCATCTTGGCATATTCCTTGGCATTTATCTCACGATCATACCTGAACCCCCTTACACAATCACCTTGAGCATATGGAATGTAGATTTTAGCTTTCATCCTTATGATACAAATAGTTTATCTAAATTTAATATAATATCTTTTTATCAATAATTCAAATCAATGAGGTTTCTTTCTCCATTCTTCCTTCTTTTTCTTCTTATAACCGATGTCAATATAATTGTTTATCTGTTCAAGGACATAGTCAGGATTATTTCTTATATCATATTCCCATATCCTAAGCAAAGGAATACAATGCATACCACACCATTTATCCTTCAGGCTGTCGACGAATTTATTATGCTTCTGCATAGGATTTAATTTACCCTCCTTCACCACCCTCGGGTCTGAATGAAAATATCCACCATCAACCTCAATAAGAAATGATACAGGAAAATATTGCCCCTCCTGTTTGACACATTTAATACCGTCTTTGACTTCCATTTCATAATCCACTTCGGGATAGGCGGTTATGGCGAAATCGTAGTAGCGATTTATGTCAGATGCACAATATTCATATATAAATTTTATACCATACTTTTCCAAGAAATCTCGTGCAAAATCCCTTTCTAATTTAGAAGTTCCATATTTTTGATTCAGTTTTTTCTTTCCGTGTGATTTATAAGGGTTATATGGTTTTTTACTGATTTTCTTTTTCGTTTTCTTGGTTTTAACCTTGTTATTTTTTGTCGGCTGTTTCATTGCTATAAAAAATTCCATACAGTTAATAATAACTATATGGAACTTAATAGTTTATATAATATGTCATTTAAACAGATTATCAACATCTCCGAAATTTCCATTATTTTCATATGGCGATTTAAGTTGTTTAGTAGAAAATACAATATACGTTGTATCCATCTTTACATCACCGTAAGCTCCTTCTCTAATGTTTTTGAAAACGACACCATCATACCCACATAATTTTGCAAGATATGCAATCGATTCATTGTCTAATCCGAATCCAGAGCCTTTTTTTAAATTAGTTTTATTCCATCCTAATTCACAATATTTGTCGAATAGCTCATTATAACCGTTACAGCCATAAGGTGTTACATATATTCTATCCCAAGGATTCCCCTTGCAATCGACGTAAAGAGGGTTTAATACCCTTGCGCATAACGGATATGTGCCACCTTTACCCATATAATTATCATTTTCAAACATCCAATTGAGGACTACTTTTCTTAATCTGTTTGATGTGATAAAATAACTATTTATCCATATCTTGAAACTTTCATTATCAATACCAAATCCTTTCGGCATTAATGGTGGCAAAGTATCTTCCCAATAGTTACCTTTATATATGAGTTTGTTCGGGAATCTCTTAACCTTTCCAATAAACAACGAATATGCGTGCTTTAAATTATTAAGGTCTTCTTCAGCAAAGTCTTCACCATCTTTAAGCCATTTTTCTATTTTAACGAATTCATTTCGGTATGCATCTTCTATCCTTGCTAAAGCATTTGAATCGAGTTTAAAATATCTTCCATCGCTTTTATATCCAAGATATTTGTTATACAATTCAATGACATCATCATCAGAAAGTTTACTCAAGGTATTCTTATATCTGAAAAGTCTCTTATTACCACCGCTGAAATAAGATGCATCATCAATAGACGATAGATGAATAAATTCGGTATTGAATTTTTTAAAACCGAAACTTCTGGTCGCATGACCTAAAATAAGTGGTTTTCCATTCTCATCGACTATCTTCGATCCTTTAAACCACTTCATAAAATTGTTTCCGCTATAGACATCATCGAGAAATCCCTCACGGAGAACTTTTCTAACAACACTTCTTATCTTTTCTTCTAATATACTGAATCTCTCCATATTATATTTTTAACTCAAAAGTTATAAACATCTATATAATATATAAATAGTGAACTACGTTTAATTAACGTTTTTCCACTCATATTTGTACTGACCACAATCGTATATCCTATAATAGTCATTACTAAGATGACAGTCTTTTAATTTCTCCTTATTTATATAATCATTCTGTCCCTTTGTATAACCATAGTCAGGTGGAATAATATCAACCAATTCAAAACCAGTTCTACGATAGATGCTATCATTTGAATTTGCTACCCATCTGCGGTCTTCATATGCCTCTATCTTATTAGGTTTATATTTGTCGATGAAATAATTAATTATGCTATTAACGATTAAATTGTTATTAACATTATTGGTAAATCTAACGACTCTCCATTTATTATTGTTTTCTTTTTGTAAAGACAACATCGACTTTAATTCATTATTACAGTACATTCCAATATATAACGACGATATAATATGTCCTTGTAAATTATATCGTTCATTAAATTCCTTTGCCTCTTCTTCATTTATCTTAATAATTTTGTAATCACCATTATGATTATATTCGTTATAATTGACACCTATTATATGTTTTATTTTGTCCTTTACTATTTCCTGTCTGTTTATCCATTCATACTCGAATATATGATACAATTTTATACCCTTGTTTGCACATTCCTCAGTCTTTTTAAGATGATAATTGGCATCTACTCTATATCTATCACTGTGCCATATCATACCATCGTATTCAAATGCGACTTTTAAAGACGGGATATAGATATCCAACTCTTTATGTTCCGTAAGCATATTACGACAATTTGTGATGACTTCACCATCATATAGACTTCTCACGTATTCTGCAATTTCTATTTCGGCTTTACTGATTATATGATTACATTTAGGACAACCGCAGCCACTAAGATGCGAACTTGCTTCTTGCCAAAACTCTCCATGCTCAGGACAGATTATGCATACCTTGTCTTTCGCACTTAAATATTTAGTTCTCGAATAATCATATTTGTCACCATGAACTTTTCTTGCTTCTAAAACGAACTTTTCCGTTGTTTTAGTTTCTGAAGCCGAGATTTTATTATTTTTACATTTAGGACATCCATGTCCTATCAAATGATTATGTGGTGTTTGCCAAAATTCACCATGGACAGGACAGATAATACATACCTTAGTACCATTATTGATGTATTTAACTTTAGAATAATCATACTTATCCGCATGTATTTTTCTCGAACGTTCAATGAATTCAGTTAAAGTTAATTTTTTCGTATTTCCACATTTAGGGCACCCTTGACCCAATAGGTGTTTATTCGGGGTCTGCCAAAACTCTCCGTGTTCTGGGCAAATAATACACACCTTGGTCATATAATCGACATACTCTACTTTAGAATAATCATACTTATTTCCTTGTATTTTATTCGCACGAATTATAAATTCTTCTGTAGTTAATCTTGTCGCATCATTCTGTCTTTCAAAACCGCATTTAGGACAGCCACACCCCTTTAAATGAACACGTGGTGTCTGCCAAAACTCACCATGGACAGGACAGATAATTTTAACTTTCGTGGTAACACCTTTATAATCTACCTTGGAATAGTCATATTTGTTTTGATGAACCTCATTTGATTCCTTTATAAAATTCTCTTTATTTGTCTTTAATTGTGTTAACTTATCGTTCGTGCATTTCGGGCAGCCTACGTTCCTGAGTAATTGTGATGGAGTCAACATAATATCGTTATGAATAGGACAAATAACCGTTACAGGGATACTCATTCCCTTATAATCTACTTTAGAATAATCAAAATAGTGGTCATTTTTTAATTTAAATCTTTCAATTATACTTTCAGTCGTGTATACTTTTGGCATATTTTCTTAATTTACTATTGCAACACAAATATACTACAAAGTTCGAATAAAAATAAAAAATATGAGATAAATTTTATTATTTATCTCATATTAACATTTTTTTTTTTAATTAAAAAAATTCATAATTAATAACTCAAAATACAATAGTCAGGTCTGATGGTCAATTCCCAAGTTGCTAATGAATCGTCGTCATAAGACAAATCACCGCCAGCAGCACTAACAATAAACGCATTTTTAATTACCCACTGACTAACAGCACATCCTGTCGGATCGAGCATCTCAAGTACCAAGTCTCTCTTATAAGCAACCGCATAACCTTGACGTCCAGTAACACTTTCTGATGACAAACGTACCCATTCCATAATTGCTTGTGATGCACTAGGTCCGATTGGGTCACGCAATGTAATATTTATCTGTTCCCAAAGATAACGACCAACGACCCAAGTTGATGTATTCAAGAAAGGAATCTCAGTCTCTCCCATTGTAATTGTAGGTCTCGAAGCATTTGAAACCCACCACTCTTGAATACCTAAATCAGAAGGGAAACGAAGTAAGAAACGGTTTTTTCTAAGTGGCTCATATTCAAGAGGCATATTCAAAAGTAAATCTCCCATTACTTAAAATGTATATAATCTTTATTATTTTATTATAAATATCTATTATTAACAATTTTTATGTTAAAATAAATTTATCATATAATAAATAGTATTATCTTTGTTTATTAATAATAATATATAGACAAATTATATGAAATATACCAACGAAACTTTTATTAAGAAAGCAACAGAAAAATATGGTAATAAATATACCTACGATAAAGTAAATTATATCAATAGTCAAACGAAGGTATGTATAATTTGTCCTGAGCACGGAGAGTTTTATGTTCGACCTGCTGATTACCTACGTGGTTACGGTTGTCCGAAATGCAGTAATATAAAAAGAATTAAAAATTTATCACTTACTCAGGATGAAGTCATCAGACGTTTCCATAAAGCACACGATGACAAATATGATTATTCATTGGTAGAATATGTAAACTATGATACAAAAGTAAAAATTATCTGTCCTATACATGGAGTATTCGAAATGACACCTTCCAATCACATTCAAGGGCAAGGTTGTCCAAAATGCAAAGGTAGATATCTTACGACTAAAGAAATCATAGATGAATTTCACAAAATACATGGAGGTAAATACGATTATTCAAAAACTGTATACAATAAGATGCACGAAAAAATTACTGTAATTTGTCCAGAACATGGTGAATTTCAAATTACACCTTCAAAACATCGTATCGGTCAAGGATGCCTAAATGCGGTACACTGAAAAGGGCTAAAAGTCAATCATATGATAACGAATCATTCATAGAATTACTACAAAAAGTTCATAATGGAAAGTACATATACAGTAAAACAACTTTAAATGGTAATTTACATAACAGAATAACAATCACTTGTCCTATCCATGGCGACTTTGAACAAATTGCCCAATCACATCTGAACGGACACGGTTGTCCGAAATGTCAGTCAAGTCATCTTGAAGAAGAAATAAAGTCATTTTTAAATGATAACAAGATAGAATTTGAACAGCAAAAGACCTTTGAATGGCTAAAGTTCAAAAATCATTTATATTTGGACTTTTATCTTCCAAAATACAATATGGCGATTGAATGCCAAGGAATACAGCATTTCAGACCTGTTGATTTTTTCGGAGGTAAGGAATACTTTATCAAAACCATTGAACGAGACAACATCAAACAACAATTATGTGAAAATAATGGTATCAAAATCATATATTTTACTAATAAAAGCAACTGCTGCAACAATTCAACAATAACGTCATTAAAAGAATTAAAGGAAACATTATGGTAAAACGTCTAACAAACAATAAATTTATTGAACGGTCAAAGCTATCACACAAAGATATCGATAACTACAATTTTTCGACACTTGATGTCACTACGAGGGATGAAAAAGGAAGGATAACGATAACTTGCAAGAAACACGGAGATTTCAAAATGAGACCATCACATTTCATGGACGGATGCACATGTCCATATTGCAACGGATCTTCAAAGAAAGATAATGAAGTAAATTCTGAATTATCAAAAATTCACAAGGATCTAGACTTCAGTATAACAAAGTTTTCAGAACATGATGAAAAATATAGAATTAAAGTCATTTGTCCAATACATGGAATTAGAAACTTAAACTACTATAATTTAAGGAGAGGGCAAGGATGTGATTTATGCTGTCATAAAAAAGGTGGTTTGAAACAAAGGATGAGCTATGATACATTTATAAAAAGGGCAGAAGACACATTCGGTAATGGTACGTATATTTACAGCAAGGACATTATGAAAAATAGAGATGATAATGGGAAAATTACAGTTACTTGTCCTACCCATGGAGATTTCAAAGTATCATTGGATAACTTCTTGAGTAGGCATTCTGGTTGCCCAATTTGTAATCAAAGCCATTTGGAAGAAGAAGTTAGGTTATTTCTGATTAAAAACAATATTAATTTCATTCAAGAAAAAACATTCGATTGGTTAAAAGATAAAAACAATCTATTTTTGGATTTTTATCTACCGGACTTAAATACCGCAATAGAATGCCAAGGGATACAGCATTTTAAACCAATTGACTTTTTCGGAGGTGAGAATAGTCTGCCGATAATTGAACATAGAGACGACTTGAAATACCGTCTATGTGAAGAACATAACATTAAGCTACTGTATTTCACTCATAATAATTTAGAATACCGTTACGATACTATAACATCATTAAAAGAATTAAAGGAAGCCATATTATCTTGACTTCCTTTTATCTTTAATGTTATTCAACCGGTTTGTTGCCTGTTTGAGGCTGTTCAATTGCCTTATCGACCATATTCCATATTTTTTTCATCGTATCATACTGCGGACAAGTAGGTTGATCTGCCAATCGATTTATAACACTAAGGGCAATTTTTCTGATTTGTGTAAGTTCCTTTTCAATACCCGTAATATCGTCCTTTTCTTCACCTTCTGAATGATTATCATCAGTATCATGCATAGGTGGTTCTTCATCAAAACTATTGTCATTCATCACATCACGTTGATGTCGTTCTTCCTCATGAGGCATTACAAAATTTTCCAATGTAAGGCTTCTGTTTTCATCCAACATCATCTTCATCTCTTCGATGGTCTCTCTATTCTTATTTCTCATTTGTATACAAACTTTAACTTATAAATAAATAGTAGAGTACATTAATAATTACAATATCATTTCGAATGCCATCGTTCCGCAATCATATATCCTCGGTATCCCTCGTTCAAGCATTATTTCATGTTCCGACTTGTCAGGATCAAAGCCTTGCTTTACAAGCTCTCCCTTGCGGTACTTGAAACGATTCTCACGATGCTGTCCAACCACATAGAAATAATTCGGCTTGCTGTCGTGGGTGTGGGCGAAACCTAATCTCTCGTACAGATTGCCGACGCTCCAACGCTTGTCGGCGTATGTCACGATTCTATGAGGTGAAACCTCACCTATGAAATGCTTGAGTAACTTGCTTGCACCACCAACAACAGAGGTGTTCAACTTGTTGCAAAAACGCAACAACTCCCACGTGTTGTCATAATCCTCGTTGTATTTCCTCTGCTGACGTGTCTTTCCGAAAGTCATCAAAGACACCAACTCACCATCGTGGTACAGACCGTAACGGTACTTCGCCTTGCAACGTCCCTGTACGTGATTGTCATCAAGGAACTGCATCGCAGTCCTTGTATCAACGTCACATACCACACACTGACGGGCGTACAGACGGTTGTACGTCTTCCCGAAGATGTTCCTTAACATCGATTTGATAATTTGTGGTTTTTCAAGCCACTCATCCTCGAATATGTGAATTAGGCGAATACCTTTCTTCTTGCATTCGTTAGTTTTATCAAGGTGATAATTCTTTGCATTTTCTTTGAATCTCTCACTATGCCAAACTAAACCATTATATTCAATAGCTATCTTTTTTGATGGACTGTAAATGTCAAGTTCATAAGGTTTTAACACACTTCGGTCTCTTTGAATGATATCGAAAATTCCTATATTATTAATTATTTCTGCTATTTCGTCTTCTGCTTTAGATAATTTTACACCACATTTAGGGCAACCACAACCTTGCAGATGATCATGTACCGTTTGGATAAATTCGCCATGAATAGGACATATTATTCTCATCTTACTGTCAATTCCGTTATAATCATCTATATAATATTTATATTTGTTATTATGTATTGCACTTGCCTTATGCTCAAAGATTGATTTATGTTTATTAATATTATCTTTCGCAATATTATCTAATGCACATTGTTTACAACCAAATTGACTGTGTAAATGTTCATACGGAGTCATCCATATATCGCCATGTTTAGGACATATAATATTAACATTTGTCTTATTGTTAAAATATATAACCTTCGAATAATCGAACTTATTGTTAAATCTCTTATTTCCTTCTTCAATAAGATTTTTTAACCCTCTGTCTCGTTCCTTTTCAAGCCTTTTCTCTTTTGCACATATTGGACAACCTTGACCTTTTAAATGATTGTGTGGTATTTGTTTAAATATACCATGTTTAGGGCATATAATATCAACTTCCCTATTCATTGAATAATATTCAACTTTATCATAGATATATTTACCTTTGTGTACTTCGTTAAAACGACGTATTATTTCTTCATTAGTGATTGGCTTATATTGATTTTTACCCAGCATTTTTATTTTTATGTTACATTTATCAATTACAAAGTTATAAATACTTTTAATAGAAACAAAATATTTTATAATAAATTAACATGAAAAAGAGGATAACTTTGTATTATCCTCTTTAAATTCAAATATATAATATTAAAGGTCGTCAAAATTACTTCCGTTCGGTGTTATAACAAATGAAATATCAATGTATTCCAGATTTGGCTGTAATTTAAGATATATCTTAGCCGGTAGCTCAAGCCTATCCCTTGCCTCTTGGCTATCATCGATTTCCAAACGATAATCAGTCAATCCTCTCTTGTTTCTAATATCATCCAAAATAGGTTCTACAGCACTTCGGAATGATTTAGCCGTCGTATTGTCATTAGGATCGAATATAAGACCTATACAAGCAATTGAAAGAAGTTTTCTAATACGTACCAACAGTCTTCTCTTAGAAATTCTGTTCATCTGACTCTCAGTAACTTGTAAGTTCTTATCACCCCAAATACGCATACCCTCGCTTGCGAACTTGTTAATGAAGTTAATTCTACCTCCATACAATTCGTCTTGTTCTGACAATTTAAGTACCTTCTTAGGATTTACACCAGAAATCTGACCTCTTGAATAGCCAGCAGCAGGAAACCATGGATATGCAGTGTTATCAGTATAAGCAAAGTTCTTAACAACATCCTTTGTTGGTGGCAAATAGATATACTGATTATTATCACTATCGTATGTCTTCACCCAAGGGTAGTAAGTACAAGCGTAATTACTGTCAATATTGCTATCATCAAGGTTATCCACAGCGTCAACTGGTGTATACATATCACTCTCGCTATCAGAAGCACCGAATGGCTTATCAGGCGTTGTTACGACATAGACACAGTCAGCACGTTCATTCTCGACCATATCAATTACTTCATCAACAAGCATCTTGTTATTTACATAATCTATACCTGGGGTTGCCAAGACATTGATGTCAATTGTACTTGGGTTAGCAAACTGTCTAATTGCCGACAAATATGCATACCAGTCAGATGTAATAACCTTCTCAGAGGCATCGAAGCCGTAGTTCTCAGGATCCTTGATAACATCGAAACTTGTACCGTGTCCGCTTATTGTATCCAAATTACCACGATACTTACGATAGATAAAATCATCTGTATTACTACGTGATGAACGATAGTAATCCCATCCGTCGAAGCCTCCATAGAATGCAACTGTGAACTTACGGTAACGTTTGTCTTCGTAAATAGTGTTCAACATAGTTTCTTCATCACCAATGCGTGGCTCTGTTCCGAATTCGGTTGTATTGCCCTTACCTACTGTTACCCACTGATAACCAGTAATACCATCGACTGATACGGTTTGACTGACTGTACCCTCGGTTACGAGACCGCTTTCATTTGGGGTACCGTTCAAGATTCTTGAGTCCAAGTGGAAAGATGGTGTTAATCCTTGTGGAAGTCCATTATAGGCTTCAGCACCCTTATATGAGAATACATCAGAATCAATACCTACAATGTCAGAAAGACCGAAATACTGCCTTGTAATACGGATATCATCGTCAACATTAGTATTATATTCAAGATACGGATTGGATAACTTAGGTGCGACACCCTCACTTACGATACAACGTCCACCATAGTTTCTGACAGGATATCCTAAGAAACCAGCAGGAACCGAAAGTTTGGTACGGTCATTCTCATTCACTTCGACTGTGATATAATTTGACTTAGTTTCATAAGTTTCATCAGTTGAACCTATTCTATATGCAATATAATTCTGTGAACCAGGAATAAGGTCTACACCCTTGTATCTTTCAAGCACGACGGGTGCATTATCGGTATCATAGAAACTACGTACTAAGACATCAAAAGTTCCATTTGTAGGATCGATATTCTCGATAGAGACTTTTACCTCAGTATTTGAAGCATTACCGTCTGAAATCGTATTAAATCTAAACAGTTTAGCCAATTCAACATGTTCGGCAGAACCCTTCATTTCTGATACTATCCAAGGTGTCGTGGCATAACGATACTGTTCCTTGTAATTATTCATATCAAGAGTAATTGGGAATACGTCATCAGTATCAAGAATATATGTCATACCGTCTGAAAGTACATTAACCGCTTCACTACATACCTCATCAGTTACAGTAGGCGTAGTTAACAATTCAGTCTTGAAATTCTTACCGTTATCACCTGTATATTCTCCATAGTAATAATCTCTTGTTCCGTCTGATTTAGTGAAAGCGACAACAGTATAGATATGTCCTGCAACACCTTCAGCAGCGACCCAAGTCTTACCCTTATCAGCAGAAGTATGCACCTTCAAAGGTTTTCCGTCTTTGTTATTAACTGATTCACTCTTACTGTAAAGATAACGTTTACCAACGTCCTTACGACGAAGCATACTTTCATCATCTACCAACAAGTCCGTTACTGCCTCGTGAGATGGAATTACTCTTACTGTCTTATAGGTATCGATGTCTTCTTTAATACTATCAATTTCGCCACGTTCTATCAATTGCTTCAAGGCAACATTATATAATTCCTCAACGTACAGCTCACATTCTCCATCTTCAGGATTTGTACCCAATACATTGACGATATAATTTTTTTCATCAGGATTGAGGGTAACGGCGTAATTCTTTACTACATCCTCATTAGTTGTAACCTCGATAGTGAATGTACCGTAGTTAATCGCATTAATCGTGAAATTGCCTTCAGTTGCACTATAGCCAGGAGTACAATTATCACTTAACGATAATGTTTTAGATGACTTTAAGCTGACTGACTTGGCATAATATACCAATTTATCGTATTCATAAACATCCTCACATATGCCTTTTTCCTTATCAGCGGCTTTAACGAATGCAGCTTTCTTATGTTCACCTCTCGAACGTAATACTGCAATTACGACTGGTTTTTCTTTCTTATATTTCAATGAGGTCTTATCAGGAGTTGAAGAATATGCACTGATTATCCAAGCAGGACCTGCGTTTGTTCCTGAAAGACCTAATACTCTACATACTTGCAATTGCTGAGATTGTTCCAAATAAGTTTTTGCGATATAAGGAAGCTCGTATTTTGGATATTGACTACCCTTGAATTTTGTAGTATCTGTTCCACCGAAATAAGTTTGGTACTGTCTCCAATTCTCGATTAAAATTGGTTGAAAAGCAGGACCTTTTAGCGTTTCACCAGCAACACCGAGGGTTGTGATACCCAATGACTTTGATGCATAAGACAAGTCTACTTCCTTGGTATAAATACCAGGAGAAATATGTGTCTGTCTTGCATTATTGTTGTTTGTATTTGCCATTATTCTGAATAATATATTCTTTATTTTTTCACTTAATAATAAATATCACTTACAATTCATAAAATCTCATTTTGGTGATATTTACTGAGACAAAATTTGTTTCAGACTCACTTTCTGTTTTTGAGTTAATTTTAATTTATATTTTATGATTATATCATTGAATGATATCGAAGGTAAATTGAAATTTATCATCTCTTCACTAATTTTGTCGAAATCAGATGAAGGGTTATTGCTCATAATATCGTTCAAGAATGAAAATACATCTTCCATTCTTTTTTTGAAATTATATATTTCGAAAGCATCTGATACTGTAACTTCCATATCATCCAATATATCGATGATTTTTGATAATTCCAATAAGTCAGAAATTTTTACCTTCATTTCATGTATACTAGTATATTATTTATTTTTTTAATATTATATATAAAATAATTAAAAATTATAAAATATATAAATAATATTATTTTTAACTTAAAATTTCATGTATACTAGTATATTATTTATTTTTTTAATATTATATATAAAATAATTAAAAATTATAAAATATATATGATCTAGTATACAGAAAAAATCAATCTATTTTTATTTCTTCAAATTTTTCTTTTTCATCATAAACCTTTTCAGGTACCTCAGAACTTTCATATATCTTATTAGGGTTATACCCATGTAAATATACTACTGATTTTTTTAAAATGTCGACAATGAACAATTTTATTTTCACTTCGTCTTCATTTTTTATTCTGAAACCATTTTTATAATATATCATTGTCCCATTTACGAATATCCTTAAGTTTCTGACATTTTCAGTCTTTATATCTTCAACGACGAAGTCTGTGTCTGACACAAATGTAGCTTTATCAATTCCGTTTTTAAAGTCTATAGTCATATCAATGTTGGCGTATTCAAAATCATCGGTTTCATACTCTTCTATCGAAATCTTTGGTTTCTTTGATTTTTCACCTTCGGTCATTAACAATATTCTTTTAGGATAACGTTCAACTTGAAAATCATCTTCATGTATAATATATGCCATTACTTTTATTGATACTGACTGGACATAAAACTTACGATCTTCGATACTATATGTACTTTCATCGTTGATTTCATCAATTACCATCGGAATATAATGACCGTTAGGTCTAATATAGCATTGTCTTGCCTTGAATAATTCATTTATCTTTTGATTGAATAAATTTATATTCTCAAAAATATTCGTTACAAAGTTTATACGGTATGATAGATCGACAGAGTAAGGTTGTTTCATAGTATATACCTCATAGCTCTCAGTTCCATTGTCATCCATTACAGTCCTCTGTAACAACGTATATTTTCTTTCGCCTGGTATATTCCAAAGCCCACCTTGATTATCGCCTGATGTAGGGTTATTATCTCGACTTACAGTTTTAAAGTTCATCAACACGTTATTATCATCATCCGAATGATTCCAAGTTTGTGAATATTCAGAGAAACGTTGGCTGCTATAAAGTGTAAAGGTAGGAACTTTTTTCTTGTCGATTACAATATCAACGGAATTTTCGACAAACTCAAAAAAAGCCTTGTCTATATCTTCATATTCCAAAGGTTTAGGAATAATAGGGGCTTTATCTAATATTGTCTTTTGATAAGACTTTCTGACTTCATTTCCAAAAGGTATGTCAGAATACCTTATAGGCTTAATATATTTTTTAGGCTGCTTCTCCATCTTAATTATCTCCCATTAAATTCATTTACCGTAGTCGCTGTAGCTTCTATCTTTCTATATGCTGTTTTGTATGCACCGATGTAATTTGCATTCGCAGTATTAATCTTACCGTCGTTCGTTACTACAAAATATGCTTTCCTATCAGTATCTATTTGAACGGCGATGTAATCACCTCTCTTGATATCACAATGATATTTCTCAAGTGTACGGCATAGTACGATACCTTCAAAATTACCACTTACTGAGTATATACCGTTTGCAGTTTTATTATCGTAAGACTTTATTTCAGATTCCTTGATCTCGAACATACAAGGTATTTCTCTTGGAGATTTAAATCTTATTCCACCATGTGTTTCATCAACTTCTTTGTAAGTAGTATTCACGTTTGTTCTTTTCCTATCGACTTCATAAAGTATTATGGTTTGATTTAAATCCTCTTCAAAGTAATCTTCGACTAAACCACTTTCCATCTGAAAATCTTCTTCAGAATAGAACATACTGTTTCTTCCTATTGGATTATATGACCCATTCATTAAATTTTATTAAATATCTTATCAATAATTATCATTTTAGGATATTAAGTAGTATATTTAATAAAATTATGGAAACATTCTATGAAAACAAATGCTGTTGATAAGGCATATGAAATAATAAAGGGATACAATGGCTACAGTAACTATATGAAATACCTGCAATACAAAGTTAATAGCTGTCATTATATCCTTAATGATTTTGATATTGAATATATTATAAATAATAAGGATTTCGTTCCTTATGAATTGAATAAGACGGTAAAAATAAGTGTTGATTTCGGTAGAAAACTTAACGAAAAATTCCTCATAGGTTTTACCCCCGAAAAAATAAGGATTTCAAGCGTCATAGGCGAAATGGGTAATAGTTTCCACTGCTATATACAATATAGGCAGAGTGTACCTCCTGTATTGACTTACGTAAACAAGAACAATATATTAACTCCATTGGAAACCGTTGATTATAATACTGTAGAAGTTGATTTTGATAAATATGATAAATCGTCAAAAGATGGAAGAAAACTAAAGATACTTCAAAAAGAAGGTATCAAATTCTTATTGGCAAATCGTAAGTGCATTCTTGCCGATTCAATGGGAACAGGTAAGACGACCCAATCAATAATTGCTGCAATGGCAAGTAATTCAAAAAAGATATTAATTATCACGACAGCATCACTAAAAACAAATTGGAAGAGAGAATTAACAATATACAATGATGAAAAAGATATTCAGATACTACAAGGCTCAAAAGACGAAATCTGTGACAAGAAATATGTTATCGCAAATTACGATATATTAATTAACTACTATGAAGTGCCTACTGAAACCGTATATGAAACAGAATATGTTTATAACGAGAATGGAAAACGTGAAGTCATACGAAAGACTGTAATGGTCAAGTCAAAAGACGGTCAATTAATCGAGAAACAAAGAAAGTCGACAAGAAAAGATGTTATCGAAGAATGTCTTAAAAATAGTCCTTTATTTTTAAATAAGTTTGACTGTGTCATAATTGACGAAGCGCAGAAATTATCCAACAATAGTTCAAACAGATATAAGGTAATCGACGATTTCTTAAAGAGAGCAAAGCCTAATTATGTATTTCTATTAACGGGTACACCTTTGACCAACAAGCCTATCAATCTCTATTATATCTTAAAACTGATAGATGCCCCGATTACAAGAGATTACCGTTATTTCATCAAGAGATATTGTGATGCAAAAACATTTCGATTAAAGACTGGTAAAGAGGTTACAACAATTAATGGTGCATCAAATCTCGAAGAACTCAGAGAAAAGATAAAACACTTGTATATCCGTCGATTACTGACCGAAATGACCGATATGGTAGACAAGAATATTATTACGAAGACATATGACTTGACTGAATCACAACGAGTAGAATACGAACGCCTTTGGCAAGAATATTTAGATGCCCAGACTGAACAAGGTAACGAGGATAGTGAACAATATAGACAGCTGGTAGAAGGAATATTGGTGAGACAATACTTGGCGAAGCAAATGGTCGATAATACTATCAAATTGGTCGATAATATGCTTGAAGAAGGTGGAAAAGTCATTATTGTATGCACATTTTCCGAGGAAATTGCAATGTTTAAAGACTATTACAAGAAGAAATGCGTCGTATATGATGGAAAAATGACGGCTAAAGCAAAAGATAAAGCAGAACAGGCTTTTAATAATGATAAAAACGTAAGGGTATTCATAGGTCAAATATTAGCCGCAGGCGTAGGTCTTAACTTGGTTGTTGCCAATAAAATGGTATTTAATAGTTATTCTTGGGTTGCTGCCGATAATGCACAGATAGAGGATCGTATTTATCGTTTGACCCAAAAAAACGATGTCACTTGCGTATACCAATTATTTAATGATTCTATGTCGAAACATATGTATGACACCGTCATAGGTAAAAAGAATATGATGGATACTATAATTAAATCAGAAATTAACAAATAATATGGAAAATATAATGCCTGATCGTTTCGTAGCAATTGACTTTGAGACGATGGATAATTGGAGAGCCACAATATGCAGTGTCGGTCTGGCAGTATTTGAGAATGGAGTCATGACCGATACTTATTATAGTTTAGTATGCCCTCCTTCAAAATCTGAAAACTATTTCTGCTGTAAAGTTCACGGATTGAGATATAAAGATGTAAAAGACAGCCCTTCATTTTCTGAAATATGGCCTATGATAAATGAAAAATATATCAAGGGCAGTCCTTTAGTCGCTCATAATACTTCATTCGAGAAAGGCTGTATAGAAGCGTATGGTGAAGCTTATGGAACTAAAACCGATTATCAGTATATCGATACATTGGACTTGAGTAGAAAAAATATAACTTGGATTAAAAGTCATAGTCTAAATTTCGTGTGTGAAGCCTTAAAATATAAATTGAAGCATCATCATAATGCATTGGAAGACGCTATCGCCTGTGGCATTGTACTCGTAAGAATAAATAAGTTAAACAATTTATTAAATGAATGATCATAATTTGGATTTCGATGTAGATGAATCAAATTTAAAAGTGATTTATATCCTCGATATAGGTAAAGATTCAGATAATAAAAATATTTATCATTTCTTATTGTCTGAAAATTGCGAAGATACCTTTTCAGAAGGGTGGGATGAAAAGCCAAGCTGTAACATAGACCCATCAATACTAAAGCCTGATGAGAGCCAATATGAATATATTAAACAACTTAAAACGGATGTTCAATTGGACTTGGCACAATACTCTTGTTGTACCTCGCTCCAAGATTGTAAGGACAGAATAATTGCATTGGCATATGAAAATCTCGATGAAGCCGAGGAATATCCTGAAGACGGACGTATCGTTATTCACTTTGGAGACTATATTGATGATGTTGAATCTATGTTGGCAAGACGTGATATGAGAATGAAATTTGTATAAAAATAGATGTCAGAACAACAGTAATAAACAGCCATTGTTCTGACATCTATATACCTATTATATTACCATTAGTGGTAATGGTGTTCCCTTTTTCGCTTGTATCATACTATCGACAAGCTCTGCCTGACGTTTCATTACCTCATATGGATTCATCCTCTGTAGTCTTTCGTCAAGAGACCTCATTGCATTTTCTTTCTCCCTTTGACCTAAGTTAATATACATATTGTAGTCTAATGTAAGCGAATTGCTTATCATACTAATATTTCCATTAAATGTTCCCCGGATTAAGCCTAATGTCTCAGCAGCTTCGGCAATTAATAACTGTCTTACTATAACTTTGGTTGGTGAATTTAACATCGAATAATCCATTTCATCTAAAGGTACTTGATCTGGAGTTAGTAAAATGTCACTATTCTCTTTACGGCAATCATCTACATTCGAAGGATTTACATCATAATACGTATACCATACAGTACAATTATGAAGTGAATATTGGTTCATACCACCAGCACCAAAGGTAAGTTTACTGCCAGGAGTCGACATTAAATGAATTAAATGTGTACCATTAGGCCCTGCGGTTACTTTATATGTTAAATCACTTCTAAAATATTGTTGCTTTGCTGATAAATCGGCAGCCATTACACTAACATCTGCAAGAGGTAAAGCCCAGAGACCTGCTCCCATTCCGTAAGCAGAACCCATTCCACCGAACACTGTTGCAGAGCCAAGTCCCATTTGTCCTGTGACACCACCTCCGAAAGTAACGCCGAAACCGCCATAATTCGCCCAAAGTGCGGCATCAGTAGTAGGGGGTGTTACCCACATTACTTTATTTATTTCACGACCGGCAGGAACTACGTATACTTGTTTACCTGCTTCGAGCTTGATAAAATCCTTTTTCAATTCCCATTTACCTCGTTGCTGTAATCCTACTTCTTTACTAAAGTATTGACTATAATCCTTTGTTATATCCAATGTCCTTACTGACAAGGCATATGCGATATCGGTATTAGACATATCTTTACCGTATAAACTTGCCCAATTGTTTTCTATTATGAAATTCTGTACCCTTTCAGCATAATTTCCTACTGAAATTTCCAATAAATCACACAATTGTTCGTCCGTAAGCTGGATTTTTCTAACCGGTGCGCCTAATTTGTTACGCACAATTCGGAAGAGCTTCTTTTTATCGTTATCTAAGTCCATTTCAATCATTTGTTATTACTATAAATATTTAGGCAATGATATACTTGTTGGCACAAGGTTTATCTATTAACATATGGGCATACATCATCAATATTTGCGCCTATTAATTGAGATATACCTAATTTGTCAAGTATAGTCCCATCACACATGTTTGGAAGATTGTATCGTGAATATACACCATACAAATCCCCATCCTCTCCAACAAGAACAACTATTGCAGACAAACCATATTTATCATATGGAGGAAGACCATTATCAAGATACGCAATATCAAAGTATTCTTCTGAACGATTTGTAATGTCACTGACATCCTTCGAACCATTAATTTCATTAGCAATACCATTATAACCCAAATCCTTCAACTTCCTAATAATGTTTTTCAATGGCATTGGTTTGCATCTATTATATGTTTTATTGTTTGATATAATGTAACATGTGCAATCATCAACTTGTTCTTCAAACAAATTGTCAAGAATACACCACTCTCCATTATAAACACTATGTGCCAATTTACTTGCCTCTTCTTGAGAATCTATTCTTCTTATGGTAAAACCATTGATTTTTTGTATTTTATCTTTTGGCTTTATGGTTATTTGATTTGAGGTAAGTGTTTCTTTGGTATGAAATAACCAATCTATATGTCGCATTAAACAATTATAAGAATATATTTCCCAATCTCCATTATAATCTTCTTCTGGGTCAATGTTCTTATGCAACCACCCAAGATAGTTGTTTAATTTTTTATAATCTTTAGGATGGATTTGACCATCTAAAAACCATTTAAGGACTTTACACAACCACTTTTCATTTCTTGCTCTTGCATTTGGTATTAAGTTAAGGAAATTGGCTCGTATGTTTCTAATTTCATCAAAGTCTGCCGTAGGATAGTATTGTTTGATTAGATTATTAACACGCCTATCTTGTGCATTTTCGTTCAATGACGCTCTATTTGTTTGTTCTTTCAAAAACTTTCTCAAGCATATATCAACACACTCATTGATTATACTTTCTAACCTTGTATTCCTACTTTCATTAACCTCTTCCTTATAACCACATTTTTGAGCAATCTCTTCATCAGACATTCCCATCAAATATTCATCTATTGTAATCATAGATCTTTTCATAAATTATTTAATATAAATATTTATTTTTCAGTAAAAATCAAGCAGCAATACACGACTGTCAAGTATCTGAAGGAGTTATGACAAAATATAAAGGCAGTGTTACATTATGTCATGCCAACAAGTATATCATTGCCAATATTTATCTATAAAGAGTTATGAATGGAATGTACTTAAAAAAATGGTTTGTATTTCTTTTATTACCTTTACTTTTGTTTTCGTGTAACAAAGGCAGTAATAGTAACATTAAGAAATTCAAGAATATGTTTGTCTATGACGAAGCGATGCCAGTCGTGAATTATAATATCGGACGAAATGACATCAATTTTATTGTTGACACAGGTTCTGACGTATCGATAATAGATGATGGCTATTATTTAAATTATATGAATTCATTTAATTTCATTGAGAATAGTTCGTCTGACATCAATACTATAAGCGGAACGGTTTCAAAAGGTGTTATTATAACAAGCACCTTATTGAATGACAGTATACCAATAACTTTCTATATAACTGATATAGATAATATCAGAAAAGAAGTATTTATCAGGACAGGAAGACAAATAGACGGAATACTTGGCTGTGATTTTCTTTATAATAATAAGGCGATAATAGACTTCAATAAGAAAGAATTAAGGAATTAAAATATATCAAGATGCAAGAGTTTAATATAAATAAGAATTCCACATTACCATATTTGGAAATGGAGTTAATACAAGATGGACGTAATGATTACAAAAAAGCATATTACGCATTGCAAAATGCAGATGTATATTTTACAATGGTTAATTTGAATAGTGGTGTGAAAGTCATATCCAATTCAAAATGTGACGTAATTACTTATATGGTAGGCTGTGAAGAACGTGTGAAACTAAGGTATTCGTGGAAATCAAGAGATACAAAAAAAGAAGGACGTTATATTGGTACATTTAAAATAGTTTTCAATGACGATATATATAGTGAAGAATATCAATTTCCCAAAGGTGAATTGATAGTCCCGATATCTGAGGAATTGGTAATAAACATTAATAATTCAATGATTAACACAAATTAATATCTATTTTTACTCAAGCTTTGGATTTAAAACAATATATTTGCGGCACATCTTGTATGATGCCGCTATTTTTGCGACTTAACTACAAGGATTGTTTAATTTTTAAATGTATACATAATGGGAAATGGCATTACAAAAGAGGATATCGACCGATTTCTATCGGGCACGGATCCTATGGAGCATATTATAAAAATAGAAGGCTCGTATGATGACGATAAGATGACTATCATCTTTCGTGGTAAAAATAATAAACTAAAGGTATTGACAGATAACTTCTATCCTTTCGTATGGAGTAAACAAAGTGCTGCCCGTAAATTGTTCAATGGCGATAGAAAACTTCTTAAAGAAAGAATGGCAATGTATGGTATCGGTTGCAAGGGGCTTCGTGTTGCAGATGATGAGGGTAACATACATCCACGAATGGAAAATGGTTATCGTGTAATGTTCTATGCGAAATTTGCGATGTCATATAAAAAGTTCATGGATTTCTTCAAAGAAGCTGGAAGACCGATATATCCGACACAAAATGATGCCAATTATGGTCTTCGTGAATTTATCGCAGTTGCGCCGACAGAACAGTATATGATTTATACCGGTCGCAGAATGTTCAAGGGATACGATGATTATGATGACCTTATCCGAATGTCTTGGGACTTGGAGACCGAAGGTCTTGATCCGCACATACACGCAATATCACAGATTGGTATACGAACAAATAAAGGATTTGAAAAAATCATAACGATAGATGGTGAAGGAGAGGAGAAATTTAAAAATGAAATAATAGGTCTCAAGGAATTCTTTGAAATCATCTATCGAGAACAACCTGATATTATTGCTGGTTATAATACCGAGAACTTCGACTGGTATTTTATTGATGAACGACTGAAATTGCACGGAAGTTCATTATTAGATTTCACAAAAAAATTATTCTATGACCGTGGTATCTACAAGAAGAAAAAACAACAAGTATTAAAACTTGGTGGAGAAATGGAATATTATTACCCTACCATTATGTGGGGTCATAATATCGTCGATGCGTTGTTCGCTGTTCGTCGAGCACAGGCGATTGATTCCAATATGAAAAAGGCGACCCTCAAATATATCTGCGCATATTCTAAGATGAACAAACCAAATCGTGTGTATGTCCCAGGTAAAGAGATTAATACCACGTGGTTAGATTTAACGCCTACATACGCATTTAATAATACTGATGGCGAATGGTTTAAAATAGATGATAAACGTTTAGAGAAAACGTATACTAATGATAATGGAGCTGAATATCCTTTATATACTTTAAATAATAAAACATTAGTAAATAATAAGACTGGTAAAGAATATGAGATAACTACAGGACGTTATATTATACAACGCTATCTGTTAGATGACCTTTGGGAGACCGATAAGGTGGAAAATCGTTATAATCAGCCTAATTTCTTGGTAGGTAAAATGCTTCCCGTATCTTATGAAAAGATGTGTACAATGGGTACTGCTGCCATTTGGAAATATATTATGATGGCATGGAGTTATCAACACGATCTGGCTATTCCTGAATTAATCGAAACAAAGAAATTTACTGGCGGATTATCTCGATTACTTAAAGTGGGATATGTAGATAGAATCGTGAAACTTGATTATAATTCATTGTATCCTTCAATTATTCTTACTTTCGGCATCAAGAGTCCAATTGATATTATGGGTGTCATGAATGCCCTTTTGGAATATATTCTTACACAGCGTGAACATTATAAGGGACTGAAAGCACAGTATGGCAAGGAAGCAGACGAACTTAAAGAGAGATTGAAAAATATTACCGATGAGGTTGAAATCAAGAAGATGAAAGAAGCCATTGCTCAACTATCGAGTCAAAAAGCAATGGCAGACAAAATGCAGTTACCTTTGAAGATAACAGGCAATGGCTTCTTCGGATCATACGGTTCTGGAAGTGTATTCCCTTGGTCAGACCTTGAATGTGCTGAGGAAACGACTTGTCGTGGTCGTCAAATGCTTAGATTGATGATTAGCCATTTCTCGACATTAGGCAGTTTTAATACTGATACTCCAAACGATGATTACAATTATCATCCTATTGTAGGTGATAGTTTCACTGGTGACACTCCTGTGTTCATTAAATATGATAATACTAATTTAATCGATATTAAACCTATATCTGAATTAATCGACGTTGATAATATTGATAAAGATGTGTTAGGAAGAGAATATGATACGACTGAAAAGAATTATTCAGTATTATGCCGAAGTGGATGGTATAAACCAAGTTATATTTACCGCCATAAGACGAATAAAAAAATATATCGAATTGCTGATACACACGATAACAAAAATTGTATTAGTGATATAACAGAGGATCATTCATTATTTAATGATGATAGGCAGAAAATAAAACCTTCAGATATTAATGAGAAGACCAAGTTGGAATATAAGTCGCCGGTGTTTTGTAAGAGAAAAAATAAAATATCTGAGGAAAAGTTTAAAAAACTGTTAGATTTCACTATAAAATTCCCGATAAAGATACCTATCGAAGTATTAAATTCAGAGGTAAATACAAGAAAGAGATTCGCCATTGAACTTAGTAAAAAATTGGGGCAACCTATAACTATCGAGAACTATTCAAAGGTATTCGTCGCAGGATTTAATTTCTTATAAGATAAAAGAGAATGATTTCACTAGGTATCGAACTAGTGAAATCATTTAATAATAGAAAAATAAGTATATTAATATCTGATGATGTCAATTATCGATTAGATCAAAGAATTTCAGGACTTTAGCCGATTTTAACATAATATTTTTGGTTATTACAAAAATAATCGGTAATTTTGTCTAAAATTAAATAAATCGAATTTTAAATAAATGAGTATATAATAGACAAGAAGTTAAACATTTAAAATATATAATTATGTTATCATACACAGATTTATCATCAGAAGAGTTCCTTTCAAAGGGTATTAAGAAGTCTTATCAAGCTATGTTGATTCCAGAAATTAAGCAAATGATTAAGACTATTGATGAATTGAATGAAACAATTCAGAAGATGTCTCAGAAGGAAGAAGAACTTCAACATGAAATTGAGGTTCGAGATGCACAGCTTAATACACCGGAACATGAAGTTGCACTTGCAATTAAGAAAATGATGCAATCAACAGCGGAGACTATTGTTGATTCAAAGACACCATCTATTGTTCGTGAACAAGTTACTAAGCATATGGAAGTATCAGTTGAAACAGAAGCAGTATATGATCCATATGATGGATGTCATTTTCCACATTATGCATCAAATGCAGAAGTTTCATGGAAGTAAATTTAAATTAAAAATTGTTTAATATTCAACAAGGATTTCTTAATTCATTGATATGTCCTAAATGTTATTCAAGCAGTATCGAGGTAATAATAAGTGAAATTGAACTATTAAGAAAATATAATGAATGAATTAAAAAGAAAAGAAAGAGAAGAAGAATTTAAAAATAGGGCATCAATAGTTCATAAAGGGAAATACGTATATGATAATGTTTACTTTGTAAATAAAACAACAAAAGTAGATATACTATGTCCAATACATGGTATTTTTTCACAAACGCCTAAGAATCATTTAGGAGGGCAAGGATGCCCTGAGTGTGGTAAAATTTATGCCAGGGAATGGCGTAAAGGTAATTATGAATGCTTTAATGAAAAATTAAAAGAACGATTTAGTGATGAATTCGAGGCACCTTTTATAGAGAAAGAATACGAGAATGAAAAATCCAAAGTGACAATCGTCTGCAAAAGGTGTGGACAGGTCTACAATGTTGAAGCTGCATACGTATTATCCCCACGCTTTAACGGATGTACTGAATGCCGTTATAAATATAGTTTTGATGATTTAATTAAAAAGAACAAGACGGCTAATGAAATTGTAAAGTTCGAAGGTTATAAAGATTCACGTAAAGATACTATTACGATGGTATGCACCGAACACGGGGAATATGAAACCAGAGTTAGTACATTATTAGATGGACGTGGAGAATGTCGAAAATGTAACGGCTATAAGAAATTAATGAAGGCAAATGACTTTAATGAAAGGTTACGTAAAAATTTCGGGAGTAAAATAAAACCAATAAGTCTGTTTAACGGAACTATGAGACCAATGGAGTTTGTCTGCGAAAATAACCATAGGTTTATAAAAACACCGAATACCCTTTTCTTCAACAATACAATTCATCCTTGTCCGATTTGTGCAAAAATGTTAAATATAGAACAAAAAACAAAATCGACTGAACAGTTTATCAAAGATGCCATTGAGGTATACGGAGATGGAGTTTATGATTTTAGTGAAACGGTGTATGAAAAATCCAATAAACCCGTAACTATCAAATGTAATCAATGTGGACGATATTTCACTATCGAAGCCAATTCATTTTTGCAAGGTCATGGCTGTCCTTACCATAACTGTAATTCTTCAATAATGGAAAAGGAATTAGGTGAAGTTATAAAAGAAAACGGCTATGAATATTTTACAAATGACAGGACTATCCTTAACGGAAAAGAATTAGATATCTACATACCTTCTAAAAAGATTGCGTTTGAATTTGATGGGATATATTGGCATAATGAATTAAATAAAAATAAATCATATCATTTGGACAAAACTATCGAATGTGAAAAAATAGGTATACGTTTAATACACATATTCGAAGATGAATGGATAAATAAAAAAGACATCCTTTTGTCAATGATAAAAAACATCTTAGGTAATACTGAAATGCATATATATGCAAGAAAATGCAAAGTGGTCAAAATAGACGATGCTTCAGTAGTTAATGATTTCTTAATGGAAAATCATTTGCAAGGAATTTGCCCGAGTACTATTAAATATGGTTTATACTATAATAATGAATTAGTTTCATTAATGACGTTCGGTAAATCAAGACATTTTATCGGTAATGGAAGCCGTGAATATGAATTATTAAGATTCTGTAATAAGAAAAATTATAATGTAATAGGTGCGGCAAGTAAATTGTTTAAAAGTTTCATCAAAGAATATAACCCATCGAGTGTCGTTTCTTATGCCGATAGACGATGGAGTATAGGAAATTTATATGAGAAATTAGGTTTTACTCTATATAATAAATCTAATCCGAACTATTATTATGTTATAGGAAATGAACGCAAAAATAGATTTAATTATAGAAAATCTGAATTAATGCGTAAATACAATTGTCCTAAAGATGTGAGTGAACATGAATTTTGTCTCTCACAAAAATGGTATCGGATATATGATTGTGGTTGTTTATGTTATGAATGGAATAAATAATATTATAAAATGATAGTAGTAAATAATATTGGAAAAACGGATGATTATGTGTATGACATCTCATTAGATGGTACAGTAGTAAATGCGTTAGGTTTAAACGTATTGTCAAATACTGATGGATTTAATTTCCAAAAGCCTTTGAAATATCGTTACACGGAAAGCCATCCATATATCGGTAAAGGTTTAGGACGTAATGTAAAAAAAGGAAAAGAATACACTGAAGTTGATGCTGATGTTGCAGAATTTGAAGATACTTTTATTAATGAAGCGTATAATGGGGGAGTGTTAAAGAATGGGTTAGGAATAGATGAATACTGTGATGCCTGTATTCAGTTTGCCCGAAAGAACTATGCCGATCTTATGCCTGATGGCTCTAAGAAGTTAGTAGGAAACACGATAAAATCAAAAAAATTACCAATTTATATTGAGAAGTTCCTTAATAAGGCTATTGATATGCTATTACACGGTAAGGGTTCTGAGTTTCTTAACTATTATTACGACTACATTGAAAAAATTTACAATATGCAAATTCCTTTAAAGGATATTGCTACTGTTGGTAAAATTAAGACCTCTATTGAAACATATAAAGAAAGCTGTAAGCAATTAACGGCAGGCGGTACAAAGAAAGCAAGACAAGCGTGGTACGAATTAGCAATTCGTGATAACTTACCTGTTAATATGGGTGATACTATATATTACATTAACACTGGTGATAAAAAATCTGTGTCTGATGTTCAGAGAGTAACAAAATATTATTTTGAGGGCCGTGATGGTAAAGAGATAGACTATGTCACAAATGATGATGGCACACCTAAAACTGACCGTAAAGGTAACGTTATTCCTCTGTCAAAAGGTTTGGAAAGCGAATACAATCGCAAGAAAAAAGCCAATGACCCTATCGTATTAGCTCCTAACAATTCAAAAAAGAAATACATATCCAAGGATGAATATATTCATAAGGCTTATCCATCGATCAAGGACAAAGATGTGATAGTTTTTAATTGTGTCAGATTGCCTAATGAGATTGTCGAAGATGAAGATGATCATTTTTGCTCTGATGATATTGAATATAATAAAGAGAAATATATTGATATGTTCAATAAACGTATTAAGCCTTTGTTGGTATGTTTTGACGAAAAAATACGTTATGGAGTAAACGAAAAAGGTAAGACAATAAATAATATATTGATTACATCACCTAAAGACAGAAAAGAGTTTACTGAGGGTGAAAGTCATCTTGTCGCAGGACAACCTTATGAATCAATCGATCAAGATACCTATGAACAATTAATGACAATTGAGGATAAGGAGATAAAATTCTGGATCGAAAATAATAAAGTTCCTCCGTATACTAAGGAATGCGGAATGGATTGGGAAAAGATTAAACAAGATTATCTTAACCGACAAGAAGAATTGAAAAAAGAAGGAATACGTGAAGAAAAAGCCTTATATGACGAAATAATCCGTAAAATTACCAAAGATGATGTCGACAAGGTATTGGAAGATGGATTATTACCAGATAAACTATTATCTATTATAGATGAAGATGTAAATGATGGCAATTTTATATCAAAGAAGTATAAAGTAAAAATCGGTAATATCTATGACATCGTCGAAAAAGATTTTACAAAAGGTGAAATCGACGATACAGAAAGTAATGAATAATAAAAAGGTGATAGAATTTAACTCTATCACCTTTTATATTTAGTATAAAGAAGTTTATTAATTATGCATATGTTCCGCAATCAATCACTTCTTTAACATTAAGACCATTCTCATCTATCACTAATAAATTGTTGTCTGGGTCTGAAAGTTTTAAAGAAACATCTACTGTATTACCTTCCTTAGTATTAGCAATTTTAATTGCCCCTACACCAGTAAATGATGGATTTGTCGAAATTGCCTTTCCATTAACAGTATAGTCTTTTATTGTATTTTCAACTCCCTCAGCACGTCTTATTTCATTAGCAATTGTCTGTCTTAAGGTTTTTGCGATATTATCAAGTAACCCGATAGCCGTGGCGTTTGCATCTACCTGTGTATCCAAGGCAGCGATCTCACCTACGACAGTAGTAGCCTTATTGGTATAATGACCTGTAGTCGTTTTATGACTTCCATTCTCATCAAGACCTACCGCTACTTTTATTGTATCTTCAGTATCAATTGCCCGTAGCATTTCCTCGTCAATGAGCCCTGTAAGCTCATCAGCATCTTTAGGCATTGCATCAGAATCAAGAATAAAATCTTTAGTTATACCAGCTTCAGTAGAATCAGTATGAATACCAATTAATACTTTTATAACATTGCCATCCTTATAACGGTTAATCATTATTTCACCGTCTGCTGCTTTCGACAATACATTTTTAAAGCAGCTTTAGCATCATCACGATTCGGAGACAGAACCTTGTTTCTATGTAGACATATTTTTTTCGCCATTTTATACTTTTTTAATAATTCATCATTCATTATATAAATAGTCAGAAATCGTTAAAAAACAGATTTTTTAACGATTTCTGGCTATTTTATTTATTAATAATTTCCGTAATCGGCTGTACCACTGGCATATAAACCATTAGTAGCATCATCTAAAGATGAAACGTCTTGATGTCCAGTCAGATAACCTTTAGCCTCAATTTCGTTTGTATTTTTCGATAAACATCGGTTCTTTAATATGTACCACAATCAAACGTTGAACTTAATGACAGTCCGTCCTCTTGTATTGTTAACATATCATTAGGATTGTTAGGACTTAAGGCAAGACTAATTGTCTGACCCTCGACCTTAATTGCCGCACTACCGTTCAAAGTCTTATTCGCTATCTGATTTTCCAATTTGCCAATAGCAGCATTGACATTGTCTGTTGCAGCAACTGGTTCTCCGTTAGCACCCTTGGTATATCCATCTAATTTAATATCTTGTCCGTTTAACACAACGTTGTCAGATAAGGGTTGTTCATTTACCTTACGGGCAGCAAACGCATTCTCAATCTTTTTATCGACCGAATTATCACCGTTCGTTAGACCCTCTAACGTAGTCTTATTACCATTTACAGCATTGTCTAGGGCTTTTATCGCCATCTTAACATTTGTGTCAGAGGGTTGTACGATAACTTCGTCCGAGTGATCGAACTTTACATTTTCAGCGTTAAGGCTTATGGTGTCGAATTTATTATTAATTGCTTCTTCAATTCCTTTGGTGAAAAAACCATCCTCACCAACACCCAAGAATTTGTCATCGGCTTTAACGTTGCCTTTAACGACATTACCTTCTAAGACTAAACCGTCTTTGAATTCTTTTTCGGTTAAGAATTGACTGAGATTAACGACGACCTTTGTGTAAGTTCCATCTGCAATGCTCATCGATAATACAAGATACTGTGGTTGACCTTCGATTTCACTTACCCCGGCAGAACCAATATTGATTGTTCCGTTAGACTCGTTGACACTGGCATTTGCATATCCTAACTTTGCATCTTTTAATAATTGGTCTTTTGGAATATCAATAGTAGTACCTAACACTTTGTTGTTTTTGCCTACCAATTGATATTGTGACGCAAGTGTATTATCCGTGACACTTTCAACCTTTTTCAAGGTTATTTCGGTATCAAGGCCATCAGTACCGATTTTTAAGATATTTGTATCTGCGTTTGCAATTGCGACTTTAATGTCGGTATTTCCATCGTTCTCAGGAGGTGTAACCTTAATCGTCCCATCATGATTGGTGACTTTATTTTTGTTAATATCGGACTGTATTTTCGAAATCGTATTACCCAATTCACTTGGGGTTGAAGTCGGATCCGACAATTTTCTCCAATTTGATGGCTTTTGAACCTCAGATAATAAAATACCATTTTTACCATCATTAGGTCCTACGTACATATATGTACTTTTATCTTCTCGAACATATACCTGAATACCTTCGTAAACGAAACAGTATTTTCCTGTTCCACCAAAAGTAGTCATGGCATTAGTCGTTAAGTCTGCTATGTTTTCCACAACAAGACGTGTATCCATTGCATCGCAAGATTTTGCGTCAAAAGGAGCTGGCACTTCTATATGTGTACCATATATAATTTTGCCCATTATGTTTTTGTTTAAATAATTATTTTTATTAATAGGTTATTATTTCATAATTTCCACCACCGAGTGAACCACCAGTCCATTTATACAAGAAATAATTTACGGTTATACCATTAAACGTTTCCTGAACAGCAGAATTAGTTAGCGTGAAATTATTTAATTGTGGTGTATCATACTTACCGCTGACTTTATTATATGAATTAACCGATTTTAATTTACGAGGAGTCTTAATCTGTAAAGGCTGGTCTGCCGATGTACCACTAAGTGCAATTCCCGTAAATTTCATACTACCCCATTTCTGAAGAGCATTTTTAGTAAAATTACCGTCGGCATTCTTGTCAATATATACAGGTACTGATACATTAATGGTTAAGGTATTTGAAGCCTTGAGACTACCTGCTGGATGCGGATTCGCTACTTCACCTTTATTCGTCGTCGGCATTGGTTTTCTTATCTGACCCTTAGAATCCTTAAACTCAGTTCCACCACCATAAGATATAGTACCACTATAGACATATGTTCCGAGACCTAACTTACCTTCTTTTAAAGCAACATTATTTTCTGCCGTACCACCGATTTCAACACCGGCATCGGTATTGGCGGCACCTGGCGTATATGTATACGTATAGGTAGCACCAGTCGCATCGCCCACATAATCTAAATTGGCCGTTGTACCATCATCCACCCTAACAACACCTTTGTTAAATGTATAATTCATATTTATATACTGAGGAGCAACAGTACCTACTTCTACAATACTATTGTTAGTAAAACTGTCTTTAAAACCAATTGCACCTGAAGGATCTGTAATAGTAGGGTACACTGTTTTAAAGAGTATACTATCGAGAATCTCGGACAATGTCTTTTCACGCAAGTCAGCAGCCGTTGTTCCTTGCACCAAATCACCCATTGTAGATGGCATTTTTAATGTCGAAGGAGACAATGGGGTAAATTTTAATTGCAAATCACTTGTACTATTATCAGCCTTAGTTACTCTATATTTATCAGCATCCGCTGATGTATATTCATCAGCTTTCTTAACTTGTTCAATTGATTTGACAGCCTCTTTTGAAACATCTGAAACATTTTTGATTGCCTCTGACAGTTTCTTGTCGGCATCATTTAGAGATGTGGCGTTATTTATAAAATCGGCATCACTATTTGCAAGATATGTATCACCCTCAAATCCCGAAAGGCTTGTAATTCTTGCCTTAACACTATCCAATGCAGCAGAAGCACTTTCATCCGAAGCACCCGACTCGAGCAAAAACATCTTTCTAGCAGTATCTTTTACATAAGCGATACCGATGATACATTTACTTCCGTCACCGTAGCGGTTAATAAGTATCTGTCCGTCTTTCAATTCATTTAATTTACCGTTCAATGCATTTATTGCCGATTGTTTATTTGGACTTAATTCGGCATTTCTAAGCAATTGAAGAACCTTTAAATTAGTACTCATTTTTATTATAAATTTTCTTTCTTTATTATAGTTTATAAATATATTGACACACAATAGATGCCAATGTATTTATTGATATTTTTTTAATATGTTCCGTAATCAATAGAGCCGTCGAATGATAAACCGTCTTCGCCAACACGTATGAGGTTATCAACTGAAGCCAATCTAATTTCAGATGTGATTGTATCCTCATTAACAGCCATCGCAACTGAATTCGTATTTGCGGCTTTTAACGATGGTTTCTTCTTAAGATTTTCGACATCAGTTTCAAGTGAGGTTAATTTGGCATCCTGCTTGTTATCATTACTAACAAGTTCAGTCACCTGTGACTCACATTCAGTCAAACGGTCATTTAATTCTGTATTACCTCCGCCGTCGTCTACTTTCTTCTGAAGTTCTTCGATTGCTAATTGTACTGTTTTACCGTCTGCCAAATTGTAATCTTTTGCCTGATTAGAAACATACAATGAACCTTTGTCATTAATCAATGCGTTAGATGTCATTTCTGATAACACAACGGCAGCTGAGAGAATGTCAATACCCTCCTTATTAACCTCTTTATTGAGAATTATACCGCCTAAATGCTGTCCTTCCTGTACACCCCATTCATTATCTTTGATAGTATCAAGTAATTCAGTTTCCTTGGCCTTTGCACGTGCGACCTCTTTTGCAATTGCATCAGAATTAGTGTCAACTGATACCTTGAGTTCGGTTTCCTTAGCCTTTGCACGTGCGACCTCATCGGTCAAGGCAGAATTAATCTTACCTTCCTCGGTTGTCGCTCTTACGACTTCCTTATCGATATTTGACTGCAATGTCACGTCTGCTGCCTTGTAATCGGTCTTAACGCTCTCGATAGATGCTTTGGTGTCACTCAGATTGGTATCTATCTTTTCATTAATTGCAGTATCAGCACCCCTCAAGCCATCGATTGCAGTGTCTACAGACTTTTTGTATTCCTTAACGTCTGCTAAATGCTCGTTAAGTTTATCAGAAATAACCTTTTCGGCGTTAGTTGCCCTGGTAACTTCGTTCGTAATTGAAGTTTCATTTGCCTTTATAGCGATATTCAGATTACTTTCGGCATCCTTTGCACGAGTCACTTCATCGGTAACAGCAGAGGTATTGGCGTTTACTTTGATTTTAACCTCGGCTAATTCATCCTTAGTAACAAAAGATGAAACGTCTTGATGTTCAGTCAGATAACCTTTAGCCTCGATTTCGTCTTTAGTGTATACATCAGCAGCGTTTGCCTTTAATACAAGTGCTTCATCGACACCGACGACTTTGACACCATCGGCAGTAACTTCGAGATAAGATTGACTACCATCTGATTTTTTAACTGAGAATTTATTATCCACCAATGTTAATCCATCACCTGCGATATAAGTATCTACCAAATCAACAACATTTACATCAGTAACACTGACACCACTGGTAGTTTCAAAAGTGAATCTAATAATTTTCTCTCCCGCCAAATATTCTACATTAGTCAATAACTGATCCTTTGGAATATTAACTTCGCCAGATGGTTTACCGTCAACATATAATGTGTATTGTAAGTCACTTGTACTATTTTTCTCAATTGTAACAGAAGCAACCTTCTTATTGATTTCGACAGTTAAATCAGACTTAATCTTATTCTCGGCTTCAGTCGCTCTATTAACCTCATTAGTTAAATCGGATGTCAAACCATCAATTGTCGACTGTAACTGTGTATCTGCTGCCTTGTAATCAGAATCAAGGCTGTTTACCTTATTTGATAATTCAGTTTCCTTGACCTTTGCACGTGCGACCTCATCGGTCAAGGCGGAATTAATCTTACCTTCCTCAGTTGTTGCTCTTACAGCCTCCTTATCAATATTCGACTGTAACTGTGTATCTGCTGCCTTGTAATCCGAAATAGTCTGATTATCTTTTGCGTCAAGATCATTATACTTCTTGGCAACGTCGGTCTCGATTGCCTTTACAGCGTCCTGTAATACAGAAACTTTAGCATTGTTGTCAGTCTTGTACTCGGTGTATGCCTCGATATGACTTGAAACTTTGTTCTCAAGTTCTGTATCCTTATTAGTCGAACGATTAATTTCATCATTAATTGCTGAAAGGTTAGATGCAATACCCTGTGACAATGTGAGTTCTGCTGCCTTAGCACGAGTTACTTCAGCATTAACATCGGTTGACAACTTAGAAGTATCACCCTCTAATTTAGTTACTTTTGTATTTGTCGAGGAAATCTCGTTATTAATATCAGCTACTTTGTCAGCGATAAGACTCTTTATATCATTATCTGATTGTGTCAAATCAGCAATTTTTGAATCAGTCTTTTCTTTATAGGCATCGAATGCCTTTATATGTTCAGCGACGTTACTTGCAATAGCAGTCTCAGCTTCTTTCGCCCTTGCTACCTCTTTATCTACAGCAGTTTTATTAGCATCGATTGACGACTGCAATGTAGTATCAGCCAACTCTCTTGCCGAAGTTTCATCTGTGATTTTAGATTTAACATCATTGAGTGATGAATTAATATCTGACAATGACTGTGTATGACCGTCGACGATAGTCTTGATATTGTTGTCGAAAGATTCACGGGCAATCTTTTCGGTCTCAAGGTTATTTTTAACTGACGTTATTTCATTTTTGATGGTGTTATCGGTCTCAGATAATACCCTTTCGGCTTCCTTAGCACGTTCAACTTCATCGGTAATTGATGATGAAACCGTATTCACCTTTTCAGTAATTGTCCTTTCAGCTTCTAATGCCCTATTAGTTTCAACAGCGACGGCATTACTTACCGCGGTCTCAGGGACATACAGTTCACCTGTTACAGGGTCCTTTGCAAGAATGTTACCTGATGTTTTTAACTTAACCGTTGCTGACAGATAACTTCTGCCAGGTTCACCTTCCTTTTCGTGCTTATGTAATTCGACGGCACTTGAAGTGTCATTCTGTACATAAATGGTCTCTATCATATCTGAGACTGGGATTGTAAGAGGAGTACTACTATCAGTCAATTCGATGACTATAGATGCCGTCTTTTCATCGTAACGAATATTCTTTACAATTTGAATGCCTGGTAATGAAACTATTTTAGTTCTATTACCGACCTTTAATGTCAATTGATTAGAAGCCGTATCAACATCAATATCAACATTGACACTAAGTCCACCGTCAGAGACTTTTACTGAGGTATCATTACTTAATCTCACATCGCCGCTTACAGTAAAACCGTGTGTACCTTTAACGACGTTTGCTTCGAAAGTATCGGTTGTAGTTCCGTCGATAGAGAGACTATCTTTGATATTGTCGATTTTATCGGCTAAATCATCGCATCTGTCCTTCAAATTGTTAAGACCTTTAGCAACGGTAATGTCACCATACTTAATATTTTTAGCCCGACCGTCAACAATAAGATGATCATCCTCGATTTTAAGAATATTATTCTCATCCTCTGACAAACGTACATCACCTGAAATCACATATTTGTTGGTACCTGCAATCTTATTGATAACAAGTTCAATATTATGATGATGATTCTCGGCAGAAACTATAGTATGTTCATCCAGATTGATGACCTTCTTGTGGGCATCGTCTTTGTACTTACCGTCCTTATAACCGCTCGATGTAAAAGTCAGCGTATGCTTTTCTTCATCATATTCGAGGTTTGCAGCAGCATATAAACCATCTGATTTTTTACAAATGATATTGTCGTTGAAATCAGTATCATCGCTATCTCCACTATTAGAAAGTTTTACTTCGGCAGTGAGTTTCTTTCCATCAGTTGCGTCTGGCTTATATGACAGTTTAATACTCTCAGTATCATCGACCTTTAATTCGTTATCTTTGAAACCCTTTTGGATGAATTTGGACAAAAGATTAATTGCCTCAGCCAGAGATTTAGCATTACCTATAACATCATCCTTGACATCAGTATCATATGTGACTCGATTAGTCTTTTTATTCTCATCAAGAGTAAGACCGCATGCTGTTATGATATTCTTGATAAGGTCAAGTGAATTCGTAATTTGTCCTTCTTCCTCTTCTGTCTTTGATGCTATATCATCTATACTCTCAGATAATTTATTTGTATCAATGTAGAATACCTTCTTATCTGCGACACCGATAGCTATAATAGCCTTTGGAGATTTTTGGTCTCCGTAAAAGGCTAATGCTGGTTCTCCAAGAAGTGAATTCGGTCTGAAATTCACTTCGAAATACTCGATAGCATCCTCACGGGTAGCGAATATTTCACTCTTATGAGTTAAAAGTTGAAGACTATATTCTTTATTTTTCATATCTTGTTTATATTACACATTAATAAATATTATTAGAACTCCCCGAAGTTCATAGAGAATTGAACTTTTATATCATTTGTTCCACCTTTGCTCTTCAAAGTAAGCACACCACTGTTAGTATCAAAAGAAGTTCCTTCTTCAGTCAGTATGGTTGCCTTGATTTCTTCATCAGCATCCTTGCGTTCCTGAATTTCAGTCGCAATGCCGCCATTAATGGTATTGAAACCGTCTGTGATAACTTGATTTATCTGTTCGAACGCTTTAGCTGTTTCTTTACCGAAATCAGTCAGTACTTGCTTGGTCTTATTCAAATCGGTCTTAGTTGCATCAAGATCAGTACTTAAATTATCTATGGAATCTTTATTGGTATTTATGAGTCCCTTTAATTCCTGATAACGTTCATTGCTTACTGTCTGATGTTGTTCAATCTTATTTTCCAATTCAGTCTCCTTACCGGTTGCCCTTTCGACTTCTTGATCAAGCGTTGCCTTGATTTCTTCATCAGCATCCTTGCGTTCCTGAATTTCAGTCGCAATGCCACCATTGATAGTATTAACAGCATCAACCAAATTATCGTTGACCGTCTTGATAGCCTCGTTAATGTTATCGATGGCAGAAACTAAATTGGTATTAACGGTTGCAATATCATTTGAATTCTTAGTAATGTTAGGTCTTAGCTCATCGTTTATAGTGTCTTCAAACGTTTTATCCTTGGCGACAGAACGATCGATTTCATTATCTATCTTGGTTCCTAACTCCTCGAGTTTAGGGTTAATATCATTGATTACTGCGTCATATGTTATTTGAGCGACATTAATCAGCTTACCGTCACTTACACGATATTCAGCGTTTGTCTGTCCGTTAGGTGACTTATTGATCACAACACTTTCACCTTCTTTTAATTCGTTCCTCAGCCATTCTTTTCCGTCCCATTCATTAAGATAGAATTTAGTCGTATGGGCTAACGATAAACCGTTATTCGGTTCGATTCTACCACAACCGCATCCTAACGAAATGTTGACAGAAGTCCATATTGAATGACCGTTTTTAACTGATGGCATCATTACAGTAGGATAGTGATCAGATAAAATCCTTTCACTCTCGTGATAGTTATGACCGTTATAATCCTTAATCAATCTTAACGACAGATAATTTTGTCCTGCGATTATATTTTGATAGACAGAATTCCTATTGTATTCGAAACGCTTAACGTAAACATTCTCGCAATTAGAATTAGTTGCCGTCCAGAAATATGCTCTTTCCCCGAAGAACACAAAATTACATCCATCATCGGCATAGCCTGCTGGTACTATATTAAACCCAAATGCATCGAGACCTTCATAATCACAATTTCCACAGCATCCACAGTCACAGCATCCACATCCATCATCACATACTTTTCCACGGTAAATACTTTCACATTCATTATCACAATTTCCACAGTCACAGCATCCACAGGATACAGTATCATAGTTAATACAAGTGTCATTTCCACAAGGGTCAATCGTAGTCGGATGTAACCATAAATCAGTAGATTTAAGTAATTTACCCGCCCAAGCACCTAAATGTTTATTATAGGTTGCTGAGTTATGATTTTTATTCTTTTGACAAGGTTCTACTGCGTTAAGCATATCATCCCAATCTTCCTTTGTAGGAATTCTCCAAGGTGAATTTGCTTTATCCAAATCGTATGCGATTTTTTTAACAGTATTATAATTATAAAGCATACCGTATACACTTACGTATTCTTTTGTAAGATATCTGTCACCTACGGTAAGAGTTTTACATGTAGGAAGGCTCTCACCATCTACAATAGATATGATTTTTTTAACAGGTTCATACTGTCCAGTTTTAAACATAGGTGAAATGGAGACTGGTGATGCTGCGAGACCATTACCTTTAAGAGTGTCGTCAACAGCGACTGTAACAACAGTATCTGGCTTGGTATTTGATCCGGTATCTGATCCGGTATCTGATCCGATATTTGATTCGGTAGCGAATCCTGTTATAGCGACTTGCTCACCATTTCTCACGAACTTAAGCACACCGTTTTCTTTGTCAAATTCAAGCTCAGAAACAGCCGTATGCTTTAAATCTGTTACATCCTTCAATGCGTCGACTGAACGTATGATTTTACCGTTTTGCAATTCAATTACAATATCACTACCATCGACCTTTAAAGTCTTTATGTCACGACCTTCAAGAACAAAAAAGTTATTGTCTACTTCGACACCGTCGAGCGCACAATTCTTAGTAACATCTCCTGTGTAAGGAGAGTTCTTTCTAAAATATGTTATTCCGTCAATCATTATCGAAAAAATTGTTTATTTATAAATATCTTAAAAAAGCATTAAATAATATCATTTTTATAGTTATTTTCTATTTCATTTCCATTTAATAGACAAGAGTAGAATCTAAATGATCTAATATCGCCGATAAAACTGCCGGCAAAGTATTTTTCCAAGGGATAAATGATGGAAGGATTGTCTCGGTATAATGGATATATCACGTCACAAAGTCCTTGGGTTCCTCCGCCGACCGATATATTGTATGGTACACCTTCCTGTTTACTGTATAGGTCATTTAATTCACGCAGATTTAATATAGGAATCTCTTTTGTTATCATTTTTAACTTACCGTTAACGTAAAAGAACAATTTCATCTTATCATTAGAACATTTTTGTATTTTCGTTGAGATACAATACCACACATCATTATTAATTAATGGTCGTTCTGTATATTCTTCAATGATGCCGATCCCGTCTTCACTATCACAGTCTTTTGTCAGATAACGATAACCGAGCCTTCCGTCTGAGGTTATTCTAAAACATATGGCATTATTAATAATATCTTTATTGACCGAATATCTTTTACTTTCTACTTTTAACAATGAATCTATGTTTTCGATAGTATACCCGTTATCCGTTCTATTAAATAAGGTAAAGTAATTTTCAAGTTCAGGACATTTGATGTTATAAAGAATAGTCTCAGTATTTCCATCGTCGCTATCAATATCAAGTCCGTTTTTTGTTCTATTATATGTTATAAATTTATTATCGGTTTTTATTTCTTCAATGTTAGGTTGGTAAATATCATACCCTTCTTCTGTTGTAAAATCATCATCATTAATTACTTCATCGTCGGCTAAATAGCCTTTAGTAAAATAATTGTTATAGATATCGCATACATTATTTTCGTCAAGATAATCTTTATCTGAATATCCGTCTGACGTATATTTTCCTATTTTGCATTCTGATGGTTTCAAGTATTCACTATTGATTGAAGCATCGGTTTCTGAGGTATATGGCTCATTCGTAGCTTCTTTCTTGAAGACATTATCTTTCATATAATCATCCTTAACATAATTTGAATTGTCATCGGCATTTGAATATTCGGTTATGTAATTTTTAATCCATTTATTTTCTGCTCTTGTACCGATGAAGAAAAATATTCCTTCATTATCAGGATGCACTGAGTTTAATGTCCTTTTATCGTTTACAACATCATTACTCTTTTTCAGAGTAATTTCAATCGTGATTCCATCATCTATTTTTGATGGAAGTACCTGATATTCGTTACATTTTGTCTTAAAGAAACCTTGATAAAAGCCTCCTCTTAGTCTCGCAACCCCGATACCGTCTTCAACGACAATATTATTACCGTAATAATACAATTGATTATTTCCGTTGATTTTGTTCAATACGAATCTTATATCGTTCTCATCTAATCGTAATTTCGACTTTGTAAATAATTCCAAAAATTTTTTATTACTTATAGAATCTTTCTCGAATGTGATAAAACCGTTATCAACACCCGTATAGCCGATACTATTTAAAATGACACCTTTATTTATAGCATTCTCCCATTTGTAGTCGGGTAATGAAAATACCCTGTCCATCCACACACATTTAGGATTATTAAAATCAATATATGCAGAAAGACAATGCGTGGTTAATCGATTATTGCCGGTATTTACCGAACTATTGTAATCAGTACTTAAATGAAAATCCCAATAATTTTCTTTATCCAGTACAATATCAAATATATTTCTATTATGCTCAAGTATGTTACTCATTAGAGTTTCACATATTTATATTATATGTAATAAATAGTCAGTAAAACTATGCCAAGGATTATAAAATTAACAAAACGACAGTTAAAGGAAACTGATATTAGTGACTTTGATTATATAGATGACGAAAACGATATGCCGTCAAGGATAGGACAATCTCAGATAAGTGTCGATGGTAAAGTAGATGATACTGAAAGTGGTGATACCTTAATAGGCGATAGAGTTGCAAAGTCTATGACACCGCAAACGTATAGCCGATTCAACAATTATTCTAACGGTTATTGTCATCGTATGCGAGAAGGTGTCGATGTGAATAAGGATAATGTCGACGACTTCTATAATAACAATGAACTCGATATACTGAGTAATGGTGATAATAACGATAATTTAATACAGATACCACAAGGAGTAGATTATAAGACTAATATGCTAGTAGCTGCAATGAATAATTTAAACTCGAAACAACAAGCGATAGTCATAAATAAAATACTCGAAAACGTGGATATGAATAGTATTCCTTACAGATGGAAAAAGGAACTCATTATGAAATTGCTCTCTAATAATAAAATCAAATAAATATCGTGATATGATACATTTACTTTTTGAAGGTGGAAACAAAGACCTTAAAAATAGACAATTTCCGTTGCCTAAAGGGGTTAGAAAATATCTTGTCACGATATTGAATAATTACAACGGCGACAAAGATGTTGAAGGTTATAAACGTTTAAATAATATATTGGAAATGAACGGTATAAAATACCAAGAGATGAAACGTTTAAAAAATTATTTCGACAATTTCCAAGGTGATATTCATTCTGACGAATATATGTTAAATGGTGGTGATGCCATTAAAACATGGGTAAATAATACATTGAATACCGCAACAAATGCCATCAGAGGTTTTAAGCAAGCAAAGAAAGACGCAGGTATATCGAATGCGTTTATAAAACCGCATGAGAAAGACCGCTTAACTCATGGCAAAATGAAGCCAACAATGTCAAAATTCCAGACTAAAGGTGTTACAGATAAGATGTCGAATAACGATACAATTAAATATGAAGCAACGGAACATAAGACCATCTACTTATCTGAAGAACAGATAAGATTAATAAGAGAGGCACAAGATGATACATTTAGTCTCGAAGAACTTTCTTCAATAACCTCATTCAAAGGACGTTATAATTACTGTGTCACCCATATAGGTAGACATGTCGGCAAAGGTTCATCAAGAGCGACATTCCAATTAGATGATTCAAAGGTCTTAAAATTAGCGATTAACGAGAAAGGTATCGCACAAAACGGTCAAGAAGGCAGAAGTGATTACTATTTACAACAACTAGGCATCGTCCCTGAAATATATGACACTGACGATGATGATAAATGGATAATTACAGAATATGTATTACCAGCAAAGACAAAAGATTTCAAGGAATGTTTAGGTATCGACGAACAGACTTTTTACCATTTTCTATTGACATCATATGTTAAACGAAAAGGAAATAATAAAAGTTGGAAGTACGCTCACGATATGTTGGATGATGCGACGTTTAATGAATTAGTCGAAAATGAAGACTTAATGAATTGGGATAACTATATTGGAAGTTATGATATATCTATCGGTGATATGTTGAGAAGGTGTAATTATGGTATGACATTAAGAGGAGGTTATCCTACAATCGTCTTATTAGACAACGGATTAACCGATGAAATATATAATGATTATTATCGTAAAAGATAAATTATGAAACTGTTTACAATAATGGCGAAGATAGATGCTGAAGAAAGGATGAGAAAACGTAAGATGGAAAATGGCAGTAAATGATATTTATTTAATAATAAACAAAAAGAAATAACAGATGAAATCATGTCTTGAGAAAAGAAGTATGGAAGAACGTCATGTCGAAGAGGTACGTTCTGATTACAACAGAGAAAACGTCTATAGTGTGACACACCCTGACGCATTGGCGACAGGTGACGCACGAGGTAAAGGTACTGGTTATGGTGGTCATACATTCTCTTTACCTAATTGTAATGGTACATTAAACGTAATTAATTATAGTAATTTCGATACCGCCATCAGCAGCGCACCTGGTAATAAAGATGATAATGACGCAAGAAATACCGCATTAGCCCGTAGTATGTATAACCAAGAAAACGTTTATTCAGCAAAACTGGTAAATACATCAGAAAACGTAAGAGAAGGTCAATATCAAGTACGTTAAATTAATTGATTAATACGATAAGTCATCCTATTTATTTTATAATAGGATGACTTATTTTTTTTTATCTACCGAAATACAATATTGAAATATCAATAAAAAACATATTAAAGATATAAGATGATTTTCAATGATATTATAAATAAATTAATCTTAAACGAGAGCGTATCAATTGCTGATGTAAATGATGTTATCGATCGTCATAAAAGGGTAATTATCAATTACCATACAAAGGGAGAGGATAAAAACACCGGGGCGAGAGTCGTCGAAGTGTACGCATATGGATTGACAAAAGCGGGTAACCCTGTCATTAGATGTTTCCAACCTTACGGGGATACGACTTCTCGTGTTCCTAGTTGGAAATTCTTTCGTTTAGACAGAATCTCGGCATGGAAAGAAACGAATCAAACGTTCAATCGTCCAGCTGACTTTTTTTATAAAGGTCTTGGAGATTTTAATCCTAATGGAGATGACACAATGAGTGTCGTGTATAAAATTGCAAAATTCGGAAGTAATAACATTATCAATGCTGAAATACAGACTCCTACAAATGGTCCCCGCATGAAATCTTCTTCTACTGAGCCTTACAGGACTGATACTGAGCGTGGAATGGAACGACTAAGACAACAGTTGCAGAACCCTATTAAATTATCTGATATTAAGACAAAGAACGGTTTCAAAAATCTTGATAATCCCTCGTCAAATGACACAGGGCCTAAAATGAAAGAACCTACAAAGACGGTAAATGGTAATGATAGAGATGATAAATCTTCTTCTACTGAGCCTTACAGGACTGATACTGAGCGTGGAATGGAACGACTAAGACAACAGTTGCAGAACCCAAATAAAATAGATTTGGATAAATTAAGGTCTAAATTAGGGGATACTTCTAAACCTATAAAATATTCTGATTTAGTTAAACGTGTCAAAGGTCTTAATAATGATGAAACCGCTGATAATAGTCAAACGATTGATAAATCTTCTTCTACTGAGCCTTACAGGACTGATACTGAGCATGGAATGGAACGACTAAGACAACAGTTGCAGAACCCAAATAAAATAGATTTGGATAAATTGCGTAGACGGTAATTGAAATATCAGTAAGGATAGTATTATATTAAATAATAATAGTATAGATTAACAAATGGCGAACGAAAAATTGAAACGAATGTTGGAACTCAGCAAAAAGGTAGATGAACAAGTATCATCTGGTAATACCTCAAGACCTATTCAAAGGAAAGCAAATTTGGAAGAACAGCTTAAAAGCTATGATGAGCAAGTGTATGGTCAATATGTTCCATCAAAAGAAGAGCAAAAACAATATTCAGCGGAAGCTGAAATGAAATTAATCAAAGAAAGAGCAAATAATACAAATGGAGGGTATAACCATAACACAAGGGTACCGAATAAGATAGTAGAATCCATTTTAAGCAATCCTTGCGATCTCAATACGAATCTGTATGAAGACAACAATATGACCGAATTCACGAAGAGATTAAGTAAACGAATACCTGGTATCAAAAATGTACAAGATATTCAAAAGAAATTAGAAGAAAGCGACAGACAAAGTCAAACAAATCGTATCGTAGAACAGAGGCAACAAAATGGGGGTAACGGAAATTCAACTATTGTTGATTATTCATTGATTAAAACAATCGTCGAGAGTGTAATAAATGAGAAGTTGGGTTTATTAAAGAAGGAATTATTAGATGAGAGTATTTCACATAATGATGATTCCGGTAATTTAAAGGCCATGAAAATGAGCGATAAATTCTTATTTTTGGATGATAACAATAATGTATATGAATGTCAGATGAAATATGTCGGCAAAAATAAAAAGAAATAATAAATGGTGATACTATCTAATAGTATCACCATTCTCTATATTAGTATTAGCAAATAAGAGGTTGATTATCATCAAACAATTCTATAATTTTCGTTATCAATTTATCCCTGACAATGTCGTCGTTGGTAAATTCAGTAACAGCAACTTCATCTAATACTGATAATACCTTGGCAGCATAACTTAATCCTGCAATCGATTTATTTTTACGAATATCCATACGTGAGATTTGTTTATCGTCTCCACTAATTACGAATTTACAGTTGTGACCACCTTTTCTGGTAAGCAGCAGTAAAATATCTTCTTTTGAAAGATCCTCGGCTTCCTCGACAAGGCATATGCAATTCTCAAAAGTCTTACCCTTTACATAATTAATAATTTCGAAGTTAATAATACCTTTATCGATCAAATTGCTTAACAGACTATTACAATTGGTATTACCAGAGGCTTCTAAGATTTTCCTTATATTATTTAATGCATTTTGTATATAAGGTTCTATTTTTTCCCCGTATGTACCCTTTAAAAATCCGATCGATAAACTATGAGTTGATTCACAAGGATTTACAAAAATATATATCTTTTTAAAACGTTCGTTCTCGGTTAACAGCAATTTCAAGGCAATGGCCAAGGATAGATAAGTTTTTCCCGTTCCTGCCGAACCGATACCAAGACATATTTCTTTAGCGTTATCCTTTATTGAATTAACGAACTCCTTTTGTTTGCTGTTCTTACAGTTCAATTTAATCTTGTAATTAATGGTGATTTCTTTTTCTTTGGCTACGGACTTTTCAATTTGGGTATTATCGTTTGTTTTTGCTGAAGCTTTCTTTCTTGCCATAAGCAATTAATTAATGATTATTAACAATTATAAATATTAACAGTAAGAGATAAAGTAGTACCTTTGTAATGACAAAAGATATAATCAAATGATAACAGAAGAAAAACTCAATTCAAATTTTGTACTATGGGTCGAGAGACTTAAAAAGTATAATTGTTATTCGGAAGAAATGATTAATGATATTGGCGATAAATTGAAAAGGGCAAGTTTTGCCTTATCTGTTAATAGCGGTTGTGCCTATGATGGAAGTATGATAGACACCGTGCTAAATCACTTATGTGTCATCGCTTACCATCTTAATGAGGATGCATTTGGAATAAATGCAAAACAACGTATGAAGCACGGCTATCTTAAAGTCAATTCGAATATTTTAATGAGAGTTCTATTGCTTCAGCATATCTCTAAAGCTGAGATGTTTATACCACAAGAGCAGCAATGGAAGATTAAAAACGGGTATACGTTCGATTTTAATCCAAACATGGCGACAACGTTGAAGTGTGGTGAACGTTCAATATTCTTGTGTCAAAAGTATGGCATTAAACTTAGCGAAGAAGAGTATGAAGCAATCAGAATCATAGATAAAGATGATGAAAATAAGAAAGCCGACACTTATGTAAATCCATTGTGTCAAATAGTTAAAATCGCAAATCAACTGACGGCGATAGAATGCCATCGTCAATATGAAAATAAAAAATAAAATACATATAATGGAAAAAAGAATACTTAAATATGTGAATAAGTCTCCGAACCCAGACTTATCTTATGGAAACTGTGATGAAAATGGTAATAGTGGTAATAGTGGTTTCGACTTGTATGCGTGGATAGAAGACGGACCAATTATCGTTAAGCCTCTTGATAGAGTGTTGGTACATACTGGCATTTATCTTGAAATACCTGAAGACTGTGAGATACAAATTAGAAGCCGAAGCGGTTATTCACTTGAATATGGCATTGTAGTCGCCAACTCGCCGGCAACAATAGATAGCAATTATACCGGTGAACTGTGCGTAATAGTCCATAATCTGTCGAATGAAGACTTTACCATCAGTAATGGGGCTAAAATCGCCCAAGCAGTCTTATGTCCGGTATTTAACGGTCATCAGGTCAGTTTGATGAATACAGATAGTATTAAAGAAAATAAAGAACGAGGTTCACGAGGATTTGCCTCAAGTGGATTTTAATATCAAAGTGATACACTAACTTAATGGTGTATCACTTTTTTTTTTTTTGATTTTTATAAATCATATCGTCTATATTAAATAGACAAAGAAATAATTTATCTATAATATGGCAGTAACGAAGAAAAAGAAATCTTTGAAAGAGATGACGATACAAGAATTGTATTATTATAATTGTCTCGTAAGACAACAAATCGATAGTACCCTTGTACGGTTGAGAGGACAATTAAAAGATTTGGATTCGGAAAAAACTAATGAGAATAGAATGAAATATAATAAAGTATTAGAAGCTGTGCAGGAAGAGATTAATAAGAGAATTTTTGATATTGTTATATAATGAATTTTATTACAAAAATACGTTCTTTAATTAGTGGTTTGTTTTATGGAATGAAGACCACTGAAGATATAGTTCTTAAGCAATCAGGGGCATCTCATCAATTGGAAGGCACTACGATACAGCAAAAAGTAGAAGACAAACGGGTGTCTAAGGCATTACTTCGTGGTGAATTAACTCAAGAGGTGGAAGAATTACGTTATCGTACATATAATGTCGATCGAGAAGCTAAGAATTATGAATATTATACGCCGATATTGGCAATGCGTCGTGATAAGATGGATACAAAATTCGTAAAATATTGGAACGATGATAATCTTGAAGTAATAACCATACAGCCTAACGAAATAAGTGATGATGGTATTAACAGCATCGATGTCGATGACGAAGGCGTATATAAGGGCTATGAATTGTTTAAAAATAAACATAATTACCGTATAAAGCTTACAAGAGGGGATTTTACACCGAGATATTATATCGAAGAATATATCAGCCGTGTCGTAGTCCGTAGAATCGATGATGAATATTCAATGCTTGACTTATACATATCAAAATACCCGAACGATAAAGATTTCAAATCAAAAGGTCTTATTAGAGAAATAGAAAAGATTAAAAGTGAAAGGTTAAGATCTGATATAATCGATATAAATACACTATCATTTGTCACAAACCATGCATTCAAGTACGATAATATGTTTGAATTCGAGTTTGATAACCTTAGATTAGCATATGTTAATGAATATGACGGTTTCTATGTGATTAGTTTCAAGTCAAGAAACGTCAAACAAGGAAATGACTTAATGAAAAAGTATTATAGTAAATCAATGGACGATAAATATAAGACAAATACCAAAAAGGAAATTATATTAAATCCATTTAACATTACCGACGATTCAAAGGTATATAAATGCGAACATTGTGGAAAGGAAATAAAATACGATACTGAGGAAATCGACTATATGCCTATATTTCAACCACGGGACATATTCGATGAAGAGCAATGTAATAAAATTTCGCCGACAGAATATTTGGATGCCCAAATTTGTGAACAAACTTTTGGTGTCGTTTTATGTCACGATTGCCTTAAAAAATATATAGAAAATAATAAGAAGCAAAAATAGTTACTACGAATAAACCTATGGATGATAAAAAATATGCTTTTCTGATGATAAGTTTCGATACACCGGAATTCGTCAAAGACCTTCAAAACAAAATACCTGAAGATGAACTCTATACTGATGATAACAGACCGCACGATTATGGACTTGAGAAAGAGACACACGTCACTTTAGTTCCTTGTCTTGATAACGATACGAAACTTAATGATATTAAAAAGTATCTTAAAGAGATATCACGTTATAAGACAATTTTAACGAATATATCACTTTTTAAAAATGATGACTATGACGTGTTAAAATGCGATGCACAATCAGTACTGTTGAAAGACACAAACAAAAATATTACGGAAGAGTTTCCGACACATTCAGAGTTTAAGGATTATCACCCACATTTAACGATAGCCTATTTAAAAAGCGGAATGGGTGATAAATATGTAAAAGATTGCTTGATGCCTTTAGTAATATTAGAACCTAAAAGTTTTCTATACAGTTTTTATGATAATAAAGGTAATTTTAAGCAAGTATCATTCACTGATTGATTTTTAAACTCTTATTCGCTATAATAATTTTATAAAGTATTAAGTTATTTACAATGGGTATATTAGACCAGTACAAAAAACAGTTGGAAGAAGATAGAAAAAATGAAAATGATAATTTCAGCGAGGATTTCAATATTGAAGTCGATGAAGACTATAAGGAGCAATACAAAAAAGAACTCCATAAGCAAAGGGCAGACATTCTCGATAACGAAAAACAGTATACTGAACGTATAAATAATACTTTGATCAGATTACATGAGAATGAAGAAAGCGTTGATTTAATTAAGAATGAAGATGTTGATCATATTATAATTAAACATTTCTATTGTCCTGAATGCGGTGAAGAATTAATCAGCGAGGCACCACCGATGTTTAATCCGTATACATTCGAACGTATTTGTCTACACGAATGTAAATGTGGAAAGAGGTATAATCTTGATTACGCTTATCCTAGATTCGTGCTGATTAACAAAGAAGGAGATGAAATAAATGCATATGGTATCTAAACAATATGAGAATTGCAATAGATTTAAATGATGTCGTCAGAGACTATACGAATCAATTTATTAAATGTTATCAAAAATTGATCGACCCTTCTTTCGATATCACAGAGGAAGAAGTTACTGATTTTGATTTCTTTAATATTTTCCCATTTCCCGATCAAGAAGGAAATACGGATAAAGATTTATATTACCGTTTCAAATATGAGGATGCGGCATATGATTTATTTGGGAGGGCCGAAGTAATGGATAAAAAAATACCTTCCGAAATGTCATTATGGCTACAAAATACTCTTAGGAATTTCGAATATGACAAGATACCGGAAGTATTATTCGTAAGTCCTTTTGAAATGAATTTGAGTATCCAATCTACTTTATCATTTTTGGCCCGAATAGGAACTCGGGTACGTGAAGTATATTTCCCTACTGATAGTATGACTATATGGGATAAATGCGATTTATTGATTACTGCGAACCCGAAACTGATAGAAAATGTACCAGAGGGGAAAAAAGTGTTTAAGATAAATGCCCCTTATAATAAAAACACGAAAGCCGATTACGCATACAATAATTTAATCGATGTAATACATGATGAAAATAATGTCTTATCTGATATAATAGAGAACTATGGAAACACTAACATTTAATAACATATCATATGCTATTAATCTCGAAAAGTTAATGGAATGGGTAAATTCACCTGTCGATGGTGATAGTAATCAATTACAATCAACAGTTACTGAAGTATGGGCTAAGTCAGACGGAGAACATGTCAATGATGATGGTGAAATAAATGATGAACTCGATCTTGTAACCAAGGAGATGACCGATGTTAAATCAGACAATTCAATGATGACTGCCAAATTTGAATTAATAAAGGACATTCTTAATGTCGTTTTGGAAATCAACTATAACCCTGATGGCTCGTTGAAATTAACTGACAGTTTTACGTTAAGTGAAGTATTATGTCTGAATACATTAATTAAAGAAGGAATAATTTACGAAATAGATTAAAATGAACAATAATGTTATTGATAGAATAGATAAAGCTATCTCTGATCTTAAAAATAACAGATTCACAATATATTTTTTCGTTGCTGATTGTAAAAATGTCCCTAACAGCAGTATGGAATATATCTACGAGATGGCAAAAACCTTCCAAGATAAAGGTTATAACGTCACAATGCTTTATCAATTGGATAATGAGTATAGCGATAAAGAACTTGATGAATTAAAACGTAAAGAGAAATTCATAGATGAAAATAGAATATTTACTGGCGTAAGAGAATGGATGGGAGATGATTATGCCAATATCCCGCATTTGAATATCTCAAAAGGTAATTGGTCAGTATCACCTTCGGATTATCTGTTTATTCCTGAGGCATTCTCTTCGTTGATGTATCAGACATACAAACTTAATGCCCCTTGTCGTCGTTATGTGATTCTCCAAAATTATAATTACGTTACTGATTTTATTCCACTCGGAGTAGAATGGAAAAACTATGGAATATATGATGTCTTGGCTTCGACGGATAAATTGGCGAAGACAATACAATCGGTTTTCCCTTACGTTAGGACAAAAGTAATCTCTCCATTCATTAATGAGTGTTATCGGAAACCATTGAAACCTCATAAACTTTGTGTAAATATTATATCGAAGAAACAAAGCGATGTTAATCGTTTAATAAAGACATTCTATTGGAAATATCCAGTTTATAAATTTATTTCGTTTAGAGATGTCAGAAACCTAAGCCGTGAAGATTATTGCGAAGCCCTTAAAGAAGGAGCTATCACCGTATGGATAGATGATGACACTGAATTCGGACATACACCTTTGCAAGCAATGCATTGTGGTAATATCGTGATTGGAAAAATGCCAGAAACTATTCCAGAATGGATGCAGGATGAAGAAGGTATTATTAATAATGGCTTTTGGACATATAATCGAGAAACAATACCTGATGTTTTAGCGAAAGTAATAGCCTCTTGGATGCAGGATGAAATTCCTTCTGAATTAACAGACAGCGTTGATGAGACTGTTAAGAAATATACTCGTAAAGAGTGGGATATAAAGCTCACAAGTTTTATCAAAGGAGCAGTTAACGAGAGGATCAATGAATTTAAAATGATAAAAGACGGCGAAATCAATAATAACGATAACATGATGAACAAATAATGGATATTACTGTAATTTTACCAATACATAAATTAGAGAACGAAGACTTCGATTATTTGAGAAAGTCTTTAACAAGTTATCTTAATAATCAAACTTCATATTCACACGGTAAATTGAAGTTAATGATTATTGCTTCGCAAGAAGCACAACAGACAGTTACAACAATAACTAATTCGGTAATGTCCGGAAATGAAAACAATTATTCGATTGTTATTAATGACGGTGATACTGATTTCTGTTCACAAATTAATACGGCGGTTAAATTAATAGATACAGAATTTTTCTCTATTCTCGAAATGGATGACGAATATAGTTCTAAATGGTTTAATATGGCATATGAATGGTACGAGACAGAAGCCAGTGCGAGTGTCTTCTTACCGATTAATGTACAATATAACGAAGACCACACAAAGTGGCAATTTGGAAACGAATTGGTATGGGCGAGTTCATTCTCGAATGAATTAGGGGTTATTGATTTTGAATGCCTTGATAATTGTTCTACTTTTAATTTAACTGGAGGTATTTTTAATACGTCTGATTTCATAAAAGTAGGAGGTTTGAAGCCATCGATAAAGATTGCATTTAATTATGAATTTTTATTGAGAGCCACCGACAAGAAACTTAAAGTCATCGTAGTACCAAAAGAAGGTTATAAACATTTAATAGGTCGAAAAGGTAGTCTTACTTCTGAATATGAGAAAACAATCAGTGATAAAGATGTCAAGAAATGGTTCGAGTTAGCTAAGTGTGAATATCCTTATGTAAAAGACAGAAATAAAAAAATCATTAGCGACGATAAAAAGGAAATACTAAAATAAAATAATAACAACCTCTATGGATGGAAGAAACGAAATCAAATGCACCTAAGAAAAGAGGTCGCAAACCATCGAAGAAGAGAAAAGGTTACTTTTATGAAGAACAGGAAGAGGCATTCCTTAAATATGTTACGAGTAAAAATCAATCCGAAAGAGATAGAATTTTCCGAGATAAACTTTATCCTGCCTTTACTAAGATGATCGAATCTATCATTAGGAGATATGAATTATTCACTCCTAATGAGGACTTCGAAGACACTTTTTGTGACACAATGTCATTCTTAATTACAAAGGTTAATAATTTTGATCCTACAAAAGGCTATAAGGTATATTCATATTGTGGTACTGTCTGTAAAAATTATCTCATATATAAAAGAACCCAAATGATGAAACAAATACAAAGACAATCATCATATGATGTGATTTTTACAAATGGTGATAAAGATAACCGTTCTAACGACACGACAAAGATTGACACGATGTTTTTCAACAACGAATTAATCGAGGCGACAATAAAGGAGATCAAAAGAATCATCGAGATTAAGAATCCGATATTAAAACCTACCGAAAATGAAATCACTGTCGGCTATTGTCTTATCGAGATATTAACTAATTGGGAAGAAATCTTTAAACAAGTATCAAGTAAAAAATTCAATAAGACCTCTTTCTTATATTTTGTTAAGGAATATACCAGATTAGAAACCAAGGACATACGTGAAGCAATGAAACGATACAAGGAACTTTACTTTTTTACTAAGCAAAAATTATTGAAGTGATACTTATCTATTAAATAATAATAAGTAATTATGACAGCAGTTAAAAAAAGGTACAAACTAAGACTTAATTCGCTTGATAAGATAGAGGAATTATTGCAAGAATTATATAATGAGGCAGACAAAAATATTGTCGAAATACAAAATCAGATGAATAAACTGTCTAATTCGGTTGCGTTAAACGATGAAATTATGGATTCAAAAACCAAGTATGCTAAGGCGATGAATGATTTCATAACTAATAAGGATAAGGCGATAGGTCGAAAATTAGATATAGCAAAATTAATGACCGAGATTCATAAATTTAATGGTGACGTTAGAAAAATGGTAGATAATGAAGAATCCGTCGGAAATTGGGAAGATTTGAAAGATGTCGTTGAGTCGACCACTAATGACGACAATAATCAAGAAACTGTTGAGACTGACAGTTATTCCATCAATAAACATTCATAATTAGATAATGGCAAATTTAAAACAAGTTAAGAGCGAATCACTGGCATTAATAGATGCCGTGATGTCGATATTAGATAAATATCCAGATCTGAGTAATGGAAACACTTATCTTTCTGTAAATACTTCAACAAATCCCTTTGAATTCCTGATGGACTGTTTCAAAGGGACTGTTGGTTATGATGTGTTGATAAATATTATATCGACTTTTATTTCGACAGAACTACCTGCCTTGGAAGTTGCCGTAAAAGGTGTATTACTTACTAATATAAAGAATCTATTAACTTGTTCACTGAACCCATTCATCACAGATGATATATTAAGGGAAGGAATTGTGTTCGACCTTTCACAAATAGATATTACCGATAAATTAAGATATTCACCTATAAGTCAAAAAGGAAAATATTATTACTTTGGTTGCAATAAATGTGAAACGGCAATGGATGTCAGAGATACTTGCACGAAAAAAAGTAATCTATTTAAAAATACCATAGGTGGATTCGTGCCGACATATACGAATAGTGAGAGTGAAGATTCTGATTTTGATTGTCTTCTTTGGTACATGAAGAACCGTGCAACAAAACGTGAAGTATGGTCAAGAGATCCTAATGAAGAACCTAAGACAGTAGCCGAAAAAGAAAATAAAAAAGACGGGATTGTAACCCTTGAATTTAATGAAAGTTCACGTTCAATTAAAAATGCCGAAGGACAACCGTCATTTCTTCAGACACCATATTTGAATGTATTGCACGTATTTATAGGCAATGCTCAAGAAATAATGGGTAATAATTATAAGTCCTATGAGAATGAATTATCTGACATTGAAATACAATTGAAAGACATAAATAAGGAAATAGATAAAGGTCAAAAATTGATTAATAAGGTCGATGATAACTTAGCTAAAATAGATGAACAATTAAAAAATAACGAGATAGAATACGATGATTACCGACGACAATATGGATTATTATCCGATAAATTGACTAAGTATGAAAATATTATGGACAATCTCGAAGGTGAAAGATGTATTCTATACGAGAAAAAAGCCAAGTCATTACAAAAATTGAAAAATGCCTCACAGGATAAGGTGTATCGTAAAATCGATACGAACTATTATTATCAAAAGACATTAATTGAATTCAATACTGATTATGTTAATTCTTTACGATTATTCGATAGTAAAGTTGTTGCAGCAAGGTTAATTGATAGTCTAACAGGTTTATTATCAATAGACCTCGGTTTGTCATATAAGCAATTATTAATACGTAATGAAATCAATAAAATGGTTTCGGCCGTCATCGAAAGTGACGATGCTGTGGTAAATGATTGTTTCTTCTCATTCTCTAATAATGATTATAATTCAATGTTGCAGAAAAGCGAGTATAATAAAATGGGGTTATATTCATCTGATGGTACAAATACTTCAGGAGTTACAATAGATGCTGATAGCTTGTTACAGCAGTTAAATGGAATAGATGCTTCAGCAACAAAAGAAGAAATCAATACTATAATTAAAGGAAGCATCACTGAATTGAGCAAACAATTATCAAAAGTCGATTATCTTGAGACTGACCAGTTAAATTTCGGTTTACAGATAAATTTCATCGAAAAATTGATGAATAATCTCGCTAATGTAATCGTTCAATCTATATTATCACCAAAGGTGTATCTGTTAATATTAATAAATCTAAAGTTACTCGGACAAGATGTTAATTTTAACCTTGAAGGATTCATTGAAAAGTTTAAGCAACTTATCACAAGTTTACTTAGGGCAATAAGAGATTACCTGATTAATTATCTTGTCGATAAACTTATGTCAATATTATCTGATTTAGTGAAGGAAATTGCTATTAGAATGAATATTGAACAAGCCCAATATTATGCAAGATTGCTTAAAAAATTAATTGATTGTATTAAAAGTAAAGGTAATGGTATGGACTTTAATATCGATAATGTTGATTATGCCGATATATATCAGCAAGAAGCTGAAAATAATACAGATAAATGTTAAATACGTATGAGTTGGATTGAAAGCATCGCTAACGGGATAAACAAAGCCTTAAAATCAGTTAGACCTGCATTACCGGCGATACCGGCATTATTATTAATATGTGAACTTAAAAGAAGACCTGGATTAAGTGCAATTGCTCTGACAAGTGCAATTATTAGCCGTTTGAATGAAGCTGGTATTACAACGGGGGTAAATGAAGATGGCTCCGAGAATAAGATAAATAAATTTGTCAGAATAATGTGCGAAGAAATGGTAAATGAAATTAAGGATAATGCAGTCGTTAATGCTGTTATAGAACCTGGTAGCGTAATTACTACCGGTACTGGGGCAAATGCCGGTGGTCCGGTTACCGTTATATCAACGAATACAATGGTTTCTCAATTATCAGGATTAATTAGATAACATTATGACCAAGAATTATAATATGTTAAGTACATCCGAATTGAAGGATGAAATTCGAAAATTGACTGAAAATTTTAATAATGCAAAAGAGGAATTATCTAGAAATTATAAAATAATGGGTGATTGCTCTAAAGCGTATGAAGAGATATCGTCAATAATAAATAAAAGGGAGGGTAAAAATAAATGAATAATATAATTCGTTTTTGTGAAGTGTTAAGCGTCGTTGATGATAAAGCAGGACTTCGTATTAAGGTTCGTCTAGAACCTGAAGACGCTAACTGTAAATATATTGATGATTTACCTTATTGTTTCCCTTTATTACCAAAGTTAATCCATATTAATCCGAAGGTAGGAGAATGTGTTATGGTAATATTAACCGATTCAGATTCTCCAAAAGGAAATCGTCTATTTATTGGCCCTGTTATTTCTCAACAATATGGATTAAACTATGAACCCTTTCGATTTCAATCAAGGGCATTACTTAATGGAAATAACTCCGCGAAGCCATTACCAGATCCAATAATGAACGCCGATAATGACGGTTCATATCCTGATAGAGAAGATATTGCTTTACAAGGAAGGCAAAATGCCGATGTAATATTAAAAGATAATGAAGTCAGAATACGCTGTGGCTTCAAACGTTACCCGAGTGGAAAGCCTGAAGATACATTATTATTCAATCGTGATAATCTGTCATATATACAGATGAAATATAAAAAGATGCAAGATGAAAAAAATAAAGAATATTCATCTTGCATAAATGTGGTTGCTGATAAAATTAATTTATTATCGCATAATTCAAAGACAGCGTTTAATTTAAATAATCCAAAGGATCTCATTACTGATGATGAACAGTTAAATATTGAAAAAAATGCTCATCCTATGATATATGGCGACGAACTGATTGATTTCCTCAAAAAATTAATAGAAGTCATTAAAACACATACACACTCTTTCCCTATGGATCCTCCATGTTTTAATGAACCTAAAACAAAAGTATTAAATACCGATTTAGACACGATGTTATCGAAATCGATAAAGTTCAATTAATATTACAGATAATTGCTTATACATTAGCGATTATCCTATTTTTATGATATTTATATTAAAAGTCTTTTTAACATGGCAATAGTAACGAGAACTTATATTGAAAAGTGCAATACCATTGTTAAGGATAATCACGCTAATTTATCGTTAAATCCAATAATGGAAATAAACTATGGCAATATGTTATCCCGTGGTATTATATATTTCGATCATACTAAGGTAAAAAAAATGGTCGAAGATAAAACATATACTGATATTAATAAACTAAAACATATATTGCATATTACCAATTCCTCATCTATTATTGACAAAAATATAAACAGATGCGGAATGGATTCACAAATCGATGGACACAAACAAAGAGCTGCTTCCTTTGATCTGATATTTTTTTTAATTCCTAATGAGTGGGATAACGGAAAAGGCTTTGATTATGTAATGGATGTATACAATGGAAACCATCGTGGTATTAGTACTGATGGCTCTAATTGGTATAAATTTCGTAACCATTTCAGATGGTCAGAAGAAGGAATTTATTCAACCGAAACCTTATCAAAGGAACTTGATTTGGCAACTTCGCCAAAAGGAAACTTATCGGATAAAATCATAGGCTTCCAGCATTTTGACTACGGTAATGAGAATATTGAACTCGATATTACGTGTACGATGAATAAATTTATTACAGGTGAACTTAATAATTATGGTATCGGAATTGCGTATGCGCCATCTTTCGAGGATTTGAAAACTGGTGTTTCACAGTATACAGGATTTTTTACCAATCATACTCATAGTTTTTTTGAACCATATGTGGAAACAATATATGATGACATCATTAACGACGATAGGTCAAATTTCTACCTTGATAAAGATAACAGATTATATTTCTATAGCCTTATTGGTGGCAAATATACAAATTTAGATGAATATCCGATATGTACAATTGACGATAAACAGTATGAAGTAAAACAAGCGACTAAGGGGATATACTATATCGAAATTAATTTATCCTCAGATGATTATGAGTTTGACACGATGCTATATGACAATTGGTCTAATTTAAAGTATAGAGGTCATCAATTCAAAGACATTGAATTACAATTCGTTACTAAGCCAAGTGATAAATATTTCAATTTAGGTCTTCCGTATAATGATGATAATTCGTCTGATGAAATCGTGCCATCATTATATGGCATCGGAGTTAATGAGAAAATTCCACGTGGAGATATACGAAAAGTAAATGTCGAATGTAAAATACCTTATAGCAGTAGGCAAATGAAAGCCGTTGATGGACTTGAATATCGACTCTATGTAAACGAAGGCACTGAAGAATATAATGTAATTAATTGGCAGAAAGTCGAAATCGGATATAATGAAAATTATTTTTTAATCAATACGAATGAATTAATTCCTCATAGATATTTTATCGATATTAAGGTAAAACGAAATATGGAAGAACTACTTTATAAAAAATTATTGCAATTCGATATTGATAGTATTACTAATAATAAGACAGTTTAAAATTAATAAAGATGATAAAGTTAAACGAAAACGATTACAAAAATATTATAGAAAATTGTGTTAGAAGGCTTATCACAGAAGAAATGTATGATGATAATGAAGAAATGACACCTTTTGAAAAATATGCTCAAGATTATCCAGATGAGAATTTTAATGTCGAAAATATGGATAGGGATGAACTTGCTGAATGGTGTCTGAATAATGATTTTCTCTATATCTTTAATCCATTCGGAAGATGGAGGATATCTGGAGCGAATTCAAGTGAGATACAAGAGGATATCGCAAACGACATCAGAAATTGTGCATATATAGAAAAGACGCACGAAATGGATTGGTTAATAGAGGATAAGAAAAACTTATTTGGCTATCGTGCGCACATTGCAGTATTCAAATTACATAATACAAAGGATGGAGATTATTATGTAATATATGAAGAATAATAATAAAGGTAGTGAAAAACATTCACTACCTTATTTGTATTTAATTATACGATAAGGTTTATTCTGTCTTTGCATAATATCTATCATATGTTTTGTCCCTTTACTTTCACCATTCCAAAAAGCTATTAGAGAGTCAGCATTTTCAGACATTACTACATTTCTTCTATAACCGGCAGATTTACCATATTTATCCCAATCAGCGGGATAACAATAAAGTTGCAAATTGTGGTTAACTGCAAAACGTTCACCCAATTCATCTGCCCCTTTTGCGTGACCCGAAACTATTTCAACCTTATGAGTTTTTAATTTTTTAGATAAAATTTTTAGGCATTTATCGTCTAATAGTTTATAATCATTAAAATCACGACCTCCATCCAGCAATAATCACTTTAAATATTTTCTTTTCTTCCATTTTTAATTTTAGCGAATAAATCATTTATTTCTTTGATCCATTGATTTCTTACTGCTGATTTGTATGCTCCTTGATGATTTACAATAAAATCGGTCTTATCCTTACAACTTCTTGCGACCTTTATACATCTGTCTTTATTGTTCCAATAGCCATTCTTGTGTATTTTCTTATCAAGGATACCAAATTCATCAAACCAATCATTTGTAAGACAGACATAATAACATTGATAGTTAGCTTTCCTTAACTCATTTTTATAGATATAATTTTTACAAAAATCTTTACATCGTTCGTAAGTCCATATTTTATTCGAACCAATAGATCCGCTAAATTCTCCTGTCTTTGCAATGTTTAATACATTCCATCCATTTTCTTTATAAAAGTTTAACCAATCATCTTCCTTAATTAAGCTTTCTTTTGCGTTTAATTCATATTCTTTAATAATCGGAGAAGGAATATTAATGTTTTTATGCTTACAAAACATATATAGTCCGTCATATGTTATACGACCATCAGAATGTTTACGACCTCTTCGATGAGACATATCACGTTCGTGTAGATTTATTGTCTGACCTACATAACATGTATTATAATCTTTGATTTCATATACATAAATAAGATGATTTTTATTTTTCTCTTCATTAAACCTTTTATCTTCTTTAATGAAAAGATTATCATCCAAATAAGTTATGTAATTATTTCTCAATGCCGCATTATAACCACTTTTACAATGTTTTCTGAACTCTTTCTTGGTCTTATATTTTGAAGCCTCTTTAATGAGATTATCAAGGTTATTCCAATAACCTACAGCTTTATTCTTCAAGGGAAATACTTCATACAACCAATCGTTTCTTTTTAGCCCCATATAGCAGCCATAACAATGTTTCTGCAACTCAGTGATAGTATTATATTTCTTGGCTTCGACAATACAATTTTCTTTATTATTCCAATAATTAATTTCTCTCATTATTTTATTTCGGATATTTTAAATCGGTGAAACCATTCTTTTTAATTGAATTATAACAACCACCAAACCTTTTAATTAATTCTTTCGTATTTTTGCAAGAATTGAAAGCCTTCTTACAATTCTCATAATCGTCCCAATAATGGTCAGAACGTTTTGAATATTCGAAAAAGTCCATTAGCCATCCATTTTTCCTACTGGCGTTATAGGCACTTTGATTTTTGACCTTAAATTCCGTTATATTTCGATATTTTGAGGCTTCCATTTTACACGCTTCATAATTCCATTTGCACACCGCACCAAGTGAGCCTTTATTGACACCCGTGACCGCCTTATTTAAAGGTCGCCACCCCTTATTGATATATTCCTTTAAATAAAAATCCTCATAAAACTGACTTTCAGTCGCCGTAAGGTCTTCTTTGAGTATTACGTATGGAGGAATTTCGATACCTTTATCATTACAGAACTTAAAAATCGAGTCATTATGATCTCTAATGTGCTGCTGATTTCTTCTCTTCAAATTATTAGTCCTACCGACATAGAAGGTATTATAATCGACGAATAGATACAGATAAACAAGATGAATCTTTTCGTTATATGAATGATACAATATTGTCTTATCATATAATTTATTTATTTCATCTTTCCAACCATTTTTAATTGCACAATAATAAGCACCGTAACATTTAAGTTGAAACTCTTTAAGATTCCGATATTTCTTTGCTTCGGCGAAACAAACCTCTTTGTTATTCCAATAACCGTTAGGTTTTCTCTTCTTGAAATCAGGATAACAATCGTTTTCCCATCCGTGTTTCAACACGGAAGCATAACAACCATTACTCTTATCTTTTAATTCATTCATTGAATAGTATTTTTTGGCTTCCTCGATGCAATGCGATTTATTATTCCAGAAACCAAAATTTTTGACTTCTTTATATTCGATATTAAAAAAGTCATTTTTCCATCCATTACGAATAATGGAATTGTAACATTTACTATTGTTCCGTCTTAACTCTCTAATGGTGTTGTATTTCTCACATTCTTCTTTGCAATGTTCATAATTATTCCAATACTTTAAAGCCTCATAATCAGGACAATGTTTAAATACTTCGTCAAGCCATCCATTTTCTTTCATTGACAAATAGCAATCATAGGCAAGTCTAACGAACGTAGCATAATTATTATACCTTTTTGCTTTAGCTATACAATTTTCCTTGTTTTCCCATTTTGATTTAATTTTAATTCTGTCAGGATAAAATTCGTCTTTCCATTTATTTCTGATTAAGGCATAATAACAACCTGAGGAATTCGCCTTCAATTCCTTAAGATTTTTATATCTCTGACATTCGTTCTTACAATTCTCATAGTTATCCCAATAACCCCTAGGCATCTTATTGCTGCTTAATACTCCCATTTGCTTAATCTATTTTTATCCATTATATTTATAAATCTACTAAACTAAAAAGCAAAATTACATAATTTATTTTTAATAACAAAGAAAAGATAGTTAAATAATAATAAAAAAAGACACTACATTGTGTAGTGTCTTTTAATATAATTAAGATATAGTTAAATTATCTCAATTCGTTAGGATTCCAATAAACCAAACCATCGACCTTAATTGCGCCATAGTATCTGTTATTTACCAATTTCTTAGCATAACGGGTACAGATACCCTTTACTGGAGCAAAGTTAAATGGATTATACATTGTTGGAGTCAGTGCCATTGGGATATATGGTGCGTAGATATAGCCGGTATCAAGCAAACTTGTACCGTGGTGTCCCATAATCAAAGACCAATGAGGTGCGTATGGGTCAACGATAACCTGATAACGTCCTTGCAAAGAACCAATCTTCTCGATACCCATATTGTATTGATCACTTTCAGCAGATGCGTCAGTTACGTGGAAATACTCAAGGTCATTCAACACAGCAGAAATTTCAGCAGATACTACGATGAAGTTTGCTCCACCACGCAATGTAGCCTTTTGAATCTGTGCTGAAATCTGGTTGATCTTTGTCATCAATGTTTGATTCCAATCCTTCTGTGTATAAACAGTTGATGTTGTAGCCAAACGTTGCCATCCGTTATAGTCCCAACGTGCCTGCCAAGGTGCAGCCTTACGTAAGTCACGGAGAATTTCACGGTCGATCTCAGCAGCAATCTGTTCTGAAAGAATAGCAGTCAACTCAGCTTCTGCATCTATATTATGAAAAGCAGATACGTCCTGAGCGAGTTCAGGTGACCAAGTAGCTCTCAACTTTCTTTCTTCAACGGATACTGTTTCTGAAGTAAGTTGGAATGAAACTTCACCCATTTCAGTTTCCAATTCGAGTGAGTCATACTGTGCCCAAGCAATTTGGAATAACTTATCAGCTAACAATGCACCGTCGTCGTCCTTGTCAGTCATAGTAACCTTAGTAGGATCTACACCGATATAACCGTTGATTGTCTGTCCTTGTTTCTTGCAAGGCTTTGTTAAATCAAGTTCGATATACATCTTACCATTACCATCACAGATATTAGCCTTACCCTTATCGTCATTATAACTAACTAACTGATCACCGTACTTCTGTGTTACGAAACGGAATGGAATTGATTCACCCTTCTTGAATGATGTGAAGTTATCACCACCATCAATATCCTTTGTAACGATAACTTTCATAGAAGCAGTAAATGCTTCGCTATCCATTTCATTACCATCAGGACCTGTCAAACGACCTGCGTTATAAGAAGAGAAACCACCTACTTGAAGCAAGAGACTGCTCAATGATTTATCCATACTGTTCAAAGGAAGCTTGTCCATTGCCTCAACTGAATGGTATGCACCATCAGCTCCAATTTCAACAACGCTTGCAGTACCTACCTTGATAGTTACACGACCCTTAGAGTTGTCGAACAAGAAGTCATTGTAGAATAAATCATACAAAGTCTTCTTCATATATGTTGTAACTTTTGGTTTTGTATGATCCTTGTCAGTCTGTACAGGTTCAACTACTTCATCAGGAAGACCATAACGACCATATGATTCGAATGAACGTTTTGTCTTGTCATCAGCAGCAAATTCTGAACCATCATAGAAACGATTCTGTCTCTGATAACCTTGGAGACCTACGTGACGACCAGTATCACCGTCGGTAATCTGAGTTGCGTCTTTGAAATCCCAATCTCTTTCTGATGTTACTGGCTTGATGAAGAACAACTTACCTATAGGAAGGTTCATTGCCTGTACTGATACGATGTCGTTTGCAAGTAATTTTGAGAACACACGACGGATAAGAGGGAATACGACTGTCTCGAAAGAACCTGAGTTATCGGCAGTTGTAGCCTCGTAAATCAAGTGTTTAGCCTGACTTTCGTAAAGAGTTGCAATACTCTCCTTAATATGACCTTGCAAACCGTCGAGAAGACCTAAGTTTTCCCAACGTTTTTGGATATCTTCTCTGATTTTCTTTTGTGCGTTGAGTTCAATGTTGCCCACTGCACCACTTGTTAATAATTCACGCATATTTTAATATACAATTTTCACTTATTATTATATAAATATCACCTTGTTATAAGAAAATTAACATTTTTTAAAAAATCTTTATACTCTGTCAAGTCTTCTCATAAAATCAAGGGTTTCTGTCAAATCATCTGACTGATACATCGGTGTCTCGACAGTATGCTTTGTTGCTTCTGACAATTGAGCGTTAAGTACGTTATCCACGTTCTGTGTCTGATGTGTACGGTGTAATTCTTCTGTAATTGTCTTATATAATGAATTACTTTCGTTACAAGTCTTCACATCATTGAAACGTTTGATGATAGATTGCTTTTCATCTGCTGTGGTAGCATTTTCCTTAAGCAACTTAACGATGTTTCCAAGACTTTGATTAATTACGATTGCTTCTTTCAATTGTTTCTTTAAGTTTGGTAACAATGATTTAAGTTCTTTATTCTCACGGAAAATTTCATTTGCTTTTCTCTTGATGCTTTCCATCTGGGCTTCACTGTATGAATTATCCGCAGTTCCATGAATCTGTTTACCTCCTGCATGTGAGTTACGACCCTTTGCGACTTTTGAATTAGTATTAGTATGCACCATGCCAGTTCCACGATTATAAGCACCTTGTTCCTGTGTAGTCATTGCCTCATTAACATCTTTATCAAATGGTGCTTTGTTACCTTTACCAGGAAAAGGCTTCTCGGTACCTGTAGGTACACCACCATCCATAGAATAAGTCTTACTTGGGTCGGCAGGTTCGTGATTATCTGGCGTAGTCATTGCTGTCTTTTTCTGATAATCGTCTGTGTATCCGACATTACCGTGATTTTCAGCTTCACCTAATGAATCATCATCGTCACAACCGTCACAACTTTCATCGTCTACATCTAATTGGATAATGTATTCTTTGTTAGTCTCATCGTCAGTTAATTCGATATTACCGTCGTCATTTTTTACGACACGCACACCATCTTCAGGCTTCATTACTTTCAGAACTTTGATGACATCTTCTGCATCCATTCCTGTCAAGTCATATTCGCCGTCCTCGCCTTTATAATCCTCAAGACCACTCCATACATCATCATCTCCGGTGTCATCTGTACCATCCGCATCTGTTACGTCAGCATCATCAGCAGCTTCATCATCGTCACCCGTACCGTCTTCCTCACCATCTGTTGCGGTTACATCATCATCTGCAACATTTACATCATCGGTGGAAGTATCGTCATCTTTTGGTTCATCAGTAGGCTTAGTATCGTCGTCTGTGACTTCTTCCTCTTCGAAAGAATTTGCGTCTTCAGATATGATTTGCCTTAAATTTCCTTTTACTTCATCTTCAAGCAATGATTTGATTGTAGATTCAGTAATACCCTTCAATTGTTTTTCAAGGGCTTCCTTATCTTCGAGTAAATTTTTTACATATTCACTTCTGATATTCTTTGCCATTACAAAATAATATTATATTTAATTATAAATATGTACCAATAATCAAAAATAATTAAGTATCTTATTAGTACTGAAAGTTTTTTATCAGATTCCGAGAATCTGATTTATTTTATTTATCTTTTCGTTGATTATAGGTTTCTTTTTATGACTCTCGTCATTTTCTATGAATGGTTGTAATTCATCTTCATTTTGACGTATCCATGCATTAGGGGTACTAGGTTCCATAACCACGTCCCAGCATATTAATTCGAAATCATCATCAACGACGACTTTACCCCCTGGTATTTGTTTTACTGAACCTACACCCCTTGATGAAACACCTATTAGATATCCAGATAACAACATATTAGCAACCATATCGCCGCTTGTTGAACATATACCATACTGTTTATAACCTGGTGATAGATGCAATTCCATTGTACCGACCAATGTATGATTGTCCCAATGTAATTCCAATATGTTATGTGATACATCGTGTCCTGATAAACTGCTGCTCGAAGGATGATCCAGACTTCCTATTGCACAATGCTTATTCACTCTTTCAGCAACATATTTATCAACTTCACGTTTAAGGATATTCTCAGGATAAATTCGATTATTCGCATTCGGAATGCCGAACTTTTGGAAAACTGCGGATACGACAAAGTGGTCTGGACATACGAATTTATGACCAGACTCAATGTCTTCACGTATCTGTTTGATATTATCTTGCTCTGTTATTATATGACCGTCATTTTCAATAAGTAAACCTGTGCCTGTTTGCCCTTTCTTAATTTCAGTCAATTGATATATATTTTGGCTAATGTCCATTTAATCTATAGAATCTGAACTAATCTATAAAATAAATATTCACATTAATCCATTTTTAAAGTAAAATCCTTTCCTAATCTTTCTAAAATCGAAAGATTTATCTCATTGGTAAGTTTAGAAATATCTTCTTTGTGTAAAGAAATTGTTTTTAATACATTAGGCTTTACATAGACATCATATTTGATAAAACTATACTTGTTATATTTTATCGATCTGGAACTGATATCCGTATTGGCAAGGCATTCTTGAAAAAATACGTTTGAATTACGGACTTTCGAATTTATTATATTAGTAATATCATACTTCAATTTTTCGATGTCATCTTCATAATTTTTCTTTCTGATATTAGGTTTAATTCTTCCTTTGCATCTTATCATTATAACATGAGGGGACTCTTCTTTCAAGACAGTTCCGAACATTACGTTAATCCCATACTTTTTACCTATTTTTTGATATTCTATCCTATTATTCATTTATTCATACTCTCGACGTGTGAAACAAATATACTATTTTATTTTAAACTTTTTACCTATTTTAACAAAAAATCTGGAATGATAACTTTAATCATCCCAGATATGTAGAAGGTACAGATAGTTGATCTGCACTGTTAATGTTCTCCTTATATTTAGATTTCTTTTTGTATCTCAACAAATTTTAATACATCATCTATCAAAGTATCTTTATTGTATTTCTTTTCGGACAAAGTTTCTTTGATATTTAACCATTGTTCCTTATCCTCATCAGATGCACTTTTAATTGCTTCATCGATATTTTCGATAGTTTCAGACTTATACTCTTCAAATAAAGAAGACTTATCTTTGTCAGAAGAAATAATACCTTCGATTAACTTTATTTCATCATCAGTGAGGTCTTTATATTTCTCGGTTATCTCAGATAATGATGTTTCATAGCTCTCGTCCACGGTATCATTATCTGGTTTATTTTTATTATCCCTGTCAAATTTCTCTACCAAGCTGTTTTTTATCTTATTATATTCATCGATGTTATTGATCGATTTCTTATTCGTCAGCATAAACTCAATCTCTTCATAGAGTTTAAGAGTATCGTCATCAATATCTAATAACTTATTAACATTAGCATTTGATTCTATCAAATCAATCAATTTTTCATTTGCTTTCCTAATATCGTTTTTATTAATATTTAATTTGGAAATGCATTCAAGAACACCGTCAACATAACTTTCTGGATTACTTACATTCTTCTTGTTACATATACTGTTATATATATTAAATTGTTCTTTTAATACCTTATTATTCTTGATAAGATTACTTACTTCATTAATAAATTTTTTCCCATTACGGCTATTCAAATTCTTTAATAGACTCTCCTCGAAAATTTGATAACAAATACCGAAATTACGGTTTTTTCCATATAGCTTATCCCTATCAGTATTTTCGATACAATATAGAATATCCGCTTTATTATATAATTCATTCGCTTTTTTGCGATATTCTTCAGCCTCAGTTATTTTATTTTTTGAATAACAATCAATGGCTTGTTCCATTAATTTTTTGGCTTCGTTATATAAAGTATCTAATTTATTCATTTGTTTAACCATCTTATATTATAATAAATAGTCAGATATTATTCACTTTTTTCATCAAAATCTTTTAGATCCTTCGAAATTTGTTCAAGTTCTTCATTCAAAGATAAATTCTTGAGATAAATTTCATTGATATCATCAGTCTTCTTTTCCTCATTATGCGTCGATGCAACTTCGACGAGACGTTTGATCAATAAACGACTATAATTCTCGGCTCTTTTCATCGCATCCTGTCTAATCGCCTTCTTTCTTTCATCTATCTTGGATTTCATACCGTGTAATATCATCTCTCCAAGATTAGGTGTCAAATTAGTATCAACTTGACTTTCATTATTACTACCTTCATTGGCATCAGGTATAGCATTGTCTTCATCGGCAGTATCTTGCATTGACATTTCTCCCTCTTCGCCTGTCTCCATTCCATCATCAGCAGTGTCATCATCGAAACTCATATCGCCAGTACCGATAGGCATACCACCTCCACCACCTGGTGCGCTGCCACCATCTTCGGCGTTTGCGTCTGGGGTATCTTGGTATTCGGCACCTGGTTCTCCATAGATATTATCGACGGGATCAAATAAGCCTGTTTTCTTAATAATCTGTGTTGTTTTTTGTAACTCAGCAGCCAATGCGGTTTCAAGACGTATTTCTTCGAGGTTTCTCTGTATTTCTTTGTCAGACCACTTCATTATGTTCTTCCAAGCCCAAGTCATTGAAGTCAAAGGTATACCTCCACCAGGGTCAGATACGGCATCCTTTGCTGTCGTAACTCTTTTGGCAACATTTTCGAGTTCCAACATTTCAGCTTGTGACGAAGGATTATTCATCGTCAAGGTGAAATTATTTAATTCGTCAAAGAAGCCTAGTAGACATAAGTGTATTATGGCTATCTTATTTAATTCCATTATTAATGCCTGCTGTACCCTATTAACAGTCCTTGTAAATCTAACATCAAGTAAAGATAAATTTTTACCGTCTCCTTGTGCTTCATCAAAATTAAGGAATGATTTAGGTATTCTCAACGCAGTCAAAACTTTATTCTGTATATATTTGATGTCATCCATAGCAGTCAAATTTTGACCTGCTGAAAGAGTCTCAATAGGATTAGGAGCACTGTCATCACGAACAGGGATGAAGAAATCTTCGAGATTGTTCATCACATTTTTTCGCAAATCAATCTGTCCTGTCATAGGGTCAATAATAGGTGTCCTTTTAAAATTATTGGCAATTTCTTGGACATATGCTGCTACATCGTTTTCATCAATAGCACCTACATTGATCTTAAATACACGTCTTTCGATTGAACGATCCATACGGTATACCAACATTAAGTCTTCCATCATACTAAGCATCCGAAAATGTCTTCTTGCCTTGTTCAATATCGAAACTCCATATGGTAAGAACTGTGAATCATACAACAGTCGGAAATGCGCTATCTGAAATTCCCTATATGGAATATATTCAGATTGCCCGACCCATACGAATTTGGTCTTATCTACATTCTTTTCATTCACGGTATTAAGGTTATAACCAACCGTTGATGAAGCATAAGGGCAATCCATCCCGTTTTCATATCTTTCAATTTCATATACCGGTAATTGTTTCCATCCCAATACGCCTTTAGACTGATCGAGATTCAATAACATGAATGTATTACCGTATTTACACATTGAACGGCAAATCATTGGTAATATAATATTAATATTCAATCTATTTGTAAACAAATCCTGAAGAATTGACTTAATACGCTCAGATTTTGAAAAAACATTGACGATAAAACCCTTATCATTGCTAGTACAGCTCTCTTCTGCATACGCATCAAGAGCGGCACCAATTTCCGGGAAGGCATCCATAAGATCTGAATCTCGATAACTTAACTTTAATTCATTTAAACCTGATAATGACTGATTCGTAATATCATAATGCGCCTTTACCCATTGTCTGCCGAGCAATTTCTGTTGTTTGGCTTGCAACAGTTTCATCTGGTAATCAGATTTACTTGTCGCAGTATCAATAATATTATTATCACTGTGTATATTGTATGTATTGTTGGTCGCCAACGATGGTGAAACTGATGTGCCAGTTAACACTTGCTGTAACCTTTGAAATACTGTTTTTTCTTTTGACATTTAATATAGTAAAAAAAAATACCTTATAATATAAATATAAGGTATTTTTAACGTTTAATCAATCATCATTTCGAATGTCATTTTACCGCCGTCATATATCCTTGGTATCACCCTCTCAAATATAATTTCATATTCCGACTTATTTTTCCTATAAGGTTTTGCTTTGCTGAATATCATTAATGACACAAGTTCACCTTTATAAGAGAAACCGATTATCCTTTATGTATCTTAGTTTACTATTATAAAGTTAACGTTTTCCACTCCAAGTGTCTTCGCCATTATCCCTCCATACATAAGCGTCTTTTACTTTGCCAGATTTATAATGGTTGTTACCTTGTTTGTTCCATTTATATGTAATTTCAACAGTTTCCCCAGTTTCGTCATTGACAAATGTTTCAACACCATTACCGTGTATATCATCGCCATATTCTGAGATTTTAAAACCAGCATTTAGTAAGGCTTGTTCCACCCTATTGTGGGTAATGTTTACCAATGCGTCCGGGTTTGGAAATTCCCCAGTTCCAATTTCTTCTTTCAAAACCTTATTCACTGACTTTTTCACAATTTTGTGCAAGTCTGATTCTGTTAATCTTATAAGTTTCTTGTTCATATTTGTATTATAATTTATTTGTTAATACGACTACTGTTGTAACTTTGTACTGCCATTCGTCTGAGAATGACTGTGAGATTGACTCCCCTTATGAAAGTTCAAACGTTTGGCATTTTTATCTTTTATATTTTTGCGTGACTCTATTTGCATCTGTATTTTTCTCTATAAATATCGACAGATACAAAAAAAAAAAACAATTATTTCCGACGGCATTCTATAGATTATTTGTGTCAACAGCGGTCGTTAATTTTTTACCCGTTATAATTCATCTTTATTAAAATTCATACAAAGATACCACATTTTTTAACAAACAACAATTATATGTTAATTTTCGTTATTTAACCTTGAATCCTCCTAACATTATGCAAGCAGCCATTCTCATCCTTTCTTGCTTTTTATAATCGAACATAAATGGATCGAAACGCTTGTTATGCCTATTGATGTTTTCTTTTTCTTTCAACTGTTGAGTCGTCTGTACGGTATTATTAGCGTTGTTTACATACCATGATTTTACGATACATTTATCTTTCACCTTTTGTTTTTCGGACTTCAGCATATAGAATTGCATTACGAATAATCCCATTGCAAGACAAGTCAATAAGTCATCATGTGAACCATCCATGTGATCAGGTCTACCGTTCTTGAATACCCATGTATCCAATTCGTTTATTGTCCTTTGTGAACGGACTCTAAATGCGTTGGACTTCAACATATCAACGAAATTTGCAATCATCTGTAATCGTAAAGCGCTGGTTCTAAAACCTGGTAATTGTTTCTGTTGCTCGAAAGCATTCTGTACTTTTAATAAATTTTGATTCGTGTAATTTTTCATCTGTGGATTGTCATAATATAAATTAGGATAACCCAAGTCCATTAATGTAAGAACCACCGAATCCCCATAACCGCCAATACACTCGACCACCGTCAAGGCATCATTATATATCCTAGCATATCTATCGACTAACTGTCCTACTTCATTTCCGTTTACCTTTCCGTTATATTCAAGTACTTGTTCGAAGCAAGGAAGTCCATTTTCGTCGACACCGTCGACATCAATTATTTGTATCGCAGTAGAGTCTTCACCAGAACCAGAAGACGGGTCACATGCGCATATGTATCTATGTCCTGGTATTGGGTCTTTCCATATCCAAGTCTCCTTCACCAAAGTATCTATTAACTTCCAGTCATCGGTAATTTGAATTACATTACTTTTCATTTGTTTTTCAATCACTTCGACTGGGACTACGTTATCAGAAGAACCTAAGAACGATACATTCAATTCCTGAGCGATCTTTTGACTGTCATTGTTGAATGATTTACACATTGATACATACCAAGGAGAAGTAGGTATCCAACCTTCTCTTTCTAATTTTCGCCAACGCTCTTCGTTATATTCAATTTCTCCCTTTGTTCCGATTACAGTCTCGACAATTTCATCATTACCGCCGGTGTCATTATTATGACGATACCATTTCAAATAACGATTATAACGCAAATCTTGAAACCACTTAAACTCGACAGGATTATAATTATTTTTCTTGTCCAAGGCATTAACGTATGTCTTGTAATATAAGGCATCTTTACCGTTAGGGGTTGACACCATTATAATTTTTGCGTCTTTTACTGATGCCGTTGCAGCAACCGCTTGAGCATATACAGTAGTACCATTTTGAATAAACGCAGCCTCGTCAAAAATAAGTATTGAAACGGCAGAAATACCACGGGCAGCATTCTCGCCAGATGACCTTGCGTGTATTCGACAACCGTTAAATAATTCGATATATTGTTTATTCCTTGCCTTATATATCGATTTCGTATTTTTTTCACTCTTCGGATCTGGTGAATAATATTCACTGCCCCACATCCATCTTGGCACTTGATCGAGGAAAATACCGATTTTTTCAACCAATTGCTGAGAAATATCAAGTTTGTTACCTATGCACAATATCGTCTCTGGTGACTTTGAACTTGCGAATACACATTGTCCTGTTATCCATGCACTTGATACTGTAGTAATACCTGCCTGTCTATGCTTGATAGCAATCGTATTCGGGTTTTCGCACAATGAATGCAAAAATTCGACCTGTCTTGGGAATAGTCTAAATGGTACTTCCTTCCTTTCGTCGGCGTTGAATGTCGTTAAATAATGCTCAATGAAATATTTTCTCGTTTTATCTCTGAGACATCTTATATATTCCTCTTTAAAATTCATATTTAAAACATATATTTGTTAATACGATAAATATGAAGCGATGAGAAAAAAGACATTAGATGAATTAATAGAAAAAGCGAATATTATCCATAATAGTAAATATACATATGAAAATTTCTGTTTAATAAACACTCATACTCCAAGTTACATTACATGTCCTATACACGGTGATTTCCTACAATCTTTTGATGCCCATATTCATCAAAAATCCGGCTGTCCTGAATGCGCAAAAGAAATACGAAACAAAAAGAATAGTAAATTCTACCGTGAAATGTTGAATATAAATGATAAAAAATATTCTTTTAATTACTGCTATGATAAATTTGAATATAACGGATATGATAAAAAATCTCTCGTAATCTGCCCTATTCACGGAGAATTTTTAACGTCTTGGCATAAATTAAAATATGGTCACGGATGTCCTAAATGTGGAAACACAAAAAATTATTCAGAACTTAGAATATTCGAAATGTTAAAAAATACGTTCAAAAGTATTGAATATCAAAAAAGATTTGAATGGTTAGGTAGACAAAGTATAGATTTCTATTTACCAGGGTACAACGTAGGTATTGAATACCAAGGTCGTCAACATTTTTATGATAACACTAAATTCAGTTTTAAAGATACAATTGAACGTGACAGGAGAAAAAGAGGTAGATGCATAGAAAATGGAGTAAAATTATATTATTTTACGTTCGAGAAACAATATATAAAGGATTTCAATGAATACGTTATTTACACAGATTATAATGAGATGATTAATGATATAACTGATAATAGGAAGCCAACGTTAAGTTAACTTCCTATTATTTATTTAATGTCAATTATATTTCTTGGGGTTGTGCATTTTTTCTTTGCATTATAGCTTGTTTTTTCAATTGCTGTGCTTGCTTTTTATTCGCATAAATCAATGGTTTAATACCATTTTTTGCATTTATTGCATCAACTTCGTCTCGGGTCAATACTTTAGTTATTTTTACGGCCCCGGTAATAATCCAATCTTCCGTACTTGGATCCACGTTCGTTCTGTAACGATAAAAAGCATTCTTAGGTATCCTTGGTATACCGGCTCTACTATGTTGATATTTACCTGCCTTCGTAAGACCATTCTGGTAACACTCGTCACTTAGATCGGTATCAGCTTGATATTCGCATTCAGCGAATACAAAGTCATCAGGAAATACATAACGACCATCGACCAATAATGTCTCGCTATTATTTAATTTATAACAGAACTGTTTAGCGAATGGTATCATTCCTAAATGCCATCCAGGTCTAAAACTTAAATTTCCTAAATTTCTTGCCGTTCCTTCACCACCTGTTTTTACTTGAGGTCGATGTTCTGCTGCTGTGTATCCTACAATAGGAGGACATCCACAAGGAAGCCATTTTCCTATTGGAGTAGGTTGACCTCCTTGATTTGCGACAACAGGTGGATACAATTGACCATTCTTTAAGGCGAAAACTTTGTATCCGATTTCTTTTTTCTTGGGTATTTGAAATTCTCCTTCTTTCCAAGTTAAATTTTCTTTCGGCACAGCAAAGCCTTGTCTTTCAGCTTCTTCTGGACTAATTAATGGTTTACTTGCCTCGTCAATTTGTAGTTCGGAATCAGTAATAAGTTCATCAGGTGAATAATACTCATCATCGCTTATTTCGGTGTATTCTGAATTCATACTATTCATATGTTCCATGAAATCTTCCTCTTCTTTTAGATTTTCGATATCATTAACCATTCTCGCCAAGGCCGTTTTTCCTTTCTTAGTACCTTTGAAAACTTCTCTTAGTAAAGAATTGAATTTATCGACTGGTAATTTTGATATTTCCATCAGGAAATAATTTATTCCTACCTTATCAACATTAATACCCTGGTTTTCTAATGTTTTACTAATTAATAACCATAGTGGAACTCCTAGTCTTGCATCCCACATTTCTGCCAATTTAAAATCTGATTTACTGATGACGTATTGTGCCTTATCTGACTTTTTAGGTAAACCGTGTGAAATTGCCAGTTCAAGAACACCCTTGATTGTTTCTTCCAATAATACGGGCATTAGCACACCTTCAGCCTTAATCTCAACCATATCATCAGGAGACATTATATTTACATCGACTCTACCTCCGTTGGTCATGTCATTACTATTAAGGGTGTCTTTTTCAAGATATAACAATATACTATTCAGTTCAAATATCTTCTTATATAAAGATGGAAGTTCATCATTGATTTCGAAAAGTCCTTGCAAATAATATTTCATCTTTTCAGAATACACAATAGATGCCCCTGATACTAGCGAATCCAGCATTCTCCTCTTATAGACTTCATCAGTCAGTTGATTCATATCATCAATGTCATCAAAAGTATAATTGACGGTTTTCTCGGGAACCAATCTCTCATCTTTCACGTCGATATTATCAACTAATTTCATAGAAATATTAATTGTATCATCAGGTATGTTAAATATATTATTAACCGTATCGGCGCATAATTTTTCTAATGCATCAATATTCGAGTTCTCAATTTTTTTTGCTTTAGTTATCAACGATGATAAATTTCCTTTAAGTTCGTCGATATCATTGTAAACAATTCCGTCTGACAAATGGTTAAAATAATCACTTACTGTTCCTATAATGAAACTATCTTCTTCATCAGGGGGATAAGAAGGATGTTGCCCCAATGAAGTTTTGGAATCTTGCAATGACTTTAATATATAAAATGGCAATTTCATTAAAAATCCTTTATTTTATTTTATTTAAAAAATCATTCAAGGAATATAATACAGAATTTTTCTTTAATACTTTTAAACGATTTTCTTGTAATTGTTTTTTCGTAATTATTTTTCCTTCGTTTTGTGACTGGGCTGGTACTTGTATATTAGCTTTACTCAAGTCTATGCCATTATTCTTAGCATTTTGTTTTGTCTTATCGATTGCTTGCTTTACATCACCGTTACAAGCTTCCACATCAGCATTTAAAGTAATACCTTCACTTAACGCTCTTCTATATTGGTCTTCACTGATTTTAAAATTTCGTTTCATCTTGATTATGCATTTATTTAAATAAATAGTCATTTACATGTTTTTGAACGTTCTATGAATTGTTCTTTCGTCAATCTTAATTTAAGTGACCGTGTCTGATAACTACATTTAGGGCATCCTTGACCATTTAGATGGCTGTTTGGTGTTTGCCAAAATTCGCCATGTTCGGGACAAATTATACAGACCTTAGTGTGGTTATTAATGTATTCAACTTTAGAATAATAGTATTTACCATCGTAAAGGGTCATTGCTTTTAATATAAAATCTTTAGTCGTATATCTTTTCATAATAAAATCTTATTTTCCGATAAAAATACTATATTTTTATGAAACTTACGTAATATTATATATAATTTTATTATTTTTTAATACTATAGAATTTTAATAATAATAAAAAAATAATAGGGGCCTAGGTCCCTATTATTTTAATATATTTAACCTGTGATTATTCAAATCTTGGTGCGATGAATGGTGACTTACGATATGAGTTATCATTCTTGATCTTTGTCATTCCTATTTCATCATCATCGCTGCCAGTCAATTCTTGAAACAATTCATTCAAGATATCTTCACGGTCAAGACTTTCATTCGTATCTTGCCCTTCGTCATCTTTCATTTTACCTAATATTTCATCAACATCCTTATCATCCAAACCATCCGTCGTTTGTTTCAATATCATACCTGCGACATACTTGTCCAAATCAGCATCGGGGGTAGGCTGTTCTTGTTGGTATTTCCTGAGAGATTGACTTAATTTACCTGTAAGTTGTTGTATATACCTCTTTGGGTCATCGTTTTCATCGGTGTCGATCCCAGCGTCAAAGTTAGTGTCGTATGGATTAGAATTATCACCCTCATTGTCATCCATAGGCATTTGACCGTCATCCATAGGAGAAGCATTATCACCCATCGGCATACTGCCTTGTGGCATTTCCATAGGTGGCTGATTCAATGGTGTCTCCATTGGCATTTCCTGAGTTCGAGGAGAACTAACCTTTAACACCTTGCGTTCACTTAGGCTTTCTTTTAAAAATTTAGCTTCTTCATTATCGCATTTGTCAAAGTATCAATTACCTTGTCGAATGGGGCAGAAGAACCTATTTTCTCACCGAAAGGTTTTTCTCCTTTTGCGCTTTCATCATTCCAATCTTTAGCACCGTTCTTTGCGACTTCTGTGTTAGGAGGTGTTGTCATAGGAGCCTTTCTATAAGCAGGGTGTTTTCCGAATACATTCAATTCACTTTCACGAATAGCATTTCTGCCTTTACGTTGTCTACCCTCATAGAAATCGTCATCGTCTCCATAATTGGCAGTATCATTTGCAAGCACGTCATCTTTGACACCTTCAAAATCATCATCGTCTGATAAATCAAAACTATCAAGGTATAACTCGTATTGGTTTTCGCCTCCGTTGTCTTCCCAATCATTATAGTCCTTTTCAAAGTCTAGATATGCACCTCCATCCTCGACCTCTGGGAATGGTACGTCATCTGTGTCATCATCATCATTTGAAGGCATTCCTGCGACATCGTCGACATTAGCTGAGTCTTCGTTCACCTTTTCAGTAAATGGACTATCATCACCGATTTCTCCATTGCCAGGTGTTGGTACATTCTGATTATCGGTGTTATGTACTGCATTTTCTTCATTTACGTCCGAAGGAGTTTCGGTGTAAGGTGATTTATCGCCAATTTCGGTGCCTTTTGAAGTATCGAGATAATCTTTACTTTTGCTCCAAGCCAATACTTGTTCTTCAGTTAGTTTAAATGTCCTATGTTGAGATTCGTCGACCTTTGCCACCTTTCCTCCTGAAGGTTTTTTATTCGCAACCGAGTTATCTGGAACATATTTCGCCTTTTCTGAATATGTATCATTATTACCGTTACCATTAGGCTTTTTATCGGATTGCATATCATTATCAGACACCTTTGTTTCATTATCATAAGGTTGTCCCTCCTTCTTAGGGTCAGTACTTGTCTGTTTAGTGTCCTTATCTCCATTAGCCACGGCAGTATCAGTGAAAGGTGAATTTACCTTGTCTTTCGAAGGATTTGATGCCGGTGCTTCTGGTAAGGTATGCTCGGCAGGTAATACATTTTTATCCTCTTTCAGTATGACAGCAACGTTGTTAGTAATTTGTCTAAAACGCTCCAATTCAGACCTCATCTCTTTGGTCTCATTAATTTGCCATTCAGAAGACTCGACAGGTTTAAATTGCTGTATTTCTACTTTGTGAGTATTAGCTTCGTTGATGGACATCATTTTAAGGTCGAACTGTTTTGATGCCATAGCATAAGTCTTGTATTCGTTCTCCTTGCGGTTATTCCATCCACCGATGTAATCGAAATCCTCTGCAAGTACCTCAGTGTCTTTCTTAGGTGCTACTTTGATATAGAACTTATTACATTCGTGAATAATGCCATATGTCTTGCCGTCGGCGGCTTTCATCTTATATTCTACAATAGGCTTTGAACCCCCTGTATTCACAGTCTGTTCATTAATACCATAACCTATGAGTTCTTTCATTCTTTGAACTTCACTTTCGCTTTGATAATTCATATTTAATTAACTAAATAGTTTTATTAATAATAAATATAATGGTAAAACGATAAAATTTTACTAAATATTTCTTTTATTCTCAGTAATACTATTTACCTTATCATATGCCTTATTAGCAATATTCCATATTTTATCGATATATTTCATCCTTCTTATCAATTTATAGATAATATTTCCACTACTCATCTCTTTCTGATTACTTTTCAATCCTTCTGTTCTAAGATTTTTCAAACGATTAAATATCTTTTCGATTTTATTTCCAAGGACTTCGATTTTGTGCCTATCAGTTTCTTTATCTATTTGGTGATCTATTTTATCAATTTCAGTCATTACTTTTGCCGAGTAATCTTTAATATACCTTGCATTAAGTTTTGCATCTTGGAAGTCAGATGGTTCTACAACCCATTTATTGTCTTCCAGCGAATATTTTCCACTTGAAGGATTTTTTTCATTAGAATCTTCTACGCTTATTTCGATTGGAAAACTGTATATTTTTAGATCCTTGTGGTTTTTGAGCCATACTTCCTTTTTTGCCTTGAAGTAATCATCGACGAAATCTGACTTCTTATATATCTTCTTGAAATCATAAAGGATGTGTATGTCCACATCAGAATATCGAGACCAATTATAGTTTGCGAGTGAACCTGTGAACTGTATATCAACAGGTTTTATCCATGACACTGACAATTCCTTAATAAAGTCATCCGCAATGTCCAATAGACGGAGTCTAACTTTAGATGATAATTGATATTCATCTGAATCTTTCCTTTTTAGCCAAAATTTTTCATTAAGTGTATTTCTTACATTGAATGAATTAAGGTTTAATTCCGAAGAACTGACTTCGTTAATATTATGATTAATGCCTTCGTTTTTCATACTATTGATATTGGATAATATTTCTTCTCTACTTTGTTTTATTAATTTAGTGCCGTTACGCCAGATACAATTTACAATAGCGTTCGGCATTATTATACCTTTATAACCGATCTTTATGAATTTCGTGCCATAACGACCATTCATTGATATTACATCTCCTTTATGAAGACCTATTTCATTATTTCTATCAGATATTGGTTTACCTGTATAGGGAGATATCTCATTGTCGTCTACAAACGAGTTTTCGAAGTCATAATCCAAGACTATCTTATTATGGTCGATTTTATCTGAATCTATTTCTAAAATTACCATTTGACCACCTAACATTCTTGAATGGTCAGAGGCATAGTCCTCAGCAATGGAATAGTCACTGGTCAGAAATATGAATCCGTCAGTAGGTACGTCATAAATCGAATTATCTTTAATCGGTCTTAATCCTTTATGAAGAATTGAATTGAGATAAAGTGAAGTCGTCCCATGGTATAATATCTTTCTCAGTGGTATATCCTTTGGTTTTCTATCGGGTAGATCGATTAATCGACCATTTATCTGTAATTTTGTTATTTTATCTTTAAAAATGCCGATTTTTAACAATCCATATAATTCTTTAGAATCGTATATATCGTAACTTTCATTATTTATTACTAAAGTATAACCGTTTTTGCCGTATACTATTTGACCTACTAAAATTTTCGGTAAATTTTCAAAATTAAACAATGCCTCATATAGATTACGGAAATTGTGATTAATGAAAAAGTCTCTCAGTCTGCCGTCTTTATCGAATATCGTGTCATACATTCCTGTATAGAATCGGCATAATTGCTGTAACAATTGTATTACGATACCAATATTATTGTTATCTTTTTGTTTCAGTTCATCATAACTGAATACATATACCATCCCTTGGAATACGACAACAATGTCATTTTCCTTGATGGTATTCCCGGTATATTTTTTCATCAATTTCAATTCGTTCAGCATAATTTTAGAAACTTTAACTATAAAATAAATAGAAAACCTTTGGTATTTCGAATAATTGTTGTATCTTTGCAGCGTGAAATCAAGAAATACTTAAAAGTTAAATAGTAATGTTAGAAAAAAATAGTGTTGTTAAAGTAGAAACTGAGAAGAGTAAGGAAATGGGGTCTACTGAAAAGGCAAATTTCTTTATGCCTTCACCGAAGCAATTATATAATCATCTTAGTGACTTCGTTATAGGGCAAGAGGAAGCGAAAAAGGTTCTATCCGTTACGGTATACAATCATTTTAAACGTTTTCTATCCAATGTTTATGGTGCAACTGATGGTATCAAAGGTTATGAAAGATTCAGAGATGTAACTATCGATAAGTCGAATATGATGATTCTAGGGAATACAGGTACAGGAAAAACCTATATGATTAAAACTTTGTGCAAGTATCTTCATATTCCTTGTTATGTCGCTGATGCCACAAAATTAACCGAATCTGGCTATGTAGGCGATGATGTCGAAAATATATTGGTCGGTCTTTTAAAGGCTTGCGATTATAACATTAATCAGGCGCAATGCGGTATCGTAATAATTGATGAATTCGATAAAATTGCAACAAAAGGTGAAAATATGTCGATAACCCGTGATGTCAGTGGCGAAGGTGTACAACAAGGTTTATTGAAAATCGTAGAAGGGGGTATTGTAAGTGTTCCTCCTCAAGGTGGAAGAAAGCATCCTAATCAAGAATGTATTGATATCGATACCACCAATATTTTATTTATTGCTTTGGGGGCGTTCGATGGTATCGACAAAGTTATCGAGAAAAGGCTCAATACTACTCGTATCGGTTTTACTGAAAACAATAATAAGGAACAAATTAAATGTAATCCATTAGAAAAAGTCGAGACCTCTGATATTAGGAAATTCGGCATTATTCCCGAATTGTTAGGTAGATTCCCGATAATAACCCATACGAACCCGTTGTCTGAGGACGATATGGTTAGAATATTAAACGATACTAAAAGTTCAATAATTAAACAATATCAGAAATTGTTGTATATGGATGACATCGATCTTTGTTTCTCGAAAGAAGCTTTACGTAGTATTGCGAGACAGGCAATCGAGACTAAGACTGGTGCAAGAGGATTGAGAAAAATTATTGAAAATGTCTTAATGGACATAATGTTTGAATATGGTGGTAATCAAGGTAAAAAGAAGGTATTAATTACTGAAGAAATGATAAAAGGATTCATGAGAAAGGAAAAAGTAGCCTAATTGCAAATATAAGGTGTGTTTAAAACATATACAGCTACACTTATAAGCAGGCTACTTTCTTTACATAAATATAATGATGGAAAATAAAAGGCATAATATTCAACTTCACCATTAGTTAATTTATTTTTTTTTTTAATGTGTGATAATATTTATGTCACATAATAAAATTAAATAATTAATAATGGCTAAAATACTTGATCTGAAATCACATGTGCCTGAAGGAAAATATAAAGCAACGATAATTGAAGATAGTTTAATACATGACAGGAAAGAAATAATGAATTTAATCAAAAAAGGTTATTCATTCTCATCTGAAGTTATGGAAACCGCCGGTTTCATTAAACACATCCGTAATGTTACGACAAGTTTATCAATTGTAGAACATAAAAAAGATAATAGGGTATACGAAAAAGACACCGCAGATATAAAATCTATCATACGTTCAATTTCTACATTGGACAATGGTGAGATTGAAACTTTCGATGATATTGAAAATACTGATAATGATTATGACGAAGAATAAAAAGAAAATTATCGCCTTTGCGGGAAGGCAAAGAAGTGGAAAGACACAGTTGGCAAAATTGCTTAAAAATGAAGATGATGCCGTTATTGTTACGATCGCAAGTGCCTTAAAAAAATTATGCTGTGACATTTTAGGCATCGATAGTGTCGACCGATTAAATTATTTAAAAGACAGCAGAGATAGAATTGATGCCAAACCGACTGACGAATGGGCATTGAAAATCGCACACAAGACTGGTATCGAATATAGTGACGTATCTAAAGAACTTAGTCGATATGATAATATAAAAGATGTACGTCAAATGATACAAGTCGTAGGAACAAATATCATTCGCAAATATAAACCTAATTGGCACGTAGAACAGTTAAAAAAGGAAATCAAGGAGACTAAATCCCCGTTAATCGTCGTAGATGATGTAAGATTCCCTAATGAGTGCGAAGCTATCAATAAATTAGGCGGTCATATTTTCTTTATTATCAGAACAAATGGAATATCTGATACGATGGTATCTAACCACGAGTGTGAAACCTCTCTTCGATGGTATGATTTTACAGATAATAGAATAATCCTCAATACAGAAACTCCTGAATATCTTGATAGCCGTTTTATCATATCATATCGTAATGATTTTTATGACACTGATACAAATGAAATCTTTGCCTCGGCAAACAAAGAGTTATTCAAGAATCCTTTTGTCATTGAAGACTTAAAGAATAGAATATAACGATGGAAGTTGTAGATAGAAAATCAATTAATGACGATTTGACAAAATATGATTATCTTGCTAAAAAAGATGATTTTATAATTGTTACAGAATGGACTAATCATGAAGGTGTCGATATTACAATCGGTGATAATAAATTAATTAGTCTAAGCTATGGCACATTAGATGCCATTGATTATTTAGTAAAAACACTTAAATATAAAGAATAAAAGCATGAAAAATTTTTCAGTTAATGTAGATGGTAAAGAGTATTGGATTTCTCGTTCGCTTGCCACAGTTTGTTTTATTTTCAAACATAAGAATAACAGAACGTTCGTTTTAATTGAGAAAAGAGGTAAAGGTGCTGCTGATAACATTGGAAAATGGTGTGTACCTGGGGGTTATTTGGAATATAATGTGACATTAAAAGAAAATGCTGCGTTGGAAGTTCTACAAGAAACTGGCTTCGTTATTAAGAAGGAGAAATTAAAAATTGTAGGGATTAATTCTTCCCCATCTGAAAATCATCAGAATGTTACGATACGTTATGTATATAATGCTGATGAAAACGAAGAATTCAATTTAAGCAATGCTGTTGGTGGAGAGAAAGATGAGGTCGAAGACGTTCAATGGCTGGATATTACAGATAATAAAAGTAAATTTTTAAATGATGATACAAAATGGGCATTTAATCATAATATTTTAATTAAAAAATATTCTTGAATAGATTGAAACCGTAAAATTGTACAGTAAAGGTGAAGCAAAAGATGAAAGTCTGGATATTTATATATTATAAATATTTAGGCTTTCATCTTATCATGAGTAAAAAGAAAACTACTGAAGAATTTATCAAAGAATGTAAAGATAAAAATATAATATATGATTTATCAAAAATAACATATAACTCTGCCAAAGAAAAAGTTTGTGCGATTTGTCCTGAACACGGAGAATTTTGGATAACACCTGATAATTTACTTCATGGAAAAGGATGTCCTAAATGTGCGATAGAGAAAAATAGACTTAGATGCACAAAAGGAATAGAAAAATTTAGAGAAGAAATAGAGAATAAATACCCGAATAAATTTGATTTAACTCAAAGTGAATATATCGGCACTAAGACGAAAATAAAAGTAATATGCCATGAAAAAGATGAGTTTGGTCATGAACACGGAGAATTTTGGATAACACCATCTCATCTATTAAATGGACAAGGTTGCCCTAAATGTAATTCATTCCTATATAAGAAATATATTCCTTATTTATATAAGCAAGAAGTTGAATTAATAGAATATATTCCTCCACATGACAATAAGGATAGTAAATTAAGATTAAGATGTATAAAACACGATAAAATATTCGAAATAGATACAAAACAAATCCTTAAGCAAGAACATCTTTGTCCTGAATGCCGTAATGAATATAATTTAAAAAAACAGAAAGAAAATTTTATAGCAAAAAGCTGTGAGAAACATAATTATTTCTATCGTTACGAGAATGTTAATTTTAAAGATTATTCTACAAAAGTAAGTATAACCTGTCCAATTCATGGCGAATTTTGGCAAGCTCCCTGTAATCATATTAAGGGACAAGGTTGTCCTAAATGTGCAAACGAAAAACGCACATCGAATACCAAAGAATTTACGAATAAATTAAAAAAATTAATAGGTGATAAATACGATTTAACGAAAGTTGAATATATAAATGCCGCCACTAAAGTTTGTATTATTTGTCCCGAACATGGTGAGTTTTATGCAACCCCTAATGCCCTATTACAAGGAAAAGGTTGTCCTAAATGTGCGGGTAAATATAAAACGACGGAAGATATTGTTAATGAATTTAAGAAAATAAATGGTGATAGATTAGATTACTCAAAAGTGAATTATGAAAAGGCGGATAAAAAAGTTTGCATCATTTGTCCTGAACATGGAGAATTCTGGGTGACCCCTAACAAACATTTACAAGGGCGTGGTTGTCCTAAATGTAAAGAAAGCTATCTTGAACGTACGGTCACTAATTATTTGGATAGTCATAATATTAAATACATACCACAATACCCGAATAAAGATATCATAGGATTAAAAAAATGTGATTTTTACATAGAAGAATATAATATTGTCATTGAATGTCAAGGTAAACAACATATTGGATATATTTGTGGTTGGAATACTGAAGAAAAATATAAAGAATTATTATCAAGAGATATTGATAAATACCGTGAATTGAGTAGTGCCGGTATCAAAGTATACTATTTATTTGATGAAAGAGTGTTTAATTCTAACATATATACTGATAAGTTATTTCAAGGAATATATAATAAGGGAAATACATATACTCAATTAGATGAACTGTTTAATAAAATTAAAATAGATTACAATGGGCAAGAAGAAGAAAAAAAAGAATAACATCCAAGAAGATGTTATCAAGGCAATGAGAAAAGCCAATCGTGAAATTGAATTGGAACGTAATGGTGGCCGATGGATTGCTGTTAATCGTCCACATAAGAATAAAAAGAAATATGATAGAAAAAGAGACTCTAAAGTTGATTTAGAGTCTCTTTATTTTTTACCTTTAATTTAATTAGTTAAACTTTTAAATTATTATAGATATTAATTACTTTTTTATAATATCCATTCGTTTTCTTTTTCAATGCCTTTGGGCCCCCGTTCCAAAGTCTTATTGCCTTCTCAATATCATTAGACTTGTTGTAGAATGACTGTATTATCATAAACATTTCTTCTGATTTCTTAGCACTGTACCTATCATCATAAGTGTATTTTTTCTTACCTATAATGCGATTACATTCATCGACTGTGATTTTAGAAATCTGTAATAATCCTACGTGCTTACCACCTTTACTTACCATTTTTGAATTATGTTTGCTTTCGACGTGAGCAATTGCGTTAATCAATCTTTTGAAATCAACCTGTGCGTTAGTCTTAATAATGTTAAGATGCAATAACAATACTAATAAAATACCTTTTAAAATCTGTCTTTTTTTCATGCCTTCGTTTAAAATTATTATTCACATCATTTCACAGATGATTAATCGAAAGCAAACCATTTTTAGAAATTTTATTATAGTACCAATCTTTAATAACCTGTTTTAAAAATTCCTTCCTGTCACTTTCATCTGAAATCATATTGTGAAACTTATCATCAAGAAAAAGAAGAAGTTCACTCGGTTGCATTGTCTTTAATGGTTGACCACTATTCGATAGCATCACCACGGTTGGTGATGTACATGGATAACCGTTAGTGTCAATATCATCCAAGTTTTGTCTCTTAAAATTCTTATCCATAAATTTCTTGATGAATAAAACTTTATCAGCATTTGGATAGAATGCCTCAGAAATTAATCCTGATATTATTTCGTCTTCTTTGTTTTCACTTATTACAATGTGTTTCATAAATTACTTGTCACGCAAGTATCTTTATATAAATATGTATAAAAATATAACTTCGGCAAATATACTACTTTATTGTCGAAGTTATGTGGTTTTCAGTGTTAAAAATCGTTTTCGGTGAATATATGTGGCTCTTCACTATCCAAAATGATATCGGTTACTTTATCCTCGATAGTCTCCTCAATGCACCTTAATATAGGTCTCGCCCCGAATTCACGTTTATCTTTAATTCTATCGAATATTAATTCAATCATATGCTTATTAGTAAATGTCTCATCAACTGAATGTCCGATTTCTTCAATATTATTTTTTAATTTAACTAATTCTAATTTAATGATAGTTCTAATGTCATTTTCTGTAAGAGTATTGAAATTAATAATCTTATCAATACGATTAAGGAATTCAGGGGCAAATTTATTTTTCAAAGCTTTACTAATTATACGTTTTTTATTATCCTCAATATTTCCACGGTTGAAGCCTATAAGTTCCCCTCTCTCGGCACTTTCTTTTGCCCCGATATTAGATGTCATTACAACGATAAGATTTCTACAATCTACTTCGTTGCCTTTATTATCACTAATTCTTCCGTCGTCGAATAATTGCAAAAACATATTGAATACTTTTGAATGTGCTTTTTCGATTTCATCCAATAACAGTACACAATGTTTCTTTTCTCTTATCGCATTAGTCAGTACACCTCCATCATTATAACCGACATAACCGCTTGAACTACCGATTAATTTGTTGGTACTGGTTTCATCGTTATATTCAGACATATCAAGCCTTATCATACAATTTTCATCACCGAAGACTTTTTCAGCTATTTTCTTGGCGGTATAAGTTTTACCTGTACCCGTTGTTCCGACAAATAAGAAAACAATAGGCTTCCCTTTGCTCCGAACACCGACTCGTTTTCGTCGAATGGTTTTTGAAATAACCTTTATAGCATCATCTTGCCCAATGATATCTTCCTTCAAACTTTCCTCTAATTCTTTCAAACGTTTCTTTTCATCGTTATTTAACTTTTCCAAGGGTAAACCTGATAATACTGAGACGACCTTTCTAATATCTTCATCTGTCACACTTAAAGGTAATTTATCCAATCTTTCTTGTTTAATTTCGTTAAGTATTTTATTCTCGATATCAATTTTCTTTTTTGCAAATTCATCCAAACGGTCATAATAGTCAATTTCGGCAGAAGAATTATTTTTATAGTCCAGTTCCTTGGCAAGAAGTTCTTCTCTTTCATTATTTAATCTCTTCAATGTATTATTATCAGTTACCTCAAGATTTAATCTTGCACCAGTTTCATCCATAACGTTTATTGCTGATGCAGGCAAAGGCATATTATTTAGATATTCCTTTGATAATGATATACAAGTTTTAATTGCAGAATTATTATATTTTACTTGATGAAAGGTTTCTAATTTATCTTTCACTTTTGATAAGATATCAAATGTTTCATTTTCATCTGGCTCATCGAGAATTATAGGCTGTAAATCGCTTTTTAAGAAATAATAGCCATTACACATTTCATCAAAGACCTTTTGAGTCGAAGTACAAATGAAGTTAATATTCTTATCCTCCATTATCTTTTTGAATATAGAGGCGACATCACTTTCTGACTTTTCAGCAATATTGAAAATCGAAGATAAATTATCGACTAAAAAAATATATTTACCGCATTTCGATGCGTCGTCGGTGATGCTTGCCATTTTACTCTCGAATACACCTCTTATACCAGTATTCATAAAGAGCTTATTCATTTCTAGTTCTACGACAGTCTTATTTTTAAATGCCTCTGGTGCATTTCCTTTTTCGATAAATGAGGATAAATTACGGGCGAACGCTGATTTACCTATGCCGGACTTTCCGAGAATAACGACATTATTACATTTTCTCTTGGAAAATATTTGGAATATACGTTCATACAATTCTTCTTTGCCGTAAAATTCATCCAATTTACCTTCATTATATAAAGTATTCAAATTTATCGTATTCCGTTCAACGTTATTATCAATAGTATTGACCTTTGTTTTTATCGTGTCATTCTTTTTCGACTGTTGAGTCTTTTTGTCGTTTTTATCTTTATCGGCTGAAGGTTTATGCGGTCTTAGGGAATAGTAATAATTAACTAAATAACGATGTATCTGTTGATAACTAACATTAACTATTTTAAAACTATCTGAAATGACGTTCTTTTTCTTGAATATTGCGCATAATAAGTGTGCCGAACTGATATTATCAGATACAGTTTCATCGGATATCTTTTCGGCATCCTTTATAAAATTATCAAAAGATTTATCCAATGTTACTTGCGGATCAGATAATGGAGATGAATTGTCACTCAAATACTTTTGATACCATGAAATCATTACATTGATGCTATCGCCTAGCATTACTCTTGATAATATCCTATATGCCGTGCAGTCTTTATTGGTTAATACCGATAATACAAAATATTCAGGGGTAAGGGTATTTCGAGGAAACTCAGATGATAATTCATCCTTTATATATGTGAAAAGATTCTTTAATTCTTTAGTTATTTCTTTACTCATTACTAACGTATTTCTTTATTAGTTATCGTATAATTTATAATCTTTTAACATTATTTTTTCAATCAACTTCATGATTTTATGAATTAATGTAGTATATTTGCAAGTGAAAAATATAAATTATAACGATGATAGTATATAACAAATATTTGGATAATCAAGATTATACGTGGTATGATAGTTCAAATGTACTTTTCAGTAAATGCTACGATGATCCGAATAGCAGCACAAAAACACTAAAGATAGTATTTAAAAATGGTAGAACGTATATATATAAAGATGTTGATATAAATGACTACCTTACTTTTAAAACAGCACAATCTAATGGTCAAGCTGTAAATACTTCTATTATTAAGAAGTATAAAGGTGTAAGAATTAGCGACACTGATGTGGATAAATTGACTGAACTCCGAGAGAAGTTCATTAATGACGAAAAAGAAATATCAGAGACACCTCTAAAAGACTTAATTTATAAAGTCGACTATAACGAACAGAATGGTGAATTTACATTGGCAATAGGCGATAAAGTAATCTATCATGGAAATGAGAATAAAGTATCATTATTCTCACTATTTAAATCAATGAATATTGCATATTCGTTGAATGTAGTCGATAAAATCGATTATGAAACTGATGAAAATAAAGAAAAAATTAATTTATAGATGCTAAATAATGTTGATAGACAGTATTTGTCGTTATTGAACGACATTTTGGAATATGGTGTCGAGAAAGACACCAGAAGCGGAAAGGTTTTATCATTGTTTGGAAGAACAATGAGATTTAATCTTAAAGAAGGTTTCCCTTTGCTTACGACAAAGAAAGTCTTCTATCGTGGAGTTATTGAGGAATTACTTTGGTTCCTTAAAGGTGTATCAAATATCTCGTATTTGAAGGATAAAAATGTCCATATATGGGATAAAGATGCCTATCGTTATTACAAAGAAGTATGTAATAAACATAAAGAAATGTATTCAATAGACGATGACGATACAAATAAATTAGTTACCGAAAAGATTACACCTTTTAGTTTCGATGAATTTATGTCTAATGTGGGCGATAATAGATGCATTCTGTTCAGTAACAATGACCTTTACTTCTATGGTGATTTAGGTACAATGTATCCTACGACATGGAGACATTTCGGAAGCAACGATGTAGACCAAATTAATTATGTAATAAACGAGTTGAAGACAAATCCATTTTCTAGAAGAATTGTGTTGACCTGTTACGATCCTAATTCAGTAGAGGATGCTGCCCTTTATCCTTGTCACATTCTTTATGAATTCAATGTTTCGATTGACGAAAATGGAGAGAAATGCCTTAATTGTGTATTGAATTGCCGTTCGACCGATTGTCCTCTCGGATTACCGTTTAATATTGCATCGGCGGCATTTTTGGTGCATATGTTGGCACACGTTACAGGAATGAATGTCGGCGAATTACTTTATGTCGGCTGTGATTGTCATATCTATTGTAATCAAATAGAGGCTGTAAAGGAACAGTTGGAACGTGATCCTGACAAATATCCATTGCCTGCTTTGAAGATTAATCCAAAGGTTAAAGATATTGATGACTTTACTTACGGAGATTTTACCATTGAAAATTATAATAGCTATCCTGCAATTAAAGCCCCTTTATCAGTAGGTTAAATTAATTTAAAATAAATTTATTATCAATAATGGAGAAAAAAAATAATATCGCGGTAGAAGCATTGACGAGACACGCTAATGAAATCTACAGTAATCTCAAGAAGGACACTATTGCTGAGGTTAAAAAATTGCAAGCAATGACAAAGCTCAGTGATACTGAAATGCAGACAATTTTAGGCTTATCGGATAAAGAGTTTTCTGCTTTGATGGACGAGAGGTTATATTATGTCATTAAAATAGACACTCTTATAAAGCTTAAAATATTAGTAAATAAGAAAATAGTTTCTTTAAGAGAGACTAATGACTGTTATCGGAATTTTGACATCAATGAATTTATAACACGTTATAAACGAGCCGAAATTGAAGATAGTATTAATAGACTGTTGAATACGATAGGTGTTACATCGGCAGAAGAAATCGATGCTTTTACTGATATGTTAACAGAAATGATGAAACAATCTAAGGAGGGTAAAATCTCCTGTATTAAAAATATTTATAATGAGTAAGAGAAAAAATTTTGATTTCATACCGAGTCCGTATCAAGAGAAAATATTCGATTTTATTACTGAAGGTGACGGTAATGCTGTTGTATCGGCGAAAGCCGGATCAGGAAAAACTTTTACTATCATTAATGCAATGAAATTAATTCCTAAGACTAAGAAGGCAATTTTTATTGCCTTCAATAAGTCTATTGCTGACGAATTGAATGAAAAGTTAAAAAGCAATTCAAATTGTATGGCATATACAACGCATAGTCTTGGTTTTAGGATGATTCGTAGAAATATGGGTAATGATATAATCGTTGACGAATACAAGTACCGCACATATCTTAAGAATAATTTTCTGAATGTAACAGGACTTAATGATGGTGAAATTAACATCGAAAAAAATCAAATTAATGAATATACTGAGAATATATTGTTATTAATTGATTTTTCTCGTTTGTTTTTAGCTCATGATGACGAAGCGATTAATAACATAGTTGAACGCTATGATGTACCGTTAATTGCCAACGAAGTTGAGGTCGTTAAACGCTGTTTAGAATGGGGTAAGAACAATATAACATCGATAGATTATGCCGATATGTTATGGCTTCCTACGGCTTTAAATTTACGACCATTAGGAATGCTGTATGACTGGGTATTTCTTGATGAAGCACAAGATAGTTCTATTGCAGCGATTGCGTTATTTAAAAAATGTGTGAAGCCTAATGTCGGTCGATGGGTATGCGTTGGTGATGAAAAGCAATGTATTAATCTCTTTTGTGGCTCGAATGAAGATAATTTCAGACAGCTTTGTCATAGTGAAAATACACAAGTGTTCGATCTCCCGGTTTCATACCGTTGTGGCAAAAAAATTATCGAATTCTCTCAATCGATAGTTAAAGATATCTTACCGAAAGAGAATGCCATCGATGGTGAAATTAAGAACGACTGTAAGCTTTCTTGCCTCAAAGACGGAGATATGGTATTGGCACGTTCCAAAGCACCTTTGCTGAAGGTGTATACTAAGTTAATCAAAAAAGGTATAAATTGCTATATTAAAGGACTCGATATAGGTGCAAATTTGATTAATTTACTCGATAGCATCAAAGGTGAAGAATTGAACATTAATCTTAGAAAAGACGGAGTATTCATTAGGCTATATGATAAATTATTCGAGACAAGAGATAAACTTGTGGAAAAAAGGGGTCTCGATATTGATGACGCAACATTATCGTCATATATTATGGAGCAATATGACACCATCAAGGCATTGGAGGTATTGGCATTTAATTGTGCTACTAAAAATGAGTTGAAAGCACGTATAAGGGATATCTTTAAAGAAGACTCCAAAGGTGTATGTCTTTCTACTATTCATAAATCTAAAGGTCTCGAAGCCGATAATGTATATATTTTGTGTCATTCTTCAATGCCATCAAAGAATTGTCATCATGAATGGGAAAGGATACAAGAGAAGAACTTAATGTATGTTGCATATACCCGAGCAAAAAAGATATTAGGTTTCATTTCAGAAAAGGAAGTACCTCCTACGGGAAGTATGTCAGAGCCTGAAGATATCCTTAACGAATTGAATTATATCGAATCAAAAGTATGTGAAATCTTAGGAAGAGTCCCACTACAAAAAGTAGATGGTGTCGAAATGGCGAAAGTCCGTCTACAAAAGATGGAAAAGGTCGAATTACCTAAAAAGAAGAAAGAAAAGAAAATTAAAGTGGTATCAAATAAAAAAGACAGCAATAAAAAGTTGCTGTCTGATTTGGAAAAATTATTTTAAATAGTCTGAGCATCGTAGCCGTCTATCTCCATAATTTGAGGGGTAGGCGGTTCAATGTTTTCTCTGAATGACTTATTTTCATTAATATTGAATTCCTGTTCAGCGGTTTCCTTATACTTTGCGTTACGTTGTTTATAAAAGGAAACACATTCTCTCTGTTCAATTATGTTATATTCAAAAGGATTGCCCATCGTGGTATAATTTATCTTATTTTATTATTAATTGTATTCAACAAATTTGTCTGTGTACCTTGCTCATTTTTAATTGCAAGAATATTACCAGAAGCAATATTCAATTTGGTATCAATGTCATCAAGCTTGTTCATCAAAGCATTTTTGGCTTCAGTTACCTCATCAGTAGTATGTTCATTAACCTTCTCACGGGTTTCCTCGTGTTCATTGATAATATGCTGCTTTAATTCTTTCTTCCAAGCACGTTCTTCTTCTTGTAGTGTATAGACGCTACCGATTACTTTATCGTCGATGCCTTTCACATCGCTCTTAACAACCCCAGGGTTGTCTTCACAGAAGCCATAATCATTATAAGTGTTATTCATTGCCATATTCTCCTTAATTTAAGTTATTAAATGATTTTATTTGTTCATTAAGGTCACTGAATTTAGTCTCAAAATCAATCTCATCGAATTTATTATCGGTATGACGATTGATATTATCAATAGCGTCGGCAATTGCTTCCTTGGTCTCGGTGTGAAATGCTGCGCATTGACTCTTACCTTGTTCTACCTTTTCAATAATTTCATTCTTTGCGTTTTCAATGTGACAATTTGTATGACATATTTTATGTTTGATATCATCAATAATTTCATTCTTTGCGTTTTCAATGTGAGAATCTGTATTACATATTTTTTGCTTGATATCATCCATATTTTCATTAACGCTGTCTCGTATTGTCGTAGATATGTGTTCAGAATCAATGCCATTTAATTTCTCGTCAAGATATTCCTTAATCTGTTCGCAACGAGAAGTTAATGGAGTATAGTCACCGTAGTCATATCGTCTTAAATCGTTAGTGTTGTCCATTTGGTACATATTTTTATATTTTACTATATATAAATAGTTTTATAAGGCTATATTTATTATTAATAAGACATTTAAGGTAATGAAATTATTCGCTAAGATATACGATAATATAATAAAACTGACCGAAAATCAATATAATGTCATAAAAGGATTAATAACAGAGGGCTATTATGATGATTCTGTTACTCCTTTATTCTCGAAGACAAAGACGAATCGAGAATTAGGGGTAAATCCTTTGACCGTCGATAACGGAAACCATACACCGACTGATGTATTGAGGCAACCATCCACAATAGATTTTAATGGAGCCAATTTTCACGGTGTAAATCTCATTGTGTCAGATAATAAGTTTATGTTCTATAAAGTAAAAAACTTCGGCACTGACAAAATCAGTAGTACATTACAATTATTCGGTCGTGGTGCTGGCGGCGAAAAGGGACTCAGGGCGGCAATTGATACATTAAATGGTGCCGCGATGAGGAATAATAAAAGTTTACGTTTTAGAACTATCACATCTGAGACCTTTAAAAATAAATCAAAAATGACTGACCATATGAGCAATACTTTTTGGGAATTCTCATATGATAATGGAAATACTTGGTATATAATGAAACCTCATCCTGTTCAGAATATGCAGCCGAGCAAAGTATTTATAAAAATGTAATTTTGAACGGATGTTAATATTTATAATAAAATTAATTTTAATAAAATATGAAACAGACTTTTAAGCTCACTGAAAGTGAATTGCATAATCTCATAAGTGAATGCATAACAGAGGCAATCGAAGATGAAGGGTTAGGTTCATTTTTCGGTGGAATGGCAAAGAAATTAGGACGTGACACAGTCTCAGCTATGTCAAATGTCGGCAATCGAATGGCTCAAGGCGCAAAGAATATGGGTAGGATTGCTCAAGGCGCAAAGAATATGGGTAGGATTGCTCAAGGCGCAAGGAATGCTTACCAAGGTGTCAAGGATTACGGTCAATCATTGTATAACGCAGGCGTACAGCAATCTAATATCAGTGATGCACAGACTGCAATCAAGACGATTCAAGGATTAGTAAAAAAAGGTATATTAGGACAAAATATTGCAAATATGGTGGTCGGTAATCTTAGAAAGTACGGTAATCAATAAATAATTTATTATTAAGATTTTTTAAGTCGGAATATTTTGCCTATTCCGACTTTTTTCGTATCTTTGCAGCATTAAATTAATTAAATAATAATTAGACTATGTATTTATCTGGTGTTTTAGTGGCATTCGCTGCCGCAATGATCTGGGAAAGAGTGTTTTATCATCGCAATGACGGAGGTTTAAAATCTATGAAGGAACATGAGTGGATTGAAGATATTTTCATTTCATTATGCTCTTGGCCCGCAGTGGTATTTATCGGCATCGCTTTTTATGTGGCAATCTATCATAAAGATTTCTTTGAAAAAATTACTGGCAGAAAAATCTAATATATCATGTCATTTGTTATATACTATTTGATAGCTTGTGCCGTAATATTTATATTGATAATATGCGATATTAAATATTATGAAATTCGTGATACCTTAAGACACTATAATACGATGAATAATCATATTAAAGTTATCGATGATAAATTATCTAAAATAGATAAAGATGATTTCGGCGAGTTAAATCGATTGATGGATGAAAGGAATTATTGGTTATCATTGAATAAAGGAAAAGAAAAATATAAATGGATTATTCGTTTAAAGAATAATAAATAACAAAATGAAAGATTATTACAACTTATCACAGTTAAAAAGAGTGTATGCGGTCGAAGATACATTATCAGATAGATGGAGACATTATGTACCAAAATCAGTAAGTAAAATTAATTGGTTATTTAATAATAGACTATATACATCAAACCAAACAAGGGATGTATATGTCCGTTCTAGATATTATCTCCGTAGTGAAAAAATACCTTATTATACTTTAGATAATTTAAAAGAACAATTAGATTCATCTGAATATTTTGACTTTGACAATAAAGAGGTAAGGACTTTTCCTAAAGTAGTATTATCATGGTGTGATGGTTCAAAAACTAAAATATATTTTGCGACAAATGATGAAGCCAATAGTTATGTCGATATATTAGTCGCAAAATGTAAAAAGGAAGGGAATGTTTTACTTGCTCTCAGTAAAGATTAACAAACATTAACGGATAATTCTTGGGTATTTCAAAATAATTCAATACCTTTGCAACCGTAAAAATAACGAGGGGATTTGTAGTGCTTGCACCTCGATAAAAACGCTAAAAATCTAATGAAAACAGATTCCACTACATAATATTAATTTAATTAAAACATTTAAACAATTAATTTTATGTGTAAAAAAGTTATTACAAGTGAGTTTGTAAGTTATGGTCATCCTGACAAAATCGCAGATACTATTGCAGATAGTCTGTTGGATGCTTATCTTGAACAGGATAAAAATACTCGTGCGGGTATCGAAGTAATGGTTAAGGATAATAATGTTGTTCTCGGTGGTGAGGTATCTTCAAATGCAATAATCAACTACGATACTATTGTTCGTGATATATTCAAAGGTCTGGATTTCCCATCAAATCATAATCTTAATCCTGAGAATATTAAGATCATTAACCTTATTGGCAAACAGTCATCCGAAATTCATCAAGGAGTCGACAAGAGTGAAAATGTTATTGGGGCTGGAGATCAGGGCTTCGTTGTAGGTTTTGCCTCTGATGACACTGATGTGTATATGCCTTTAGGACACTATATGGCGAAGAAAATTTGTCAATGGGTGGCATCACAGAGAAAACTTGGACTCGGTCCTGATACCAAGTCACAAGTAATTGTCATACGTGATGATGCGACTTATGAAAATAAGGTCGATTATATTCTAGTTTCAACGATGCATATTAAAGATATTGATGTCAAAGAGGTCAAAGCCATCGTGAAAAAGGCTATATTTAATAACGTGGTTGGTTTTAGTGACGATATATTTAATCAATATATTCGTGGCAATGAAGATTCCATCGAAATTGTTGTTAATCCTTGTGGTTCTTGGAATATAGGAGGCCCTGTATCTGATTGCGGAGTAACAGGACGAAAGCTTGTCGTAGATCAATATGGAGGTTATTCCAATATCGGTGGAGGCTTCTATGGTGGAAAGGACTATACTAAGGTAGATCGTTCGGCTGCGTATATGGCAAGATATCTGGCAAAGAATATCGTTGCATCTGGTATTGCGAAGACTGCCAAGGTTGAATTGTCTTATGTTATCGGTGTTCCTGAGCCATCTTCAATTAATATCGAATTGACTGGCACAAAGGTAGATATCGACATCGACCGTCTCAAAGAATGGATAAAGAAAAACATCGACTTGACCCCTTATGGAATAATGAAAAGATTCGATTACTCTTACGGCAGAAATGGATATACGGAGATTAATGGTTTCTATGGTGTTGATGCCAGTACGCCGGCATTAAAGGTCTATTATCCTTGGGAAAAACTTGATATCGCTAATGATATAAAGAATTTATTTAATCTATCAGTATTAAGTACTGTATTATAATGAACATTGAATTATCCCTCCGATATTAAATTTGGAGGGATAAAATATTTTTTCCAAATATATGAATGATAATAAAATATTTGACGGGGCGTTGATAGATGCCATTGTTACAAGCAAGATGAAACACATATTTGATCCTGTTTCTGGAAACACGACTGAAACTTTGGTCGACAGTAGTGATGAAATGTATGCAGCTTTGTTAACTCTTAGGTATGGTGTTATTAAGATAAGCGACAGCCTATATTGCGCCCTTAATATTAATGATGATAAAGATTTCAAGGGAAATATTATTAAGTTAAATAAGATCGGTGGAAAAACCGACCCTATATTTCTTAATAAAGGTAATTGGTCAAAAACTATTTTATATGATGACAGTAAAAGAACACACGAGACTGAAAATTACGATGCTATAAATATCAAAGAGTTGGCAGATGCCGACTATGACACTTACGAACGTTGCAGCATAAATGCGAAAAGAATCATTAACGTTAGGTCTTCTAAGATACTAAAAATGGCTTTGAACGAATAATTATATTTATAATTATATATATATATAATAATATTATGACAATAATAAATGAACAACAACTTAGAGGAATTATTCGTGAAAGTCTAAAAACTACCATTAATACCTTGTATGAAAGCAGCATGAATCGTATACATGAATATGTTAAAAATTATGAATGTGCGATAATAACTGCGTGGAGAGATGAATTAAAGGATGTAACAGATAATACCTTTAAGCCTAATCATATTTATCACGAAAAAGGTAAACGAGGTAATAAAATAGTCGGGGAACCTTTTTCTGCTGATAACAATAAATTTAATACCCGTGAGAAAAAATTTTATAATACACAGTTAAAAGACACCTTACGCAAATATGGTTATGGCGTTATAAAAGTTAGGGGTTCATACCGAGAATACGGAAAGCAAGAAGCACAGGAAGAGTCTTATTTCGTTGTTAATTTAAATGATGAGCCTGATTTCAAGAAAAAAATGTTCGAGATATCAGAATATTATAATCAAGATTCTTTCATGTATTCGCCAAAGGGTACAGATGAAGGTTTTTTAATCGGAACAAATAAGGCAGCGTGGCCTGGATATGGTAATGAAGAACCTTCTAACAAATTCAAACGTGATGTACAATCAATTTTCATGTCTAGGATAGGAAACAGGGGATTTAGTTTCACAAATGGAGATAGAATTAATCCGAATGACCCAAAAAGGAAAGAGAAATTATCTTCAGATGACAACAATTATGAGACTGATAGACCTATGACTTTCCAAGACCGTAAAAAGGAACGTATAAAAAATAATAAGCGAAATGTCCGATAAGGTACTGAAAATTACTAGTATGAAGACCTACAAAAATTACCTTGACAATTTTAAACGATTGGCCGAGTATACTATTCATAAATCCGATGGTATTATAGTCGAAAAGGGTGTCGATAATGCTAACACAAATGGTTGGCAGTTTATTGGTGAAATTGTGTACGGAGGTCCCGATTGGCATAAAAATGATAGAAAATACATCCTTTGTTATCCTGATTATACCGAGGAAATTATAAATTCATTGGGCTTTAGCCGCTTTATAAGCAGTTACCTATCTGTTAATGCTGATACTAATGGTTCAGACGGAGGCAAATATTTTTATTCACTTTTTGACAGCCGTTTTGATAAAATAAAACTTAACGACGAATATAAAAACGGAATATTCGCATTGATTTTTAAGAAATATCTTGTTGATGACGGTGATGAAGCGACCCAAAATTATAGAGAGCAAAAACACCAGGAGTTTATGAATAAATTGTTCCAAGTAGGTGACAATGTCATAATGCACCATAATAGTTCAGCTAAGATAACTGATGGAGTAATTAAACCTGGTATGCCTAAGAATAGCTATTCAAATAACAATGACTGGGGTGTTTATTTTTGGGCAAGTCCTAATAGCGGAGCTGACCAATCAGGAGACGGTGAATATACTTACTATTGTATCGTTCCTATTGAACAAACTTACGACGTTGAGAACAATATCGAGAATTTTAAAACGGACAAAGAGGCACTTGCTAAGTACCCTTATCAATTAAAGGATTGGAAAAACGGTCAAGCTATCGCTTGCCAAACATCTAAACCTACGCCAATATGGAGAATTAGAGATAATCATAATGGAAAATGGTTTGATAATGAATGGAATGAGGTTAATAAGCCTAATGTTTTAAGTTAATTAACATTTTTTCTTTAATTGTTGCTGTGAAATATAGTATATTTGCGGCAACAATTTTCAATATAAAAGGTATAATAAATTACACGATGACCGCAAGGAAAACTACGAAACAATTTATTTTGGAGACCAAAAAGAAACATGACGATAAATACGATTATTCAAAGGTAGAATATATTAATATAGGCACAAAAGTTTGCATCATTTGTCCTGAACATGGAGAATTCTGGCAAACTCCATCTAAACATTTAAATGGACACGGATGTCCAAAATGTTGTAAAACCGGTATTAGATACACGACAGAAGAATTTAAAAATAAAGTGGATGAGATACATAATGGTGAAATATATGTCGCTAACGATGCACACTATATTAATTCTCATACGGATATAAAAATGATATGTCCTAAACATGGTGAATTTTGGACAAAGCCTAATTACATTCTTACTAATCATGGTTGCCCAAAATGTGGTATAGAAAAAGTAAAGGAGAAAATGAGTTTCACAATTGAAGACTTTATTAAGAAGGCCAAAAATATTCATAATGATGAATATGATTATCAATTAAGTGAATATAATGGATATGATACACCCATCAAAATTATTTGTCATAAAGTAGATAAAAATGGAAAAGAGCACGGTGTATTTTTACAATCACCGCATTCGCATTTATCAGGACATGGATGCCCTTTATGCAAAATGAGTAATTTGGAACGAAAAATATATTGTTTATTAAAAGAAAATGACATAAAATTTGAATACGAGAAAAATTTCAAATGGTTAGGTTTACAGACATTAGACTTTTACTTACCAGATTATAGTGTTGCTATTGAATGTCAAGGTATACAACATTTTGAACCTTGCAATTTTGGCAGTACCGTAAAAACGCCTTACGAAATGTTTGATTATGTCAGAGAATGTGACAATAGAAAACATAAATTATGTAATGAAAATGGTGTAAAACTGTTATATTATAAGCAGCATAAATTACCGTCATGGGTGACGAATAAGGATAGTTATTTCTCGAATAAAGAAAGGTTAATTAAATCAATAATGACAAATGGAAAATATGAAAATATTTAATGAAGATTGTAGAGAAACGATGAGACGACTTAAGTTAAATGATGTAAAAGTTGACCTTACGATAACTTCTCCACCGTATGATAATTTGAGGACATATCATAATTCATCTGAATGGAATTTTGATACTTTCAAACAAGTTGCTCAAGGTTTATGGGACATTACTGCGGATGGGGGTGTCGTTGTGTGGGTTGTCGGAGATGCAACGGTAAACGGCAGTGAAACTGGCACTTCTTTCAAACAGGCACTCTACTTTATGGAACTTGGTTTCAAATTGCATGATACGATGTTATATGAAAAAAATAGTTCAGCCTTTCCTAGCTCAAGAAAAAGTAAACGTTATACCCAAATATTTGAATATATGTTCGTGTTCGTCAAAGGTAGAGTAAAAACTTGTAATCTTATTTGCGACAAGCCTAATAAATGGGCAGGACATACCAATTGGGGAAATAATACACAGTATAATAAAGACGGTGAACTAATACCTACAAATAATATTAAGCCTGTTCCTGATTTTTCCCCACGTAACAATATATGGAAATATACAGTAGGCTTTAATGTCAATGAAGGCAAACATCCTGCTGTTTTCCCGTATAAGTTAGCCGAGGATCATATATTGACTTGGAGTAATAAAGGAGATACAGTCTTTGATCCATTTATGGGTAGTGGAACGACTGGATTTGCCTCCATCCATAATGATAGGAAATTTATCGGCTGCGAAATTGATAAGAGATATTTTGACGACTTCGATAAAAACTATAAGAAATATCAAAAAAGATGGAAAAAAGAAATGACTAATTGATATAAATCAAAAAGATACTATTTTTTGGCTAAAATATTTGGTTTTTACCTAAAAAAGTATTATCTTTGCATCGTCTTTTTAAAAGACGAATATAGTTATTATAATAATTTAAAATTTTATCAAAACAATGAAAAAGATTTTATTTTTCGCTATCGCTATGGTAGCACTTAGTTTTGCCACATCTTGTGGTAGTTCAGCAACAAACTCATCAAACGATGTTGATTCAGTAAAGACAGACACTGCAAGTGTAGATTCGGCAAGTGTTGCTGACAGTGTAAATGCTGATTCTACAGCATTTTCGAAGTAATTAGGATTACTTTGTGACAATGATTCGCACAATGATTTTAATTTCATTATGCGAATTTTTTTATTTTAAGACTCCTATTCTATGTTTGAAATCTTTTAAACATTCTTCTTTATTATAATTTACTGAATGTGTTCCATCTGACGGTTTACATCTTACTCTTTCAAGAAATTCGATATCTTTTTCGTCATCATTACCGAGAGCAATTTTTCTAAATCGATCAAATGAATTTCCTTTAGTCGGTATATATCCACGTATATCCTTACCATCCCAATATAAGACAAAAAATATTGCTGATTCCCAATCACCACCGACACAACCTTGGATATAAGGTATACCATTCGTTATTTGAATATCGCCGATAGCTTCCATGTTTTCCTCGTCGTGTTCGATTTCATTCAGATCATCTCTTAATTTCTTCGGTATTTTCTTGTTATATTTTAACGCACCATTAATAAAAGTGCCAGGTTTTAATCTCTTATTCCTATCGTATTTTCCCCGCCAATAATCGTCATCTCGACAGTATTTTTCGTAAAAATCTTTTAAATGCTCTTCGAATTCATCCTTTGAGATTTTCTTTGCTATTCTTCCTTTTGCAGGATAATCAATATCCATATTTGCCCATTTATAGGTTACATTTTCTTTAACAGCTTCTCTTATGATTTGCCTTAATATATCTTCGTTTAAATTAATTAACATGTATTTTAACTTAAATTATAGAAATAAATATCATCATTTGAAATTAAATTATTAACTTTGCAGCGTTAATAAAATGACGAGATAAAGTATTGTTAAATTAAATAAATTTACAAAAAACAAGCAAGAAAGCCCGCTATCTTCAGTGGTGGGATGAATTGCAAACATTTTTGTTTAATTTATTGCCATTTAAACGAATTTTTTTCAAAGTTTATGATATTTATTATTAGAGAAGCGTCAAGGAACTAATATGAAAAGTAAAGACAGATGGGTTACTAGCAGAACTTCAGTATACAACTTGGCGTACCATATCATATGGTGTCCGAAGTATAGACGAAAAGTGCTCGTTGGTGAAATAGAAAAAGAACTTAAACGATTGCTGCTCCTTAAAGCAGAAGAACTTGGATGCCAAATAGAAAGTCTTGAAGTAATACCCGACCATGTGCATGTTTTTATAAAAACACCGCCAACAATAGGAGTACATTTCCTTGTGCAACAGTTAAAAGGAGTAACCGCCAGAGAATTAAGAAAACAGTTCCATTCATTGAAAACAAGACTACCAAATATGTGGACTCGCTCATATTATGTCGAAAGTGTAGGACACATTTCCGAAGATGCAGTAAAGCGTTATATAGAACAACAGAAAAACAAATGATTTCATACAAATACAAGTTGTACACGACCAAAAATACAAAATACTTGGATAACATGCTAAGTGAAGCATGTCATGTGTGGAATCATGCACTTGCCTTGCAAAAAAGGTACTATAAAATATATGGTAACTATGTTTCTGCCGTGAACATGCAGAAACATTTTGCCAAAAGAATAAAACGTACATTTCTGCATTCGCAGTCCGTACAAGAAATACTGCAAAGGTTAGACAAGGCTTACCAACGTTTCTTCAAACACCTTTCAAAGAGGCCACCAAAATTCAAAAAGCAAAAAGAGTTCAGTTCTTTTTGCTACAAGCAAGGTGGGTTTGTGATAGACGGAAACGTATTTCATGTTAATTCTATTAAGAAAAACTTTAAATTCACACTGTCAAGACAGTACCTTGGCAAGATAAAACAAGTGCGAGTTAAACGTTCTCCATTAAACGAATATTATATATGTATAATAACTGATGCAACGGCAAAACCATACGCTAAGACACACAATGGTGCAAGTGTAGGTGTTGACTTTGGTTTGAAAACATATATGACATTTTCTAATGGAGAGCAACTTTCGCATCCACAGTTTTTGAAGAAAGACCTTAATATGCTGAGAAAGCTTTCAAAGAAGCATTCTCGTCGTGTTAAAGGTTCTAACCATAAAGAGCAAGCAAGGCTTTCTTTATGCAGACAGTACGAAAGCATATCGAACAAGCGTGCTGATTTTCAGTGGAAGTTAGCCCACGAGTTATGCCGTAGGTACGACACCATATTTGTAGAGGACTTAAACCTTAAAGGTATGAGCAAACTATGGGGGCGTAAAATGAGTGACCTTTGCCACGGCAATTTTTGCGACATCCTCATTCAAGTTGCGTCCAAGTATGGTTGTACCGTGCATAAGATAGACAAATGGTTTCCGTCTTCAAAGTTATGCAATTGTGGATATAAGAATAATAATTTAACCTTACGTGATAGGTCTTGGGTTTGCCCACATTGTAGACAAGTTCATGATAGAGATATTCACGCATCTGAAATGATACTTCGTAGGGGCATCTACGAATTGGCGAGTGACAGTAAGACCATTGATACTTATGGTTTCTATGGCAGTCACGTTTGTAGCTAAGAATCCCACGGACTTTAGCCGTGGGAGTATGTCAAAAGAATTATATGAAAAATATGAAATTGTTTTAATCTTAGGTGAGGATAATTTCGCAAATATTAAGAATTTTAAAAATTATTATCGCATTTTGCAAAAATTTGAGATTTGTATATGTCCAAGAACCGAAAAAATCGTAAAATTAGATTATAAAGTAGCTGAATTTGCTGATTTTGGTAAGATTAAAGGTGTAAATTTCTTAAATTCTATGCCAGTTAACACTATAAGTTCAACATTTGTTCGAAATGAGGTTAAAAACGGGCACTTAAATTCAGTTTCAAGTCAATTACCTAAGAGAGTTTATAATGAGATTAAATATGGAAAATATTATCGATAAAAAAGATAAGACATTATATCTTACTTTAAAGAAACAGTGGTTCGATATGATTAATGATGGAATTAAAACCGAAGAATATCGTGAAATCAAACCATATTGGGTAAAACGTCTTGAAGGACGTAAATATGATATCGTCGAATTTAGAAATGGCTATCAAAAGGATGCCCCAAAGATGAGATTTAAAATTAAAGAAATATCCATTAATACTGGAAATATCCAATGGGGAGCTGAAAATAATACTTCTTATTATGTAATCAAATTAGGAGAAAGATTATAAAAAAGAAAAATACGTTAATCGATGTAATTGCTATTTATAATATAATAATGAATTATTTCAAAATAAAATATGAAGCAAGACGATTTAAGAGGTAAGATAATGAACGAAGTTAAGTCTCAAATACGTGGCATTGTAAACGAGGAAGTTGCGAAAATCAATACAAAGCAAAGACTTAAGAATAAAATTAAACCTCTTGTAGCTGAAGAATTAAAACATATGGTTAATGAAGGCAGAGATTATGCCAAACTTCAAGAAATAATATGGGTTGATGGTAGTAGCGGCCGTGGTGATGAAGAAATGATGGATACTTTGAATCAAATGTATGACAATCGTGATTATGACGGTATGATAAATTATCTGTCACAATGGGACGACGGTGATAATAGCGGTCGTGAGATATATGATGATATCCAAAAATACGATAAAGTCTTAAAGGAGACACCAACATATATCCTTGTAACTGTTGACCCACGCAATTATTGGGGCGATCGTCCATACGGTTTGTATATTAAATTATCTGCCGATGATGTCGAACAAATGGGAATTTAACTTATATTAACGGAAATTCTTTGGAGTTTCCGTTTTTTATTTGTACCTTTGCAATATGAAAACATCTATTATCACTAATAAAAGCCTATTATCTAAAATAGGAAGTCATCTGAAAAGGGAATTTCAGGACGTTGAAAATGATTATCTGAGTTTTTATTCAGACGAAGTTCGCTATGAACTTTCGGCGAATGGTAAAATGAAAAAAGCAAAGCGTAAAAGCTTTGCTTGGGTGGTAAGAAATACCATTAATGCAATTAAGCATAACCTTTCTAAATATTCGGAAGGTAATCCTACGATGTATTTTGAAGATATAGATATCGCATTGAATGGAGACTTGGTCGACGAATGTTTCAAGAAATATTGTGATGCGTCATTTAATAATTAAACCCATTTTTAGGTTTATTTATAACTTGACCAATTCCTTGACTATACGAAGTTCTCATCTTACCGAAAGTTATAGGAATCATATATTTGACACCTATTTTTTGAAGTTGATAACAAATATCACTAAGAGTTGCCCCTCCTGATATATTATCATCAAATATTACGACGATACTATTATCAGTATTTTTTAATTCAGCCTCAGATGAATTATTATTTATTGAAAAATAATTTTTCAAAGCCATTCGACTATCATTTCCTAATTTCTTAATTTGGAAATTAGCAGGTTGCCACATACAGATATCATAAGGTTTTACGGGAAGACCGTTAGTCATATTGTATTCCTTTAAAATCTGTAATATTCTTTGTGTCCTTCCTTCAATTGATGGCCCTTTTGAATACTTAATTGCTTCAGCAACTTTTTTCAGATGAGGTTTATGGTATTTCTGCGCAATCGTGTCATAATATTCACCGGCTATCGTGATATTTTTAACTGCCTCTTGATATCCGATATATAAATCATATAATTTCTTTATTGATTTCAAAGTAGGCGCACCGTATTTCTCAGGATTGTTAAGTCTTGCCGATACATAATTCAACTGAGACAACAGACTACCCGTTTGTTTACGGTTTTCTATTTTAGTAAATTCGTTCACCTTATCGATTTCTGCTTTAACTGATTCCAAACGAGATAACCGATTTAAGTCGTGGTCTACGGCTTGCATATGGCTTCCACCATTACCTCCCTTCTGCCAACGTTTAGAATTATAATAGTCTCGGTTTTTATCTATAAAATCGGTATCTTTTTCCAAATTGGAGGTGTCTTTTTTTAATATGCTACTGCTGATTGCTGAAACTGGTAAATTATCGATAGTATGATTATTTTTCACAATTCTTTTTACCATCTCGATATTAAAATTACTACTTGATGGAACAGGATAGATATAAATATTCGAGAAAGTAAGACCTTTATTGTTTTCCATGAATTGTCTTGCTCTATATTCTACTACAGCATTAACTTTATTTAAAAACTGCGCCATAAAATTGCGGAATTCAGAATCTTGCATTTCCAAGTCATATTCAGTATCGCCTAATTTAATCCTCGCTTCCTCATTACTGAACTTACGTTTAAAATAATGCATTACTTCAGTACCATTAATATCAGTAATATTATATGACGTAAACCCTCCTTTCAGTTTAACTTCGTATGTCGTCTGACCACTATTATTATCCATCAGGTTAGTCTTTAACATATCAAGAGATGTCATATTCCCTTTATTTCTCGCAACACCTCCATTATTATTTCTCTTATACGTCAAATTGGCAATATTCTTATTTTTATTATTTGATATACCGTTGATAAATACATCCTCATTAATATAGTATTGATAGGCACTTTCACTTATCTTAACTGTTTTTCCCATATGTTAATACATTGCTTTCTAGTAAATATAAATATAAAAATGTCCCTCAGTTATGCTATAAACAACCAAGGGACACATACGCTGTTAATTGTAGAAGAATTTAGAATCGTTTTTTAGTCAAGGACTGTAATAGTTAATTTTTTTATTTCAGGTGCATATCTATATGTTACTTTACCTGGAATAATGGCATCTGCTGAACCTGCTGCATCTTGTAATTGTCTTACCAAATCATCGAAATCTGTTGAATCCTTGTTATCAGGATATACAATATATCTTACGCCGGTTTGCCCTTGTTTATTATGCACATCATCGCTTCCACTGTACGACCACCCATTCTTTTCGAGGATATCAATGAATGTATAGAAATCAAACTCCTCATCTTCTGGTTCATCCCATTCATTATCATTGCCGTAATTCCATTCGTCAAAGCTTTCTTTCAATTTGCTTTTTCTCGTCTTATTTTCAGCAAGGCACTCATCACCATTACTCCAATTCGAATCATCATCAGGATCAATACCTGCTCTTTTAAGTCCTCTTAAGGAAAGAATTTTAATCTTCTTAGGGTCAAAACCATAATCGACCAAATCATCAGTGAAATAATCTTTCTTATATTCTTTCAGCTCGCCAGGGTCGTATCCATTATAATCCCAACCGTTTATTATTTTGCCTGTAATTTTAGAAACGGCAAAATAATTATAACTTCCTTCATCAGTAGTATTATTTATACCCTCAAGGCATAATTCCTTGGCACTTTTACAACGATGGTCAATACCATTACGCTGCATACATTCTTTCATTATTTCCCTGGTTCTCTGAGAGATGTATTTTTTAATTTCATCACGATTTAACTTCTGTGTCATAATATAATGATATTAATATATTATAAATATTATATATAACCTCATTTTAATCTTTTTGCTTCGTTTTAAAACCCTATTAAAATGAAGCGATTTTATTAAAATGAAATGGTATTTATTGTATATAAATGGCAAGATAACAGATGATTATTAAACTTTCAAAACGACAAATTAATGAAGTCAGATATATAGATGCTGCCAATCGTGATATGACATCACGTATGGATAGACCCTACCGTAAAGATTGGCAAGAAAAATATAACCAACAGCCGATTACCAATAATGATAAAATAAGGGTATATCACGGTTGTTCAATTAAAACTGCCTTAGATATTTGTCAAAATGGTACCAGTGGCAAAGAATTCCATCCTCGTACATATTCTTATGAAAATGGAATGAACCCATTAGGTATCTTTGTTACTGTTAATTTTGAAAAGGCAAAAGATTTCGGTTATGATCCAAATGCAATGTGTATTCTTGAATTTACCGTAAAGGCATCTGACTTGGAGACCCCTGTATGGAATAATTCTGATTCTTATTTCGGTCAAGGTTCTAATCCCCAACCTTTTAGAGATGCCGATGAACGTAAGGTACAAAAAAACAAATACGATAATGATGCAAGAAATGTTCCTGATGAGGATTATTTCGATTTTAACAAAAAGAAAGACATCAAATTAGATAAAAGTTATATTCGCAATTCAGATAAGCCTGCAATGGCGAAAAGTATTTTTGATAATTATGAGCATCAAGCACTGTTTATGGGAGACCTTAACCCTAATATGATAAAATATGTATGGGTTTGTGAAAACGGACAAAGCCAATATCAAAGGTATACAGAAAAAGATTTCTTGCGCAAATATGGTAATGTAAAAGGTATACAGAAAAAGTCTATGAGCTTCAAAAAGGAAAAATTATTCCAACCTAATGAGGGCGTTAAATCTTGGGATGAAGTCATTAATCGTATAGTAAAACAAGATGAAGGACGGCCTTGGGCAATGAGTAGAGAAGAAATCATAGATGCCTTACGAGAATATCACGTTATGGATAATCCTACTTCGGATTTTGCCTTAAGTTATATAAAACAGATATTTTGGCCTAGACAAATAATCCAATTATATGGCAAAGATTTCTTTAATAAATATTTTAATAGACTTGAACAAGATTTCAATGAAAACTATATATATATATATGATAAAAGTTTTCCTTTAACCGAAGGTTCATGGGGCTACGAGCCTACTCAAAATGATACGACTCTTGATACCATCAATAACTGGTATAAACAAGGGTTCAATCTGCTATTAGATACCAGTAGTGACTGCAACGATGGCTCGTCAGCATGGAATTATATAGGACTTATAATTCATCTGATAAAAACTATCGTCGATTCTGATGAAACTGGTAGTTTTGAACCTTCTTTGTATTTAAAGGACAGTGGCTTGTTTGAACGAATCGATGAATTGCTTGATTTGTGTGAGGATGATAAAACATGGTTAGAAAATTGGGATGAACCTTCAAAAATAAAACAGTCATTAAAAAAGATCAGAAAAGAAGTCGATAAATATAGAAAAATCGTTGATAAAAGAACAAATTAATTAACGTCGTTCATCGTTGATTGACATATTTATATGATAGTAATTAATATATTATAAGAAAATGAGTAACATATATACAGACCCTTGGGGCTATGATGGTGACGTTTCTTTCATCAAGAGAAATCCATGCGGTTGCCAAGATGAACGTTCGGACGAACAGATAAAAATAGATGACAAACAAGACGCTGATATCAAGGCAGAAGTACAGCGTAGTCAAGCTGTCGATGCTGAACAATCTGCGAAGTTAACGGAACTTGATAACAAGATTAACAATCTTGACAATAATCAATATTATGAGACCGATGAATAATGTTACTTAATTTTACATGAAACAATATGACGAGAACATTAGTACAATTTTGGAAAGGCAGTGAGAACGCCTATCATGAGTTATATATTCGTGGAAGAATTAAAGACAATGTCAGGTATACCGTGATTCTTAATGATGGACGGATAAAAGAATATCTTGGTTATCGTGAACTGAACAATTGCGACCTTGAGCAACTTGCGGCAATGGACGATGTTATGAGTATTGATACGTTTCAACGAAAATTTAATTCATTGGATTTCAAGAATTGCCGTTTATTGGTAGGCGATAACAATGCATTTGATGAAGACGGAAATCTCAAGGATGAATATGTTCCGTCCGATACGGATTCTACGTTATGGTATGCGGTGGTATTCGGGAATGATACATCCAAACCGACTCAATTGATAGATTTCAATGACAAGACCGCCCGTATAAAAACAATGGGAATGAAAGAATACCAAGTGGTTGACAATGTCTTGATGACATATAATTCAATTATATGGCACGAGAATAATAAATAAAATAATAATAATTTACTTATACAATGGCTGAATTAAGCAAAAAAATCTTTAAAGGTATCAGACAGGTCAATTTGTCCACCTATCAGTCTTATTCTGATAAAGAAGGTTATTTATGGTTGGTTAAAGACGGTAAGAACCGACATATCTATTTCGGTAATCAGCTATATTCGAATATCGTTCCGGAAGAAACTGACGAGCAGACAAAAAAATTGATTACAGAAGCCCTTGATAAACTGATAGGGCAAGATTTGCTGCATTCATTCGATAATGATGGGAATCTTAAGAATGAAATCAAACTTGACTTACAAACAACCGATGATGGAAAGGAAATCCTTCATCTTGTCGGAAAAGATGACGAGGACATCGCCACGTTGGATATGTCGAAGTTTGCCATCGACGGAATGGTTGACACCGTTTCCTATGACAATACGACACATTCGCTTAAAATTACATGGAATACAGAGTCAGGTAAATCTAATACCGTGATAGACTTGACCGACTTGGTCGATATCTATACTTCCGGTAATGGCGTTACGGTAGGCCCGGATGGTGTGGTCTCTATCAAACTTTCCGATGATAATCAAGATTTTCTGACCGTCGGCGAAAACGGATTGAGTCTAAAAAATATTGACGGCTCGCATATCGAGATAGGAAATACCATAACTGATGACAATGATACCGTTATCGACAAGTCTTCGAACATTACTGATATTTTACAAAAATTATTTACGAATATCAAAGATATAAAGACGAATGCCTTGTCAGTAAAAGGTGATGGGTCAAGCATTAATGTCGTCCCAGATGGTGATTCTTCGACAAGTAAAATTCTGTCTCTAAAGACCGAGTCGGCAACTATGGACACAATAAACCATGGACATGTCGAAATAGTTAGCAGCTCATCAGATGGTGTCTATGGACAAATGTATTACATGAGTAATATTGAGTCCGTTTCTGGTAATATTGAAAAACCAAACATAAGCGGTGAGAATGTTAGTCTATACAAAGCCGAAATATCGGAAAACAAGAGACTGAATATCGTCGCACCCGACGAAGTTGAATTAGAGGATGTTACTTTCAAGGGTGAATTCCCAAAGACAACGGCAAATGCAATCGCAAAAATAAACGGTGGCAAGACCGTAACGTTAACGAATGTCGTGTTTGATGATACAGTAAAGGGATATAACGGATTTGAGATAGGTTTAAACAGCAATGATCTGCCAAAACGTGTCGACATTAAGAATTGTGATTTCAAAGGCAAGTTAAATAACAATGCAATATTGATATTCGGAACGGACAATGATGCCGTTATCAACATCGAAAACTGCCATTTCGCCGATATATCTAATGCATTGCGTCTGTCTAACAAGACCAATTCCAAGAATGTAACAGTGAATATCAAAGACTGTGTTGTCGACAAATGGGATTCACGTAAGGAATGGGAAGGCTTCTTGATATGCGAGGACTACACGTCACCTGACTTGAATTCAGCAGAAGCAAATAATCTGTTCGCACCTGAAAAGATACATGTGAACTTTATAAACCTTATCTATCAAGGAGAAAAAATAACACCTGACACGGATAAGAAAATATATTATGTTTATTATGATAACGGAGGTGAACAAACTGATGAAAATAAACTGCCGAAAGTAGTAATTTCGTAAAGAACGTAATATTTATATAATGAAATAACCGGTGATTCCGTTTATTACAAACGGATAACCGGAAGTCGGTCGTCGTTCGACCTGTAAAGATAAAAACTAACAAAGAAAAATAATAAAGTAAATTATAATAAAATTTTTTAATATAAAATTTATAATGGCACAAATTAAATTTTTTAGAGGTACAAGGGCAAATTATAACACTGATTCGCAAGGTACCAAACAAACAGAAGTACTGAATGGTATTTATTTCATCACTGATGAGCATTGTATCATGATGAATGGCCGACAATACGGTGGTGTCGACAATGAAATGTTCAAAGGATTCATCAAAGATGTTGATGTTGAAAGCAATGTTCTTTCATTCAAGAAAGACGTTGATGGTACATGGACAGATGTTTCTATTAAATTACTGGAAGCTGCCGACAATTCTATCGTGTTGGGCACAATCAAGAATGGTGAAGTCAGTGACGGTTCGACCATTAAGGTTAATGTAAAAGCAGTAGGTGATGCAGACGGTCTTAAGTTAGGTGCCGACGGTCTGTATGTTGATCTGACAAAGACAACCAAGTCAATTACTGATGAAACTGCACGTGCAACACAAGCTGAGGAAGCGAATAAAACGGCAATCGAACAAGAAAAGAATGATAGAATTGCGGCTATTAATGGTCTTAATGCTGAGATTAAAGGTGGAGATGGTAAATTCATACAATCAGTTAAGGAAGAAAATGGTGTAATCGCTGCTGTTGAAGCTGATTTAACCGCTGCTGCTGTCGCATATGATAAGACCGCTGATAAAGTAATCGCTAATGCTACTAATGTATCCGCTGCCATCAAGGAATTGGATGCGAAGGTCGCAGCAAATAAGGATGCTGAACTTACTTATCAAGCAGTAAAGTTGACAGCCGAAGAAGTTACGGCTATTGGCGATGCTAACGTAAAGGAAGCATACAAAGTAGTATCAGTAAATAAGGAAGGTACAAAAACTACTGTAGGTGACATTATCAAGATTTATAAGGATTCTTCACTTAAATCTATTGACTATGTCAAAGAGAATGACAAGAAAAAGGCTGGTCAATTCTTGAAGTATGTTTATACCCTTGCTGACGGTAAAGAACAAACAGTCTATGTAGACATGTCAGAACTCGTTGACCAAGCAGAGGTAGAGAATGGTATCCAAGCAGTTGGTGGAAAACTGTCTATTAAACTTGCTGACGGTAACGAAGCAGATTTCTTGACAGTCGATGCTAATGGTCTTAAACTGAGTGGTGTACAGACTGCAATTGATACAGCAAAGAATGAAGTACAAGGTAAGCTCGATGCTGAAATAACACGTGCAACACAAGCTGAGGAAGCGAATAAAACTGCAATCGGTGTAAATGCTGCGGCAATAGCAAAACTTAATGGTGATGAGGCTACTACTGGTTCTGTTGCGAAGGCGGTTGCTGATGCAAAGGCCGAATTGTTAGGTGATGCTGCTGAGTATAATACATTGGGTAAACTTGAAGATAAAATCCAGGCACTTGATGTTAAAGCAACGAAAGCACACACTGAGGTTGTTGCTGCAAAATCAAATAGTCACGTAACAGTTGCTGTTGCAGATTCAACAGATAAGACACATAAGGTTGTAACCATTGGCGAAAATGATATAGCTTCTGCTACCGCATTGACTACTGAGGTAAACAGAGCAAAGGCTGCTGAGGATAAAATAGAAGCATCGGTAGGTCTTGCTGCTAACGGTTCACACGTATCGAGTCAAGGTCATTATACCAATAGTGCTACTACTGTCGTAGGTGAGATCGCTGCCTTGGATTCACAGGTATATACTAATACCGGCGCTATCGCAACTGTCAAAGGCATCGCTGAGAAAAACAAACAAGATATTGCAACTATTAATGGTAAACTTGCAGTGGCAAGTTCCGTAACAGTCCAGGGTAGTACAAATATTACCGTTACACCAAGTACAGAAGGCTCAGATAATCACAAGGTATTTACCGTTGAGGCCAAAAACCTTGTAACGACAGCACAACATGACGAATTGGCAACAAGGGTTACAAACACAGAGAATTCTATTAGTACCCTTAATGGTGCTGCAAATGTCACGGGTTCTGTCGACAACAAGATTGACGTAGCATTGAGTTGGATTGAAGGTGGAACCTACTAATTTTCTGCGTTCATTATATAAAAAATTATCCCGTCTATAATTCGATATAGACGGGATATTTCATTATTCTTTCACCTCGACGAAATCATCGTCATTAGATGCCTTATTAGTTTCCTTAGATACTGTTTTATTATCTTTCACATTTTCATTTACCTTATTATCAGAAGGTACATTCACATTAAATGGTCTCCTATAATTTGCATTACTGATTTTTCTACCCTTTAATGAAATGATCTCTTGGGTAAGACTATCTATCTTAACTTGATAACGGTCAAATGCCAATTCATTTGCTTCAGCTTCGATTTTTAATTTTTCCTGATCAACCCTCTTACTTACTTCCATCTCGATATAGTCATCATTCTTGACAGTTACCTTATACTTTACGAACCATCCGAGATTAGTAATAATTAACAGTAACGTTAAAATAGAATTCGTAACTATTAATGTGGTCATAGGATTTGCCTTTATTTTAGCACTCGCTGAATTTTCGACCCTATTGACCAATATTTTAATAATAGTTGTCAATAACTTTCCAGTAACTTTTAATTGTCCCATTAATTCGCCTAATAAAGGCTTGATTTCATTCTTTTCCATAAATAAAAATTTTATCTGTACCTTTTAATTACGTTTGCAAAGGTATAGATAAAATTCGTAATAACTTAATTTTTTAAGTTAATAAAATAAAAATAATACCTAATACAGAACCTGATACACTTCCTAAGATATCAGCAATTAAATCTTTTTTATCGAATTTACCCTTATGTCTTGAATCATATATTTCTTTAATTACACCGGCAACGATGCCTATTATCAAACCGATAATTCCACTTATCCATAATGGTATTCCGAATATTAATCCCATCGTTAAAGTAATTAACAATGAAATCAGAACACATATTAAATAATGGCATACTTTATCGATATTTTCCCTCGACCATTCAATTAATCTGTCTATCATCTTTCTTCATTTTTATAATCGATTATACCATGATATACTTCAAGACATCAACGTGCAAATCATTGCCGTCGTCATCAATAAGATGATATTTCAAGGCATCATTCTCATTTTCAAGATATACGACATATTTGAATATCATTGAGCAGTCATTATTTGCCCAACGTCCATAATTACTAATTAATCTGAGCATATTATATAATATAAAGTAAATAGAACTCTATACTATAAATAGCTCAGATTAACTTTACCGTTATAAATTAATTAGTTTTTCTTCAAAGAATTACATTCCTTCATTACAATATCAGTAATAATATCGATATTCATCATAATCTGCCAATGAACATCAATTTTCTTACCATCGTCAAGACCATTCTTTGAAGGCGGCCAACTGCTGAGAATTACCTCATATTCACATCGACACCAAAACATATAACGACTACGGTCTTCGACGAATTTCTTGAATTCTTCAAAAGACGAAGGCTTTTTCTCACATTTCTTCAATGCCTTATAGCATCTGACGAAATAAGGAATGACATCGTATGAGACGAACTCCCTGCGATTGATATCCTCAATAATTACGTTAAACTTCTTCATATTAATTAATTTTTTAAACAATTTATATTATGATGCAAAGATAAATATTATATGCCAATTACACAAAAATTTTAACTTAAAAAAATATAAAAAAAATAGCATAATTTATAGACTATTTATTGGATATAAGAAGAATAAAATCATTATATGAAAAAGACAATCAGATTAACTGAAACACATATACGTAATCTAGTTCACGATGTGATACATACGTTAATAAAAGAGTCATACGGTTCATCACAGATAGATTGGGATAGTGTCAATGAAATTACTTTTCGCTGTTGGTATGATGAGGATGACTTGCAGGACGCTATAGCAAACGGAGAAATTGAGAACAACCAAGAAGGATTAAATGAATGGTTTTATGATAATCTTTTCTTTGATATGACATTCAAAGACTCGGATTATGAGCCATTAGGCTATATCGAAGAACCACAGGCAATGATGGATACATACGGCATTCCTGAGGAATATATAGAATTAATCGTGAACACATATAAGAAGGATCCTAAATTAAATTATGAATATAGGATAAGTGATATTTCATATGAAATGGCAAACCAAATGGGAAATACTGATGATGCTTGCAAGAGAATGTTTGAAACTTCTGATGAGTATTCAAAAGGTATGCACGGATTTATATTGAAAGACGGTACGATAATTCTAATGCCACCAGGAGGAGACCATAATAATATTACATCGATAAATGGTGTCGACAATAAATGGCAATTCGTCGAAGATGGTAATCCAAGCATACTTGACAATAACCTTAGAGTTGGAAACACATTGACATACGAACAGCAGATGGTAGTTAGCCGAATGATAAGATGCTATTCGGATGAAGAACTGTACGTGAGTTTCTTGGGAGGCCCAAAGGGAGAACAAAGCTGTCGCTACGCAAATCCTGATTATAGACGAGTAATCGCCGATATCAACAGATATTATAACGAAGGAATCATACCACAAGGAGACGGATTCTAAAATATAATATAGCAAAGTCTTCTTCACATTCTTGGTTCCATCCGTCTTTTTCATTATTAACGTATTTTTTATTAGCCATTGTGTCTTGTAAATTAATATTATTTAAATTGTATACAGTCTTTCTATCGGCTTATATGTCTTGGTCTGATTCATCGCATTCGTAATCTCTTTTTGCCATACACAAATGAAGTCGGACGGCATTGAATATTCCGAAATAAAAATCTTATAATTGCGTCTGTTTTTGCGACACCATTCATAGAATTTCTCATAATCGAAATTCTTGCTTGTTTCGTATTGTTTAGTATCCTTGTATGGTATGTCACAATACACGATACTGTTCAACGGTATATCTACATCATTATAATCAAGGCTTACGAATTCAATGCCTTTTAATGAAGATAACGACTTCAAGGTGTTGTTAATCTGCTCTTTAATATAATCACGAGGTTTGCCATTCGTTGTTAAAACATTATGTCCCGAGTAACCACCAGAGAAAAAACGACCATTGTAAGAAGCCATCCATCCATACCATCCGATTTCAGCGTACTGTTCTCTTGTTAACAAGGCTTCTCCTTTTCTTTCCTTGTTATACAAGTCACGATGAAACGAATAAGTTTCTTTATTAATTATTGCCGGGAATTGTTTTCCGTCAACTAAAGATTTGAACATCTCAATTAGATAACGATTTTTATCATTGGCTATCCTGCGATATGTCGTTGGTACCTCCTGTATGACCGAACAACTGCCACAGAATAAATCAACAAAGGCATTATTCTTGTTATATTTTAACATTATCGGTAAAATGTCATTTACGATACGTTGCTTTGATCCCATGTATTTCATATGAATAATTTTATATTAACAGTCTATGTTAATGCAAAGATAATACTTTTTGTCGAAAAATAAAGTCGTTAGAATGTTAAAATAATATAAAAAGAACAATAGTTTATTTCGTAGAATTATAAACGGATGCAACTATGATTAACAACAACGTGAGTATAACTCAACTTATACAAATAACCATAAAAGCTTTTTATATTGTCGTACTACTCATAATTTCTTTATTATTTTTACGTTTTTAATTAATGGTTCACCATCACTTCCTCTATCGTCCAATAAATCGCCAGTTACCAAATAACGAGAACCATTGTAATATGCCATATAATACATGAAGTCATTGAGACCTTTTTCGGTAACAGGAAACGGTATTACAGGTACATAAGTACCATCAATATTCTTGTATGCCTCGTAAACTGATACACCTTTTTCCTTGCCGATTAATTCATCGATCCTCCATATGGAAGAATAACCATCCTCAGGAATATCACCGAAACGATAATATAATTTTTTCATAAGAATTGATGTTTATAATTTATTAAATAAAGGTTATTTTTAAAAGCAGAATTTTTTCCGGAAAAAAATTTTAAATCGTCTTTTTGAAAAGAAAAGAAGGGCTATTTCAGAAAGTCAAATTATTTTCCGGAAATTTTTTCTAAGGGATGTATGAGCAACCGTGCCCCACCCTTAACACTTTTTAACACTTTTTAACAGAGTAAGGGGATACATAGAAGGGGGTATGTAGGGGGACCTCCCTATGTGTTCCACATGAAACATAATGTTAATTAATATTAAAAGGTAGAGTGATTTTCGTCACCCTACCATTGTTAATCTTCCTTAAAGATTGTTAAGCAATCTTTGTGAGCAAATCATATGCCTTCTGCACCTTTTTCAGTCCGCTGCCTTCCATAAGTGCCGAGAACTCACTTTCTTCGTTGCGCCACTTGCTTTCGTTGTGGAGCATTGTGGTTACTCCGTTGATGAGCCACAATTTTGTGCCACGGTCAAACTGTTGACCTATGCCGTTTTCGATAGAGTCACGCAAAGCCATAATTGAATTTTTGGTACGGGTAGCAATTTCATCCACTGAATCCAACTTGCCGTCGGCTTGCTGATAGAGTTTAAATTGTGCTGGCTGCAACAAAAGTTGTGCTGTGAAGTCTTCTACATACTTGGAGTCAACCTTCTCTCCCTGCAAGCCTTTCATACGTTCGATGAACTTTGCCGAGAACTTAACAGACTGAGAGAACACCTCAAGGGCTTTCTTTCTGTTCTCTTCGATTTCCCAGTCGAGTCGGGTATTGACGTGCTTGGTATGTTTAAATACCACCTTATTTGGACACTCTCTGATTGCCATATTAAGTGTATTTTGGCAGATAACACGAATTGGTGTGAAGAATGCCATAACTGCACCGCTGCCGTCGTGTGAGTTAGTAAATACCACATAATTCTTGATACTATCCAAAGGAGAGAGAAAAGAATCTTCTCCCAGTCGTGCTGTAATGAAGATACGTTCGCCGTTACCGAGTCTGCCTGCCGTTTCAATCTTAGGTGCAACACCGCTAACCTTTTCGATAAAGTTGATGAACTCAAAAGCCTTAGTGTTCTGAACTACTCCGTACTCACTACCGACAACGCCGAGCGTTTTGTCGTTTCTTTCATCCACCGTAGCGCAGTGGCTTGAGATGATATCATCCTTAGATAGTTGCAGTCCTACCAGTGGGTTGCCGTGAAGGATTGCGTCATATGCCTGGTCATTGACACGGATAAGGTGCTGCTTTACCACGTTATAATCAAGATGAGAATCCTCAATTACTTCCTGAATAGTGATATCAGGACGGTCGGCATAGCTCTTGCCGAAGGTTGATCTCTGCCATACGACAGGCTTTGCCTCCGATGGTCTGATACTAACCATTGACTTGTTGTCAACTGTTGCATTGTTCTCTACTGCTACTACTGAAGGGTTATTCAAACTAATTTCCATAATCTTAACTTTTAAATGATTAAACTTGTTATTTCCTTAACTCTGATACAAAGGTACAACTTTTTTCTGAAACTACCAAATAAAAATCAATTTATTTTTTGTATTTAACTTTTATTAAGGAAAGGGTCATTAAATGATAATAGCCGCTTTCTCGATATCCGTTGTATAGTTGTCTGCAATATATTGCAAGTTATTGACGATTACTTCTAATTCCTTAATGGCATCACTTGTGCGTTGCATAAGGATATTCAGTCCCAAACGTCTTCCCGTGCCGTTGATACACTCATGTGTCTGCATTGGGGAGTAAAGTACCCCTGACTTATTAATGCCGTCCTGAAGGGCTTTCATGTCCTTTGCCACGTCTTCTAGTTTCCATGAGAGTTTTCTCACATATGCGAACACTGATTTTGAGTTATGTTTGGCAATATCATTAATTTCGTTGATAACTTCGTTGACTGCCTTTGCACTCATTGTGTAGCGCACAAATGGAGATTGAATCTCCTTGAGGTTAAGGATAGTTTTGCAGATATTTCCCCACTGGCGATATCCGTGCTTATAATAAGCCGAAAGAGAGGTCATCACCTTTGCGCCACGGAGCATTATTTTAATATCCTTTGGCAGTATAGTGATTCCCGTCGGGTTCTTCTTATTGCGACGGGTTGCCTTCTTCTTGCCGTTGGCTTTCTTCTTCTCGGCGAGCATTTTCTTGTACTCGGCAATAGTCATAACTTGACCGTTGACCGTGATTGTTTGAGTCTTTTCAAAACTTGAAATCGTAGCGTATTTTGTTGCCATATTACCTTATTATATTATTAAAGGGTTAAACTTACTTTGTTTCTTAACTCTGATGCAAAGGTACAACTTTTTTCTGAAACCACCAAATAAAAATCAATTTATTTTTATGTCTTTAAGAAAAATTAATCTATTTGTTAAACTTCATTAACTCATTAAAAATAGATTAGGATTTATTTGGTCAGTTACCGGATTTTTTGTATCTTTGCATTAGAAAATAAGAGATAAGGGTAAGGGTGAAACCTTAGAGTATAGTCTCCTTGGGGAGCATTTTTATTTAGTTAATTTATGTTTAAATTTTATAATAAACGCAATTACCTTCCACCTATCACAGGCAGAAGGTAACAATAAACTAAATATCTAATAAACAACCAAAGAATTCTGATTTAAGCCGCTTTTTCGCCGTCTGGTGGCACGATTCCCTGCTTGTAATTTCAATTCCAAATCTTTCAATTCCAAATCGGTACAATTAACAAACAATTCCGTTCTTGTAAGGATAACCGCCCGTGTACTTTGTTACAGCGTCCATAACGGCTTTAAAATACTTTTCTATCTTATTGAAGATGTCTTCAGCTGACTTGAAACCCTGCTTGCGGAATTTCTTAACACCATAGTCTTCAGCGGCAATATTCATCATTCCCCGCATAGCGTAATACTTCCATCGGCTATTTTCCTGCTTATCCTTTGGAGATAGATAAACATGCCCGTTGCTATGTACATGTACCTTCTTATTCTTGAAATCAATTTCAAAGCATAAGTAGATACTATTCTGTTCGATATTATGCGGCCAATCCTCTTCTTTGAGAGCGTCCAATGTGATAAACTGAAGGTGTGGGCAAAACTCGCTGAAATTGCCACGTACCTGCACTGCCGATGACTTTTCGCCTATTACCTTAAGGATATTGTTAAATTCATCCTTAATTGCCTTGATATCGTTTTCTGTATTATTCATATCTTTATAACTTTTAAATGATTAAATATATTATCTTATTTTGATATTGCAAAGGTACGACAATTTTCTGAAACTACCAAATATTTAGCGTTAAATCTTTGTTAAAAAATCAATTAGTATTTTATATATTTTAACTAAAATTGTTTAGTCGTAAAGGAAAATATACTTTAAGATGTCACTCTTACCTTTGAAATATCTCTTTCTTTATTTCTACTACAAAGGTACAAATATTATTTGAATTATGCAAGTAAAAACTAATTTATTTTTCTCTTTTCTTCTGTATTAGTAATAAAAAATCGTCTTCTACTTATCACAAGCAAAAGACGAAAAAAAATTCATTTCAAAAAATATGTTAGTTTTTTTACATGTTTTTAAGACCCTATAAGCGTATATTTCTTGTCGTATGGGTAACTGACTGCATATTGTGTTACTGTGCCCATTACAGTCTTAAAATAGTTCTCAATGTGATTAGCTGCGATTTGTGTATCGGTTATACTTTTCCATAATGTTATATACTTGTTTTGTCGTATCTATTTTATGGTGTATCTCTTGTTTTCATTTGTCGTGAATTTTTTATACTAATTTAACATCATCATATCAACTAATAATGTTAAATTGGTGAACCTCTTATTCCCATAGCTGTGTGGCCTCCATTTGTTGCGCATAGCTTTAGTAACATAATTAACTGAAAGACTTGCTACGCTTTGTTAGTCTTATTTTAATTAGTCCCTAAATTGGTGAACCTTTGTTTCTTGTTCTTTTCATTACTATATTTATTTTCTTTTGTTTTGCTGATGCAAAGTTAATAAAAACTTTTGAAACTTGCAAGTAAAAAGCAATTTATTTTCATTTTTTTTATTATCGTTTCAGTGGGAGTACAAAGAATGTCACTTCAATTACTTTATATATCTCCCTCTGAAAGACAATGCAAAGATACAAAGAATTCTTCAATCTGCCAAATTTATTGAGTTAAAGAAAGTTAAATCAAATGTGAAAATTTGTTAATGACTTTCTTTTCTCCATCTGTAGGCTTTTCAAATGCCATACATACCAAAAGCAGCCAAAGGACAATTGCAAGCCCCAAAATTAAGGCATTTTGGTATGGATTATTATTTACCACACAATAGCCGCCGGCGCAACAGAAAAGCGCAAATGCAGCGTATATTCTATTAAATCTAAACTTATTCATATTGTTATACACTTTTAATTGATTAATACTTTGTTTTTATCTTATTTTGATATTGCAAAGGTACAAAAGAAAATTGATATATCAAAATTTTTTGTGTTAATTCTTTGTTAAAAAATCAATTAGTATTTTATATATTTTAACTAAAAAATATTGGTTGTGAAGGAGATTATACTCTAAGATGTCACTCTTACTTATTATTTTATAGAGTTCATTCTCTTTCTTTTTTTCTATTGCAAAGATACGACAATTTTCTGAAACTACCAAATAAAAATCAATTTATTTTTAGTGGTTTAAGATTCTTTAATATTTGCCAGATTTTTCTGTGAAATTATTTAAGACTTTAGTCTTGTATACGATTTTATTCTTAAAGAATGTTTAAAAATTTGGTTATTTCATATTTTCTTTGTACCTTTGCATCAGAGTTAAGGAAACAAGAAGTTTAATCAATTAAAAGTATATAACAATATGACAAATCAGGAAGTTATTAGCAAGTTTGTAAACTTTGCAGAATCAGCAGCTACAGCAAATGTACGCTCAACAGGTGACAAGTTGTTCAATTACTATACTTGTATCGCTCAACGTCACGAAGGTAAGATTATCGTGAATGTTACACGTTATTCCACAACCACATCAAAGATGCAGTGCGATGTCCGTCGTGAGTTGTCAGGTTATGATGTAATTGAGGTTACAAGTGTTCCTAGAGGAACGCGTAACTTAGTCCCTTACATTAAGTAGAAGGCTTATGTCTATGAACGTAGAGGTTAAGGTACAGACAACGGAGGGTAAGTATCTCTTGAATGAGATACACCCTTCTCTCAAGGATGGTGATGTTATTAAGCCTATCCGTGTGAATCAGAAAACGGGTTGTGTAGATTTCAAATGGCACGGCGTGGATGCTTGTCTGTGGATGGGTGTCAACTGTGTAGAGACGAAAAAACGCAGAGTGTTGAACAAATAAATTACTTGTGTGTATATGGCTTTAAGATATGCAAATGAGGTTATCCTGATGGACGATAAGAAAGTCCGTCAGGTGACCATTAAAAAGGCTGAAAAGGCTTATAATGAGGGTAAGAATGTATGGTTGCACTCATGTAATATGAGATTGAATAATCATTGGCAGCATCCATGCAGAATCAGCAAGAAACAAACCGAGGATAATGCCTTCACTTGTGGCAGTACGTTTAAACAAGTAGTAAATGATTTTAAATACTACAATTGTGACAACGAGCGTGGTAAATATCCTATTTTCTTCATCGAGGTTGAATAATAGGTATATATGTACTCAAATGAGTAACAGATATTAACGAAAGCATTGGTAAGTGTTAAATTCGTGTTAAACAGATGAAAACATTTGGTAATATGAAATAAAATGCTTACCTTTGCAATCGCAATTAAGAAATAAAAAATTAAATAATCAATTAAAAAGTAAAGTTATGTATACTATTGATAAAGAATATCTCAAGGCGTTAAAGAAACGCATTAATGGCGAACGTGAGATTCTTATTAATGAATCCTGCAATAATGATAACGAGGAGACTCTTGAAAAGAATGATGCTCGTATCGTATGTCTTGAACGTATTGCGAGAAACGTTCAGAATGTCCTTAGCGATATGGTTCTGTTGGAAATGGCAGAAAAGGTTGAGGATAATTGTCAGGAGTAGGCTGATATGTACTCAAATGAGTATGATGTTCTTAATTAAACATTATTAACACAAAAAGTTTGGTACTTTCAAAAAATATTTGTAACTTTGCAATCGTAAAACAGAAATAGAAGGACGCTATACAATTAGTTTAAGTGGTAAAAACACTATCGTACCTTTTCATATTCGTCTATCGGTTAGGACAGGTGTGTTAATCCGTAACTCAGTTCGACTCTGAGATATGTTTAGTTATGATGTATGGCATCTCGAAAATGTTCATTGTGTTTCGTCCTTCACTTCTGTTTCGTTTAAAATGATACAGATAGATTAATTAAGGTTATATATCATGACGATTATCTCAACGAATTATGACAACAAAGGCTAAAGACTGGGTAGGAGGCTCATCATCATTCAGAACATTAGGCGCAAGCAACCATACAGACACGGAACGTCAGAAAGAGGATTACTATGCCACTGAACCGAAGGCGACGGAATGGCTGTGTAAGTTAGAACAGTTTGAGGGCAGAATATTGGAACCTTCGTGCGGCGAGGGTCACATGAGCAAAGTGTTGGAAGCAGCAGGATATGAGGTGGTGAGCCGCGATATTATAGATAGAGGGTACGGCGAGGTGGCTGACTTCCTTGCTATTGATAACCAGAAATGGGATGGCAACATCGTCACCAATCCGCCCTACAAATATGCGCAACAGTTTGTGGAAAAGGCTCTCAGCATCATTCCAGAAGGTAAGAAAGTGGCGATGTTCCTGAAGCTGACTTTTCTTGAAGGCAAGGCTAGACGGGAGTTGTTTCGCTCCTCCCCACCCATTCGTGTTTGGGTAAGTTCATCAAGGATAAAATGTGCAATGAATGGGGAGTTTGACAAGTACGGGAGCAGCGCAGCGGCATACGCATGGTTCATATGGGAGAAGGGCTACCATGGTGCAACAACCGTGAAATGGTTTAACTGATAAAATATAAATTAAAATCGGTTCATATTCTCTCCCTAAATTTTAACAGAGATTTAACATTTAAATTTTGGTTATTTCAGAAAAAAGTTGTACCTTTGCAGTGTGATTAAGAAAAACATCACATAATGTACTCAAATGAGTATGCTTTGGAATATATTTATTTGAATTATTAACTAAAACTATATATAATATGAAAGATTCAAAAAACGCAACAAAACGAATGAAAAAACGTGTTAAGGGTGTATTGAATGCTTGTAAAGCAATCCTTAACAATTCCGCCAACAATGGTTGTGTAATCAACACAATCGACAAGAAGTTAGCTGCGTTGAATAGTTAAAAGTGAGGATGGGAATAAACTCTACGATGAAAAAAAATTGGGAGAGCGAACATCGTAGCAAACCAAGAGTTTCAGTACTTGTTTCAAGGTACTTTTAAGAGGTTTGCTTTTTATTAGGGCCTTTAGCTCAGTTGGTTAGAGCAAAACACTCATAATGTTGAGGTCGTGGGTTCAAGCCCCACAGGGCCCACATTGAAAACATTGAAAACATTGAAGACATTGAAATTGCGGGTTGAAAAATTGTATATTTGAATCCGTGATAAGTCTATTCTCGAATGAATATGACATAAATATGAACGGATAACTTTTAATTGATTATAGAGGAGTATGGTCTGTGAAGATAATACTCCTCGTTTTCGTATACATATTCGTGTGATTTACTCTTTTATTGAACGTTATTTGCATTTTCGATTTAAATTCCAATTCAATCTATGAAGAATTTTTCAGCCAACACAAGAAAAAAGAAAGGGATAAAGACAAACGAAAACAAAGAAAAAGTGGCCAAAAAGAAATAAAAGAAAAAAGAAATATATAAAGAAAAAAGAATTCTGTATACCGGACCAATATATTTTTTAATTTTTAAATTTCTTATAAAAATATTAAAAAATAAATATAAATTAAAAAATAATAATATTATAAAATATCTAGTATACCAGATGCGTGCGTGCGCATGTATACGCATACGCGCGTGAGTGAGAGTTTAAATTTGCCGTTAGGCACAATATCCAAGTCTGTTTTCTTTCTAAGTGGAAAGAAAACCTAAAAATAGATTAAAAAATTAAAAAACATGGTCCTTGGACCACAAAATTCTCAATGGAGGATAAACTTGAGATAAAACTAAAAAAATCAATTCATTCTTCATGTTGATCCTCGGTCCTTGAAATTTTTTCAGACTAAAAATAGATTAATCTAAACGGACCTTTGGATCGATATGAAAATTTCAATTCAGTTCAACATGAACAAACATAGTCTCTTCATTCCACGAATATGACAAGGAGCCTCAACATGAGAAATGAATTAATTCAAACTATACAATCCCAGAGGATAAACTTACTCGTCACAAGTGATATTTCGGCCTTTCAGGATACTAATAATTCTCAGGATTCGTCCCAGAGCCATTCCTATTGGTGTATAAGCGACGATCTACCCCTCAGAGGTATAATTGTCCACCCGAAAGAATATCGTGGCTTATAGAGCATATTATGAACGTATTTCACTATATGAGAAATTTCTTCAATAGGAGCCGGATGTTAAAATTATATAGTCTTAAGAATCTTTCAATGAGATTTAACATGAAACATTTGGTAATCTCATTGATATTTCGTACCTTTGCAATTGTAAATAAGAAACATAGTTGAACGTATTAAAATAATAAGGAGATTATGGAGTACAATGATGTGTATAATACTATTTCAAGAAAGATTGAAAAGTATGTATATGTTTCAGAGGGTGAGAAACATGAGATAAGATTGTTTATCTCTACAAACAATGATATTTGTTTTGCCCCAAAGAGAAGACGTAATGGTGGCTATATGTTATCTGTGTCTGAAATGGATAAATGGGATAGCCTTACAAAGGTTAATAAGGGCAACAAAACCGATTTGGTAAAACGTATGCGTAAACGTGCTGAAAGCGGTGTTGTAATGCTAAATTCAAGCGGTTTGTGGACTGGCATCAAGACAGAGTTGCTGAATTTTCTTGGCTTGTCAGATGATGAAATTAGAAGAGATTTTATTGAAGGAAATATATATAAGATATATCGGTCAAAGAAATATGATTGGCTAAGTAATTATCAAGTTTTCTTTGCGTTAAAGGCAAAAAAATGTTGGAAAAATCTTTCATTTGATAAGTATGACTTAAATAAGGATAGTATCATCAATTCCGTCAAACGTGCTATTAGTGACAAGGAACCAATCAGATTTAGTTGGAGAAACGTATATGACAATACGTTAGAGATTATTAGCGATAATGGCATTTATAAAGGATATTATTCAGAAGAATTTAGAAATTGTGGTAACGGACACTATTACTTACTTTTTGACGCTACCCATGCAATCTTTTATGAAGACGATTAATATCCTATTAATTTTGTTAAAAAGTGTATAAATGTTTGGTGGAATAGGATTTTTTTCGTACCTTTGCAATATCAAAATAAAACAAGAAGTTTAATCAATTAAAAGTTATATATTATGGAAAAAAGAAACATCGTTAATTCAATTATTATTGATGATAATCGTATCGATCTCACTCCTTATTTCGGAAAGTTGGATGAGGATTCGTATGTAATCAGTTGGAAGGCACTTGGTTATATGGCAAAGCCTGTTAAAGGTGGCCTTATCATCGGTGAGGAATACAAGAAGTATTCGGTATTACCGAAATACAAGAAATACGCTGCACGTTTCCCTAACTTTCCGTTGTATACCAATGAAGAGGGATTGCAGTTTGTTTCACGCATTCTATGCAAAAGTAATTTTGCTAAGGTGGGTAAAGTTTTATTCGTACTTTATCGTAAGGTAGAAAAAGAATATAAACTTTGCGGTGTAGTAACAGAGGAATTTTAAATCGTGTTTATTCATTATCTGCCCTTATTCATTATTCAGCTAATTACTAACAAGTTGGAGAATGATAAGGGCATTTTTATTACCATTACTTTAATTCTTAATGGAAGTTAAATACAAGTTAAAGAATGTAAATCATTTGGTAATCTGGGATTTTCTTTGTACCTTTGCAAACGTAATAAAGAAACAACAAGTTTAACAATTTAAAAGATATGAGATTATGGCTAATGATTTTTTGAAAAAATACTATATCCAAATTTTGGATAAAGCTAAAAAAGATATTCATGATTGTAGAGTTTACCTTCATGACTTTAAAGGCAATTACTCACGTCTTCAAGCCTTAGAAAAGAATATCCAACAACTTGGTATCAATACAAATGGTTATGACAATGACGGACGTGATGGATATGTTTTTGTTGATAACATATCAATAAATGAAATTAAGACATTACATTCTCATTATTATAAGTGTTTAACTATTGATAATACATTCTATGGAAATAAGCCATTCGATGAGATAAGATTATCATTAAATCTTAATAGGGATAAAATTATAAGCAAATGTAATAAAGAATTGGGAATTACAAGTTAAAAGATGTTAAGGAATTTGGCTAATTCAAGAAAAGTTAGTACCTTTGCATCAGAAATAAGAAAATAAGATGTTTAATCAATTAAAGTTATATAATATGGAAAATCAGTTTTATTTTGTTTATGCGATTCTCCCTAACGGAGATAGCACTGAAAAACTCGTTACAGACGAGGAGCACCTTGATATATGTATTAATACGGTTAAAACGAAGTTTAGGGCTTCAAAGGTGCATTATAACAAGGCCGGAATGTGTTTTGATGGCTATTTGGTTCAAAGTGACTATATGGGAACAAAGTAATTGTTTGACGTATGGAAGTAAAATGGAATAAAGAACTCAATGAGGAGGAAAAGGGAAAGTTAATTCCCGCCTCCTTTGATGATAAGGATTTGCTTACCGATTTCGATTATATTAACGGTGGCGAGTATGTTGAAATTAAATCCCCTAATGATTCAAGGATACATCGAATGTTGTTCTTTGATAATTACGGCTACGGATGGCTGTTGATTTATTCACTGAATGGCAATAATTTCAGTCTGAAATGTGTTTCAGAATGTGGTACGATAGATTTCGGTGAAGTTTGGAAAGATATGTTGGAACGGATAAACACTGAATATAGTGAGGAAAATCCACTTATTCAAAAGACTATAACAGATAAGGAAAATAGAAGTATTAACGTGTATTATTATTATCATATAGACGAATAAAATCAGATAAACATAAGGAGTATATCAAAATCCAAACAAATAAAGGATAGAGATATACTCCTTTTTATTTATTAACATTCTATTAACACTCATTAACTTAAATAATTTGGTATTTCACCGGAATTTTCGTACCTTTGCAATAGAAAATAAAACAAAGGGCAATGGTGATACATTGAAGTATAGTTTCCTTCATATTTAAACAATTTTAGTTAAAATATGTTTAAAAATAGATTAATATTTTAACTTTCATTATGACAAAAAATTTGGTAGTTTCAGATATTATTACTACCTTTGCATCAGAGTTAAGAAATTAGTCTAATAATAAAATATGACGAAATTATGAATAATAAAAGAATTTATGGTTTTCCGAGAAAACGCTACAGCCGAGACGAAATAGCGTTGTTTACAGACGTTCAGAAAGAGGAGTATGCCCTTGATGACGAATATGTAATCATTTATGATGATATTGAACAATTCCTTTGCGACCTCAACGACAAATTACTCGAAAAACTTGATGTAATATGGACGGCAAGTAAACAATAATAAGCAAAAAAAATTTGCTAGGGAGAAAAAAAATCCCTACCTTTGCAAACAGAAATTTAATTGAACCGAATGGAATTGAAATTTGCATTCAGAAAAGAAAATATTAATTAAAAGTTATTAGATATGGAAACTCAAAGATTAATGGTTCCAAAATGGACGCATCAGATAAAAGTCTTCAATGACGCAATAAAATCGTTGGAGGCGATTAAGGTAATTGCCGACAATTTTGACGGCAAGGTTATCAATAAGCGTTTTATAACGAAATTGAATGAGATTTCAGACAGAAATATTATCATATTCTCGCTTGAGGAGGAAGGTTATGATAAAATCGCCGAGATAAATGAAAAGGTTGTATCATTATACCTTACCGATAGGAGTTTCAAAGACGATAGAGGCTCATGGGCGTATATTGATGAGGATAGCTTTATTATCCTTGAAGCAAATGAAAAGGATTTCTATATCAATAAGGACGGCAGGTTGGTGAAGGAGTATTTTATTCAGGGTATTGATAAGACAATTGAGTTTTTCAAGACAAGGATTGCCCAGTATCAGGATTGTATTGACCATTTTGACGAGTATATGGCAGAGGTTAAGAAGATAAATGCGGAAATTGATGAATTGAGAAATAAGATGCATTTTCCGATGTCTATCATAACGGGTTCTATCCAATTGCCGTTCTTGTATTATTAAGAAGACTTAAATAGTAGACTCGTCGGATAATCCTGCGTTGATGAAACTCAAAGAAACGATGTGTTCATGAAAAGAACCTACAAAATATTAGTAAATTATGAGAACCCCAAAAGATATACCAAATGAATTGAGACGTTTAATCAATGCTATTGTGAAACGTTCTGGTGATTGTGAAAATTGGCTTAATGGGTACAATAGAGATATGGATTTTACATGGTATGGCTTCCGGATGATTTGTGAACCTTTATTTTGTTGGGCTGGAAACTTGATAGGCTACAGCATTAGATATAGAGGGTATGAAATTCGTGTAGATAATGATTTGTCAGTGGTTAAAATTCTTGACGAATAGGATATCATAATCAAAGTATTTTTTAGCCGATGTCAGTCAGTGAATAAAGTTGAAAATTATCTTTCTATTGTAGGGCAAATAGAGTTATAAATAAACGTAAGTTAACATATAATGAAGTAAAATACATATTAACTTAAATTATATGTTAACTTATGAATAAATCGTTTCTAAGCAATTCAATTTCATTTTATGATAAGTTATAAGGATAAACAGAAAATAATGGCTTATATCGAATATATTAAAGCCTATGAGGATGCAGACTATATTGGTTACTTTCTTAATTTAACAGAGGAAGAAAAACTGAAGGAAATTAATAATGAAGATTGAGTTAATTTATTTTTAACATTTCGTTTAACTTTTATTAACTCAATATATTTGGTAATATGGAATTTTATTCGTACCTTTGCAATAGAAATAAGGAATGAACCTTATAATAAAAATAAGAGGTATGGATGAAACCATAAAGTATATTTTCCTTCACATTCAATACTTTTTAGTTAAAAAGTTTAAATAATATCAAAGAAAACTTAAAACGTGATTGTAGTTTTATCAGGAGATTTCAATTACAATTAAATCAGATTATCTCCTGCAAGACTTTCAAATTGTAATTTTCGCAGGAGACTTCAGTATCAAATTGTAAGTTACGATAAATAAATTAATCGTATTAACATCCTTTAACATAAAATATTTGGCAGTATGGGATTTTCTTTGTACCTTTGCATCAGAGTTAAGGAAATAACAAGTTTAATCAATTAAAGTAATTAGAATTATGATGAATATTAAGTCAGTAGAGAATTTGTATAAGAAGTACAACGGCAAGACACTTGCAGACACTTTTAGTACCGTATCACGAGAGTACAATAACTTTCAGAATGCCTTCAACAGAATGGCAAAGGATATCGCGGCTAATATCAATGCTGAAGTGGTTAAGACTCTCAAGAGTCATTACGATGGTTCAATGTTCTTCAAACGTGGTGACAGATATGTATATGTACACTATGGTAATAGTACAGACCGCACACATATCGATCTCGATAATAGTGGATGGAATGGCTTCCTCTATTGTCGTACGGCTAAGAACGATAGAGACTATACAGGCGGCCCAAACAATTTTGTCACACTGAAAGAATTGGCAGACAAGATTGACGAATTGCTCGGATAAATTGATGGTGACAAAGACCGATTAGCTCAAGGGCATAGAGCAGAAATTTCCTAAATTTCAGGTTGGGGGTTGGAATCCCCCATCGGTCACTCTTCAATGCCACCATAATTTTTACAGAGTATTAAAGAAAATTTTTTACATATTGCTATTATACTTTTGGTAAAAGGGAGTGAATGTTCGCAAAATAACATCACTTCCTTTTTTATTTATTAACATCTACTTAACTTTCATTAACTCAATAATTTTGGTAGTTTACCTGATTTTTCGTATCTTTGCATTGTAATTAGAAAGGAACAGATTACAAGGGCAAGGGTGAAACTTTGGAGTATAGTCGGCAACATGGCTTTAGCATTTTTGTTAATTTTATATAATTTTAATATAAAAGGAATTAACATTAATCTTAATGAATTTTAACACTAATAATTTGGCAGTCTGGGATTTTCTTTGTACCTTTGCAATATCAAAATAAGAAATGAAAGTTTAATCAATTAAAAGTTATATAGAATATGAAGAAAAGGATATTAATGGCAATAACTGAACGTGGCGATTTATGTCGCTGCAATAACTGCGGAGAATATGCCCTTGTACCGATAGAAGAGACACGATGTCCTATTTGCCATTTTGACGGTGCATTAACATATGCGTTAGATGATAAGGTATATTCAATAGGAGACAAAGAAATAACCGTTAATTTTAATATCGTTAGACCATAGAATTAAAAGTTATATAGAATTATGGCAAAGACAATTTATGAAAAAAGCAATGAGATAACAAGTGTAAGACTTGACTCATTCAGTAAGGTATATGCCCATGAGGTACTTTCGAGCTTTGAGTCTTCTTGCGACCGAGAGTGGAATGCCCAAATTCTTCTTGACTACCTTTGCAAAAAGTTTAAGATTGAAGGTGTTAAGTTGTCCGTTACGCCTGCTGCACGTCCTTGTAATAGACGTAATACACAGACGTATGGCTGTTATTACCCATCAAGCAGACGTATTATTATATATAATACAACGGCCAAGACTAAAAAGACAATTGCGATAAAAACGTTTTATGAAACGTTATTGCATGAGTTTATCCACCACTATGATATCGTAGGCTTGAAACTGGGTGGTTCCCCACATACTTCGGGTTTCTATAAAAGAATCGGTGATTTAAAAGAAAAGTTAGCCGATTAACTTTTATTAACTCAATAAATTTGGCAGATTGAAATTTTCTTTGTATCTTTGCATTGTCAAATTAAGATAAAGACGATAAATAATTAATCAATTAAAAGTATAAAGATTATGGAAAAGTTTAAAATTATCGGTAAAGAAGTAATGAAGCGTCTTGCCACACTCCGTGAAGATTGTACCATTTTCCTTAAGAATACCTTAAAGGAGTTCGATGGTGATATCACGTTGGTTAATAGTGACGGCGAGTTCATTGATAGTGATGTCGTTAGCTGCACCTATGATGGCGGTGATAATCCCGAATATGCCGCAAATCCGTTTTCAATCATATATGGAGTAAAATCATTCGGTGATGACGATATTCGCCTTGATATTGAAGATACAGACGATTATTCTATTGACAATATCCGTACACTCGAATTGTATTATTTGTGCCTTTATATCTCTAACCATAAAGAGGAGTTGAAAGATGCCGAATATAACGATTTAAGTCATGAGTAGTTAGGCTGGATAGTTGTGTAATATCAAAATAAGACAAAAGTTTTAATCAATTAAAACAGCACAATATGTTCGATAAAAAATTAAAAGATAAATACCAATATGCCGTAACTTATCTTGTTATTGACAACGATGAGTATATCTATTATTATCTGAATAAGGACTTAACCTTCACGACAGAGTTCGACTCAAAGAAAGCGAAACTCTATAAGCGTTTTGATAACGCATGGAAGAAGGCAAATTCATTATTAGATATTCCTGATATTCATCGTGTTGCCGTGAGAATTGTTTACAAAGGTAAAATTGTAAAACCAACAAATGACGTTGATTCTCTCCGCTATCATTAAAAATCAATTAAAATAAACATTATGGCATTTAACAATGATTTAAAAATAACGAACAAGGAAAACTCAACGTTGGATTTAATCCTTCGTAATATCCTTGAAGCCGTCGAAACAAGCCCGACCCATACAGGCAGTTGGTTCCGTCAAAAGGTCTCGTTTTCATTGACCGATGACGATGTAGAAACAATACAAAATATCTTAGCAAAATTAGGCTGAAAATTTTTGAAAAAAGTTCGATTTTTATTTGGTAGTTTCAAATAATATTTGTACCTTTGCATTGTAATTAAGAAACAAGAAGTTTAATCAATTAAAAGTAATTAGAATTATGACAACGACAAATTTTAACATCAACAAGACAGACGTGTATTACACATTAATCAACAACGAAGTGTATGCACTCCGTTTTAAGGCAATCTTGGTAGATATCCCGTCACTTTCAGAACGTGAGTTGTATCTTGACGAGAGTGATAATAAGACAGATGTCCTTCCGATAGGTAATAAGATGTACCCTTATTATCTGAATAACTCTAAGATGGTTTTGTTTGACCAACAGTCGGATAGAAAATTCTCCAAAATACAAATTGACTATATTGAAATTGAACTCGCCCCATTAGGCGAGAAGAGAGTGTGGAAACATTGGGGAAAGTTTGCGAAATCATTTAACCCATTCCATATTCATCGCACAATTAAGGATTGCGTGGATGATGTAAACCCTGTATTTATCGGGCATCTTGACGGCAAGGTGTGGTTGACACAACCATATATAATTCCTCTCGGTGAAATTACTCCTAATAAGTTTATGTGGGAGAATATCGGTTTTAACCTTTATAATCACCTTTCATGGACTCTGAAAACTTGGACGTGGGATGGCTGTAGAGCTAAAAAGCAGTGGGTACACACGGTAAATAATCGAATGGGATATACAAATGCCTATAATAATCCTGTGTTCGATTTGCTTGAAGGCAAGTTCCTATTTGATGAAGATTTGTTGGAACACGCATATTCCACCGAGGAGGAATGTTATGAGAACAATTCAATTGCCGTACACCTCTTTATAAAATAATAAATGAATGTTATCGGTGTATTTTAATTGTACTATTATGGAATTGAAAATCAATATGTGTACTCAAATGAGTATGTTAAAACACCGATAACATTCTTTAACAAAGAATTAACACTTAAAATTTGGATAAATCCATTTTTATTTGTATCTTTGCATTATCAAATTAAAAGTTATAATAACAATATGAATAAGAAAATTTATGGCTTCCCGAAGACCAAATATACATCAAAGGTGGTAAATTCACTTACTGACGTACAAAAGCAGGAGTATGCTCTTGAGGATGAGGATATTATTATCTATGATGATATTGACCAATTCTTTTGTGACCTCAATGACAATATTATTCCAAATTGCAATGAAGTAATTTGGTCTGCAAGTAAATTATAAATCAATTAAAAAGTTATAACAATATGGCAGTATTCGTTTCCGTAAAACCAAAGAGTGTAAAGGTAAGCTATAATAGCTACTTTGACAATAATGGCACTCATTATAATCAAATGGTCTCGGTCGTATTGACTGATGAACAATTGGAAGTGTTTAATGATATGGTAAACAACACGCGACTTTCAAAGGGCGTGAGTGAGTATACCAAAACGCACCTCACAGGTGTTAAATTCGGCGATAATTACACCAATTTAACAACGTTTGACCATTTCAGACGTTTCTTTGAACCATTAAAGAGTAATAGCCGAATTAAGGCTGACAGAAACACATTACTCCGTATTAAGAAAGGATAAAAGATATGTATTACACAAGGAGTATGCCCACAAAGTAAAATAAGGGTGTACTCCTTTTTTTTTCACTTATTAACTTTTAATTAACATTTATTAATTTAATTAATTTGGTAATCTCATTAAAAAGTTGTACCTTTGCAAACGTAAATAAGAAATAAATAATAATAGATTAATTTAAATAATAAGAATATGGAATTAAGTAATAATCAAGTTATCCAATTGAGAAATGGCAAGTGTGGTGTTGTTGCGAGTTTCAATGACAAGCCATTTCAACTTGTCTTTGATAGTTTCACCACGCCTATAGGCAGATATAATGCCGAGTTGAAAAATAAGAATACCAATTACGATATTGTTAAGGTATTCGACGGCTCAAAGGTAGAAAACGTGTTGGACGTATTCAAGAAAAAGTTCAATACCGATGACCTTACACTCGTATGGGAAAGTAAGGAGTAATAAAAATCAATTCATTTCTAAAATTAATATATGGCAGAAATCGAGACGATTAAATATCCACCAACAGAACAGGATATTGAAAACGTAAACAAGATAAGGAGTTTCCTGAATGAGGAGGGTATTCCTTATCTTGAAGACTCTGAAGTATTTGGATTGTTTCATTTGAATGATAAGACAACCCAAGTAAGATACGTTGACTCTTATTTTCATAAGATGGATAATTCCAAACGTTTCGGTGAGAATTGTAAGGGTATACCACATGATTATTTTATCAATATATCCCACAATAATCACGACAATGGAATAAGAACCATTTGGGTATTTGACTTTGAAATGGCACAAGTCAACACTCCCTATGAATATGAGGGAAAAGTTATCACGGGTTTTCACAGGCAATGGGAAGTTATTAAAAATACCATTAGAACGGCTTGTGGCAAGATACATTATCGTTTTTTCGCAAGAGATTGTGAAGTAAGGGAAATCCCTAATAGTGAATTGAGACCTTTTTTAAATACTAATTGTTTTTATGGGTATCGTTCAGCAAATAAGAATTTGGGACTTTATCTTAAAAAAGATAAGAATGGATTTAAAAAAGGTACGTTGCTTTTCTGCTACACTTTCGGTATGAATTTCTATGGCAATAAGAAACATCAGGATAAACCAAAGGTAGAAGTTATCAGAGCGTCAACCCGTTTGGAATGTCAAGTAATCGGCGGTATCAGCAAGTGTATTAAATATTTTTGCGAGAATTATCCTACACTGACAATAGGTAAGGATAAGAAAGAAGTGGAAGTGGATGATATTGTTTTTTACGTTGACGCATCGCATAATGATAGCCGAGGAATGACAAACTCCAATAGTTCATTTAAATTCGTTTCATGGGAAGGTGTCGGTTTCATTAATATGTTCACAGAGGACACTGACCAAGACGGATTGAAAGGAAAGAAAGGTGAAGTATTTATGCGTAGACCTATGTTCCATAAACAGATAATGAAGGCAATTGGAGAGGGAAAAATCGTCTCTATCGCAAATGCAGGCACTATCGTGTTTGAAATGTCAAGAAAGGAATTTATGAAAGAAAATTCTAACTCTTAACTTTCATTAACTTAAATAATTTGGTAGTATCAGATAAATTGATTACCTTTGCATCAGAAATAAGATATAGGGGTAATCAATTTTTATTTTGCCTTGTAAATCTTATATAAGAGGTATGAGTGACATCATAAAGTATAATCTCCATCGGGATTAATAATTTTTTGTTAAAATTATATAATTTTAAATGAATTAATTTAAAATATAATCGGAATGTTTATCAATGTTAAACCCGAGTTAAAGAATGTAAATCCTTTGGTTATCCCGATTATTTGTTGTACCTTTGCATCGTCAATCAGAAAGAACGACAAAACAGAGATAGATAAATTAAAATATTAATCAATTAAAAGTAATAAGTAATATGAGTAACAATAACATTTATTCAGACGAAATCATTAAGAGACAAGCCGCTATTCTCTTGGAAATGAGAGAGGGTGTGGGTATACACGGATACATTTGTGATGAGGACAAATATACCGAATTCCGTAATGGTCTTACTGAAATATTGAGAGAAAAGAACTACATACGTCCGTCTTATAAGGTATCGTCAATGTGGTTTAGCGATGGCAAATTATGCAATTTTGATATACAGAAAATCAATAACGCATATCTCGATATATTTTCACAAGATGGTTATTATAACGAGGTTACTACTACAAGTGGCAATTATCGTAATCTGCCACCGAACTGCCGTCAGGTAAGCGAGGAGACCCTTTCACTTATCCTTGATGAGTGTGAAAAGTTAATCAATCATCTCAAGCAGATGAAAGAAGACGCAAAGAAATTACCTGAAATAAGTGAATTGATGAAAACCTTACTTTCATACGCACAGAAACACATTGATAAGGACAGGTATACGGTGAAATGGGAAAAAGGCAAACTCAATATGGAAAATAGCGATACAGAGCCATATAATTGCCTTGTGGTACGTTATAAGGAGAATAATGAGTATCATTCGTCAATCATATTCTCAAAGAACGAAATAGGAAAGTATTATGCTACTCAACGTACCCCACTCTGCGGACAATGCACTCTTAATTTCACACTTGACACTGCGGAGGAACAAATAAAGAAGATAATCAATTTTTAACATATTAATTAACCTTTATTAACTCAATAAATTTGGATAACCCGATATTTCTTTGTATCTTTGCAACAGAAATCAAGGGATAGTCCCAAGATAGTAAAAAACAATAAGATTAATTAATTTTTAAAAGACAATACAATTATGGCTACAACAAGTAACAACAACAATGAGACAAAGGTAAAGAAGGTTTCTGCAATTGAGACCGCTATCCGTAATACCGCCAAGAATAAACTCGCCGGTAAGTACAATCTTGCACAATACAAGGAAGGTGCAAAAAGATACCAAGAAAAGGTCAACGCTATGCTCCATAAAGCAATATGCGAGCAGATAGTGGAATTCAAGGACAAACACCCTGATATTCCGTTCTATTTCATTCTCTCGGTAGGTATCGCCAAAGGTGCATACAAGATGAGTGAATTCAATAAGGGTTACAAGAAGTTCAAACCCGAAGAGGTCGAGCAGGTTGCACTCTACGGACAGGCATACAACGCTTATAACGGCATTAAGTCCAAAAAACTTTCTGACGTGACTATACGTCTGATGATGCGCTATTACGAGAAGGTAAGCACCGATATGGATACTTTCACCAATGACCTTAATAAGTCACAGGTGTTAGGCAAAATCGCAGTCAAAAGAGGTGATTACGGACAACTCTGCAAAAACCTTAATATCCCATTCGATATTAAGCCAAAAGAGGAGAATGTCAACGACAATGAGGTAGAACCAACTGCAACAACGGAAAATACCCCGAATAACGCTCCACAAGCCACTGAAACAACCGAGGTGGGCAATGATACTACCGACAACGTGGAAGAGCCACACGCAGCGTAATAAACGCTAAATAAAGACAATATAGGATATATACAATGGGATATGTAAGCGTAACTAATAATAAAGTTATAACTTATATATCCCATTTTCTCGCCTTATTCACAATAATAAATCATTATAGAAGCAAGTATAGTTATTATGTCTTTTCTTTAACATTCATTAACTTAATATATTTGGTAGTCTTAAAATAAATTCGTACCTTTGTAATGTAAATAATAAAAGAGATTATTTAAAGGTATGAGTGACATCATAAAGTATAATCTCCAACACGAACATATTATTTTAGTTAAATAATATTAATATTTGAAAATAAAAATAAATCTATCCTTGTATGAATAAAATAATTTTCTTAACATCGTTTAACTCAATAAATTTGGTAATATCAATAAAAAGTCGTACCTTTGCAAATGTGTTAGAGAAACAATAAAAAAACAACAACGAATAAAATATAACAATATTATGGCAACAATGAATAATGAAATACGTTATTACACATATATCCATTTTCAGAAATACAACCGACATATATCAGACAATTATTAATGAATATGTAGGAACATTATTCAATGTTTAAAGAGTGAAATCAATCAATTAATTAAATTAAAAGCATATTATATTATGAATAAAGTTATCCTTACTGCACCAAACGGAAAAGTCTATATTACTAAGACTAAGCACGATATCAATGATAGTTTCTATTCTCTCGCTCCATCAATCAAGGACTCAAACAGATTCTTCAACGAGAAAGACCTGAAATTCATCAAGGAAATACTAATGCCCAAAGGTAGAGTAACCGCAATAGACGGAATGCAGTTCATCGCTCAAGGCTCACATATCTACACCGTACCAATGGACGGAAGAACAACCCAAGCCAAAAAACTAAGCTATTTCGCATGGGATAATGCCTACCAATTCATCAAGGATAATAAAGACACTACCGATATGCCGACACTATAAATCCAAGAGGTATCAAGGAAATGAAAAACTCAAATACAACGACAACAAATTACCCAAAATATATCACTTTCAGTACTAAAATGGTCACTGAAAGTGATAGAAGACATTATGCAATCAAATGCCATAATGATGAGCAAATTAATGATATATTAAACGATTTATGCGCATATGACGGAATAGACTATATCCGTATTAATAACACGGGAAAATTCAAACAGAAGAAAAATAACATAACTATCTATGACGGAAATAGATACTATGAAAAAAACTATTTCACATTCTAATATATGTACTCAAATGAGTAACTAAATAGATAATATAATAATATCACATATATGAATAAATTACCATTCAAACGTTATCCATATCTTAATAGACTTATTAAGAAAATAACAAGTAATAATACACCCAATAATACCACTTTTGTATATTACAACACAATACAGACCGATATACAAAGCGGTACAAGTGAATATATGAACGTAACCCTCAGAAACGTAAAGACAAATGAGGAAATCGCATCTTTCACATTCGATTACCTGACAATGGAAATTAATATACTATTCGCCGATACTAATGATATCGCAATGGATATTATGCACTCCTTCAGACAAGTATATCCATATGACAGAATTAATTTCAATCTTGATAAATCCGATGAAATATTCACAGAAGAAGACTATCAGGAAATTACTGCCAAAGGATTCAAATGTAATTTAATTAATCTATAATGTAATATAACAATACAACTATGCAGAAATATATACCAGTAAAGGAAATTAAAGATTATCTCAAAGATAAATCATACACCTCAATCCATAAAACAGGCTCTGTAAAGGGAATGAAACGTAACTACGGATGGGATAAAGCGCAAGAAATCGTCCGTAGCGGTCAATTCATATACGCAATATGGGGATAAATAGAATAATAGCCCGTAAATAATGTTATGTACTCAAATGAGTATGTATCTACGGGTTATTATATATGATATAACATAAAAGTAAAACAATTATTATAGGTATGGGATAAAATAAATCAAAATTATCTCATACCTTTTTCGTATACATAAAAATAAAATAATTTATAATGAAAGAAATATAAATCAACCGGAATATAATAGTCAGTAAAAATATCCGGATGAAAGTATTACCGGATAATAAAAGTACCAGTAGATGAAAAATAAAAGTAAATTAATATTTTATGATAAATTAACAATAGTTAAAATTAATTTAAATTTTTTAAAAATTGTTAAGGAGATAAACAAGACACAGTTTTTTCTCCACTATTTTACTACTACCTAAATTCTATTTCCTATACTTTTTAATTCACTTTTCTCGTTCCTAATCATTCTTAAGGACGGAAATTTATAATTAATCTATTTTTAATAACCTTTTCCGATTATTTTACAGATAATTACCACCCGAATTGCGTAACTCCTTAATTCTAAGTGATTTAGCTTTTATTATCTGTTGGGCAATGGAAAACTATGCGTATTCATATAGTTTTTTCATCTTAATATTCATTAAAATTGGTTAATAATTCAGTTTATTTTTCTTTTTAAAATTTATTTCCCAGTATTATAAAATAATTAAAAAATATATAAGATATTCCAGTATACTAGTATTATTTTATATTATATATTTTATAATATTCTAGTTTATTTTTTAACTTAAAATTATTTTTTCTCTTTCAGTTACTAATTCATTACGGGTTATATTATCTTTCCGTATGTACTCAAATGAGTATGTATATACTTTTTAGTTTTTTTTAACTTAGAATATTTGGTTATTTCGATTTATTTTCTTACCTTTGCAGTCGTAAAACAATAACGAATAAAAAAAAGTATATGTCTATGAATACGAATAGCATCAAAGTAGGTGACAAGATATTCCTTCGCAGTAATTGTCATTATAATACCAATGTTGAGACTGGTGAGACTGCATATCTCATCCCAGGTAAATATTCTTGTGACAATGATGAACAGGAAACTGTATTGGTATGTATTATTGCTCCATTCGAGAAGAAAGTCAACACTGAAGTATTTGACGATAGTCTCGGCTATTCGGTAAAGAAAACGAAAATCGCCAATATGATTCGTGTGATGTCGACTGTAACCAAAAAGTGTTATGACGTGGATGCCGATTGGTGTGATGTCATTGAGACTGATGAAGAATACAATGACCGCCGTGAGTTTTCATTGCTTATAAATGAGATAAACGATATGTTAGACGATGAATTTGAAGATTATGAATAAATGGTAAATGTCTTTTTAAATTACAATAAATCAATTTATTTTTAATATATATGTTTTCAGTTATATGTGGTTTTCTATGGGGTTGTTTCTGTACCTTATTATTAATTGATTTATTTACTGCGCTGATTAATATCGTGTGGTGGATATATCTTATATTATTTTTTGTATTACTCATTAATAGTATCGTATTAAGAGTATACCTTTATGTCAGTGACTATAAGGGCTTGGCAATGGATGGCATTTCCGTAGGTTCAAAAATCGTCAGGTATATCATCAATAAGAGAAAGAATAACAAACAGATTAAAGATTAATTCATTTTTTATTATGGAAGCAGGTAATAATATTATGACAGACGTGAAATATAATAACGGAGAAGGCGAATACTGTGGCAAGTGTAAAGACAATAGTTTTAGTAATTTGCCTAAAGTCACAGAATTAGGTGATGGTCTATATGACGGCATAATGAGCGGTTATGTCTTCACTTATGATGGAAAGAAATATGAATGCAGTTTCGGTGTGCGTGGCATCAATATCCCTTTGATTGTTAAGGTAGAGGACGGTGTGGATAGCCGTGGATAAATCAATTAATTTAAACTTTGATAATAATGGAAAATGAGAATATTACGAGTATTGCCTTGCGTAAAGATTTTATCAAAAAGATAACCTTGCACAATACTGAATATTATGATGCCATTGAGAATAGAGTGTTAGTAGGTTATGAGAAGCTACATTCAAAAGGTGATATTAAATATGAGCATCCTGATGCCCTTATTTTCAAAGGAAAAAAACTGGGCGTTTACGAGACTGACGTATATACTGACTCATCTTGCTGTATGATTAGTACTGGACAGTATACTATTGACGATATTATAGATAGGCTAAAATCGCGCCTTGAGATCAGGTATGGTGTCGGTCATGTGAATAAGACTGATAAAACTGGGGTATTGAAAATCCATCCTCACATCGTAATAGAATGTGAGGACGAGGAAATAATATTATCTTATAATAAGTATTGTAAGGCCAAGGAAAAGTTTACTGATATAACCGATAGTCTTCATGATGTCGTTAAGGTTATTATGCGTAATGATTAATTAAAACCGATAAATAATGAATTATCGCCGGTTGTTTTAGGTGGATTTCCGTCAATTGTGAGGGCCTTAGGAATATTTGTCATAGTGGTATGTATCATATATTCTCTGTATGAGAGTGAATAAATGGCTATTAACTTTCTTTAACTTAATAAATTTGGTAATATCAGATAAAAGTAGTACCTTTGCAAACGTAATAGAGAAAACAATTAGAAGATGAATTGCTATACTTATGAGGAAGGAGGCGAAAAATGATATATCCTGACGTTGATGGTTATTATCCTTATTATATGTATGATAGGGAATCACTTCCACAATGTATTATCACTAATACGACCTCACCGAGGGAATATGGTCAGAAACTTTTAAATCGAAAGAAAAGTAAACGAAAATGAAATAAATTATCACAATTAATGGCTGCATCAAGAAAAGATGCAATTAAAAAGTACAAATATCAAAAAAAGTAATATTATGGAAGAGAATTATACAGACATATTGGAGAAGAAAATTGATTTCCTTACAAATATTTTGACTGAGGAACAGATAAACCAATATATTAAGTGGTGCGATGAGAATGACCTTTAATATTCTTTAACTCGATTAATTTGGTAAACTCAATTTATTTTTGTACCTTTGCATTATCAAAATGAAAATTCTTTAAATTTTAAGAAATATGGAGAATACGAGAAAAATGAATATCAGAATTATCACGACAATATTAGGCTCATTGCCTGATAACACTTTGGTATTCTCTGATAAATTGCCATTAACGATGTCAAGTAAAGATGGCGATAAGTTTGAAGGTAATTTCGACAGAATGGTGTTGGAATGCACTGATAATGGTAATTGTATCGTATGGTTCGATGAATTGGGTGAAAAAGGTATTGACAATACATACACCATCAATGATTTCAATGATAGTGAAATTGAAAATGTCGTAAAGACTGTGTTTGATGAGAATATTGTTGATGCGGTCTATCAGTATCTCAAGTTTTGCGATGAGAACAATAATACGGCACCATCTTTTGCCTTCTGTAATATCAAGTTTAATGATGAGCCGAATGGTGACTATTTTTATATTATAAAATTATCTAATGATGTCGTCAATGATATTGAAGATGATAAAGTAGGCTATTATTGTGGTGATGGTCTCAATGAATTGCTCTCCTTATTTAAGGATGATAATAAACAGGATTTTCGTGTCCTCAAGGTTAGTAGTTATTTATCGAAAGTATGGGATATCTAAGTGAAACGAAAAGGCAAGAATGTAATCGAGAGATACTCAAAATCTTGGAAGAAGTAATCAAGAAGTATCCGGATTTTAGATTCGGGCAAATTCTATGGTTTCTTGGAATTAATGGTCGTGATGACAAAAATAGATTGAGGGATATTTTTTATGAGGAACCAGATGTTACTCTTAGAAATATTTGCTCTACAGTCAAAGATAATCATCTTTCTTATGAGACGGTTGATTATCTGGTTAAATATAATAAATTCGTAAATGGAGAAGAAAAGATTCAATAAATATCAATTTATTTTTATTTTATTTATTTTTATGATGCTTTCTTTGTCAGGAGCATTTGCACAGAAGCATATTACGTCACATGTAACGGTGACTTGTTACCAACCGGTTAAATCACAATGTGATAGTAAACCTCTTGTAACTGCCGATGGTAGTAGTATTAATTTAAGACATCTCAAGAGTGGCAAAATTAAGTGGTGTGCCGTCAGTCGAGATTTATTGTGGATGTTCCCTAAGAATAAGCCAAAACGTATCTGGATTGAGGGAATGGGTATCTATGACGTGAAAGATGTGATGAATAAGAGATTTCGTCACAGGGTGGATATCTTATTGCATCCAAAGAATAGTAAATTGGTATACCATAATAATGTAAAAATTAAGATTCTACAATAGGTACGGTTCTTTTTGTTATTTTTCATATTTTTTATTGTTTTTACCCTGTGATGAATTGTTTCGTCATAGGGTTTTTATTATTTTCCCGCGATTAACATTCATTAACTCAATAAATTTGGTAGTTTCAGAAAATTGTCGTATCTTTGCATCAGAAATAAGAAAACAAGATGTTTAATCAATTAAAGAATAGGAGATTACGTTATGAAAATTAAAATTCAGCTTTGGGCATTGTCTTACGCTTCAATAGATTTTGATGATGAATTGTATACTGAAACTATTGGTCTGTATGAGAGCAAGGATGATGCGTTTAAGGCAATGAAGGATAATATTTCATCTGATATCAAGGATGGGGATATCGAAGATAATTGGAAAATCAATGGCAATACTGCCGATTATGTTGATGATTTTTCAATGACAAGAAAATCATATCGAATTAATTCATTATAATATAACTTATGACTTACAATGAAGTATACAATTTAATTGCATCTGTCGATACCAAGGAGAGTAATGTAGTAATTACGACCAAGGCTCACGGTAAACAATACCGACAGAATTTATATATCAGTTCTGCCGATTTATTGAAAATCAGAGGTGCGAATGTCAACATCGTCGGCTATAATGTAACCGAGGAAATGACCGCTAAATGGGAAACCATTAGATTGGTCAAGAAAAGAAACAAGAAATAATCCATTGATTATGGACATATTAATAACAAATATCGTAGTTTAAATGGTATTACGGCGGTATGTGATAAATGAGGAGAAGTAAAATACATCAGAAGTGATGATAAGAAAGTCAAAATTAATTAATATTTAATTTTATGGATAGAACAATTAAATTCAAGGGAATCAATCTCTCTGGTGAAACAGTATACGGCGGCGCATTTGTTGACCCTAACAATGGTAACGCCTTTATTATTCCAATTATGGAATGCGTAATGCCGATTAAGAAAAATACCTTGTGCCAGTTTACCGGCTATTATGACGCTAATGGTGATGAGATTTATGAGAACGATATCATTAAATCATCCTATGACAATTGTCAATGGCGAGTAATGTGGAATAATAGTACAATGGAGTATTATCTTGCCTTGTATACTGGTAATGGTACTGAAGGTAGTATTAACAAGAAATTTTCTACGCCATCTTTTGTTACTGATACAAATGGGAAACCGATGATGATGTATAAGGAGTATACAATAATTAAGGAGTGATTTAACATCCTTTAACTCAATTAATTTGGTAATTTCAGCTTATTTTGGTATCTTTGCATCGTAATTAGAAACAAATTAACGATTAAAGTTATGGCAAACAAACAGAAAATCTTTAAGCAATTAACAGAAAAAGCGAAAGAATATCATTCACTATCAGGGACATCTTATGACGGTTTTAGCGAAAGTTTCTACCGTACCAACACGGCGAATGATATGTTTCTTCGTATTGAGCAGTATGAACGTGGAATTGCTCGTGTAAAGCACGAAAAGGCAATTGTGAAATGGTATGGCACTGATGATGGTGCAAAATGGTACAAGGCGAAAAAAAGCCGTCTTGATGAAGTCAAGAAGTCACTCGTTAATTTATTGACGGCACTTAAAGAAAAGGTTAGTCCACTTATTCTAAATGAGTTGGGCGAAGGATGGGGTATCACAAATACGGAAGAAAAACGAATGGTAATATCCATTCTTGAAAAGAATGGGTTATCAAAGTTTGGTCACTATTTTGTATTAACATGGCATGATAATGAATGGTACAATCCTGATTTCGGCAAGAAATTCCATCTATCCTTTAATTGTGGAATGATAGGCGGATTCGATATCGATGAAAACCCAGACCGTGTAAAGTTAGTCTTAGGAATGGCTAAATTCTTGGGCAATAAGGAGTTAGTTGCAAAACTCAATAAGATTATAGGTGAGTATAGTGTACAGAGAGAACTCCTTACAAAAGAGATGTATGAGATTAAGGAGGAACTTAGAAATCCTCCGGTACAGATTGAAAAAATAATATAAATTGATTTAATCGGTGTCATTAACTTTTATTAACTCAATAAATTTGGTAATACCGATTTTTCTTTGTATCTTTGCATTATAAAAAAAAACAATAAAAACAATTATGGAAGTAACAATAGATTTCATCAAATCATCTTTTGATAAGTTCAATAAGGAGTATTTTAATGGTGCATTGGTAACTCCTACTTTTGAGGTTTCACATTGCCGTCGTGCATTGGGTGATTTCCGTCGCCGTTATAAATATTATCGTATCAGGGTTTCCGATTACTACATACGTTCACAGAGAGAGATTGAACAGACTATTCTTCACGAAATGATACATCTGTATCAAAGTCAGTTTAATTGTCGTGATAAGTCACATGGAATAGATTTCAAGGAGAAGGCATTTGATATTAATTACAAGGGTGGTTGGCATATTTCCCGTCTAACTAGCACAAAGGGATGCCAAGTAAATCCTAAATATGCCAAAAGTGTAAGTAGTAATAAATCAAAGGAAAGTTATATGATGGTATATAAATCTGTTACCGGTAAATATTTCCTATTCAGAATGGCATTACGTTGTGTCAACCATTGGGTCAATACGTTAGGATGTAGAAAATCAATAGCTAAATATGCTACTTTTACATCGACCGATGGGGAATTTGATGATTACCCTGCTTGCAGAACCTCTTGTCGTGGCTCATATATTACTGAAAAGAGATTTAATGAATTGGTCGACAAATATAAGTCAAGAGTACAGGAGAATTTATCCTGCTCCCGAAAGATAGCCGTATAAGACTAATTAATTTAAATATAATAGAGTGTCACATAGAATGCCACATTTTATAGGCTTGGTAATCACAACTCCGGATTATGGTGGTACACTTTCGGAATCATTGAGTAAATACGATGAAAATAGAGAAGTTGACCCTTATATTGCATCCGAGGTAACGGTGGTAGACATGTTTGAGGTCGTAAGTTTTTATTCAATGACTAATGATGAAGTCAATATCTTGAAACAAAAGGCGGTTGAAGCTATCAAGTCTGCCAAGGGGGGATGAATTTTACAATTACGAGAAATTTTATGAAGATTTCAAAAGAGAGTTATATAACAGCAGCGAAGAACACATTAGAGCTTGCTGGATCCATAATATCCTTTATGACAAGAAGTTGTATTATGAGGATTTTAATGAATATCTGGCAACTAAGACCGATATCGCGGTAAGATTCCCAGAGGTATATAGACAGAACGGTGAGGACTGGAATAAAAATCTATATAAACTCAACAATGATGGTGTATGGGAGGAATGGTCTACTTACAATCCATATAGTAAGTGGGATTGGTACAAATTAAATTCTCATAGCAGATTGGATGGCTATCTTCTTACCAAACATGGTGAACGTGTTAATAGTTGTAGATTCTCAGAACTCGACTTTGATACTCCTAATGAAGAGAACACATATAGTGCCTATCTGACTTATGATTATTTACCATTCTGTGTTGTGGTAGATGGAGAGTGGTATGAAAAGACTGAAATGGGATGGCGGGGAGTTACTATCGGTGAGAAACCAGAGGAAGAGTGGGAAACAAAAGTCAAGGAATTACTTTCTACATTACCACCTGATAGTATCGTTAATGCCGTGGATTTCTATATCTAATTTTTAATTAATATAACGGTAGTATCAGTGAGATAAGTAATAATATAACAATCCTTGATACTACCGTTTTTTTTTTCTTTTAACTTGAAATAGATTTATTTTTATTATGAATAATACGAACTCTTTTGATGTGGCAAAGAATTTGCAGAAGATGTTTGCCGAGAAGTTACCTTATTTTAACGACAAGGATTTCAAAGTCCTTAGCAAGACTTTCGAGGATATGCAATTTAAGGAATTCTTTGAAAATTATGGAGTGAATATCGAAGAAACTGACGATAAGGTAAAGTATTTTACTGAGTTTTCAAAGGCATTATTGGATAATAATAGATTCGATATACGTTTCAGTAATGCAATGCTGCTTGATATGGTGGCAATAGAAAGGGCCGTTATTAATGCTCGATATATATATCTTTAAACGGAATTAAATTATTTGAATTATGACTTTACAATTTAAATCAAGAAGGACATATCGCAATGGTGCTTTCAGAAAATTCAGAAGGTGTAAACTGAAAGACTGGGATAGTACGAATAAGGCTATTAAAGCTGAAGAGTGGCAGAAATGTTGTATGACTCTTGATTGGAAATATATTAAAAAATTCCTGCATTCTAATATAGGAAAATCATTCAATAAGGTATATCCGGAATTTCTTAAACGATGGGATGCGCCTAGGTATAGCCCGATGAAAGAAATTATGGACGTGATTGAATATTGTGGCTTTAAGGTAGTCGACGGTGTTATCAAATTTGAGAAAAAGAAAAAGTTTAAACCAATTGATTTATCCGAATTTGATTCTATTAATAAGGAACGATGGGAAAACGTCAAGTTGGAGACATTAATCAAAAGATTGAGAGAGACCAATACGGCACAATATCTAGGTGATTTTTACCTATACAAAAATCACGAAGCCATCGAAAAATCAATCTATATGAATTATTACAATCCCATTAAGTATGATTATGAGAGGTCACTGCCACATAAGTATCATAACATTAAGACGGTTATCCCAAATGTTGGCTATGGTATTGATTATCAGCGTATTACAACAGGCACAGGCAAAGTGAAGGAAACATATAGTATCATAACATCATCATATCAAGACCCTATTATCTACTTTTATTATAAGGATTAACTTTTATTAACTCATTTAATTTGGTAGATTGAAAAAATCTTTGTATCTTTGCACTTGTAATTAAGAACGATTAAAAACGATAACTAATATGATAGTAAGTTGTATTAAAGACGTTAGAATCCTTGACAAGAGAATATTCTTAAAGGGTGAATTGTACGATACCAAGAAGTTACCTTCTGCGATAGCTAATCTGCCATTTAGTATTAATTTCGATGACCGTGAATATTTTGAGGAGTATCACCGAAAATTCGATGACTATCAGGCAGTAAGCTATCACGATAGAAGTAAGAAGTGCCTCCGTTATGGCAAAGTAACGGATTTTAAACTTAATGGAAGAGGTATCTATACGGTTCGTTTTGAGGATGGACATGATGAATTTCTGAGTTCTACTGATTTAACTCCGGTAGAGACATATTTCTTCATCAACTCTGAGGGCAAAATTCATTTTCAGTATGAAGGTAAAAATCCAAACCGAGATAGATTTTGCGCCATCATCAATAACAGATTTAGCACTCAGGCAGAAGCCGAAAAACATTTACATTCACTTTATCAGAACAAGAAAACAGAAATAAAGTAACGATTATGGGACAGAGAACACAAATTATTGTTATCAAAGAAAATAACAAGGGCGAGGTTAGAAAAACGGTGTGGCATCACCAATGGGGTTTTGGCCGTATTATGTATCTCGCTTTAATGTCATTGTATATCGGTGACTATAATAAAGATACATGGGCTGAAGGTTATGATTTTTTTAATACATCATTTCCTTTAATTCCGAAATTGATAAATGTCACGGATGAAATACCAATGGATATTTTGGAACAAGCTAATGTAAATGACCTTGCTTCAATTCGCCGTGTTATTGACTATTGCGACAATAATAACGGCGCAATGGTTGTCTATATTAAGGAGAACCCTACTGAGAAATATCTGACCAGTCAATTCAAGGTAGGCTTTTTGATGGGTCTTGAAGATGAATATTACACATCGACCTATGATAACAAAACATATAATAAGAGGAATATCGGTGAGAAACCTTTTTCTCGTTGGCTTACACCAGTAGAATATGGACGTATCAATGGTGGCAATGAATATTCAGATGAGGATTTCATCGAAATGGTATATAAGTTCTGTGAATATTTTGATATCGAGACTATTAAGGAGGATAAGTCAGTTGAAGAGAACAAAAAGGAAAGTCAGGAAACCGATGAAGTTAAGACTGATAAGACCGATTCTGCTGATACTAACAATTCTTCAGAGGATAATAATTCTGACGATGCTGAGGAAATATATACTACAGAGGACGTTCTCGGTAGAAGGTTAATCAAAAGGATTCAAATGGGACTCTTTGATGTTGCTGATGGAGAAATTTCAAAGATAAAGGTCGTAGACGGTCAGATTTATTTTTATTGGGATTTTTTTGATGGTGGATGGTATACAAGGGATGGATTATTGCGTGAAGAGGCCCGTAAACTCATTGATGGTATCACAGACCAAGAAATACTTAGAGGAATTAATCGTTGCAAAAATGGGAAAAAATAAAGATTATATTTACTATGGTTTATTCCTTAGTGAAACCTGTAAATTACAGATAAAGAGACAGATTGAACGTATGGATGGGTATAACGAATTGTTTGAAACATGCGGTAGATTATACCTTGACCATTGTACGCTTCTTCATTGTTCACAGGAGAATAAGTTCCCTGAGATTAAGAAGGAGATTGTGGAACTTGAGAACCGTGGTTTTGAACGTTATTCTGCGGTAAGGATGAAAGTAACCCATATAGGTTATCTCGCAAATAAGGTTATGGCCATAAAGGTAGACCCATTCGATTTCCCTTGCACCAACGAGAACCCACATATTACCGTATGCACGTTCGGAGACGGAAAACCAGTGGATAGTAATAAGATTGAGGTATGGGATGAATTTCCTGAACCTTTCATCATCTATGGCGCATTTAGTGTAATGAAACCAAATAGATAAAGCGTATGTTTTTGACAAGAATAATCAGAAGTTTGATTTACTCGTTCATGCGAGATATTAAGAATATGATTGGCACATTGGCGATTCTCATATTTCTTTATATCGGTTTCTTCGGTAGTAAGACCTTTTGTGTCAAGCCATTCATTCTTGAATGGTTAACCAAGACGGAGACAAAGGAGATAATTAAGAAGACAGTCGATAAATATTGATATTGTAAGTTAAATGGAAGAGATTAATTAATTTTTCTCTTCCATTTTCTTTATCTTTTCGTTTGCCATATCAATATATTGTTGGAATAATTCAAATCCGATATAATCGCAATTATTTTTAACAGCACTACAAGCAACCGTACCACTCCCCATAAATGGGTCTAATACCACTATCCTATCACCTTGTGCAATGTTAGGAATTATGTTATCAGGTAATTCAATAGGGAAAGGAGCCGGATGGTCATTATTCCTAGCAGGAGCAAATTTCCATACCTCAGTCGGAAATAAAGTATTATCTAAACGTTTAAAACGAGGATTTTTCTGTTCTTTTATTAACCAGAAAATATATTCGGTGGAAGGTATATAACGGCATTTATCCATATTTACGGATGAGCTTCTATCCCAAGTTATTAATTGTCTAAAAATGAATTTACTTTTACTTATCCACTCTAATGGGAAACTCGCCCTATTCTTGTGAACCCTCAGTTTATGGTTATAGAACAGGCTTCCATCATCTTTCAATACACGGAAACATTCATTTAATATTTCTATCTGCCATTGTTCATACTTATCTTCTGGCATATTGTCAACATTAACATCACCATTATAATCAATCGTTTTATTCCATAAACAACTATCTGTACGTTTTTGATTGCCGTTAAATCCTCTTTTATTATAAGGAGGAGAGGTAATAATTAAATCAATTGATTTATCATCAAGATTTTTCAGACCATCAAGGACATCCATCTGATAAATCCTATTTTTTTCAAGCATATAGTATATAATATATAATCTGTTATGATTATAACTACCTTGATGGATGATTTCAAGTCAAAAATAAATCATTTTCGATGTCTTAACATCCTTTAACTTAATATATTTTGTGATTTGGAAATTTCTTTGTACCTTTGTAACAGATTTAAGAAACAAGATGTTTAATCAATTAAATAAAGACTATGACAGTATATGTTGTTAGAAAAATCAGTGATGGCTTCTATTTCGAGGATTTCATCAGTGAAAGAAGTGCAAGTTGGGGTGCGTGTGAGAGTTTTGCAACTGAATACCCTGTATATCACAAGGCATATCGTGTCTGCAATAAGCTCAACAAGAATTACGGCTACAAGGTAGCAAAGGTTGAGAAGATTGAAAAGTAAACTGAATATTAATCAATTAAAAATAGTTAGAATTATGATGAAATTTATTGAAACAATACAATATTTTTGTGTGCTACTATCTTTATCATCAGTGTTTATTGTAGCGTTGGTGCGACTTTTTGAATGTGAGACCGATGATTATTGGTTCTACATCTTAGTTTTTATTAGTGTATTTGCTTCGCAATCAATATATCGTAGGATATTTCCGTTCAATTAAAAGACAATGAACGCAACAGAGACAAAAAGAAAATTCTGCGAGATCAGAAGTAGCCTTACAGACGATAAGCTGTAGGAAATTAATTCATAAGATAAAACAATTTCTATGGGCAAAATGAAACGATTATATAAAGATGAGGAAAATGCCGATCATACAATTATTCATTTAATGGTCAACTCCAAATGCACTAACCGATGTGAGAATTGTTGCAATACGCAATATAACCTTGATAAGGTACCCGTAGTTACAGTCGAGGAGTTGCAAAATGCAAAAGTGGTTCTTTTAACCGGAGGAGAACCATTTTTGCTACCTGATATTTATGGGTTTGTCAAGAGTTTGCGTTGGCAGTATCTGAATATTAGAAAACTCTATATTTATACGTCGGGCTATGCGATGTATAAAGCAAGGAATAATTGGCTTCGTCATGGAGGCTTCGGGCTATATGTAGATGGAATAAATTTTTCACCTAAATGTAAGGACGATGAAAATGCCATCAAGAAGTTGTTCAAGAATACTTTTGCCCGTTGTTTTCTATTTAACGGCATGTCAAATAGAATTATCCTTATGGACTACGAAGGTAAAACGACAGACGATGATAAATTTATCAAAAGTTTGGGTTGTACAGACGCATCACCATCAGCTAAATTTTCTATCGAAAATCGAGTTTTCCAGAAAAAATTTAAACCAAATGGAGGCGTTTGGAGAAGATTACCGATTTTTTTGAATTAAAAACATTCTCTTAACATTCATTAACTTAATTTATTTGGTCATATCAGATTTTCTTTGTACCTTTGCAAACGTAATAAAGAAACAAAAATGATTATGAGAACAAAGACAGATAATATATCCGTATAAGTAATATAAAATATAATCAATTAAAAAGAAAAAGAATTATGGCAGCACCAAAGATTAATAAGGTAGGTAGTGAGGAAATTATCGAAGTATTCCTTTCAGAGACAAAGCATCCAAAGGCATTTAATGCCAAGGCTCAGTGGTATAACCGAAAGATAGTATTTGTTGATAGGTTTTACCCATCGAGTAAGACGTGTCATAATTGTGGCTACATTAATAAAAACCTCACATTAAAGGATAGACAATGGATATGCCCTCAATGTGGTGAAGTGATTGAAAGGGACTACAATGCAGCGTTAAATATACTTGATGAAGGTTTAAGAATAATAGGGTGCAGTACATCCGAATTTACGCTTGTGGACTACCCAACCGTGGATGACCCAATCAGAAATGATTTGCTAAAAAGCAGTGATAGGTTGAAGCAAGAAGTTAATAATGAACAAGTTTTAACATACTGTGACAGAACAGAAGTAGACGGAGAGGAGGAATAAGGCTATGACAAGAAATGAAGCAATGTCTTTTGCACTTAGTGCCGGAAAGCCGATAACTCACAAATATTTCGGTAAAGGTGAATATGTCCGCTATCAAGGTAAAGAATTGGTAGATGAAGACGGAATTCCTCTTCCTCAGAATGAATTTTGGGCTATCCGTTCAGGTGGCTTTTGGGAAGACGGATGGAGTGAATATAAAGATTAATTGGTTTTAAATTTCATCATATAATGGCAAAGAAATATAATAATAAGAATCGTGTAGAAATGATTGACAAGAAGTTCATCGAAAATGCCAACGAATTTCTCAAGCAGTCATATATCAATATCCTTATGACCTTGGACTATAGTACTTATAAGGTATCGTCTAAAGGCAGCGGTCTTATCGGTACGATTACCGTTGACGATAAGGATTTCTATGTGAACGAAGTCTTTTATGATGCAAGTACAAAGGGTGTCGTATTTACCCTTTTGCCAAATGATTATAAATGGGAAGAATTCTGGGTCGATGAAATGAATTGTAATAATTTTACCTTGGTCGACCTAATTAGTATGACTGATATGTTACTCAAGTATTTTAAGACGGGTAAGGTATTCGGTTTTGATGAAGAGACGAATAAGCCGGTCGGCACGGTCAGAATCAATGAATTCCGGAGAGATTCATTCAAGAGTAATATCAAGATTATTGAGTCCTCAATTAATCTTTTGAATAATGTTGAGAAAATTACAGAAAGAGGAATCCTTAATGATGCGGATGAATAATCTGTTTAAAACGTTGTAGTTGTCATAAGTTATTTGTATTGGGTGGTACCGTCCGTGAAGGATAGTATCACCTCTTTTGTATTCTTTAACACAAATAATTTGGTAGCTTGGGATTTTCTTCGTACCTTTGCATCAGAATTAGAAAACAATAGTAAATAACAAATAACATAGGAGAATAACAATTATGATGAACAATGTAAATATGATGCTTTCTTTCTCTGATATTAAGAAAGATACGCAGGAGACTTTCAACGAGTCAGTTAAGGAATTGGTTAGCATCGTGAAGAGACACAATGAATGGATAGGTACTATCTTCGCATTGGTATCAGGTAAGAACGGAAATATCGAGGAAAAGCCTATTTTCCAAGTATTTTATGAATATAATGAGGAAACCGAAGTGGATGAACTTATCTTGTGGTATGACGATGAGTTGGTAAAGAAAGTAGGTATTTCCAAGTCTAAGATAGATTAATTAATTTTTAATATAAAGGAGAATAAATATTATGGGATGTTATAATACAACAGGTTTTGTTTCAGGTCTTAATGTACGTTGCAGCGACCCTATTGTCGCAATACCTTGTGTAATCGAAAATGGAGGAAAATATAGTCCTAACCGCTATTATACCACATCACAATTAAAACCGATTTCATTGCCATTATTCGGTAAATATGATGATTATGGAAGTATCGAGGATATTGAAGATACACCATCGGCAAGAGCGTGGAAAATGTCTGTCTGTGACGATATTGAGGGCTGTATGAGTATATTTGAACGTTCAAATGAAGATTGTACGGCATTATCTAAAATCTTGCTGCATGAGAAAAATTATCTTTATGAACATAACTATGAGGAGATTAGAAACGGGTTGTTGTCGGTATTGGAGGAGGAGACTGGCATTTGTCTGATTATTGAACATCGTAAGGTATATGAAAAATTAATCGCAAAGAAGAATCACAATACAAAAAATTTTTTCATTGATTGGGTATCATTCAGACAGAAATTAATCACCAAAAACTGTGGTTATTTTAAATGCTATTTTGAGGGTCAACCTTTTAGACCAATGAGTTTAGTTTCATTGCTATTCTCTGAAAATGATGAACTTACGAAAGAGGTTAAATCATTAAGCGAGGAATCAGATAAATTGGATAAAAAATGGGAACATTATCGTTTAAATAATTTTTTCATCGGATGGGAAGACGGCTTTGATGCTTATAGAAATGATGGAAAAAACGATGGTAAATCTATTTTTAACATTGATGGTATCGCCGATGCTTTCTCCGATTTTAGCACTTTTGATAGAAATATAATGAAACTTAATGTCGGTTATCGGACAGCAAGTTGTAATTGCGGTAGTCAGAATGATTTCAATGACAATATCATTAAATTCTATGATTTTCTCTCTGATTTCTATAAAGAAGACCTTCAGGATGAATATGACGAGGATGAAGACGAAGAATAAATAGATTAATTTCTATTGTTAAAATTGAACAATTATGGCAAATAATAACAAGAATAGAGTTCCGTTTTCCTTTAATAAGGCGAAGGATATGTATCATAAATCAGATGTCGTTATGGGAGAAATGCTTGCATCTATCCCTGCCGATGGTATGAGCATTGAAGATGCCTTTTATCTCTATATTGCGGCGCAGAATTGGGCAAATGGCGATGAGTTCATCCAAATCATTGGAGATAACGATAACGAGAAAATTAACCTTGTAAAGGAAGCCATCAAGCATTTAAAGTAGAATAATACATGAGATACGTAATTAAGCAATGTAAACATTGTGGTACAAGATATACCTATCAGGCATCAGGTGAAGGATGCTTTGACGAGTATAATAATCGTGATTATTGTCCTGAATGTTATCAAGCATTGTTAAACGCTTTTAATAATATTCCTGTAAAGTATCACCCTCAGTTTGTCGAAATAAAGAAAGATGATACTTTAATTGAAGCATTGTCGGCTTTAAAAGACAAATATGATGAAGAATCGTTAAATAGCCCATTTCGTGGCTTTACTAAGGTCGTTAGGCATCATGGTGATGAATTTACCTATGAAGGGAAACATTACCTCTATGAGGACGGAAAATTATATATTCTCGGACAATGTGATACCGATGGTAAGTTTACCGGCAATTATTGGATAGAGGATGATATCTGTGGGAATCGGTATATCCCTACCCAAGGAACACGTAACGATATTGATTTCGCTGATGTTAAACCAATGAAAATGCCTCCACCATTGGGCAAGTTGTTTTATATGACTACCGATGATACAACGACAGGTACCGCTTCACCCGATATTAATCAAATACTATCAGATGATGAAGCCGTAAAAAGAATGATTAAGTCGGTTAAACTTTATAAGCCGCATTAACATCCTTTAACACAAATAATTTGGATAGTTCAAATTCTTTTTTTACCTTTGCGACCGATTTAGAAAATAAGACGCTTATAGGATTATCAAGCCTAAGATAAATAGATTAATTTCTATTATCAAAATTAAACAAAAGAAAAAATGAATAGTGAAAAAAATACTTCTAGATATTTTATGCACAAATATTGGGGGAAAAAGCCATCCTATGGCATAAGTCCTTTGATTGAAAAATATACAAACCCTGGAGATACTATTATTGACCCATTTTCAGGGTATGGAGTTTTCTGTTGCGAAGCATATCTTAAAAATAGAAATGTTATAGTAAATGACCTCAATCCGATTGCCAATTTTATAGCACATAATTTGTTTTCAAATGATGTTAATATTTCAAGAGTAAAAAAGGTATGGGAAAATATCAAAGCAGAAATGTCTACTTTCATAAACGAATGGTATAATATTACCATCGGCGAGAAAACATATCGGCCGATATCAGTTTTAAGGAATAAGGATGGTTTACCATTGCAATTTACTTTTAAGGATGGAAGAAAGACATCCATTAAAGATATCCCAGAAGATATAGCAAAAGAGTTCTGTGAGAAAGAAAACAATTACAAAATAATGGACTGGTATCCTACGGTTTCGATTATTGAAAATTCTAGAATATCAGCTCGCCCGAACATGGCAATAAAAGACCTTTTTACCAAAAGGACACTTGCTTGTCATGCAAAATTGTTGTCACTGATAAATAAATATGCAGCAGGTCCTGATAAAGACTTGCTTTTAATTGCATTTACAGCAAATTTAGCCAATTGCTCCAAACTTGTTCCTCCGATTAAAAGCAGAGGGTCACTTGCTCAAGGAGCTTGGATGACCGGTTTCTATATTGGCGAAACATATATAGAGAATAATGTATTACATTATTACGAAAATCGCATAAGGAAGGCGATAAAGGGAAAAGAAGATTTCTTGAATGCACTATCAGGTGATTCAATGAAAGAGCCTATCCAATCTACTTTCAAAATCACCAATTTTGATGCAAAGAAGTTACAACTCCCAGACAACTCTGTGGACTATGTTTTTACAGACCCTCCTTATGGAGATAGTGTACCATATTTTGAGCAAAGTGTAATTTGGAATTCATGGCTACAGTTTGTGCCTGATTATCAGCAAGAAATTGTAATATCCGATAGTAATCAACGTCACAAAGATATTGAGGCTTTTGAACATGATATAAATTCAGCTTTTTCAGAAATTCGTAGAGTGTTAAAAGATAATAAGTATTTCTCACTTACATTTCACTCTCTTTCTGGACTAGAATGGAAAGCCGTAAGCAATGCGTGTATTTTCAACAATTTCAATGTAGTTGATTATGAATGGTTAGAACAAAAGACCTACCCACCACGGCAACTTAATCGTATTAAATCAATTAAAGGTGATGTCCTTGTGACTTTTCGAAAGAATCCGGCACCTGTACATTTATGTGTTTATGATGATAGTCAGTTTATAAGAATTGTAACGGAGTTCATAACTGAAACAATTAAGAATGGGACTACCAGCACAAATGCTATAATGATGGCTATAATGGAATGGATTTTGCGAAATATGATTATAATAGGTAATGTTGATGTGTTTGCAGTTCTGAATAATGGTTTTCAGATGAATAAGGAAGGAAATTGGAGTTAACATCCTTTAACACAAATAATTTGGGTAATTCAAATTCTTTTTGTACCTTTGCAACAGATTTAGAAAATAAAAAACGTTTAGACAATATGGAATTAGCAAAGTTTTATTACATTAGGCCAAAATTCAACAATATGTTTGAGGACGGCACATTCAAGGTAGTAGTCCTTAAAGGTGCAAAATTGAATGAATATATCCGTATTCATGGTGAGAATCATGAAGTAGATAATAAAAAGGAATATCGTATTCCGATTACGGCATCAGATAGTAATTCAGTGTTCGTACAAGGATTGGGATATATCAAGACAAAACGTATTGAGACAATTCCTGTATATGACGGTACCGTAGACTCTTGGAATGACTACGTGCTGAAATATGGCTATCAGTGCCTATTCTATTCAATGACGGGCTATACCCTTAATACCATGGATTGTTGTGCATACAATATGCAAAGAGAGTTCCGTTCGTTCATTTTAAGTGGAATGGGACTTGTTAAGTATGCCAAATTCGTTAATCTTTTTCATAAGATTAACGCTTCACAATTGGTAACATTGAAGTCATATCCGTTGATATTCAATTTTGAATATGATAAGTATTACTTTACTCCTTGTTACTCTCTGTTAGGATTGCTTGCCGTAACACCTTACGTAGATACTGTAGCGGATGATGATAAAATGGAATGCCTTTATCGCAGAATAAGAACAACTGAATTAAGGGATAAAGGTATCAATAAGGCAACTGAAATCCTTGATGTCATTGAGACTGAGATTAAGGATGGAATATTTCCAGTATGCCCAAAGGAACGTATGAGATTACTTTTCGGTGAGGATTGCGTAAAGGCATATACAAGTATACTGGAAGACTTTAAAGATTAATTGAAACAATTCATATGAAATATCTTAAAAGATGGATAGAAAATACTTTTCCTAATGTCGAAATTAAGGTATCTGATAGTGGCAGTTGTTATTATGATATAGACGACTGCCTTACTATCAGGGTATCTGACCATTTTACGCCTCTTCCGTCATCTAACCGCAAGATTGAAATCGTACAATCCTTGAATAGTGAAGAGTTTGCCGTTCGCTATAAGAAAAGTCTGTCGTTTTTCCTATATAATCGTGGACAGGTAAAGAATATTATCAACGCAATGTATGATATTAATAAATCTGAGAAGCAAGTTCAACAATCGGCAGAAAGCATTATAGCTTGCAATGAGGATACCTTAATCAAGAAATATGGTGAATTATTATCTTTGACCCGCATTTTTATTGATAACAAACGATACGATGAACTCGTCACGGCGAAGAAAATATCAGAGATCGAAAAGGCTCTTAATAAATGTGAATTTTTCATGTCGCAATGTCCTAATATCCAAAAGGTAATTAGAAAAGCCTACATGGAATACCATATTAGAGGAGGTTTGCTCCTTGACCTGATTATACGTTCATTCTATACGAAAGAGGTTAATCAGATAAATAAGATAGTAAGTGAAATGGTAGAATACCGGTCTATAATCGAGAGAAGAGAAAAGGAAGAGAAAGCCAAGAAAGGGGTCACGAAGTTAATTGAAGAAGTGACAAAAGAAACGGCTAAATCATAATAAGGCCACTGTCTGTACTCAAATGAGTATGAATGACGATAAGATGAACTATCTTAATTATTTTTAACTTATAATTTTTTGTATTAATGAAAGAATTTTATAATTTTGCATATGGATAACAATAATAACCGCAATTCGGATATGTCGTTAGTAAATGTTATATCATTTATTATGCTATGTATCGGGTTTATCGTAAATTTTAATCTATGCCTTGCGATGATGCTCGCATTCATCACTGTCGGACTATTATGCCTTATGATATTTCCAAATGGCATTGTTTTAAATGAAGATTTAAATCTACTGAATGACCTTGAAAAACATAATCAGAGATTAACTTCAATAATTATAACCTTGTTAATTTGTTCTATTTATCTGACAGCGATATTTTATAACATAATAAAAAATATTTTATAAAAATGGAATTTAGTAATAATGGTATTACCATTAAGATTTATCATACGGAATATAATCTTGAGAATATACAAACACACAGGCAAATCACTATACCAAAGATAATTTTCCTTGATGATAGACTTAGAAGATTATCTTATGATAAGATGCGTTATGATGAACATCAAGTAAAAAGGGTTTTTAAGGGTCAAACATATCTTACCTTTAAAGTTGCTCAGTCATTCACTGATAACGGTTCTATGAGCCTTAGAATAGCCGAAGATGATACTTCTGATTACGATGCCTTGGTGAAAGTTTCGAAACGAGAAATAAGAACTAAATATCCGAGTCTGAGAATTGCGTCTAAAAAAGAGGTATATAATCAGGCAAAGAATGAATGCCAAGATTTTCTCGGTGAATATGAAGCGATACTTAATGGAAATGTATTTTCCATTATTATAACCGATGATGTTAACGGTAATACAAAAGAAATACCTGTACTTATCTCAGGCGCTGATATTTTCTCAGCAAACCTTAGAACATCGACAAAAGATTTATTCGACATAAAGGATAAACGTTTTAAAGATTTCCTGACAGAATTATTTAAGCAAGAAGAATTTAGGAAAATGTTTAATCGTTTTAATAATAAAATAGATTTTTAAGATAACATTATGAAAAAGAAAGTGTCTATTGAAATTATCGTCACATTTATTACGATGGTAATTGTAGGACTATTAGGATGGTATATTTACAAGGAGTGTACTAACCCGACATATCAAGAAATAAGGAATAATGAATGTGCCTATATCGGTGGTATCACAGTAGGCACTGATTCCATTAAGGCAGTCGATAGCATAAGAAAGAGACTGACGAAACTCGGTTATGATGGCACCCAGATAACTTTTGGTGATAGTATAGGCTACTACCTGCCCCAGAGAAACGAGAGTTATTACATAGTCTTGGATGATAAGGAGCAAACGGTAAATCGAGTATACTTCCATAGTGACTCATTAACTGATGCCGAGGTAGATATTATCGCAAGGGGAAACCGTTATAGTCGACACAAAACTTTATATCATAAAGGTAACAAATGGGTGTCATTTCAGGACGGAAACGGTACATTTATAATTCATAAGGAGTAATAAAGATATGGAAAATAAAAATCAATTCTTTTTAAAGGATATCCGTCTGCACAGAAATCGTTATCCTGTCAAAAATATGTTGACCGAGTTATCCTACGCATTAACAGATATGAAGGAAATGCTGCCTAAGTCACCAATGACTGAAGCAGCGACTAAACTCAATGAGGAAATAGGTGTCCAACTGTCACAGTACGATAAGGCATATAATGATAAGTTCAATAAATTGAAAGAAACCATCGGTAAATACTGGGAGGTGACAAAATACGGCGGAAATAACAATGAGGACAATTATGGCACAAGATTGATATACCCTTATCGACTCATCGGTATAAATTCGACCTATTGGTATATTGAGGGTATCGTAGATGATGATTATAATTCTGGTATGCGTTCGATGACAAGTAACGTCAATGATGAATTATTCAATAATTGTCAGTTCGTTGAAATAACAAAGGAGGAATTTATAAGAAGAATTAAGGCACACGTTACCGATGTCCTCAATACTCGCTTGGAAAAGATTGAGAACTCCGACGAAGATGCAATTTATTAACATATACGTACTCAAATGAGTATGTAGCATAATAATAATAATAATAATAACGTATGGAAGATAATAAGAACGCACAAAACAGTGGTATTATTACTAAGATTAAAGGCAAGTTAGGAATTACAAACAAGAATATCCCTTTCACCGCCGAGTATGCTTGGATTGAGACAACATATGGACGTGGATCATATAGTCCAATTGAAGAAAGGATTACACATAAGCAGAAAAAGATAAGAGAACGCATAGAGGAGCATTTCAGATATTCATCATCTGAGACAAATATAGTCGCCCCATCTTATTATTGTCTTGTTTCAATTGAACCAGATATTAAGGAGCATACTGATGAAGTCTTTGAACCATTTATCACGAATGGTTTTAATGTCGTGAAAATCAATGAGATAGAGGACGATAATGTATACATCGTATCTTGGAAGAATATCTATTCAGGCAAGACTAAGCATAAACGTGGTTCTGCGGTAAACGATTAAACATTATGACAACAGATAGACAAAAGGCTGCGGTTAGATTTTGTGAGGAGAGATTAATTGACTGTAAATTCAAAGGTGATATAAACAATTTCCAACAAGTCAGTTCTTTCTTACGTAAGAATTTATACGCGGCAAAATTTTCTCCTGATTATATTTCTGAATACGAAGCATATCGAGAGGAGGAACAAGAAAGACTATATACAAAGGATTAAGTTTCTTTAACTTAAAATGTTTGGGAAAATAAAAAATTCTTTGTATCTTTGCAAATGTAAAAAGACAATAAAATAATCATAGACGACATGAGAATATATTTAAGAATATCACCGAATAAAGTTCCTGTGCCATTTAACTATCAGCAGAAACTCGTAGGAGTGATACATAAGTGGATAGGTAATAATTGTATACATGATAGTATTTCATTATATTCGTTTTCTTGGTTAAACGGTGGTAAGAAAGTCGATAATGCCTTAGATTTTTCGAATGGGGCAACGATGTTCATCAGTTTCCATAACGACGATGTAATCAAGACAATTATCAGATCAATACTTGATAATCCTGACATGTTTTGTGGAATGTCTGTCGAGGATATAACAATTTCGAGATATCCAAATCTGTCAAAACGAGAATTATATTATTGCGCCAGTCCTATTTTTATAAAGAGAACATTAACAGATGGTAATGTTAAACAATATGTTTTCAATGATTCTGAGGCGAATTCTTTACTTAAAGAGACATTAGATACTAAGATGAAAGCGGCTGGTTTAGAAAAAGACGAGACCTTAGATATACAATTCGATATTGCATATTTAAAGAAAAGATTAAAGTTAATTAATTATCACGGTATAAATAATAAAGCAAGTCTTTGCCCTGTCATTATAAAAGCAAAAGAAGAGACAAAACGTTTTATTTGGGATGTAGGACTTGGAAATTGTACAGGAATCGGTTTCGGTGCAGTTAAATAATTAAGAATTATCGGTTATGTATATAGTAGAATATAATGGTACATTTGGTTTTATTAAACCTTGGTCGGCTGTAAGAGACAGTGAAACGTTTAGTCAACAATTTCTAACACCGTCGATCGTAGAGGGAATGGAGAAGAAATTATTCCCTGAAATGATAAAGGAAAAAGGTATACATAAAATACTTAGACATAAGCTATGTTATGATGCAATGTCAAAACAGAAAGAGGTAATTCAGACAAGAGGATGGTTTTGCAAGAAAAAAGCCCTTATCAGAAACCGTTCAGTACTAACTCGTTCAGTATTAATTAATCCAACCCTTTACTTGGCGTTCGAAAACCGTGAAGATGCTATTGCTGCATCTACCCAACATATTTGTCTTTGTCGTAATGAAGATATTCTTTTACCAAAGGCTAAAATTGTTCAAATGACGGAAGATGAATTCGATAACGTAAAGGGTTTCGAGTTGAGATTCGGTAAAACAGATAACGCAATATTAGTCGGTTATAATCGATACGACGATGGTAAACCTATGTATGGTGAGTTGGAATATACAGAATAGGTCAAATAAAAATATCTAATGAATATACATCGAGACATATTAGCGAAAGGTCAAAATAACGGTAGCATCTGTCTATATCAACATCTTAAAGATGTCGCCGAAATTGCTGAAGTTGTCTCCGAGAAGATAGGTCTCGATAAAAAGACTGCAATTGAAGGAGCATTGCTTCACGACATTGGTAAGACGAATCCGATATTTCAGAAGTATTTGCAGACAAATAATTCGACAACAATTTTTCGTCACGAAATTGCTTCATTATTTTTCATCTCGTTAGTAAGCGAAGATAAACGAGAAATGATTATCGATATGATAGCGGGACATCATAAGTCAGTATATAAAGATGCAAGAGAATTAGGACTATTGGATTTGGATGATAACACCGATTGTTTTAACGAACATTCAAAGGATTTTGATAAGTGGTGTCCTATTGCTTTGGATATTTTGGAAGCATTGGGTATGAATACACATCCAATTTCGTTTGAAGAGGCAAGAGCAAATTACGAGTTTGCTGTCAGATATTGTGAGGCAAATAAATCAGATTGTTCTATTTGGAGAGGGATGCTAATGGCATCCGATCACATGGCATCGGCTATGGAATCTAAAGTGAAGATTCCTTTAAACCATCTTTTTGTCAAACCTGATCTTTCTTTCTATAATAGGGAAAATTCACTATATCCGTTGTCACAGATTTCGACTGATAATCCTAAGAAGTATACAATCGTTACTGCCCCGACGGGAGCCGGTAAAACGGATTTCTTATTGAGACGTTGCCGTGGAAGAGTATTCTATGTTCTGCCTTTCCAAGCATCTATCAATGCGATGTACGATAGAATAAAGAAAGATTTATCTGATACTGATGCTCAAGTTAGCCTATTGCACTCAGCTTCTAATTTAAAAGTCAAAGACGGAACGTTGGAGGAAAACATTATGCAGAGATTCGTAGGTTCATCGGTAAAGGTTATGACACCTCATCAGATGGCATCTATTGTCTTTGGTATAAAAGGGTATGAATCAATGGCAATCGACATGAAAGGATGTGATGTGATTCTGGATGAGATACACACGTATTCTGATGTCATACAATCAATAGTGTTGCATATCATCGATATCCTTATTGCATTAGGTTGTAGAATCCATATTGGAACGGCAACAATGCCTTCAACCCTTTATAATAAGATCATCGAAATTATGGGGGGAAAAGAAAAGGTATATGAAGTGAACTTGGCAGATTCTACGCTTGTCTCTTTTAATAGACATAGGATATATAAATTGTCTGATTTTAAAGAAACTTTCAACCTTATTAATTCAGCGATTGAAGAACGAAATAAGATTCTTATAGTTTGTAATAAAGTCAAAAAGGCACAAGAAATATATGACCAAGTCCGTCGACTTTATCCGAATGTTGAGACAATGTTAATACATAGTAGATTCAAAAGAAAGGATAGGGTAAAATTAGAGAGTGAATTATGTAATAAGTTTAACAGAATGAATGATACTCCTTGTATCGTCATTTCGACACAGGTCGTCGAAGTCAGTCTCGATATTAGTTTCGATATGATGATTACCGAATGCGCTCCAATTGATGCCCTTATCCAACGTTTCGGACGGATTAATCGAAAGAGAAGTAAAAACAATATAGGGCATTATAAACCAATATATGTGATAGCTCCTCCGACAAGTACAAAAGAGGCATTTCCATATGATATCGATGTATTGGAACGTACATATGACGTATTACCTGATAATGGGGATTTAATGGAAGAGAACCGTATACAAGAAATGATAGATAAAGTATATACTGATATTACAGTTACCAATATCGATTACGGTGGAGTTATATTCCTTAATGGTAAATGGCGTTTGAAAAAACTTTGTCATAAGTCAAAATCTGCATTGCTTGATACGTTAGATATTAATTCGGCAGTGGCTATCACTGAAAGTGATAAGGAAAAATATATTAACGGTAATCTCGATGTTAGAATGGGGTTAGAGATACCAGTAAATTATAAGGCTATTGCCTATAAAAGGCTTAATCAACTTAATGACGGTAATTGCCCTTTCGTCGTCCCTGATGTAAGTTATGACGAGGAAAAAGGACTCTTCTCAGATATGTGTCGAGTAGAATTTTATCGTTCATTTGAAATAATATAGAAATATGGTAACATCGGAAATTGGAAAAATATTTTTAAAGGCATATAATGAGAAGTACGGGACGACATATAATGCCCGTACATTCTTCATCGAACAGTTTTATCCACTGTTTTTTGATCATAATAAATATATGCTGTATGTTAGGAATTCTCCTTTTGTGCAGGGATTTCCAACATTTAATGATTGCGTCACAGGAAAAAAGGAATTCGAGAAGCCATCTAAAAGAGAAAAACGTCTTAAAGATTTCTTGAACAAAGTTGAAAATAATGATGGTGATGCTAGTGTCGCCGTCGGTTTTCCTTCATTGAACATCGAGCAAGCGACAGGCAGTCAGATTACGAATTTGATTCGTGTAACGCCGAAAGAAGATATTTACGCTTCTTGGATTGGTTATGCTTTAGGCATAGGTGTCGGAGGTTATACCATCTTATTTAATGATAAAAGAATACTAATTGACGTATTTGAAGGCTGGAAATATTATAGACAGACCCTTAACGACACTTTAATGCTGTCGCCTAATCAAATAAATACGTGGAATGGGCAATGGTTAACCCATTATTACGATGAACGATGCTATGATAATGATGACCCGTTGTCGAATTTTGACCCGTATGTCGTTGGAAACGATGGCTCGATGAAAGTTAATAGTCAAACATGGACAAAGGTACTTATCAGTATCGCAAGAAAGTATGAAGATAAACGTATAATGGGATATGTTTGCAGTATGGGTGATACAAATACTACAATAGGTTTTATTCCATTCGATTTAACGCAAATACGTCGTCCGATTCAACTTTATGAAAAGCTATTCGGTATTAGTGATGGTAGAAAGGCAGAGGCATTATGGGGAACGTCCGACCGTTTTGAAGAGGCTTGTACAATGGGAGTTATCGGAGTTAAGGCGATGAAACCTAAAGGCATCGATGATTATATCAAGCCACAAGGGGAAAAATCTATAAAACTTCCGAAGAAGTCAAAAAATGAACAAAAAAATATTAATATTAACACTTATAAGATTTGGTTAACAGTTATGTTGAATAATGAAAATTTATGGATTAAGACCCAAGAGTTTGCACAGTTATTGAAGAATAATGTCATCGATAAAGATAAGACGATTTCAACTAATCGTACAAATTTGATAAAGGCGATAATTGAATCCGTTAGTAAAAAGAATTTCATCGATGCAGTAACAAAAATTATTCCTTTTGTTGAGGATAAGAATGGTCTTAAAGATATCGTGATGGAAGTCAACGATACGCCTAATGACAAGATACCATATTTCTTGACCCTTTTACGTTTTCAATATCAGTTGTTGTAATAATATCTAAGTAACAAAAATTTTAATAATAATTTTTATGAGAAATAATCCATATATTTACTTTCGTGGTCTAAAGCATGTCTCATTTTCAGTGTTTTGTGTTGAAGATGGTCAAAAGTTTTATTATGACCCTCAATTCGGGGTAAAAGTTCCTTATTCAAGTGGACAGCAGGTTAAATATTCTATCATCGAAAAATTTAACGATATCTTAGGTGTACAACCATCCCCGACGACTTTTTATTCTAATCTTATGAAGGATGGTACATTAAAGGAAGGTGAGGTACTTTCGTCTTGCGATCCTCATTATGCCGACCAACTTTTAGGAGGTTGGATGAGAGCGATTAAAGAAGATAAGGAACAAACGGTAAAACGTAGAAGCCCATTGTGTATTTCGGTTATGAAACCATTGCACTCATTGTTGGCAAGCTTAGTAAAGGAGAATATTTCCTTCGACCGTTCTAATCGTCCAGATGTTCATAAAGCAATCGTGAGAGATGCTGATGGTAACGAGTTGAACGATGAACAAATTGATAAACTCTTGAATGGCAGCAGTAGAAGTTTGTATCGTAAATGGATGCAGGATAAGACTCGTGCAACAGGACTCTTTGTTCATGATGTCTGCATCGACATGAGAAGACTTTTCTGTGTTTCGATGAATAAAAGGGAAGCTGAGATAACTACTGAGATTGCCGATAAATTGAAATCAGATGGGTGGAAGCCTATTAACACGGTGTTCGGGAAATGTCTATTGATGCCAAAGGAACAAAGGGAGAAAATAATTCCTATCCTTGCCGATGCGTTTATAGAATGGCATATTACTTCAAATCAATCAAGAACATTCGATTTGATGGAGACATTGGCAATTACGATTACTGATAATGCCAATACCTTAGCTTCGTCAATTCGGGCAAAATTGATTAATAATGATGAGGATTATACAAGACCAAAGGCTATACCAATTGTCGATGACGATGTCGATGGAGCAAATACCTACATTACTTTAGCGGGCGCTGGTTATGTTGTTACTGACAATGAAGACAAAGATGCCTTGAAAAAAGCTAAGAAAGATTTGATAGACAGAATGTTAGCCTTTGACTATGAAAATCAAATGTAGATGTTGTCGTAAGTCAGCGAAAATACTCTCATTATACATCGACATTTTTACAGCGAAAAAATAAACGTTTATACGTAAGGAAACCTCAGTAAATACGAGGTTTCCATTATAAATGTCGATGGGTTTTAATTGTACCATTATGGAATTGAAATTCACGATAACGCCAATCGGCGCCGGACACAACGAGTTTTAATTGTACCATTATGGAATTGAAATGGTCGTTATGAGCCTTATAAAAAACTGACTGGTCTGTTTTAATTGTACCATTATGGAATTGAAATCATGACGCTATCATCATAGAGGACACTACCAAGCAAGTTTTAATTGTACCATTATGGAATTGAAATATCGGTTTCCAAATAACACTTCAAGTTGTAAGTGTGTTTTAATTGTACCATTATGGAATTGAAATATGTCTAACTTACATATAGTGGCATGAAAATTAGCAATGTTTTAATTGTACCATTATGGAATTGAAATCATGAATTATCAAATTGTCAAGATTTTCAGTGAGAAAATTTTAATTGTACCATTATGGAATTGAAATTGGTATCTCACTTGTAAGAATGAAAGCGAGAAGGAAGGTTTTAATTGTACCATTATGGAATTGAAATAAGACTGAGCAACACAAAAAGGCTTTGGCAGAAGCAGTTTTAATTGTACCATTATGGAATTGAAATTGGCACAATCCTTAAAGAAGTTGCAATCATTTTTTGTTTTAATTGTACCATTATGGAATTGAAATTTATGGAATTGAAAATAGTAGAACATATCATCAAATTCAGGTATTAAACGTTTTTAATTGTACTACAATGGAATAAATAATTAAAAATATCTATTTATTGAATATTATTAATTAATTTTATATATGAAAACAATAACATTTATATATTCAAGTGAATCAGTTGAGGCGTTGAAAAAACTATTTACTGAATTACGTCGGGTATTCGGGTATACGACTGTGCCTGAGCTTAATGATATGTTTTATTACGGAGTTTTCTGTAAGCAAAACACATACTCAAATTTCAATGGATGGGAGAAAGCACAGGGAGAAGGAATCGAAGTTCCTGAAATGTTGACATCGGTGTGTCCTACTCCATCTGAAAGAGAATATTTTGTCAATAGAATAATCATTGAAATAATTAAAGGCGAAATTGAGAAACCTGAATGGATGCGATACGTCGAGGAAGAAAGTGTATGTAGTTGTTGTAATGCGGCACCGTCGACTTTCCTTTTCTTAATACCAAAGGATGAAAAGTATAGGACATTAGCCGCCAGACTATTAGATTTCCTTTATTCACCTAATATGATGACAACTGAATTAAAATATTAAAATCGATGACATCGAGGATAAGTCCTGTGATAGAATCACCGAAATTTAGATTAAAATCTAACGATAATGAGATTAAACGACTATGAATTAGTAATATCTTTTACTATGCCTTGTTATTTATATATTGAAGGTGAATCAAAAGAAAAATTTTATGTTGATGAACAAACATGTGATTATCAGCTTTTCGGAGGTAATTATGACCATATAGGAAAAAAATGGTTTAAGATAATGCTTTATAAACCGAAAAGATTGTCTATCACTTGTAGAGAAGATTTAGAGAAATGCAAATGGTTGGTGACGGAATCATATACAGATTATATCAATGATATTGACGATGATAATACCGATTATGAAAGATACGAATGGGATTTTAAAAAGCATTGCGTAAAGAAATATTAAACTGATTTAGTTATATCCTCCTATGGATGACTGATTATCGTAAGATAATGTACTAAAAAGTAGTGATAGGTTGAAGCAAGAAGTGAAATATACTGACATCAGACGAAAAACATCTCGTCGTATTCGCTAAAGGAGTCACCCTTGATAAAAGTTTACCGAAATATATACGTATTAAAGAAAAAAAGGAGTCGTCATCGAAAGAAGATACTTTTAATAATTGGAAATCAATATTCGATAATTATCTAAATGAAATTATTTCTGAATGTACTGATATTTATTTAAATAAGATGGGACTGAAAGTCCGTATCGATATTGATTACAATTTCGGCAGCAAACATTGGTAGCTGCTTATGAAGGCTCTTCAGACGATTTGTCACGAGGGGTGATAACAATAGCTGTAAATTATTCTCACTTATATGAGGAGATGCGAAAAAGAGGTATTGATAATGATGATTTCAATATTGAGGCGCAGGCAAAAATAACAGTTGGTCATGAAATTGGTCACGGAATTGTAGATTATCTCGTCAATTACTATGATGGGGAGAACGAAGCAATCGAAGAATTCGTTCACGATTATAATGACGGAGACTTTGATGAGGAAGAGATTGTCGAAGAATTTGGCGAAAGTATGTTTCCCGAAGCAAACGGAAGATGGAGCAGTTATTTGGGAAGAATAATCGATAAAATATAAAAACAATATTTATTAGTAAAATGGTTAAAAAAAGAGTAAGATTAAACGAGTCCGCACTTCGAAATATTATAAGAAAATGTGTTATGGAAGCCGTGTCAGAAATTCCCGCTTATATAACGGGACGACGTAAATATTATGTCGATGATTATCCTGAGAAATCAACCGTCAAGGCCGGTAATTATGATAAAGAAGGATATCAAACTGTAATAAAACCGGATGAATATGATAGACTCAGTAATTACGATGATGATTTCGGATATGATTTTATCGAAGGTAATGAAGAACCAGTATGTTACGATCCAATAGACGGACCCTGTTATGATAGTGGCGAATACATCGATCGTGATAAAGATATGAAAAAGGCATATGCAAGATATGCCCATAATCAGTCGGATACTCCTAGAAGTGTCAGGAAAGATCAAATGAATGCTGATTTTGCAAATAACAGAACGCCTGAACCTTACAATTCTAAGTATTATTATGATGACTTTAATATGAACACATATGACTCTAATGGCGATCTTGGAATGAAAGCGTTGAAAGGAAATAAGTTTGCGAAAACGCTAAGACGTAACACACCGCGGGGTTGGGTGGACGCAGCCAAAGACTCAAAAATAGATTAAAATTATCAGTTCTACTATACTGATAACGGTTTCATTATCCTCAACGGGGAGAAAATTTATAATTGTACCAACCTCATCATAGATGTCTTTTGGCAAATCTATGAGGTTGGTACAATTGTTACTGGCAGTAAATATTTTACCATCATTCGACTTATATATTATTGCCATAATAGAGATGTTTTAATCTATAATTTTTTCTAATTCGTGAATTACAGCCCAAGAACTCATTACTATGATTCTGAACAAGATGCAATCGATGCATGCAAAAAACATCATATAGAGATGGGTTATGATAAACTTCCAAAAGTCGTTGATGAATTTGAACTTTATTAAAATGAATGACATATTATATTTAATCGAAAATGTTTGAAGAATTAATTGAACAAATTGAAAACGATGAAATTAATAATGATATAATAAATAAAATAACAAGGATTATTAACGAAGAACGTTCAATTCCATCCGAAATAACTAATATTATTAATGATATTAAATACCGTTTAAACGATGAGGTTAAGAAAAGTCCATCTTTGCCATATAATAAAAATTATATAACATTTAAAAAAGGACAATTCGATGTAAGAATATTTAATAAAAATGTCAAAATCATATGGGAATATTATAGTTTTATTAGTGAATATCTAAAGAATAAGGTATTCATAAATAATAAAAGCGGACAGTTACGTAAAACAATTGATGGATATGAGATAAATATAACCGTAAGAGCCGTTAATGGTAAAATTGATTTCGCCCGCACTTTGGAGGCATTACAACACGAGTTCGAACATTTTTGGGAGCGATTACACATGGGGCATCCTTATAAAGGGATGAATTTGTATAAAGTCGCCGATCAATTGTTATGTGACACTTATAATGATTATAACCAAAGTATAGGAAGAATATTATATATGTCTCGGAAATGGGAACAGAGGGCGTATGCCAATGGTGTTTATCAGTATTTAATGAGTCATCCAGTACCTAATTTGACGAGGGAAAACATAAAAGATACACAATTGTATAGGGCTTTAATCTTCTTAAAAAAAGACGTGGAGAAGCTTAAAGCTGTTAAAGAACCATCGCAACATCCCTTTTTAAGGGCGACATTAAGTAAATTGAGAAGTGATTTCGGCATTCAATATGAGCAAATAATTACGATCGGTGAGAAGGCGATAGATAATATAGTCAGGATATTGGGCAGAACTTTATCGAAAGCTGAAAATGATTTATCCAAAAAAGAGAATGGTGAGATTTTATTCCCGAATCATAATTATATAATGATGAATAACAGTTGAGATTTCATATTTTATGGAAAATAAGAATAAGATATATCACGCAGTCGAGAAAACCCCTTATAGGAAAGATGAATTAAAGATATTTTTAGCCGGTACTATAGACAATGGCGACAGTGAAGATTGGCAGACTAAAATATGTAGACTCATTGAAGAATGTACCACGAACAGTAAACCTATTGCAGTATATAACCCAAGAAGGGATGATTGGCCGAAGGATGATCAGACAAAATTAATCGAGGAACAGATTAAATGGGAATTGGAGCATTTTGTAATTTTGCATCGTCTCTTAAAAAGAGAGAGATTAATTTATGATTATAGAAATAGTTTAACGAAAACAAAATAATTATGTCAAAGATTTTTACAATGTCCGCAGAGGGCAAGAGCGAGTATTGCTGCAATGTCGTTAAGATTGGAGAAATCAAGCCGATTGATGGTTCTGATTTTCTTGGCGAGACTATGGTAAATGGTCAGTCAGTCGTGGTGAGGAAGGATCAGGTACACGAGGGCGATGTATATTTTTATGCAGCGAATGAATGTCAGCTTAATGAGAAATTCCTTTCAATAAACAATTTATTCGATATCAGTAGTTTTGAACTCAATGCCAATGCTGAGGAGGTTAAGGAATTGCTCGTAAAATCAGATTCTACTGAGGATAAGAATGAACGAGACAAGTATCGTGATGAGGCAAAGCGTAAGGTAGGATTTTTCAATAAGAACGGACGTGTACGTATGATCCGTCTCCGTAAGATACCTTCTTATGGTTTCCTGTTCAGCCTTGATGAAATGGTAAAGTATTGCCCAAAGGCAAAAGATGTCAACTTGGAGGAATATATCAATCAGGATTTTGATATGGTAAACGGCGAGTTGTTCGTAAAGGCATATGTACCATATGTACCTGAGAGAACACATGCGAACGGCAATAAGAGAAATCGAAAGGCACAGAAGAAGATAAATCGTTTCGACCGTATGATACCAGGTGAATTTGTGCTGCATTATGATACAAATCCTTTGGGTAAAAATATGTGGAGAATTAATCCTGATGATAAAGTGGTCATAAGCTGCAAGCTCCACGGTACTTCGGGTATTTTTGCCAATGTAAAGACACACGTTCCAATCAAGTTGCCTATTATTAAAAGAGCTTGGAATCTTTTTGTTGATGCTACAGTACTTTTCAAAAAGCTTCGCTTTATTGATTATACTACTGAATATGGCAATGTATACTCATCTCGTAATGTTATCAAAAACCAATACATTAATAAGGATGTAAATGGTGGTTTTTACGGTACTGACGTATGGTATGATTATAATGAACTCCTCAAGGATAAAATCGACAAGGGAATGACAGTATATGGCGAAATCATAGGTTATATCAGTGGTTCTCAGACAATGATACAGAAAAAGTATGATTATGGCTGCGAGGTAGGTACTAATAAATTTATGCCTTATCGTATTACCACTGAGTATGAAAACGGTAAAAAGTATGAATGGAATGTCAGTGAGGTAAAGGAATGGACTGAACAACTTATCAAGAAGTATCCGGATATTAAGGAACGTATCGAGGTTATCGATATTCTTTATCACGGCACTTTGAAGGATCTGTACCCTCAGTTTGATGTTACTGATCATTGGCATGAGAATGTCCTTGAAGCATTGAAAAATGATAAGGAGCATTTTGGAATGGAACTTGATGAACCACTTTGTAAGGCATATAAAGTACCTCGCGAAGGCATCGTTATAAGGATCGATGGCGACCCTGTCGCTGAAGCTTTCAAATTAAAAACGGATGTATTCGGTCTCCTAGAACGAAAAGAAATCGATGCCGGAAATGTCGATATGGAAATGCAGGATACATATTGCGAGAAATAATTTATATAATTGGTAATATTGAATAATATGGTGCCTATCCAAGGTACCATATTATTTTTAATACGATGAAACACTTATCGATTCCCGATGACGAATACCAGTCATATTTAAATGGTGAGATTAAATTAAATAAATTAGCCGAGAAATACTCAGTATGCCCCAAAACAATAATTAACAAATTAAATAAGACGGGTAAAGTATCTAGGCTTAAATACCGGCAAGAAGTACAAAAAGACGATTTCTTTGATTATATCGATACTGAGGAGAAGGCATATATTTTGGGCTTTTATATCGGTGATGGTTGCATTTTACAAGGTGAAAACGATAGTAAGATGTTAGTTATTAGGATACAAAAAAATGATGAAGAATTATTACATAAGATAAAGGAAATAATATCTCCTCGTTTAAACATAACATATGTTAAGGAAAGGATCAATAGATTTGGCTATGAATCTAAATCTATGTGTGTTTTAAAAATTAGTTCTAAACAAATTGCAGAAACTTTAGAAAAAAGAGGTCTAGGTCTCCGTAAAACCTATAGACAAAAAAGTATCGTTAATTATGTCCCTGACAATCTAATGGTACATTTTATTAGGGGTTATTTTGATGCCGACGGTTGCGTTAGTCATACTAATGGCAAGCGTATACAAAATGGAAGAGAATATACGTATAATAATTATATATGGAATATTATATCAAAAGATAAAGCAATTTTAAAGGAAATCAACAATTTTCTCGCCAAAAATGATTTCCATCTTAATATCTATAATGATGCTAAAGGTTGTTTCTTAATTAGTTTAACGAACAAGAAAGAATTTAACGATTTCTACCATTTCTTATATGATAAATCGTCAATATATCTTTCTCGTAAGAAAGAAAAATTTGAAGAGATATTATATTTTTTAAATAACTTTGATAATGTTAAATAATTAACCCATATTAACGGAAATTCTTTGGAGTTTCTGTTTTTTATTTGTATCTTTGCACTTGTAATCAAAAAAATTAAATAATGGCAAGTAGTTTATTTCTTTTATTGTTCATACTCTTCATTGCGTTTATCCTTATCCTTGATATGAAAGTCATTGATAAGGATGCACATGAAGTTAGTATCAAAGAAGCTAACATATGGACGTTCGTATGGATAGGTCTGTCTTTATTGTTCGCAATCTTTTTATTCTATCACGGTGATTTGGTTCACGATATTCAGAATATCGGGGATTTGCAGAGGATAGTGAATGAATATGCCCCATCTTTACAGATAAACACTGATGATTATACTGGTAGTCTTCAAACATATCGTGAATATATGACTATCAGTTATATATCAGGTTACTTAATCGAGAAAACCGTACATGAAATTCTACGAGAATCTATGATTTAGGTATATTTCACTTCTTGCTTCACACTATCACTACTTTTTAGTACATTATCTTACGATAATCAATCATCCATAGGAGGATAGTCCACAAGCGTAAATTCGGCAGTACGGCTACCTACTAATATCTTATTTCCCTCAATCAATATATTCATTGCAGCATTCAAATCTCTGTCATGATGCTCACCACATATAGGACAAGTCCACTCTCGTTCACCAAGTGTCAAGCCCTTGTAAACATAGCCACACTTATGACATGTCTTTGAACTTGCAAACCAACGGTCAACTTCAATGACAAATTTATCGTTCATCATTGCCTTATTCTTCAAGGTGTTCTTGAATGCGTAGAACCCAAGTTCTTGAATGGCTTTTGCCAACTTGTGGTTTCTCAGCATTCCTTGAACATTAAGATTTTCCATGAAAATATAATCATAAGTTCTTAATAATGAATTAACTACATTATGAATATAATCCATCCTTTGATTCGTTAAATGTTCAAATTCCTTTGCGATTTTAATTCTTATTTTATTTCTATTGTTTGAACCTTTAGCTTTCTTGGAAAGTCGCCTTTGCAGTTTCTTGATTCTGTTCTCACTTTTTTTGAAAAAGTGTTTGTTTTCAAACACTTCTCCATCCGATGTGATTATAAAATCCTTGACACCAAGGTCAATGCCGACTTTATTATTGGTATGACTGAATTGCTTAAATTCTTCTTCGTTCATTGATATGAGGACTGACAAGTAGAACTTACCGCTCTTGGTTTTCGATAAGGTAGCACTCTTGATATTATCCTTATATTTTTGCAATCTCTCAAAATAGAGATTTGAACAATGGAATTTAATATGCTTCAGAGATTTTGTTAAGGAAATATGTCTTGTTTCAAATGAATTTGATTTTGATATTGCTTCGTAAGGGAACAATGCCGAGTTGTTATCATGCTTGGATTTAAATTTTGGAAATCCTTTACCAAGTTTGAAGAAGCTATCATACGCTGTCAGCATCTGCCTTATGGCTTGCTTCATTACCTTTGTATTTTGTTCTTTCAACCACGAATATTCACTTTTTTTGAGTAATTCTCCGTGAAAGAATTTGGATAATTCACATAATCCAAGGTTTGATTTATCTCTATTATAGGCATTTTGTTTTAGAGCAAGCATTTGGTTATAGACGAAACGATAGCATCCAAGCACCTTATTAAGTGTTTGTTCTTGCGTTTTGTTTGGGTATAATCTTATTTTAATTGCTCGTAATATCATAAATCAATTGTGGGGTATATAACCCTTTTCTATATATAAATATTAAGTTAAATAAAAAAAGTAATAAAAATCATTAATTTTTATTAAATTTTTAATGAACAGTTCTTTACCCTTTCAGTCGATAATCTGTTCGTAATGATGATGATATTTACTTCATTCGGGGTTTCAAAGAAAGAATATCAACATGTCCTTAATTGGGGAATCCTTGGAGCAATTGTCTTGAGATTTATATTCATTTTTGCGGGTGCTGCGATTATATCGACCTTCGAATGGATATTAGTCATCTTCGGTTTCATATTACTTTATAATGGATGGAAGATGCTGTTCGGTAAAGAAAACAACGAACATATTGAAGTGTCAAATAATCCGTTTGTAAAGTTTTTGTCAAAACATTTTAATGTTTATCCATCATTCGTAGGTGATAATTTCTTTACAAGATGCATTAAGGGAGAGAATGGCGAATTAATGATTTCTGATAAGGGAAAATGGTTTATAACACCATTATTATTGACCGTCGTAGTAATTGAAACAAGTGATTTGGTATTCGCTTTCGATAGTATTCCTGCGATATTCTCGGTATCAAGAGACCCATATGTCGTATTCTTCTCTAACATATTCGCAATATTAGGTTTAAGGTCGATGTTCTTCCTACTTAGTGCGATTGTCGATAAATTCAGATTCTTAAAAACGGGAGTGGCAATATTATTGCTGTTCATCGGCTTTAAATTACTTCTGTCAGAATGGTTCGAAATGGATGCCATTATCTCATTAATATTCATAATGGTGATATTGTTCGGAAGTATTCTATTATCGATCATTATACCAGCTGATAAAGATAATAAGATAAAAGCTATTAATTAACTTATATTAACGGAAATTCTTTGGAGTTTCCGTTTTTTATTTATACCTTTGCAAGTGATAATAATAATTTATATATCTTAGTTAAAATGAATAAGAATAATACTATTAAAGTAAAATCTATTACGGATGTAATTACCAACAGTTCGACAGAGGTATTCACCTTTTATAATGACGGCGGTATAAAGACTATTAAGGATACCGTCAATGCGATATTGGCGATTAATTCTGACAATAAGTATACCTTTGATGATTTGTTCGAAATTAAATATGCTTTTGAACTCGATCTTATTGATGACGATTGGTATGATGACAAACTGTGCCTTTATCTTACAGAAGATGAAAACAATAAACTTGTTAAGTATAAGACTTCATCAGAATATCAAGATAGAAGGTATGATAAATATTTACCTTTCCTTAATAAGGAGGTATCATATGAGTCACAGAAAAAGATTGCATTTGCATACGAGGACGAGGATTATGAAAAACGAGGAAATGTAGTATGCGGTATAAAGATTACTGCCAAGAAGGATAGCGGCATTAGGAAAGAAATCATAGACAACGCTGTTAAATGTTTGAAGAACATCAGTGCTGACAGTATTTGGGAACAGGAAGCAAGATATGATGGATAATATGAGACTGTTAGTCAATATTAATATAAAAAGCATTTCAAATGCAATTACGAATAGTTCTTCAGAGGTTTTCTTGGTTAAATCCAAGAGACCTGCTGAGGAAATTAAAGAACTCATTCTCGCCTATTCAGAAATGGCATATAACTCCGACGGAATAATTGATACACAGGTTTTATCACCCAAGATAAAACGAATCGTCGATGAAGATAAGTTAGAATTATCAAATACAGAGAATGAAAGATGTAGTGGAATGGGTGGTGATATCGAAGTATATGATTTTTCTGACGCAAGTTATGAATACAAGGAATTTTATCATAAGGATATTTTAGAAACCCTAAAAGAAAGAGGATTAACAGAGGATGAGTTAAATCATTATGTGTTGGTCGACATTGATTGGGCGAGAAAAAAGACTATTGATTTCCTTTTTTCTAACTTTAAATGTATTAATTGTGAAATCATCGATGATGATAAAATTTATTCAATATATGAGATGCTTTCATATGGCAATTTAAAACATACCTGGTAAAATGAAGATTATTTTAGGCAAGATTAAAAGCATTTCAGATGTCATCACTAATAGTTCATCTGAGGTCTTCGTAATGTGTAAGACGGATGCCGAATATTACGATAGATTGAAAGGGACTAATGGCTGTGTGAATATACACGAGATCACATGGGATTGGTTGAAAGAAGAAGGCAGTGACGAATGGAAAATGGTATGCACTACCTGTAATATCGATGATGGCATATTTAAAGATTATGTCGTCAATACCGATTATGGATGCTGGTATAATAGTGTTCAACAGGATGAATGGGAAGCATTTCTTGAATTATACAAGGATGCGATTCAAAAGTATCTGATAGGTTTCTATTGGGTCGATATCGAAGACCATTTCGAAGATGCGATTGAAGTAAGTAATGACGCACGAGGTGATTCAATTTGGAGTGACTATCGTCATTAAAAAGTAAACATGTAAAATTAAATAAAATTATGCAAACATATATTAAGAAAATAGATAAGAATAATTGGCGTGGTGTCAAGGTACGTGAAATGCTCGATTATAATTATAAGGCATTTTGGAATAATCTGACTACATTCAGAACCGATTTGGGTGATGTTAAAGAACTACCTTGTGACTATTCCGAATTCTATGACGTTTCTCTAGGTACCATTTGTGATGCTTTTTGCCGGTTTTGTTATGTATCTGCCAAGAAAGATGGCGAGGCATATAAGAATCCATCTGAGACTTGGAAGAAGTGGATGGCTACTTATAAAGAGACTTTAACCAAAGACGGTATCTTGCTGACTGAGAGACCTTTACAGATAGCAATCGGTTCTGAGGGAGAACCATGTGCGACTCCTTATCTCTGTGATTTTCTTAAAACAGTATACGAGACCAACGTTGTACCTAATTATACGACCAATGGTATAGTCTTATCTTATTGGAATAAACCTGAGAGTAAATACTATGCTAAGGCGAATGAGATTCTTGATGCCACCAAGAAATATGCAGGTGGTGTCGCTGTAAGTTATGGTAATAAGTCTCTCCGCAAATATGCCGATAATGCAATTGATGGATTGCTTGCAAAGGGCGATTGTCACGTAATGATTCATCATATCATTTCGGATAATAAGAGTGTCGATGAATTCGTAGAGTGTTGGAAGAAATATGGCGATAAGATTAGAAATCACGTACTTCTCCCATTAATGGCAAGTGGTAGAAGCAAGAAGGGTATTGAAGATGGCACATTTGAATATCTTGAGGATACTATCGAAGCCCTAGGAATTAAGAATGTTGCCTTTGGTGCGCATTTTATTAAGTCTCTTGAAAAGTCACATAAGATAAAGACTTGGATTTATCCTGCCGAAACATATTCAAAGAATGTTCTTCTCAAGGAGAATGAGGTCGTTATTACCTCAAGTTCATTTAATCTTACCCCAGTAAAAGTAATTAAGTTATGATGGAACAGAAAACTAAATGCGAGGAAGAAACACCACTTAGTGCAAAAAGCCTCAAAGAAATTGCTGACCGTAAATTTGAAGAATGGCGAGAAGCCGATGACAGATATCAGAAGTCATTATCAATCAATTATAAAGAAGATTTAGAAAATAAATTCATTTGTTATAAAGGTACAGGCTATGACATATATTTGCACGTTAGATCCGCCTTTACGCAACAAAACGAACGTGATGAATGGTGTCTGTACTTGCAAGGCCTAGGATTTTGGTCTGATATTACTGACTATCAAGACCAATGCGCATTTAAATGGGATTGGTGGACAGAAATCGTCATCGACAGATTCATTTATAATAATGATGAGAAATTATCAAAAAGGATAAGTTTTATCACGGAACAAGAATTCCGTGATAAGTTTGATGAAGCAGTAAAGCAAATGGTACATTTTAACAAGGAGATATTAGACAATAAATACGATTCTCCTAATGATTAACATTTATTAACATTAAAAATTTGGTAGTCTCAAATTTTCTTCGTACCTTTGCATCGTCAAATTAAAACAAAACATATTAATATTAACAATTATGGCAAATAGATTTTTAAAGACACTTGCATCAGCATTCGTTGTCGAGAATGAGAACAATGATACTGTAGATGCACAGTCAACACAAGGGGGACAGGCAGCCGTACCATCGTCTCCAAATCCACAACCGATGAATAATACTACGGTTACTCAGCAGCAGCCTACGACAGTTACCGATGGTCAGTCGAATGCCCCTCAGTTGAACACTCAGCTTCTTGATAAGCTTTGCGAACGTTTGGAAGCAGAGAATCTTCCAGGTCCTGATTATATGGAGTTGAAGACTTCGGTAATGGATCCTAATATGATGAAAATCATTCCTGACGAAAGACAGCGTTTGATGGCATCATATTGTTCGTTGAAAGTTAATTCAAAGGATTTGACGAAACAGAGAATCCTTGATAGCATTGACCATTATATTTCTATTTTGAACAAATGGCAAGAGGAGGCAATCGCAGGACTTAATGCTGAACGTAATAAGGTAAGTGACAAGAAGCAAGAGATGGATAAGCTTCGTGAACAAATGGCAGCTATCCAGAATAAAATTGATGAACTGAATAAGGATGTCTTGGCAACCGAGTCAAAGTGTAATCAGAATGAGGCTGATATGAAGACTTCTGTTGGTTTCTTGGTAAATAAACTTACTGAGGATAAGAATAAGATTTCAACAATATTAACAGATTAAAATATAGAGGACAGAAATTTATGAATGATTTAGTTCCATACAGTAATGGAGAGACAAAGGTACCATTCTTCAAGAAACCAGGCAGTGTAACGGGTACAATTCTTCTATGCCTTGGAGGTATCTTTGCTTTAATTAACCTTAATCCAATTCTTGCCTTCCTTAACTCATTGTTGGCAAATACGATTACCTTTGTCGGTCTCTGTATTGCACTTGCAGCGATTGCATATTGTATCCTTGACCCGAAGGTTCGTAAGATTGTAAGTGAGTTGTATTTTATGCTCGTAAGAAAGATTATGGGTATCGTCGTGGATATGGATCCAATCTCAATCGTACAACACCACATTGTTCAGATGAAGGAGAAGATTGGTGAGATTACAAGGAATATGGGTTCGTTGAACGGTCTTATCAAGGAATCTGAGAAACGTCTCAGTGACAAGAAGGCTAAGTTCGACAATGATATGACGGCATATAAGAAATGTACGGAAAAGGGCAGATTACAAGAAGCCAAGGTATATGAGCATTCCGTTGTCCGTCTTGAAGGTATTATTAAACGACAGGAAAAACGTCTTAACGATGCGAAGAAATGGTATAAGATTCTTAAAGACTTGCAATATGCTGCCAACTTGACAGTTAAGGATACTGAGAATGAGGTTGAGGAGCGTGTCGAGGAATGGGAGATGATCAAGAAGCAGCACAAGGTATTTACCAGCGTAATGGGTATCTTGCAGCAGAGTGACCAGCTCAATACATTTACAATGGCAATGGATAGAATGAGCTTCGACATTACTCAGAAGTTGGGCGAGATGGAGGATATTATCAATGAGACTGGTAGCATTATGACTAAGATTAACCTCGATAACGAGATTACATCTGAAAAGGCCTCAGCTCTTCTTGATAAGTATGATAAATACGGTATCGAGGGTATCTTGTCTGGTTTCAACAGCAAGGCATTGGAAGGAAAGAGCAATTCCTTCAATAGTACAGGTCTCTTTGACCCAAGAGAAAAGGAATATATTCCGGCTCACAATGGTAGTTCAACTACGGCGAATAACAATGTTAAAGAGAATGATTGGTTCAATTAAAATTCTTTAACACAAAAAATTTGGTAGGGATGAAAAAAATCCCTACCTTTGCAAATGAATTAAGTAAGTAATAACATAAAAGAAATTTAAAATTAAAAAACATGGCAAATGTAATGGTTAGACCTTGGGTCAAGTATGTAGGCGTTCTGATTATCGTAGCAGCAGCTATTTTCGGAATTTCGAAATTCGCAGGTGTAGGTGGTGATGACACTTCATCTAAGAGTGGTGGTCTTGCAAGCTTCTTTGGAGGCGGTGATAAGGATATCATCACAGTTGGTACAAACACATATGCAGGCTTTATGCCTTTTATGTATCTCAATGGTGGTCTTGACCCTAATGAGAATAGCGTTATTTATAAGGAGTTCGGTATTAAGCTCAAGATTGTGGTACAGGACGACTTTCAGGCGGGTCGTGCAGCGTTCAAGAATGGTGACATCGATGTTATGTATTGTACTGCTGATGCCCTTCCTGTCGAGATGAGTGAGGGTTCTGAAATGACAGACGCAAGACTGTTTAATATTTCCAACTGGTCACGTGGTGCTGATGCAATTGTAGTAAATAAGAATATCCATAATGTAGGCGATTTGATTGGTAAGGTCGTTGCTTGTTCAGAGGGTACTGCTTCACATACACTTTTGCTTAACACATTGGAAACCAATGGTATCGGTTATGACAAGGTTAATATGAAGAGTGGTGTAATGTCTGATAAGGTTAATATTAAGGTAGTCGGTAGTGGCTTGGATGCTGCCTCTATTTTCAAGGCAGGACAGTGTGACGCAGCAGTAGTATTCTCGCCTGATGACCAAGATATCGTTTCAACAATGGCTGGTTCAAAGGTACTTGTATCAACCAAACAGGCTTCAAGTATTATCTGTGACTGTCTTATCGCAAAGCAGTCATATTTGGACGACAATAAGGAAAAGGTACAGAAGTTGATTTCTGCCCTCTTGTATGCTAACTCCCTGATGAATACTGATGAGAATGCAGTTAAGCAGGCCGCAAAGGCATTCGCCAAGTCTTACGGTACTGATGAAAAATTCGCAATCGAGGGCAGTAAGAATATCCATTATGTAACACTTGGTGATGAAGCTAATTTCTTCGGTCTTAATAGTTCTTATACAGGCATCAAGGGCGATGAGCTTTATTCAAAGATGGCACGTACATATGAGGGTCTTGGTCTCTGCAAGAAGCCATTGGCTTGGAGAAAGGTATCAGATTCAAGTATTATCGAGGCACTTATGAGTGATCCAAGTTCAGTTAAGGGTAAGCAGGATGCTGAGGCAGGTAAGACTTTTACTGCTCCAACAAAGGAGATTGAGAATAAGGAAGTTATTTCAGACAAGAAGTTGACTATCGAGTATGGAGTCAACAGTGACATTCTTGATAATGATGCCAAGTCTCTTATTGATAGAGAATTCGTTACTATTGCAAAGCAGTTCTCAGGCTCACGTGTTAAGATCGTAGGTAATACTGATAATACAGGTAATGCCGCATACAATGTTGATCTGTCACAGCGCAGAGCACGTTCTGTAGCTAACTACCTTATCAAGGAGTATGGCTTTGATAAGAATCGCTTCATTATTATCGGAAATGGCCCAAAGAAAGCAATTGCTGATGGCATTGTAGGTGACAATCAGAAGTATCGTACAACTGACTTCCAGTTGGTAAGCGAGTAATTGATAATTTAATATGTTTTAAATGACAGAGTAATAATAAATTAATTTTTATTTTCTCTGTCATTTTTTAATAAACTGAAATATGAATTTCATTAAACAACTTTTCAAGTTTGGTGGTGAGAGTGACTTCGGTAAGGTAAGAAATACTCTTGTAACCCTCATAGGTTTTGCAATTATTATTATGCTTTGGCATTTCGTCGCTGCATATGAATTAATTCCGACAAAGGTATTACCTGACCCATTTAATGTAATTGGTTCAGTAGGAAGTCTCATTACTGATTATCATCTTTTTGGCAATATTTGGTTTACGGTAAGTCTTAACCTTATGTGTTATGTATATGCAATATTACTCTCATTACCAATAGGTTTCTTCCTTGCATTATATCCTGTCAATAATATCCTTTTCGGTAAGTCAATAAGTAGTGTGAGGTATCTACCATTGCCCGCCCTTACAGGCCTATTTATCGCCATCCTTGGTCTTACATTCAGTATGAAAATTTGGTTTCTGACAGTGTGTATTATGATTTATATCATTCCTACTGTGGTGAATAAAATCAATGACTTACAGAATCCAAGCAACGTAAAGGATAATGTCTATTTGCAGACTATCAAGACTCTGGGTGCAACTAATTGGCAAAAATTCAGATATGTATATTTCCCATATGTGACAAGTGGAATTATGAATGATATTGTATCATTGTCTGCCATCAGTTATAGTTATGTTGTTATTTGCGAAATGATATACAAGGACGGTAATATTAGCGGTATCGGTGCGTTGATTAATACGATGATTCGTCAATCATATATGGCAGAGGCATTTGCTCTCTTGTTTATCATCATCATCATTGGTACGATACAGGATATCGTATTCAAAGCTATCGGTAAGAAATTGTTCCCATTCAAATATAATAGTTAATTAAAAAGTTATGAGTTTTAAATCATTGTTTACTGCGCCAGTACCGCAATCTAAAGATAATGCCAATGTTGTTACTACGGCTGAAACCGTGGAGCAACCAAAAGAGAATGTAAATACTACGGTTAATACATCAAGACCGACACCGTCAGGGGAAGTACAGAATAAAGAAGTGGTAGCTGCAAGTAAGCCTGTCGTAAGAACACAGGACGGCATTTATCAGTGTGAAGAAACCGATATTTTCAATCTGATTAATATTAGTCAGACTTTTGGAGACTATAAGTTGTTTGAAAATTTCAACCTTAATATCAAGGATTTCACCAATAAGGGTCAGTTCATTTCTATAATGGGTGCATCAGGTTGCGGTAAGAGTACCCTGCTTAAATATCTTGCAGGTCTCAATAAACCTGCTAAGGGTGACATTCTCTTCTATGGTAAGCCTCTTAAGGAAACTGATAATATCCCTATGATTTTCCAACAATATTCATCATTCGATTGGATGACCGTATTGGAAAATGTCGCCTTGCCTATGAAGATGAAGGGTGTTCCTAAGAAAGAACGTGAGGAAAAGGCGATGAAACTTATTGAACTTGTTGGTCTTAAGGGACACGAGAATAAGTGGGCAAAGATGCCTCCATTGTCAGGTGGTCAGTTGCAGCGTGTAGCCTTGGCTCGTTGCCTCGCAACTAATTCAAATATCATCCTCTTGGATGAATATAGCAGTGGCCTCGATATTCTTTCTAAGCATTCGATGCAGGATACTCTCTTGGATGTATATTATAGCTCTGAACTTGATCCAACATTCATTAATGTAGGACATGATATTAGCGAGTGTGTATACCTGTCGAATCGTATTTATATCCTGACAGCGAATCCTTGTAAGGTACACAGTGTCATAGATATTGATTTCAGCGAGTATGGTGATAGACGTAATAGCAATATCCGTTCAACCGATAAATTCGGTCAGTATGTTAGTCAGATAGAGCATATTATGAACGAAATTAATAATAAAAAATAATAAGAGTAACATGAAAAAGTATCCATCGGTATGGATCACACAGAAATTAGTACACGACGGACGTAAGTTGACAAAAAAGTTCGATATCAGTATTAAATTATCCGCTATGTTTCCTGCAACACATTATACTAAGGACACCGAAGATGAGGCAATAAAATTCTGTATTGAACGTTTCGGTAAGTATGATTCATTAAGAAAAGACATTTAAGGAAAATTAACCGAGAATTTGCTATTTCTCGGTTAATTTTTAGTATATTTGCAACAGTTATTCAAATAAGTTTATAATATATGGAGATTAAATATGTAAAAGGCGATGCAACTTCACCGATTATCGTCGAAGGTAAGAAATCTGTGATTGTTCATTGTGTAAATACCTTGGGGGCGTGGGGAAAAGGTTTTGTAGTTCCATTAGGACAGAAATATCCTCAGTCAAGAAAGATATATGATCATTTTATACTGCTATATAAAGAAGGTTATTATACAAGCCTATTAGGACTTATATGTATCGCCCCGAACGTGAGTAAGGATATCGATGTCGTCAATTTGTTCGGACAGGAAAGAATCTATCCTATAATGAAGGATGGCGAAATAATTATTCCCCTTGATTATGTAGCGTTACGTAAAGGTTTCGAGACGATGGTCGATTATTATGCATCAGAATATTCATTTAAACCAGTACCAATAACAGTTCATATGCCAAGAATCGGTTGCGGACTTGCAGGGGGTGATTGGAATAAAGTTGAAAAAATTATCAACGAGACTCTTATTGATAAAGATATCGAGGTTTATGTTTATGATTTAAAATAGATTAATTTAAAATTATGGATACAAATATTAAGAAATGTTTTATCAGTATTCCTGTCACAGGACACGAGGATACATATGTGGATGATTGCATTAAAGTTAAAGACCAATTAGTCGAACGTTATCCTAATGTCGATTTCATTACCCCTATTGATGTAACGATGGAATTAGATAGACCTACATCATTTTATATGGGAAAGGATATCGAGCAATTGTTAGATTGTGATGCCATTGTATCTGTCCACGGATGGGAGACAAGTAAGGGTTGCAAGGTCGAGAGGTATACTGCCGAGGTATACGGTTTGACACGTTACTTTATTGATGAATTATTAACGCCATAAGTAACAAAGATGTTTGACCTTATCCCAGTTAAAGTAAGACACATTATAATGGGAATAATATTGACAGTACTATTAGTTGCTTTGCAAATCATAGGCTTTATAGAATTTAGCTGGTGGCTGTTGTTTATTCCTATTATTACACCTTTCTTGGTGATTGTCTCGTTAATCATAGTTGCACTTTTTATCATTTACCGAAATACTAATTCACATTAAGTATGTATCATTTCATTAAAATTAAACGGTTTGGAACCATCAGTTGTTGGTATTTCGTACCTAAAACAGAGGAAGAGATTCTTGAACATTGGAATAAATATATATCACCGATAATAAAGGACGGAATACGTGATACTTTCAATACTCATTTCAAAAAGTTAATGAAACACCCTAGCAATCAATATGCCGTATACCTTGAATTATTGGCAAAGGTACATAATCAGGGCAAAGTCAATATGGGTATTTTTGAGGAAGGTAGAAATGAAATGGTAAAAGTGATCGAACAACGTATCAGTTGCTTTAGAAAGCACAATAAGACCCTTCTTACTTGTAGTATGTTGGAATCATTCAAAATGGATGATGATGTCATCGTTGAAGAAAAAGATATGGAAACATTGACTTTTCCCGATGAAGCCGAGTATAATATCGACGATGTACGATTTTTGCAGTGGCCTGGCGGAACGCATTGGTACGCAAAAATCGGTAAATTCGATATCTGCGATGATATGGGAGATTACAAATGGAATTGTAAAGGTGATGCCATCGAAGCCGCCAAGTGGTGGGTGAAAAACAATCGATTATGAAACAAGAATATATTAATGATGAACAATGACAAGAAAAGGATAATTAATCCACCAAGAGATTTAGGAGAGAATAATTCTGTACGTAGAGAACATCTTGATATATGGAAAGCCGATTTGCCATCATATCTGATTGATGAATCACGTAATGTGGTTTTACTCCAAAGGATCGTTGATAAGATAGAGCATAAGTTTGAACATTGCGAACGTTTCCTTTCAGATAATCAAGATATTATCAAGTTATCTTATTATACTGAAGGATATTATAACGGTCGTGCAAGGGCACTTGAAGATGTAATAGACTTTATATCTGATACGATTGAAAAAGCATATAATGAACAATATAAATAATTAATAAAATAATATAGAATATGGGATGTGATATACATTTGATAGTAGAATACCGAAGACGAAAAGAAAGAAAGGTAACAAAAGATGAAAATGGTAATCCATTGGCATACACCTATACCTTGGAGTCAAAGTGGAGAACCAGCTATACGGTTGAAAATGGATGGAGTGATAGAGTATACGGAATGTTCGCATTATTGAATAATGTGAGAAATTATTGGGAGGATAAATATAAACCTCTTCCTGACCGAGGTTTACCTGAGGATGCGTGTAATGACACCTTGAGAACATACTGTTACAAAGTAATTCCTGATGAACAATATTCGGAAAAGGAAGATTATTATGACAATTCCGATGACCCTTGTTATTGCCGTAAGAGTTCCGCTGATAAATGGGTCGAAAAAGGATATTCAAAACGTTACATCATTAATAATGAAGAGTGGGTAAGCGGTCCTGATTGGCATAGTCCTAATTGGTGTACTTTACAGGAATTGGAAGATTGCTATAAACAGGTATTTAAGGATAGTTGGGAAGGTGATTATATTGAATGGGCAGCGTTAATCGGTGCAATGAAAGGCTATGAGGCGAGTGGCGAATTTGAAACCCGTGCCGTTTATTGGTTCGATAATTAAGTTATTTTCATAATACAGCATGATAAGAGATACAATAGTCGGTTATTTCGATGATAAATTGATTAAAGATTTACCATTCGAGAAAACGCCCGAGGAAACAATGACACCTAAGGAATATTATGAGAATTTCAAAGGAAAATTCGTCTCATACAAGGGTAAGATGGACGGCAAAGTCGCTGGTTATGTTGAACATTACCTTATTATAGGATTTGACGACGAACGTGGTTATATTAAGTCATTCAGCCCTCAGGTGACATATGATAAGGATTACAAATCATATCGTTTTTCGAAGATGAAAAACATTACGCCATTTTGATTAAAAATAAAGGAGGTTAAGTTTTTTTAACTTCCTTTATTTTGTTATTAATAAAAAAAGTTGTATCTTTGCATCGTAAATATTAAATGAACGTAATTATGGAATTTTTCGATACTATAAGAGATAAGGTAATTTCATTTCGCAAAGGAGTGAGAAACTTATGCTATTTCTTTAATGTTATATGGAATTATCGTGACTTCGACTACAGTTATATGCTTGGTGTCGAGGAACGTATAATGGAAAGTATGAAGAAATATTTTGAAGAATGCCATATTGCTGAAGGTGATCCTGAGACTGCAAGAGACTTGGGACTGTGTCTCAAGATTCTCGAAGAAATGGAGAATTGTACCGATTATTGGTACGCTGAGGAGAGAGAGGGACATTCACCGATAAAAAAGATAAATATGAACAACGCTCCATCCTTTTATAAAAGGATGATGGCAGGAAAAGGAAAGAATAATAGATTAATTCAATATGATTGGTATGAAGCCAAATGTTGGAGATTATATAATCTAATTAGAATGAATAAGATGCAAACATGGTGGAACTAAAATCAATTAAGTTATATGGAATTTAAGACTTTGAAGGATAGAATGCTTTACTATCGCAGCCTTACGGATTATAAGGTAATGCCTAACTGTTATACCTTGGTAATGCTTGACGGTAGGTCTTTCTCCAAGATGGTGAAGAAGAAATTTGAGTTACCTTTTGATGATAATTTCATCGATATGATGAACGAGACGGCGAAATACATATGCAAGAAAATTCAAGGGGCATTATTCGCTTATGTACAGTCAGATGAAATTAGTATTTTACTTTCAGATAAAGGTGATACATTCTTTGGAGGCAGATTAAATAAGATGCAGTCAATCATTGCGAGTATGGCAGCGAGTAAGTTCAATCAATTAATGATGCTATATAATTTGGAAAATGGCGTTAAACTGAATGACCCGATGAAAATCGTAGAAAGCACCAATTTGGTAGATTTCGACTGTAAAGCATGGAATGTACCTACTTTTAATGATGCAATTGCTTGGTTTATATATCGTCAGCTTGATTGTATACGTAATTCCAAGCAGCAAGCAGCACAGACTTATCTGTCTTTTGCACAGTTACTTAATCAAAACACGGATAAACAAATTACACTGTTAAAGGTTAATAAAGGCATTGATTGGGAGACCGAATATGATGATGGAAAGAAATACGGTCGTTTTATCTACAAGGAAATTGGTCCAGTTAATGTGTATGTCGAAAAACTCAATAAGGTAATAGAATGTAATCGGCATTTTTGGTCGACACATTTTGCATTTGAATTAACTGATAATGGCAAAAAAGATGAGTTCATAAAGTTAATTAAGAGTCTTAAAGAATTGAGAGTAAAAGAAAATTAATTTATATTTAAAACGTTTTAAAATAAATTCGAAATGAGAAAAATTATCGTAAGTGGTTTTCTCGGCCAAGATGCGACGAAACAGATTTCAAAGCAGAATCGAGAATATGTGACTTTCAACATCGCAAACAATGAGTATAATGATGAAAAGGGGGCAGATGGCAGACCTATCACCCGTTGGTTCAGAGTTACTTGTCTTAACCCAAACCAATTGTCATTCGCATCGAATCTTAAGAAAGGTTCTAATGTAATCGTTACGGGTTCCCTTAGAGATAGTGTATATCAGAGTCATCAGGGGACATGGAATATTAGTCGTGACATTATGGCAGATAGCATTGAGTTCAATAGTAGCCGTCAGAATGATGGTCAGTCAAATGGACAGCAGAATCCTACGGTTGACACACATCGTAATACTGTACCACAAGGAGCTGCGAAACCAACAATGCCGACTGTCTCATCTATGCCAACGACAGCACCTATCCCACAAGCACCATCAGCGCCTGCCGTTAAGAATGGAAATATACCTGTACCTCCTTCTAATGTGTCGCCAGAGGATGCTGTCGATGATCTTCCATTCTAATTTATATAATATAAGAGACGGAAATTCTATTAACGAGGATTTCCGTCCTTTCATTTAAATTTTAAAATAAGATGAATAATGAATTAAAAAGACAAGTTCAAACTTTTGATAATAAATATGATAGACGCAAGGCAAAGGATAATTTAATTAACGCGCTGTTGATAATCTTAGGTCTTGCCATGTTAGGAATGCTTGTCTTCAACTGGTAATTAATAAATTAATATAATGTTTACAAAAGAAGAAAGAAGTGGTTTTAGGTATTGGTTTGCCCATTGGTGTGCGTTTCAAATGACGGCACTTAATTTAAAATGTTGGAGACCGAAATATCTATTACACGATATCGAGAAACCTTGGCTAAGATTGTTATGGGGAGACTACAAACTAGTACAGCGATGGCATCGTAAACATAATTCACACCATTTGGAATATTTCTTTACCCATAATGGTAAAGCAGATTGGCAAGCAATGGTAATTGACTGGGAATGCTCAAAATTTACCAAGGAGGCTTCTCCATTAACTGCCCGTGAAGAAATGGAACAAAAGATAAAATGGAATCCTTATATAAAGGATACCTTATATACTAATATGTTACCGATATTAGACCGATTAGGATTATGAAAAAGAGGAAAGATGTTATCAGAGATGTCATTAACGGTATAATTGCTGGCACTATTATCGCTTTATTGGTATGTTGTATCGATAAACCTGTTAAGTCTGCCGAAGAATTAAAGGCCGAATATCTTAAAAAGGAACAAGAGGAAAAAGCCATCCGTCAAGAGAAAGAAAGAATACGTCGAGGTGAATTAACATACAAGGAAGCAATTAAACACGTGTATGAAAAATACCCTTACGATAATAATTTTTCGGATGTATTCAGATTTTATAATGAAGGTCATTATTATAAATGCTTTTTTACTGTATTCAGCCGAAATACCCATCATACTTACAGTTTAAGTGGGATAGTACATGACCCTAATTGCCCTTGTAAACAAAATAAATAGATATGTTAGAAGAGGATAAAAAAATAATCTGTCAGAAATGTCATAGTCCAATGAGAAGGATTGATGATATTACTTTTAGAGGTACTAAATGTAATGTCGAGGAAGAAATACGTTTTACCGTTCCCGATGAGGAGAAAGAGCAATATCATTTCTACAATGAAGATATGCCAATTACGGATAATAGCGATAGTGAATTATATTGCGATAAATGCGGTCATTCTCTATTAATGGAAGATAATTTTATGCTTTCAGATAGGGATGATACTGTCTCTGAGGATAATGATTCCGTCGGCGTAGATTGCTATTGCCCTAATTGTGGCGCATTGTATTCAATTGTTGAACGCATTAATAAAGATTAATTAATTTTTAAAATATGGAAAATAATAAGGTAATTGTTATTAATTTAATGGGTGGCCCCGGTTCAGGTAAGTCGACGGCAGCATCTGGCATTTTCTACCGTTTGAAAAAGATGGGAGTAAATTGCGAACTTGCCCTTGAATTTGCCAAGGATAAGGTATGGGAGGAGGCATTTAGAACAATGGATGACCAAATTTACATTTTTGCCAAACAGTATCATAAATTGTGGAGACTAAGAGATAAAGTCGATGTAATTATTACTGACAGTCCTCTGTTGGTTTCTATCTTTTATAACAAGACTCCATCCAAGTATTTTAATGATTTTATAATTGAACAATTCAACAGTTTCGATAATATGACATATTTCATTGAACGACCCGATCGTTATCAGCAGTCGGGAAGGATACAGAATGAAGAGGAATCCAAGGAGATTGACATTACATTGAAGAATATTATGGATAGATATAATGTCGATTATAAAGTATACTCATGTAATGATGCTGTGAATAGAATTGTTGCCGACATTTCAGACAGAATTTAATAAATTAACTTATATTAACGGAAATTCTTTGGAGTTTCCGTTTTTTATTTGTAATTTTGCAAACGATAATAAGAGATAAAAGATTTATAAAATGGAGAATAAGAATTTAACATTCGGAGAAGCGACGAAGTTACTTAAGGAAGGTAAGGCCGTCCGTCGTAAGGGATGGAACGGAAAGAATCAATTCATTTATTATGTTCCTGCTTCTCGTTATAAAGCAATGACTGACATTGCCAAGAAGATTATGGATAAGGATGGTTATGTCAATTATGCCGCATATTTGGCAATTAAGACAGAAAAGGGTGTTGTTGCTATTTGGTCACCGGTATTGTCAGATACATTGGCTGAGGACTGGGAAATTGTAGAACTCTAAGCATATTAAATAAGATGGAAAATAAGAATCTTGATAAGGCATACAACGAGAATATTGTAGCCTTGAGTAAGTTGACTAAGGGAACAAAGTGTATCACTGCCGTACGTAACATCATTGATAAGGCAGAAAGTCAGCAAGTAAAGGGAATGAAAAAGATGTTTACCGTTATTACATCACAGTTGGTACAGGAATTGTCACGTCGATGGAATAATATTGAACGTCTCGACAAGAAGTATGCTTCAAAGTATACTGATGTCAATACTCTTATGAATGAGTTGTATGACAATTACTATGGTAAGATTACCAAGAAGTATTGTTATCATGATGAACTGCCATCACACCTTCGTTGTCTGACAAAGGCGTTGATTATGACTGAGAGACGCAAGTTGGGACTTGACAAGAATAGCACTAAATTTTAATTTTTAAAAATAGAGATGAAAAATATTAATCAAATTATAACTCATTTTACCGACAACGATCTGTATACGTTTACCTGTCAATACTATATTCTTCACACTTATCCACGGGCAGAAGTCAGGTATTCATTTTTTGACCGTAATAAGTTTTGTTATCCTCAAGGTTTCGGTGAATTGCTTCAAGAACAAGTTGACAATATGAGAAATATTCTTGTCACGGATGATGAAATTAAATTTATGAGAGAGAAAATTTATTTTCTCCCAGAATGGTATTACAATTTCCTTCGTGGATTCCGCTTTAATCCATCGGAGGTTCATATATCGCAAGATATTGAAGGTCATCTCTCAGTTATAATAGAAGGCAAATGGTATTCCACGATAATGTGGGAAATGCCTATTTTATCTACGATTTCTGAACTATTACATATTATCAATGGTGATGCCGAAAAAGTTAATAGAATCGACGAATATAATAGGGCATATGAAAAAGGAATTAGAGCTTTTACGAATGGTCTCGTGCTGAGTGATATGTCGACTAGAAGAAGGTTTGATTTCCATAATCAGCGTGATATAATAAAAGCCCTTAAAAATGCCTATACCGATTGTATTAATAAACATAATTGTAATGGTAGATTTGTTGGAACCTCAAATGTATGGTTTGCAAAGGAATTTGATTTGATGCCTATCGGTACTTTAAGCCACCAGATAATTTGTGCTGAAGAGTGTGTCAGCGGTGTCTTTGAGTGCAATTATAATGTGATGAATAAATGGAGTAAATGTTATGATGGCGATGTCGGAATATTTTTGTATGATACATTTGGTGATAAGGTATTCTTAAATAATCTTTCTAAACGTCTTGCAAAGACATTTGACGGACTACGTGTTGATAGTGGTGATGAAAAAGAACAGACAGAAAAAATAATTACTAAGTATCGAGAATTAGGCATTGATCCATCTTCAAAAGCGATAGTTTATTCTAATGCACTGACGATTGATAAGGCAATCGAACTCCATAGGTGGATTAATGGTCGTATTAAAGATTCGTATGGAATAGGAACTCATTTAGGGGGTCAAGTTAAAAATAACGAAACTTCTGAATATTTTCCTTATAGTAATATTGTAATTAAATTAATCGGATTTAGAATTACTGAAACACGTGAATGGCATGATTGCGTTAAACTTTCTTGTGATAAAGGAAAAACGATTGGAAATAAAGAAAAATGCAATTACTTATTAAAAGTGATAGGTTAAAATAAATGGGATAACATCTACTAAATAAAAAAATATTCATTTATATCAAAAAATATTTAAAAATAAGCAAACTTTTTAAAAATAAGTGATATTTATATATGAATACTAAAATAAATAATAAAAGAATAAGTGAATTTATTTTATGGATAAATTGTTATCATTGAAAGAAACAGAAAAATTGCTAAATGTAAGTAAATCTACATTACAACGATGGGATAATAGTGGAAAACTTAAAGCAATTAGAACGGAAGGTGGACATAGACGTTATAAGCAATCTGATATAGATGAAATATTAAAAACCAAAGATGGAATTACATACCGTAATTTATATGAACACCTTTGTTCAGCACAATATATTGCAGATAGTTTACAAGATGATGATGCTAATGCTATATTAAAGATACGAGAACGAATAGGGCAGAAATTATTAAACGAATATAATAAATTGAATTAATGTTAATACAGAGTAAGTACACAAAGATATTTCATTCAAAAGATTTAACTCGTCAGAAATATGATGAGTTATACAACTTTGCTGTGCTTATTCAAAATCACAAAAATACCGTATCACAACATGTCAATGACAATCTCTTACATTTCTTAGATTACAATAAGTTCCAATTTCTTAAAGAAATGAGAGAGCATTTCAAAGACGTTATTCCAAGTTCATTCGATGCACAACTCTATACGCAAGTGTTTACTTGCTATCAGAATAAATTCGATGCAATACAACATAAACTTGTGTTTGAGGCTATTACATTTAATGGATTTGAATTTTATAAGCGTGATACCAAAAATCATAATAAAGGTGACTTGAAGAAAGTAATTCTTGAAAAGAAGCAAACACCTTCATCCAATTGCCTTACTTATCTTGCAAGATACGGTAATGAAAACACAATAAACTATATCAATAGCAATATAAGTAACTGCGATGAAAAGAAACGTGAGTTCTATAACAATATACTAAGATGTTGTGAGAAATACGGTTTTGAACGTCTTTATAATCTTGCATTATCAAAAAGAAAACGTATTGTTAAACATTATTCTGAATATCCTATTGAGTTCAAGTCATTAACATTCAGTGGTAGGTGCAGGAAAACAAAGATAATTGATTATAATCATAGGTTTGGGTCAGTTATCAATTCATTCATAAGCCTTAGTGGAATCGGAAGAAAATCATTTGACATACCAGTAGCCTTTAATAAAGGTTGGCACGGAAATATGAAGGATTACAGAAAGAAGAATCCTGATTATGAATATACAATTAGATTCAATGAAAGGGAACATCAAGTTAACATCCATTTATGCAAGGATGGGGAAAGGTATATCCCGCAACCAAATGGCAATACTATTGGTATTGATGTTAATTGCAAACATAACTTGTTCAGTTTGTCAGATGAAACAACTTACGACTATGACCGCAAACTCGTCAATGATTTCTGTAAACTGTCTCTTGAAATTGATAAATTGAAAGAAAAGGATAAAGAATACAAAGTAGGTAAACGTAAGCAGCAGAAACTCAATACTCTCAAGTCCAAGATGATTAAGTCTGAGCAGCAACTGATTGCTAATATGTGCAAAACACTACAATCACAAAGCGTTGGTCATATTGTGATGGAGGATTTGGACAATGGTTTTGGTAAATGCTACGTTAAAGATAAGGATAATGAGGATATAAATTACAACAGAAAGGTTAAATTCCTTGGTTTAAGTAACCTTAAACAAGAGGTTGAGCATATTGCAAGGAAATATGATATTGCGGTATCAACCGTTCAAGCAAGTTATACATCGAAAATGTGTCCCATTTGTGGTTGTATTGAGGATGAAAACCGTCCAAATCAAGAGACATTTGAATGTATTGAGTGCGGATATAAGGACAATGCAGATTTTAATGCAGCAAAGAATATAAAAAATAGAGTGTGCGTAACCGTGTTACGCAATATGCTCTTAAAACAAATGGATAACGGTGCTTTTGAGCCTCGTAAACTTAAACGTGAAAAGGTTAAAGAAGTACTGTTATCGTTTCGGAGAACCTTGCAAGGAACGGCAAGGAGTGAATGTACAGAAAGTAGATTGACTACTTTTGACTATGTTTAATTCTTCGGAGGATGAGTATTGTAACCTTCGTCTTGAAAATGTCGTCGATATCGTTGGACAGGAGGAGGTAACAAAGTATTATCTTAAGGAAGTGATTAAGTAACAGTTTAACACATGGGACAATAACGCTTTACTATTATTGTCCAATTTATTTTATTTAGAATTATGGGATTTTGGGGCATTATTTCGATTGCTGCAAGTATAATTTTCTTACTATTGTCATTTATCGACTGGGTATCTTACAGCGATGATTATTCATTGAAATATAACAGTCGTGACAAGAATTATGAGCTGTGGCGACAACACGGAGGTATATTAACATTGTTGCTGACATTCTTCTCGATATTATGGTTTATCGGGGCTAATATCGTAATTTGTTATGGAATATATGACTGTCCTAGTATGTTAGTCTCATTCCTTAGCATTTCATTCGTCATCATAGCGACAATACTTATGTTCTTGATAATTGATAACGAACTCGGTATTAAAAAATTGGAGGATATGGTACATGTATAGGAGAAAATTCTTTTTCGGTAAGCATAAAGGTGAATTTATATTGGATGTCATTGAAAGTGACACCCAATATATTTCATGGTGTCTGAAATACGTTGATTTCCTAAAGTTCAATGATATGGAAATGCAAGTATATAATGATAAATTGAAAGCCACCGATGCTTATGATATTAATGCGATTCCAAGAGAAATGACTAACGTAGGGAATACGTAATAAGGTTATAACATTTTTTAACTTAATATATTACGGTTAATCGATTATTTTTATTACCTTTGCAACGTATTTAAATTTTTATGCAAAAGATGAAACATATTAATAAGATATTTTATATCGTCTCCTTGGTGATATTGATAGTGATGGGTATAATCTCCTATAAGGCATTTATTCTATTCGTATCAATTACTTCATTGTTGATGTATCTGCATTTGACTATCACAACTTTAAGTAACGCTTTAGTCGCAAGAGATTTCGATAGTAAAGGCGATTTATTTTGGAAATTGCTGTTTATGACTATTTCGGCGATAGGTTTTAGCATATACTTCACGATTTAATTTAAACGGTCATAAGATACCCGATTGGGCGATAAATAGATTAAAGAATAACATATAATAATGGCAAAGATTTATTTTAAAAACGAAAATTGCTTCACTACATTGGAGAATATGGCGAAAGCCAATTATAAAATCGATCTCGTCCTTACGTCACCTCCATATGCCACAAGTCGCAGTAAGGTAAAAACACAAAAGGCAATGGATTCATATAATCGTCGCTATGATATTTGTCTTGACGACATGACACCCGAACAATATCGTGATTGGACGGTTGATTTATTTAATCACTTTGACAAGGTATTAAAAGAAAACGGTGTGATCTTATATAATGTTTCGTATGGTTCTGAAAATCCATCGGCACTATGGCTTTCATTACTTTCCATCATCGAAGGTAGTAATTTTATGATAGCTGATACCATTATATGGAAAAAGAGTAATGCCTTGCCTAATAATGTCGGTAATAAACTTACGAGAATTACCGAATTCGTATTTGTCCTATGTCGTAAGAAAGAATATAAAACTTTTCGTATTAATAAGAAAGTGAAAAGTGTTAGACAAGATACCGGACAGAAGTATTATGAAAATATGTACAATTTCATCGAGGCACCGAATAATGATGGCCCGTGCAAATTGAATAAGGCGACATATTCATCGGATTTATGTGTTAAATTGCTTGATATGTATGGGCAAGCAGACTATAAGGTTTATGACCCATTTATGGGAAGTGGTACGACAGCGATTGCGTGTGAAAAATGGGGTAGTAATGAAATGGTTTGTATTGGCAGTGAATTATCAGAACAGCAAGTCCAATTCAGTAAAGATAGATTGAATAAATATAGAGAAGAGCATAAAGTAGTAACTCAATAATAAATTATTGCATGAAGAATTATGGTTTCGTGAAAGTTGCAACGGCTATTCCTATCGTAAAGGTCGCTGATTGCAAATATAACCGACAGCAGATTAATAAATTAATCAATAATGCTGAAAGTGACAACTGTGACTATGTCGTATTTCCTGAGTTATCTATTACAGGTTATACTTGCCAAGATTTGTTTCACCAGTCAACATTGATAGCTTCAGCTAATAATGAACTGTATCATATTACACTTAATACTATAGGTAAACATATTACCGTTATTGTGGGTGTTCCATTGATGGTGGATAATATGCTTTTTAATTGCGCAGTGATAATTGCCAATGGCATCATCAAAGGTATCGTGGCAAAGACACATCTTCCTAATTACGGTGAGTTCTATGAAAAACGCTGGTTCGCAAGTTCACAGGACATTATTGAAAAGAGAATTGATATATTTGATTCAAAGAATATTCTATTCACTAATAAGAGACAGGTATTCGAAGATGAGAACGGTATTAAATTCGGCATTGAAATCTGTGAAGATTTATGGTCTCCTATTCCACCAAGCAATCATCTTACATTAGATGGGGCTGATATTATTTTCAATTTGTCGGCGAGTGATGAATTGGTCGGTAAACATAAATACATTAAGAGTCTCGTGGCGCAGCAGAGCGCAAGAACGATATGCGGTTATGTTTATGCATCATCAGGTTTTGGCGAGAGCACACAGGATTTAGTATACTGTGGAAAATCACTTATCTATGAAAATGGTGAAAAATTGATAGATACGGGGGCATATGCCGTTGATTTCAATAATCGCCTTTATAAGACCGAGATCGATGTAGAAAAATTACGTATCGAACGAATGAAAAACAGTACTTTCGTTTCGGCAAATCGTATGATGAATACAAATAAGGTTAACAATGATGCCTATTGTGTTAACATCAATGAAAACCTAATCGAACAAAGTTTTTTTGACCGTCCTTTCGGTCGTTCATACAAGTGTACACCGTTTATTCCGAATGATCTCCGTGATATCGAGGGAATATTCTCAATACAGTCACTTGGTTTGATTAAGAGATTAGCTCATATCGGATGTGATAAAGTCGTCATTGGTATTTCAGGCGGCTTGGATTCGACCTTGGCACTCCTCGTCTGCATTAGGGCATTTGATGCGATGGATATTAGCCGAAAGGGCATTATAGGAATTACGATGCCTTGCTTCGGTACAACAAAACGTACTCTAAATAATTCAAAGGAATTGATGGAATGCCTCGGTATTACTTCATATGAAATAGATATCACAAAGGCAGTCGAACAGCATTTCAAGGATATAGATCACGACCCAAATAAGGCAGACATTACATTTGAGAATTGCCAAGCCCGTGAACGCACCCAAGTACTGATGGATATGGCGAATAAGCATAATGCTATCGTTATCGGTACTGGTGACTTGTCAGAGTTGGCATTGGGATGGGCTACATATAATGGAGACCATATGAGTATGTATAATGTAAATGTTAGCATTCCTAAGACATTGTGTATCGAAATGGTTAGACAGTCGATAATAACAGGATATTCTTATTCAGCGGTTAAATCGATTGATGACAAGGTAAGGGATATTATCAGTGATATTTGCAATACTCCTATCAGTCCTGAATTGAAACCTGTCGACGAAAATGGTGAACTTAAGCAGAAGACCGAGAATAGTATCGGCCCTTACTTGTTGCACGATTTCTTCCTCTATCATATGATACGTTACGGTTTCGCACCTAATAAGGTGTTTATGATGGCAAGGAATAGTTTCGGTAAAAAGTACAGTGATAAAGAAATTCTTAAATGGCTTACAACATTTATCAAGAGATTCTTCTCACAGCAGTTCAAGCGTAGTTGTTTACCTGATGGGCCGAAAATCGGTAGTGTATCACTGTCACCTCGTGGCGATTGGAGAATGCCAAGTGATGCCTCTCGTGAAAGTTGGCTTGAGGCGTTGACTTATATTCCAAATTATAATGAATTAATTAAATAATATTAAGTTTATGTTTCATAACATTGTAAAATATTCATACGACGATATTACTATTTGCCCATCTGTGGCGAGTGAAATTTCACACCGTTCAGAATGTAACACTTTGCTCAAGAGCGGTTTTTTACCTATATTTGCATCACCAATGTCTACTGTAGTGGATGAAAAGAATTATCCGATGTTCAAATCTAATTGCATTATTCCGATTCTTCCCAGGACAAAGGATTTCCCATTGGTACAACGTCTTGAATATGCTTCAGATGGTAAATGGGCTGCTTTTTCATTGCAGGAATTCGAGGATAATTTTACGGTAGAAATGGGACAGCCATATAACGGATTACCTTACAAAGTGCTCATCGATATCGCTAACGGTCATATGGAAAGGCTATTTACCGCTGTCTCGAAGGCAAAGGAAATCTGGGACTATGAGTTGACTGTAATGATCGGTAACGTTGCAAATCCTGAGACATATGTAAGATGTTGCGAATGTGGTGCAGATTATGTGAGATTTTCGATCGGTTCTGGCTTCGGTTGTATTACGTCAAGTCAAACAGGAATACATTACCCTATCGCATCTCTCATTAATGAAACCTATCTAATCAAAAAGCAATACGCAAGAGTTCATAATATCGAAGAAAGCTTACTGCCTAAAATTGTCGCCGATGGCGGAATAAGAGGCTATAAAGATGTCGTTAAGGCACTTTGTCTGGGAGCTGATTATGTAATGATAGGTAGCGAGTTCGCAAAACTTGTCGAGAGTGCCGCCCCATTATATGCACCTTACGATGACGCAATTTCCGATGAAAGAATAAACCAATACCGTTTCAATATCCGAGAGAAGAATGGTCACTTTACCGCACTTTTTGACTGTATTGTTAATATCAGAGGTGGTCTGTATAAAAAGTTTTATGGAATGGCAAGTAGACAAGGACAGATTGATATGAATGGGTCAAAGGACAAGACTTCTGAAGGTGTTTGCAAGGAGATAAAGGTGACTACCAATATTGACAAGTGGTCTGATAATATGAGAGATTACTTGAAATCTGCAATGAGCTATCTGGGTATTAAGGATATTACATCACTTAATCCTATGAATGTCGAGACATATGTATTGTCCGAAAATGCAAAAAACAGTATTAATAAATAAATTGTTAATTCCATATCGGATGATTTACATTATCTTATATGGGATTTCTTTTTATATTCATAGGTGATTAACAAACGATAACATAATAAATTTGGTATTTTCATATTAATTCGCTATCTTTGCAACGAAAAAATATAGAGAATATAATATGAAGATAGACTTAGCAAATATTATCGAGGACATTAAGAATAAGTAATGAAATATAATTATGGAAGCTTTTTTTAATAACAGTCAAGTCCTTTATTCAAGAGTAAAAAAGGTAATTGACGAATTAGCGGAAGAGAAACCTTTTGGAGACCTTAAAAATGGTGAAATCATCGATTCTCTCGAAGCGATAATAGAACAATTAAGTTAGTATGATGATACGAAAATTTTGGAAAATTAATCGGGCATATAAAGCCGTCATAATTTGTGTATTCATCAGCATAGGTATGCTTTTCGGCGGTAGGCAATTAATCAATTATATTAATTCCAAAACACATATTACGGTTTCAGGTACGGTATACGGAAAATATGTAGGTCAAGAACATCATAGGCATTATACAAATGATATATTCGTAATGGCAGTTCATCCTTATGATAAAAAGTATAAGGATTACTCGGTTACGGTTGACTACTCTACATTTGCGAAATTCGATAAAGGTGATAATATTGCCTTCGTGATGAATATATTTGAAGTAACCGATAAATCTAAATATGATATGTGGTATGGTCTTGGAATGATGACTTTATTAATTATCCTCGTGGCTTTATGGATATATTTATGCCTTATACCATTTAATATATTAGATAAATATGAAATGGAAAATGCCTCGAGACAAGAAAAAACATATGAGGAACTTTAATAAAAACGACTATTAATAATTAGAATTATGAAAGGAAAAGACAGTCTTACTGAGCCTTTATGTGAATTATTCGAAATCATAGAAGATCCTATTCCTGTTATCAAGTATTTAGAAAGCAGAAAACGTAATGAGGCAACCATATTAGATATGATAAAGACATTATCCATTGATGAAATTTGTTCTTTATGGGATATATTGAAAGCCTCAAAATATACTAAAGACCCGACCAAGATAGTAAAACAATTAGGTATAGCTTTAAAAAACAATATATTACAAAAAGATTAATTATGAAAAGAATACTATTAATTATAACTTTATTATGCATCGTTATAGTTTCAAATAGCTATAATTTCCCTTGTAAATTTAACGGTCTAAGGAAACCGGCCTATGATTATAAAACATTAGAAGTGATGTATGATAGTAAACAACGTCCACATAAGATAGTCATATATTCTGATACCCATAAGATGGCAGCTATTGACCTGGATGCGAATACATACCCTAATAGATAATCGGTTTATGCGTTTTAATAAAAATTATCTTGCAAATAATAAATTAAGTTTAGACAATGAATGAATATAGAGTCACAAGTTATAGCAAAACGAAGAATAGTTCAGATGGACACCAATTTGAACCAGATCCTGATGGATGTGACTGTGATGATGAAATGTGTTTCAGAGAAAGTTATTTTTAAATAATTAATCAAACATTAGCCGATGATAAATAAAAAATATATAAGGAAATCGGACTACAATATAGGCAAAATAAAGTGCCGTGTTTTGGATAAAAACATAGTTGAAGGCTTCATATTGAAACGAGATGTGACCGTCCGAGAAGCGAAATATATCCTTTCAACGATACTTGGATTTTATCTTCAAGAAAGAGATGATTTCGAGGATGAGAATGCTTATCGTTTTCAAAATTCCATATATGCAAAAATTGTAAACCAATGGCTTAGAGGTCAAGTAGGCGATGCAACTATTATGGAATACGCATGGGGATGTCGTAATAGTATCGGAATTTTTAATATGATACCGCTTATTAAATATCTCAAAAGTAGAAATATTATTTAAAATGAACCGAGAAGTACAGATATGTATTGCGACACCTTCATATACCAAGGAAAAATACAGTCATTTAGACCACGAATGGATAGAAGTAGATAATGACGAGGATGGTAAGAAGTCAGCGTTTAGAGAAGGTGCTAAATGGGCAGATAATCATCCCTATTGGCATAAGACTGAAGAAGAATTACCTGAATTCGGTTCCGAGGTCATAGGCTATTCAGAAGGATGGATAGACGAAGATTTTAATCCCAAAGGAATGAGAGTCTGTTATCATGATGATTTCGGTTGGCATTCGGCAAAATGGAATAATGATCAAGATTGCTGGGACTCAGTAGGGAAAGAAGACCATATGTGTATCGATTGCAATGACTGTGATGAATGTAAATTAAACGCTGATCCTGAATGGTGGATGGACTTTCCTAAGCTATCTCCATTTATAAAAGATTAATTGGTTTCTCTCCATTTGGAGAGGGAAACCAATTTTTTTTGTTAATAATGGTTAAGTAATTTGGTGGTTTGAAATAATTTCCTTATCTTTGCAAATGTAAATAGAAAAGTAAAAAATTAAAACAAGTTAACCATGATCATATAAGAAAACATATAATCATTGAGCATGATAATAGAAAGACGATTAAAAAGTACATATCAATTGAGATGCGGAGAAATATAGTAGATGGGATTGGACTCCTTATCATAAGAAGTTAAGAGCAATTCGCAAAAAGCATAAATATTGAAAGCCTTGGTTAATCCAATTTTGTTCAGTAATTTTGCCGTGTTCATCAATTTATGAACATATATAAAACAATGAACATGCTATCCGTATGAATTATTCCGAAGGAAGATTTATCTGCACGTTAAAGTATAAATATTGTGCGCTCTTCCCTAAGAGGTCTATTTTGAGATGTAAGTATTACGAAAATAATGTTTCGATAATGAAAGAGTTTAATGATTTGCAACTTAATGACAAAGTCGTTGTTGTTAGAAATTGTGCAGGAAAGACACGTAGGATAGTCGGGTACGTTGAACGATTAACACCTGCCTCTATCTATGTTTCAGGTGTAAGATTCCGCAAAAAAGATGGAAGAAGGGTAGGTGAAAGCCTATTTTCATATACCTATATAGAAGTCGCCTCGGAAGAGGTAATTGAAAATGTTGAAAAAGAAATGAAATGCCGAAAAATAGCCAGCTATCTTCAGGGTTACAGCTTCTCCAAATTATCCTTAGAGAAGTTGCAGATGATAATGAAAATTATTAATGAGTAAAGTATATAAAAACAAAAAATTAGCTGAGTAACTTCTAAAGAGTTTGAGCCTTGATGCAGTATTTAACGCAATAAATAATGGTAAAAATTCTATATTAAATGTAAAGTAGCATAGACTTAGTAAAAACAAATATATTAGCTTAACAGCATAAAAAAAAAACAATATGATAAATGATAAAATAGAAGAAAGTGCTGAATATTATGCAGACAAAAATTCTATGTATATAGATCATCCAATGGGTGATACATATATTATGGAAAAACTGTCTGATGCATATAAAGATGGTGCTCACTGGGTAATTGAACAGCTTTCAAATCTTTGGCATCACAAAAGTGAAATTCCAGATGGGAAAATTTTGTATATTGACAATCATAATTTTCCTTATGGTATGGAATGGCTTAGAGATTATCATTATGACGAAGATTGGGATGCTGTAATTGATATCGAGCAGATAAAAGGATGGATATATGTAAAGGATTTACTATCAATGATGAAAAAATAAGATATACATGATAAAAGAATTTAAATATAGATAATTATGAAATTTATTATTAATTCATTAGGTTATATTTCTGCTTCTACAATATTGTTTTTAATTTTTTGGAATCAACTTGAAATATGTTTTAACAAAAATAATTCATTTTTACTATATATTGTGAATTTATTCTTTGCGATTATGGCATCTAATTGGATATGTATTAAATTAGATAGCATAATGCTTGGTATAAATGATTTATTAGAAAAGAAAGGAGATAAATAATGAGTGGACTAGGAATTATTGGTCTTGCGATAGTTATTAGTGTAATAGCTACTTGTGTCATTGAAATAAAAGAAGATAATATTACTTTATCTATTGTACTTCCAATTATGGCAATTATCGGATTATCAATTATGATAGTAAGTCTAAGTATTACTCCTACTGCTTTAGATGTATATAAAGGTAAAACAGAGTTACAAATTACTTATAAAGGAACTATACCTATAGATTCTGTAGTAGTATTTAAAAATAAATGATATGGAAATAAAAATAGATGATATATTTACTTATAATGGTAAAACTTATAAAGTACTAAAAGCTACTGATGGGTGCAAAGGCTGTACTTTGCGCAACCAACTAGGTACTTGTATAAGTATAAATAAAATTGAAAATTGTTTTGCTAGTTATAGAAAAGATAAAACTAGTATAATATTTAAAGAAATAAATAATATGGAAATAAAGAATAATCAATTAACTATTGATATTCCTAAGGGAATGGAAATAGATACTAAGAATAGTAATTTAGCTAAAGGTATAATTAAGTTTAGATTTAAGTATATTACTTATGATGATATTGAAAATACTTTGCATCTTAAAGAAACTTGTATTGGTATAACAGGTGTAAATAATATAGAGAAGTTATCTGCTATAAATGAACTTATGAATATAGCTAAATACTATAATAAAGATTGGAAACCTGATTGGGATGCAGAAGAATTTAAGTATTTCATTGTACTGAATCATTGTAGTAACACTTATAAAATAGATTATAGCCAGAGTTATAGTGGTGATACTATCTATTTTAAAAATAGAGAGGATGCACAGTCTGTTATAGACAATCCGAATTTTAGGGAAATCTTAGATACCATTTTCAAGAACTAAAATGAACGATTATGGAAACAAATATCAATATAGCGGAAATCTTGAAAAATAAGCCGCAAGGAACTAAGTTGTATTCTTCCGCGTGTGGTAAATGCCAGTTAGAAGAAGTGGATGATAAAGGTTTCAAAATATCCTTTTATAGTTCAAAGTTTGGTTTTATGAATGGTGGAGAAGGGTATCTTGATAAAAATGGTAAATTGTATGATGACGGAGAATGTGTCGTTTTTCCATCAAAAGAAATGCGTGATTGGTCTAAGTTCGAATGGAAAAAGGGAGATGTGCTAGTATTGAATGAAGGAATAGGAAAATTACACGTTATCTTTGAAGGGTTTGATGATGATACATACACAACTTTCAAAGGTAAGCATTATCTTTGTAATTATGGCGATAATGAAGAAGATTACAATGATTATAATAAAGAAGTCAATCTTCGAACTATTGTATTTAAGAAAGATGACATGAATGATGCTCAGGCATACATTAACACCATCGAGGAAAAGTTGGGTGGAAAGCTCAATCTTGAAACCTTGGAGATAGAGAAGTATCCAGAGTTCAAGGATTGGGATTTTATTACCATTAAACTTCATAGAGGAAGTTTATTAATTGGTGTTTTCAAGGCAGAAAATGATAAAAAATATTATTTACATGCTTATCTTGATAGTAGAGGCATGATTACTATTTGTGAAGATAGTTATTGCGAAAAAAGCACTTGTATAGCTCGTTTATCTACCGAAGAAGAAAAGCAGTATTTTTTTGACGCTTTAGCAAAGAAGGGCAAGACTTGGGAAGTCGAAAAGAAACTGATAGTAGATGGCTTAAAGACATTACAAAAGTTCAAGCCGTTTGACAAAGTGATAGTAAGATTAGGTGATCATGATACATGGAAAGTTGATTTCTATTCTCATTATTGTACGAATGGAGAAGCTTATACCGTAGGAGGTGTACATATTTCGGATCCAAGATATATTCTTCCTTACGAAGGAAACGAATCATTATTAGGCACTGCAAATAGTCCGAAATAAAAATACAACCTCCACGACACAGAATGAGCGAAAGTAAGTTAAGGCTTTATGTCCATATACCTTCTTAGCCCCAGCACAATACTGATCGTGGAGGTCATTATAAAATTGAGTATTCATGACAGACAATAATAAGATAGAAGAAGCAAAAGAAAAAATCTTCAAAAAAGTTAAGGAGTAAAGCGGGCGAGTAATAATTAAAAAAATGGCATTAATAATGGAAACATTAGAAGAATTAAAAGATAAATATTATAAACTTGATGCTGAAAGATATGACCTGTTTAGAGAGATAATAAAATTAGAAAGTCAAGAGACCCTTAAAAAAGTTAACATCGGAGATTGTTTTATTAACACTCGTAATGAAATAATAATAAAGATAGTCGCAGTCAAGTGTAAAGAGCTTCATTGTCTGTATATTAATCGTGATAAGATATGTTTGGCCGAATATATGCCGGATGAAATCATAAAGAAAAGATGGAAAAAGATAACTTCAAAGCAATTTGATACTTTATTGGATGCCATCTTGAAAGATTTTCAAAGTAATGAGACGAATGAGGTACGTAAAAATTGGGATGTCGCTTATCATAGAATATCATTGAGTATTTGTCAATGGAACGTAAGATAGAAAATAAAATATATGAAGATAAGTGATTTAATTAAATGTTTAAATATTAATGATATGTTATTATGAGTGAAAAGGTAATTACAGCATACAAGGCTTTCGACAAAAATATGAAATGCCGTGGATTTCAATATAGGATCGGAAAAGAGTATGACATCGATGGAGAAATTGAACTTTGTGGACAAGGCTTTCACGCTTGTAAATCTCCTTGTGAAATATGGGAATATTATAATATGCTTTGCGGTGCTCCTCGTTTCGCCGAAGTAGAGTTATCGGGTAAAATACTTGAAGATAATTCATCAACAAAAGTATGTTCTTCTCATATTAAAATTAAGAAAGAGCTATCATTGACCGATATAATTAACCTTAGCACTACGTATTTTAAGAATACGGCTTCGATATCGGAGACTAAAACTGATAAATTAAAAACTTTCAGATTATGTGATCTTAATTTTAATACTGAATTGGTTAAAATCAATTCTGATGAGAATTTTATTGTTATAAACGCTGACAAGGTTAATACTATTATATCAGCAAGGGGTAGCCATACGACAATAAATTCTAACGCTCAGTTTAATCAGCTTTGTTCTACTGGGGGTTCTGCCAAGATTTCTTCTACGGGAGATAATAGCCAAATAGTTTCGACAGGTGATTTCTCAAGCATTATTTCTTCTGGAATTGAGACTCATATTGCTTCTACGGGTAGTAATGCCCAGATCGTATCTTCTGGCAGATTAACTGAAATTACTTCTATTGGGGATGATGCCCATATTATTACAGTAGGACGTGACACTTTTGTTAATAGTAATGGAAACAATGCAGTGATAGTTTGCGAAGGTCGAGATACTAAGGTTAAAGCGAAGGAGGGTTCATTAATAACCTTGACTGAGTGGTGGGCACCATTGCCATATCGGGGAGAAAACGTACATAATTTCATCAAAAGGATTAAAACTGAATATGTCGACGGAGTTAACATTAAAGAAGATACTTGGTATGAAATTAGAAACGGAGAGTTTGTTGAAACCAGACCATATACTGGGCATTAAATATAAATAGATAGTAATTATGGAATCAAAATTACTCCAAAAGGAAGCTTATTGCATAAGCGATATTCACTGTGGTCGTTACAATGTAATGATGATAGAAATAGCAGATTTCTTAGAGGATTATAAAAATACCATCATACATAACAATATATATGAAATATATAACTTTTTTCAAGAAAGAATAAAAGATATATGCTCTCGACATAAAGCTTTTAAACCTATTGAAATATTTGATGAGTGGGGATTGGAAAAAGACCATGTCACTTTTTGTGGAGAAGAGGAATTTGAGCAAGAAGGTGGATGGTGGTCTCCTGAAGAAGTCATTAGAATAGATCTATCGAAAGTAACAAAAGAAATGTCATTATAAATTTTAAATAATATGGAAGATTTTCAGAAAAGAATGCTCGATGAGCATAGTGAGTTAAAAGACCGATGGACAAAGCTGAATGTAGCTTTAGCTAAAGATGGTTTCCGTGAAAAAGTTGGAGACTATCAGTTTAAATTGATGAAAGAGCAGTCATTGGGTATGAAAAAGTACTATCTCGCTTTAACTGCTCGTTTGACAGATATGGGTTTATTGAATGGTGGCGCAATGCCTGATAAGTAACTAAACACCCTCTCATTGGTGAAATTAAGATAATAATGAAGAAGTCGTGCTCGAATTAGATTGGTTGGCATTAGGTGTAGCCGTAAAATATCAATTACCGCTTGACAATTCACCTCAGAGCACTCTTATGTGGAAAAGGCATTAAGCATTTAGTACACATTGAAGAACGTTAATGAGTGAAAGGCTCATAAAGATTCCAATCCATTATTATTAATATTAAGAAAAGGATAAAGGAAAATAAATAAATTAATAAAATAGATATTACCTAAAGTCGGTGGCCCTTACTATGAAGGAAACCAAGCAACATGTAATACAGAGGAGGATAAGCAATGAGTGAAGAAAGAGCTAAAATATATTTAAAGGCAGCATTGTCTGAGTTTGAACTTTATGAATCTTTAAGCATTAAAGATTACTTAAAATCGGCTTATGACAATATGGTAAAGGCATTTAAAGAGTTGAAAGATTGAGTATGAAAGTATTAAAGAGATTAGTTTATGTTACAGAGATTAAAGATAATATGGAAAATAAAGGTAATATGGCGAATCATTAGAGATAGGCAAGTTGTAGTTATAACAGAAAGTTATGGAAAAACTTATCTTAATTGGTGTACAAGAAGTATAGAAGATGTTTGCCAAATGTGTCAAATTGCCATAGATAAAGCTAAAGAAACATCAGATAAAAAGTAAAGTATGAAACAGAAATATATCTCTGGCGATTTGGTAAAAGCCTGGATTGGTATTAATACTGGATCTCAGGTTGCAGAAGTCGTAGGTTATAACCCTCTATACCAAGAATACATATTAAACAATTGGTTTATTGAGGAAACAATAGGTTGTATATCTATTACAGAAGATAGAATTACGCCAATTCCGCTCACTCCAAATATTTTGGAGAAGAGTGGATGGAAACTTAGTCATGGATTTTATTGGTCTCCAAATGAAGAAGGTGCAAGAATAGGCTTGTCGAGCCAAACTGGTTATGTTTGGGAAGCCTACATAGGAAGACACCCGTTGCGTAGTAATATCAACAGTGTTTCTGATTTACAACATCTTATATTAGGTCTTGGACTTAATCACGAAATGGAGGTGTAGGTATGAGTATAAACTTGATTATTCTCCTTGTAATAGCAGATATACTAATATTATTTGGAGTATATTTACACTTTATTGCAGAAAATTTTAAATATGGGGTCCTCGGCTTTCTTCTTGAATTAATTGGCTTAGGGATTTTCTGTATTATTTTGTATCAAAATTCGATATAATTAACTATTTAACGATTCGAAAGTGTAAATAAAAGATATGACAGCAATCGAGATTTATTGTGGAAAATTAATTAACTTTTCTGTAAAAATATAAATAATAATAATATGGAAAAAATTATAAATGCTCAAATTAAATCAACAAGATTTTGTTTTAAAAGTGGTTGCTTGACCTTTGAAGTTTTCTTTGAACATCAAAAAGGTTCACAAAGTATTGGAGATTATTGTATTGGTCATGGTAGTATGTATACTGATAAGGAAGAAAATATAACTGGCACTAAAAAAGGAGCTGAAGCAATGGCTCGTATTATGTGGGTAGTAGGAGTTGATACTTGGGAAAACTTAAAAGGTACTTATTGTAGAGTTAAATTTGACGAAGAAACACAACTCCTTACATCAATAGGCCATATTCTAAATGATAGATGGTTTAATCTTGTTGAATATGTCAACCACCCACAAGCTGAAGACTTGTGGGCTTGTCATGAACAATTAAGTCCTTGACGTTGAGGATGCTGACTGAGCCTTGCCGACCAGGGCTTGCATCTTGCCATCAATCGGCAAAATGGTCGAGGTCGGGTGGTTTGCACGTTGTGCAATGTTGACCGCTGCGTTCCAATCTGCGTCAAACACGATACCGTCATTGCAGTAGTACCTGCAACCGTGACGTTCACCGTCACGCTTACCAGTCCTGCAATCCGTCTGACTTGTCCATGTTGGGGAAACTGATACCACTTGTCTTCCGACAAGCGTTGCCTTATGGGTCAACATCTCCCGAAACTCTGCAAGGGGTACTTGTGACAAGGCATTGTTGTGCCTTATACGCTTAAATCCTTCCTTGGTACGGGAGGTCTTATACTTAATCTTCTTCAAGTCCTCAAGGACGTAGATGCTTGCGTTGCAAGTCAACAAAGCATTCGTTGCTCTGTTGAGCATGTCCTTGGATAAGTTTCTTTCCTTTCTCTTCACCCTTGCAAGGTGCTTCTTGGCTGAACGTGTACCCTTGCTCTGCAAGCAGCGTTTGAGGTAACGTAGTTTCCTACGTCTCTTCAGATACTCCTTGTCGGTGTAGTACTGACCGTCAGAGGTGACAAACAGACGTTTCATACCGAGGTCAACACCGAGTGCCTTGTCACCTTTCAATGGTGGAGTTGCCACCTCAAAGGGAACTGACAGGAACAAACGGTTATCCCTTGCGAACACCGTTGGGTCAGAGAACGTACAAGTGTCGAACAACTCACGTATCTTGTCGTAGAGCACGAACGTGCATTTTTCACGTTTATGACTATTGCCGTTTGACAGGCAGATGCCATCAACGGAAAGATTCGAATACATGCGTTTGTCCAGTTGCAGTGACAATGACTTTTTCTGCGGAACGTCAGCGTCCTTGTGCTTGTTAGAGCGTATTGAGCGTAGTGCTGCAAGCACTGACTTCTGCACCCTTATGATACCTTGTGACGGTATGTTGGGGAACTCCGTTCTCAACGTGTCATAACAGAGGTTATGCACCGGTACAAGACCCAACTTAATATCGGACGATGTGACAAGCGTTGCACAACGATTGAACGCATCCCTTGTCTCTGACAAGAGGTTCATCCAATGTTGACGTGTTTCGTCACTCATTTGTAGTTCTATGTTGTATGTCTTGTATTCCATAACGTGTTCATTAGGTGAAGTTACATATATAAATAGTATGTAGTTTTGAAAAAATCGTTAATTTAACGATTTTTTTGCAAATATTTTTTGGTTTTTCCGAGAAAAACCCATATATTTGCAATGTGAGAATTAAAAATAATGTTTAACTAATTAAAGGGATTGTTGCAATTCCTCCCACGAACTGAAGATTCGTGGGTTTCCTGGCAACTTAAATATGAAATATATTATTGGAGATTGGGTAGAATACCGCAATACTTATGCAAGAGTATTTGAGAGTTTTGAAGATTCATATTATTTAGACTCATTTGATATTATTAAATTTCCAAAAGAGGATGAGTTAACTCCTATTCCTCTTACTATAGATATTTTGGAGAAAAATGGGTGGGTGTATTACACTCAATGTGATCAAGGGCCTATATATTCTAAAGATTATGAAAAAGTGCCAATCTATATTGGTATTTATAAATACGGTGACGAATATACAGCATATGCATATAATGGTATAAATGATTATGGTTGTGCAGATGATTATTATTTAAGAAGTGTTAAATATGTACATCAATTGCAGCATCTTCTACTTGGTTTAGGACTAGATTATGATATGAAAATATGATAACATTTTTAAAAATGGTATGTATAATTATGATAATTTGGGACTTATATTTTATTTATATAGGAATACGATATAGCAATAATTCACATATTGAGTATATATGACCAGTTTTTTCTAATAGGTTTATTCGATTTTATTACTTTTCTTATGTGTATAATAGGATTATGTATTAATTATTAAATATATAGATAAATTATGAAACATAAATTTATAGTTGTCATTGAGTCTAATGATAAGTCAGAGAATAGAGAAGCAGTTAAGGATGATCTAAAAGATTGGCTTGAAATTAATTGTGGACCAGGAAGAGATTCAAGTTGGAAGTTAGCAGAAGTTGAGTAATTATATTCTTATAGTAATTTAAAATAATATGGAAGAAAGAACTATAACCATTACTCTTGACAAGGCAAAAGAGTGGTATCACAGTGGAAACAAAGTGCTCAAAGAAGTTGCGCTTCAAGCCTTTGACGAAAATAAGTTGATAATTAATTTTAAGAATATTACAACTTTTAGAAAAGCTTGCGATGCCCTTGATATTAACTATAACACTATCTCTATTATAATTAAACGTATGATTAAATTTAGTAAAGCTTCTGCTGCTATGTTCAAGTTAAATATCATTAGAAAAGCTCTTAACCTAGGTCAGGATTTACACCTTACGAAAGATCCAAAAAACTCTTACATCTATTATCCTTACAATCCATTTGTAACTAAGAGTTCTACTTACTATAAGAGTGAGATTAACTCAGGTAAAATGGAGATAATAGGCAAGATTAAGAGTGAAGGAGAAGAATATAATGTTCTTGGTGGCAGCGTTGCTCTTTGTAGTTATACTGGCTTGAGTGGTTTCAACTCTATCAATGGTATAGGTTATACTTATGCTCCTATCGGGTTCCTAGGTTGTGCAAATAAAGAGATTGCTCAGCATTTTGGCAAATACTTCGGTATGCTTATTACCGAAGCTAAATATGGTGACATGGTAGACTTTGAAATTATTGAAACTAAATATTAAAGAGTATTGAGGATAAGCATGAGCAAAGTAACTGCAATTAATATAATCATTGAAAAAAAGAATCAGTTAAGAAAGTATAAAGAGATAGGAATCTCTTTTATTGAGACTGACGACATTTATGAGTGGTTGAATAATATTCATTTAGAGTTGGCAGATAAGTAATGTAATTAGTATTAAAGAATTAATATGACTAATAAAGAACTTATAGAAATTCTACAAAAAGATCTAGATAAATACGGTGAAAGACCTGTTTATAACGGAAATTCACATTCTAATGATCTAGATGTAGATAATGATAACGGAATGTGTTTATTATATTAATAAATGATAGAATATGGAATGGAATAAAGTATCAGAGGTTAAAATGCCTTTTGGAGAAGAAGTAATAGCCTTTAACGAAAAGTGGATTGATGAGGATTTTAATCCTAATGGAACACGGGTAGGTTTTCTTCAAGATGATGGTTTTATATCTGCAACATGGAATAATGAGCAGGATTGTTATGATACATGTTATGAAGAAGGAGACGACTACTACGAAGGTGTTTCTGGTATTCCAGGTATGGACGCATATCATAAGCAGTTTGCAAAGCCAAATATGCCAACGCATTGGATGAAAATACCAACTCATCCTTAGTAACTAATCAACACTCATGGAATTAACTATAAGTAGTATGGAAGCAAGCGAGTTGATAGAACATTTAAAATCTTACATTGACCTCACTGGCGGAGATTGTAAAGTGCGTGTATTTGACAAAATAAACTGTCGTACTTATGATATTATAAATACTTGTACGGATGGTGATCATGTATTTCTACACATTTCATCTGATAAATACACCACGAAGAAACCAATGTAAGTATATTGCAAAGGATATAAATATAATTAATATGAAAGGAAATGATGAACGCAAAAAAGAATGACGTTATGAAGAATAAAATTTTAGACTTAGTCAAATCAACAGTTTGGCTCGTCTTGTGCTTGATAATATTTTCGTTGGCTTTTGAAGGTATTTACTCATTGGTTAATAGGAATGAACCCGCGAAAGACTTTAGTACAACAGTATTTTCTAAGAGAGAGCATGACTATCTTCTTGTTGATACGAAACACGGAGTTTGTGTTATTCACGCCAAGAGCTGTCCTTGCAATAATAAGAAAATTCCGAAACAATAAACAAATCAAGCGTTTAAATAGTCGTAAGATGAGTAAAGAAAAGGCTAAAAAATACATTAACAGTTCCATTGAGGTTTTGAATTCTATGAATTGGCTTATAAGTACTCAGAGAACTGAAGCTATAATATATTTAGACAAAGCGATTAAAGAGTTGGAGGAAGCGTAATGAGTAAGATTAATGTCAAAGAGTCAATTCTGTCGGTTGTTAAAAAGAGTAACTTAGAAATACTCAAAATAGATTTAATGAATGATGAAGAATCTTTTGTTAGGTCTTATGGCAAGGAAAGAAATGAGTTTTGCAAAGTTTATAATCGCTTAGAAGACTTAGATTTTGAAGTAGAATCTTTCGTTATGAAGGATGAAGTTCTAGGCACAGTATATTGCCAAGATAAAGACACTAAGGAGCCTGTATGGCTATTGTGCCGTGGAGATGAATGCTATTCTTGGTGGGAAGTAAACAGGATTCCAGACTTTTATAAAAATAAGGAGGATAAGAAATGACTATAACAATACCAATGTGGCTGTTATATGTTGTAGGTAGCATCATAGCGATTATATTATTATTCTGTTCGTATGTTGGAATAATTTTTCTATGGGGTTTTTATGAACCTTTTAAAAGATTTAGAAAATGAGTAAAGAAAAAGCTATTGAGAAAATACAATATGCTGCAATGCAAATTGCTTCTGTATATGCCTGTTCTTCTATCTTTGATGAAAAGACAAAGGTAATAGAAGGCAGACAGAAAGAACTTGAAAAAGCGATTGTCAATTTGCATGATGCACTTAAAGAGTTGGAGGATGATTATGACAAAATTTAAAGTAATTAGATATTGGGATACATATCCAGATGGAGTAGTTGCAACTTGCGATACAGAGGAAGAGGCAGAAAAGATATGTAATGAATATCGTAGAAACCGTAAGCCTATGTATGACTATTTAGTCAGAAAGGAGGGTGAATAATGATCAGAGAAGAGTTAAGAAATAATTACGAAAAAGAAATCTGTGAGTTATGCCACCGAGAGTATTATACTAGCAGATCACTCCCAGAATCACTTTGCGAAGGTCAGTTTTGCGAGGAAGCAGAAGATAGTTTAGCAGAAGAAAATAATATAGAGTTGGAGTATTGATTATGAATCGTAAAGAAGCAGCAGAGCTATTGCCTATTATTCAGGCATTCAGCGAAGGAAAGGAAATAGAAGGTATCTATAAAGGTATTGAATCACCTTGGTTTAAAGTTAAAGATATGGTTTTTGATGGAGGGACTATATATCGCATCAAGCCAGCGCCAAAGTATCGTCCATTTAAGGATATAGAAGAGTGTTGGTCAGAAATGCAAAAGCATCAACCATTTGGGTGGATAAAAAATGGTGGTTATCGGTATAATATTATAAATACTGGCGTTATGAGTGTGAAAATTATAGATACCCGAGGTGCTATTGCGACATTAGATTTTAGTGATCTTTTAGCCCACTATCGTTTTGCCGACGGCACTCCATTTGGAGTAAAAACAGAGGAGGGTTAAATATGGCATTTCTTTGTTGTAATCCAGATGGAAAAGAGTTCGTCTTTGCTCAAAAGCCTTATCGTGAAGACATTGGTGATGGTAAGCCTTATTGGGAAATGGATGCAGTTGACTATTGGTGTGAACTGCCTAAAGGACGAATAAAACAATTAATAGGTCATTCTCTTACATGGGAGGATGAACCTGTTGAAAAGAACATTGAAGGTTTAGAGATATGGGTATAAAAATAGTAGTATAGAGAGGAATAGTTATGGCATGGGTAGCGGTAAATAAAGATGGCTCTGAAACAATTTATGAAGTTAAGCCATATAAATACAACGATGAGTGGATATCACGGAAAGATGGATGGGAAAGACCCTATCAATACTTTGATATTCCACAAGGTAGCATAAAGAAACTCATTGGAATAGATTTATCTTTTACTGATGAGCCAGTAGAACTTAAAGAAGAATAGTTAGAAAAGTAATATGCATGACGAAATTATAGGAGCTGGATTAGCAAGCTTATTTATTGAGCGAATGAAATTAGAAGGATGGTTGCCTATTAAAGAGTATTTCAAGATGAAAAAACTTGGAATTGAGCTTGATTGGGTATTGGTTCTTACTATGGAGAATGATGGATTTATCGCAATACCAACGGTAGTAGAATATTGTATTCCACATAAAGATGATAAGCGAAAACCTGGTTGGTATAATTCAGAAAATAAAAGATTAGATGATTATACCAATGTAATTATGTTCAAACCTATTGAAACAAAGAATACTGCTGATGATATTAGGTCAGAATTGCTGGATAAATACGAAGAAGAGGAAAATATCAAAAATATACCAGATTTTGAAGACGCATTTGACAAAACAGTAATTAAGCTTTGTAAATAAATTCAAAAGATAGAGGATAAATTGGTATAATGACGATGATTTAAGCTTTGATGATGATTTAGAATATCGTATCAAACCAGAGCCTAAATACAGACCTTTTGCGAATGCAAAAGAGTGTTGGTAGTAGATGCAAAAACATCAGCCATTTGGGTGGATAACATTCCGATGTGCTTTCTTTATTATTATCTATATAGAAGATAACTTGTTTGGTTATGGAAATGCCTGTGGTACAATTCTACACAGTAAATTTAATTATGTTTTAAAAAGTTTGACTTTCGCCGATGACACACCCTTCGGCATAAAAGAGGAGGAATAGTTATGGCATGGGTATGTGTTAATAGTTTTGGTATAGAACTTATATTTGAAACAGAGCCTCACAAAGCTGTATATAGATGGAGAGACGATTATGGTTCTTGCAGATGCATAGAAATGCCACAAGGTAGCATTAAGAAGCTCATTGGAAGGGAATTATCTTGGGAAGATGAGCCGGTTGAATTTAAATAAATTAGAAAAATGAAAAAGGTTACTTGTATTTGCGACGCAACTATAAAGGGCGTTAAGTTTATCAAAGGCTGTAATTACGAAGTTGACTATAATCCATTTATAGGAATAATGATATATACCCCATTCAACTACATGAATATCGACAAATGGCAGCTTGATAATTATTTTATCTAAAATTATAGCATATGGAAAAGAATACGTTTGAAGATATTGTCGCTGAAGGCAATATAGTCGTAATAGATAATCATTGGATCGTGTTATGTAAGTGTTGGAAACCAGAGCATCACAATCTGTTCTGCTATCTTTATCTCCATAAGGGAGATAAGGAATTAATGGTAGGCTCTCATTTCACAATGACGGAAGATAATAAGAAATCTACTCGTTTGGCGACAAATGAGGAATGTCTTATACTTTTAATGAGATTAAGAATTTACCTAAAGAATAATAAATTAATTAATTTGAAATATGGAGAAAAATATTAATTCTAATATGGCAGGATTATATTTTGAGGATAACATAGGCATTTTCGAGAAAAGAACATATTATCCAAGAGATTACAATCCTGATACCGACACAAAATTTATGTCCGAACTATCATGGGATGTGAGATGGGAAGATAATATGCCTCGACGACTATTTTGGAACAGTTCATTAATGAGAGACCCATTCACCACTAATGTCTTTTACTATGCCGAAATTAATCATCCTACAATGGGAAAGGCAATATTCGGGGCAAGTAGAAACCGAGGATACGTATGGCAATTTTATAATGAAAAAGACGTAAAAACATCATTACGTCATTCTTTTGGTGAACAATATAAGGATATGCTCAAAGATGGCTATATTGTAATTAAAAAAGGGCATAACACGGTAACTAAAGATTAATTTGAATTATGGAAAGAGAAATTATGGTATACGTCGCCCTTATTGAAGGTGGTCGTTTTAATACTCATGACGTACTCTGTTTTTCTACGGCCGAGAGTAGAGAAGAGTATATTGATAATCACGAATGGTACGATACTGACATACGATACCTTGAACGTAAAATAATCGTTAAGGAAGATATGAAAAAAGTAAAGAAGAAACTCAACGAGTTAAAGTCTGAGGTAGGATTGTTACATGACCCAGTATACGAAGCATTCTTAAAATTAAATTATGGTAAACTATGAGATTGTTATCAGGTAATAGAGATAGATTGGTGTTAATCGTTTGTTCACTATCGATATTTCTTGGCGTTATCGGTACATTGATAACCCATTACTTCTGCGGGAGAAATGGTCTACTATATTTTGTTCCATTGTTTAACTTTGTCTTCATATTATTTTGGGTAGTAATGATCATCTTTGAAAAGAATATAAACAGCTTGCATCAATAGCTAAAAAAAAAATGACATAAATTATGAAAATAGAAAAGAAAATGACGGTGGATTTATATTCCGATGGGGTAGTAACCAACACTCCGATATGGCTTTCAGCAAGGGAAATGGATGAATTAATTGAAAATAATCCTACCTTACTTTCGGAAGTCCCTGAAGACGATATAAGACTGTTGCAACACCTTATTGATGATAATATAAGGCGAGGGCATCCTGATGAAGAGAAATTCATCATACATAAATATTCCGATATATTCGATGATGCTGCAACTGAAAAAGTCGTAAACATCAAGTATATCTCCACAATAACTTATAAGGATGTTTAAAATTTATAAATTAAAGTGATATTAACTTATTTTAATATCACTTTTTTGCGTTATTGAAAAAAATATCATATCTTTGCATCGTACAAATTAAAAAGATTTAAACAAATGGAAGAGAATTTTAAATCTTCTTTTAATGGAGGTCAACTCTCCGCAATTAATTGCAATAATAAAAAATAATAAGGTAACAATTATGGAAATAGGCAAAATACAGGAATTCATTAATAAATTAAATGGTTATGAATTATCAGTACTTAATTTTTATGCATGGAAAAGATTAGATAAGGAAATAATCAGATACTATAATAAATATAAAAAGTGTGATGGCGATATCATTGAATTACCAAAACATCTCAGGCACAAAGAAAGTCAATATTTTTGTTATGCTGCAACGACAGGCAAAAAGACTAATAATATAGAATTGAAAGGTTTTAAAGTCAATACTTACGGTCTTGGAGATGATTTTTGTGAAATACTTTCAATATATACCGATGATACAGCTTTGGAGATGAGTATTCTAAGGAAGGGAGAAATCGTTGAATATTTTTACGAAATCGAAGAGAAAGAAATAGCACGTGCAAAAGCCGAAAAAGGATGCTATTTCAATAATGAGGACATTATCATAACTGACCCTTGCTACATTTTCGATGACGATAAAACTGACGATTATACTGATTTCAAAAAAGTAGGCATTGATAATATTATATGTCATAGTACCATTTATGGTGACTGGTCTTGTACCACTTTTGATACTGATACCGATAAACCTTTAGGCGACTTTTGTGCTGATGCCGGTCGTGTATGTGTTGCACCTCTTAAAAAGGTTATCGAACTAAACAACGGTTATGAAGACATTAAGGATCGTGAATGGACAAGAACAATTATTCATAACTTTACAGGACACGTATACCTTGATTTCAAGAAAGATGAAGACGGAGATGAATATGTCGAGGTCGTAGGTGAAGGTAATATTAATTTCAGGACAAAACAAACGGGGGCATAACAAATGAAATACTATTATAAATACAAAGGTCTTGCAGAAAAGATTAAAGAATTTTTACAAGAAAATTTCCCGAAGAATAAAGGCATCACGGATATTAAATCTGCTTTGCTTGATGACGATGATTTTATTAATAAACTGACAGATGCAGTCAGGGACAATTTTACTCTCGATGATATGAATCGTATGTTTACAAAAGACGAGATTTGTAGCTTAATCGACGGCGATGATTTATATTATTACTTCGATAGTAATGTAATGCTACGTGCAATAAGTGATGATACTATTATACGTTATTTAGAACACAACGGATATGAGTGTGAGCTACAAGACGATTGGATGCCAATTGATCACATAATAAAGGCTTGCCAAGATATTTCACCAAGAACAGCGAAAACTGCCGAAGATATGAAAAAGATAGTCTGTGATGAGATCGATAAACAAGATACCGGTAATGTAGTCATTTAAAATTTTTTACATAATAAATTTGGTAATTTCAGAAAATTGTCGTACCTTTGCAACTGTTAAACAAAAAGGTTAATGTATATGTCAAGAGAATCAAAGAATTTACACTTTGCAAGACGTTTTGCAAGACAGTTCAAAAGTGAAGATGATGCAAATTTGCTCATCGAAATAATTAGGAAAGAAATTCCTAATGTGCGTAAGGCAGATTGTAAATTTATGCTCGGTGTTACCCGTCTCTGTCTTGATAAGGAGATTACTACGGGTAATGATATCGGTAATATGAATGAAATAATTAAATTCATTACATCTGATGCACATGTTAACGAATATGATTATAATCTCAATGGCGAGCATTTGAAAGACTTATTCAAGCGTTTCATGGGTTCGATTAATGAGGAAATCCGTAGCGACTTCGAAAAATTGTCTAAGATGCAATTTACCAAGAATGATGAATATGATATTATTGAGGTACCTGACTATGAAACGGCATCGAAATACAGTAAATATACCTCTTGGTGCATAACTCATTATTCTAATATGTATGATAGTTATACGACTGAAGGTATGGGCACTTTCTATTTCCTTTTGAAAAAAGGATTCGAAAACGTAAAAGCGGTTCATAATGGTGACGATACACTTGATGAATACGGGCTATCGATGATCGCAGTATCGGTTAATGCGAATGGTTCGTTAAATACTTGTACTTGTCGTTGGAATCACGATAACGGTGGTGGTGATGGCATGATGAATACTGAAGAAATCAGTCGTCTTATCGGTATGAATTTCTATAACGTATTCCACGCTCCTAAATTACCAGAGGAAATTATGAATATTCGAGTTTTATTGTCAGACCGTAAGACTATTGTTAAAGTATCGGATTTTGACTCATTGACGATGAAAGCTGCGGGTGTCGAAGTGACGAATGGTAATTTCGTGTCGCTGAAACATACAAGGGATGATGATAATTCCAAGGCAATTAATTGGTATAAGTCTAACGAGAGAATTGATAAAAACGATGGCGAGTATCTTCCAACATACGAGGAATTAAAAGAGTGGTACGATAATCGGAAACTCATCAATGGGGCATTAATTAAGGTCGGTGGTGAACCAATGGATAACAATCGTTTTTATTGGTCATCAGATGAACGTACTCCGGGTTCTGCGTGGGGACTCGTGTCGTCGGGTGGTGGCCGTGATTGGGACTCCAATGGCAGCAACGGCTACCATCGTTGTCGTGCGTTCGTTCGTCCGCTCAGCCTTTAACCATTTAGCATGGGTCAGCAGTTAGACAGTCGACTATATTAGAGAGAATGGAAGTTAAGAGAATATGTCAAATATATATAAATGAGGGGCAAACGTCATTACGACGACTGTCCCTCATTATTTTTTAGTGATAATATAGCTGTTGATACAAATAGCCACGAAAAAAATTAGCGACCTTTCGATGCGTCTGTATCTACATTGCATTATTAGTAATCATTGATAGAATTGCAATATTTTATATTTACGACCTTGATTGCAACTCTTCCAAGGCATCAGCCAATACACTATTCCACATAGATGTGGCTTCAGGAAACTGATATTGACCAAATTCCTCTACCAATGTTTCTTCTTTTTTTTCACCGCATTTTCTGATTATAGCAAGATTTGGCAATTCTTTTAGTTCAGATAGTTTTAAATTCATTCTCTTTATATAGTCCACCAAACCGTGTCCAATTTCATGCCCTATCGTAATTTTCGCTTGTGCTTCTATATTGAATTTGTCTTTATCAATACGTCTTTTACACATTTCTGAGTAAAGGTGTGGATAGTTAATTGCTATTGATATTATTCCGTTTAGTATTTGCTGTGAACTTCTTTCATAGACAGCCAACCATCTGCTTTTCCTGCCATTAAAAATGTAATTAGGATTAATCTTAATGGACAAACCAAGTCGATTAAGATAATCTGTCTGTAGTTCATCAATCATTTCAGATAGATATACGTTAAAGACCCTTTTCCATTTTTCATACTCTGCATCATTTGTATTTGCTTTTTTTGCTTCATATAGCAATTTATTATGTAGCTTATTTCTCAAATACCGATGAATGCACTCACTGATGATATTACTTATTCGTTTTTCTTCAGTCATTTTCATTTTCAGTTAAGGAAAATTTGTTTAATACCTTTTCTACTTCATTATCAATTACATAAGAAATGCCTTAAATATTATCGACGTATAAATGTTTGAGAAACCCATTACTTCACTCGCCAACGCTAAATCCTTTACATTAAAAATTACCTTATATAACAACAATAATATTAAACCTATTATTGGCAATACATAAGTACCAGACACAATATTCCATATTAATGAAAGTATACAAGATAATGCGACGGACGCAAGATGTATTCTTCTTTCATTTCCCAAATATTTAGGGCAAATACCTACGATACTTAATAACAAAGTCGATAAAAAGGCAAGGAATGTATAATTATCTCCGCTTATTTCCAACCAAGATGGTAATATTAAAAATGAAATAGAAATTATGATTGCACTGAATATCCACTTTCTCTTATTTAAATAAAAAGTGGATGATATGCAATCCATTTTACTACCATATCTCTTAAGACAAATACAAAGATATACTATATATATGATAAGTGATAAAAGGTAACAAGTTAATGCAAAAATTGACATATCATCCGTTTAATTTATTTTTATTCAGTAACAAGATTCAGTTTCTCAGGATAACCTACAGTGTAATCGTATGAAACTATCTCATTGATTGTACTTAATGCTTCCACATTCTTCTTGTGCTCCGCCGTTTTATTAAAGCAACTTAACGCATACATCTCCAAGGCAGAAAGCAATTGAATTGCCTGGTCACACTTTACTGTTATCTTAATAGTACCCAACCAAAGAGTTGTATTTTCCTGTCCCATATTCTTTGCAATAGTGGTAGAGTTCATCAAACTTACACGGGTATCTCTATCCAACCACACATCGACACCATTCAATGAAAATACATTTACATTCGATGTTTTATCGTACTTTGTAATCTCATCATACTTCATTTCTTTCAGTTCGGCAATTACCTCATCCTCAGTTTTGAAGCGTCTGTCGATATCAACGACATCATATTTGTAAACAGTACGAGTTTTCTTCTCATATTTGCCGTCAGGATTCATATCAGTATACTCTTCCTCGACTTCCTGTTCGTTAGCATATACATATGTATTGCCCAAAACACCATACTCGATTAATGGATGTCTTTCAAAAAATGTTAAATTTGTTGTCATTTCCTTATATTATATAATATAAATTTATTTATTCGGTGAGAATGAATCATTATTGAAATCAGCATCCTCAAATAGGCTTTCGTCTCCTAATTCAGAAATAATAGTTTCGGCTTTCTTTTTACACATTCACTCACATGATATATCTCATTGATAAGTTCATTGATTATCCTATTTATTATTTCTTCCTTGTGCTTAATAACCTTGTTCCTAAAATATTAATATTCTAGGTATCTTTTATTCTTTTTTTAACACAGGTAAGGTTCGTTTGCCACTCACCTTACCGTATTTGTTTTTGTAGTCGGCTATTTGTCGTTAGCCACTCGCTTTCCATTAACTACTATACCTATTGTTTATAGTTGCAAATGAGGGATAGAGAAATACCCAGTAGCATTCGAGACGAGGTTGCTAGTCGAGGCATTACTTGCCACAGTGCGTACAGACGATGCGTTATTATTCAATGAGCCACCAATCATACAAGCGAGCACATTCTTTTGACCAACTTTAGGCTGCGCTGTTTCCTTAGTATTAAATAGCAAAGCCGCACACTCACCTGTTTCAATGCTGCCACCACTCGTGGTATAACACAAAAGTGAAGCATTGTAATCTGCTTTCTGCATCCATGCGAAGGAAGTTGTAGCAGCCGTTATATCTGCCTCAACTACCTTAGTTAAGCCACGTTCCCAATCCAAGGTCGTATCAATATCACCTTGAGACGTGGGGTTTTGAGACTGTTGTGCCGGAATATCATCGACATTTTCTGCACACTTGAAGTAAGTAACAAAATACGAATATTTATCTTCTGTATTTTTGATACAGCAATTCACATAATGACAGCCTTGCAGCTGATGGGTCAGACCATCCATCAAGCACATACCACGATATACTGGATAAGAAAACTTGTACACTGCATGACCGCGTGAAAGATTGTTACCTCCTACTATTACATCTCTGACGAATGTCATCTTGACATAGATGTTAATCACCGCAGTCATTGCGCCATCTGCCATACCCTTTGTATTAGGGACACTACGTACCTGATAATACTTTTTAGCAGGAACCATAAGTTCACCATTTTTCAAGTCTTCATTATTAAGAGAAGATACCTGCATACCGTTTACACCATACTCGAATACAACGCAGCAATTTTCACTGTCAGCAGTTACACCGTCCCATATCTTACTAATAAGACCTGCCTTAGCAATATCATTCAAAATACGATCTGGTTCAAGCATTTCAGTAAATCCGTATTTATCTCCGCATAGGCCTTCGATAATATCGTCCGTTGTTGCAGGAGTGCTTCCTCCTTTATAATAGCTAATGGTAGGGCCATTCATTAACGTACTGTAAGTCTTTGTACCGTTCGCTTGTACATACATCACACCACTGTTACCTCTCATTGTCTTATCACCGAATGAAGCCGCATCAGTAGCAGGGTTTGCAGATATACAACCAGTACCGAATGAAGTGAGTGACTGATGATATACACTCTTCAACTCACAGAACATAAGAGCGATAAAAATCTCATAGAATTCATAGTAACCACCCATATAAGGTCTATTTGTCTTCTGGTCAGCATTCTTTCCCTGTGCGTACCAGATACTAGCCGATGAACTCACATTATGCGTACAGTAACCGTTACCGTTTGATTTAAATGTCTGTTCGAACAAAGGTGCAGCAGCCTGATATGTACCAGCATACGCAGTGTTGTAAATTGAGTGCGCACAGACATTATCATCCTCACCGTCAATTTGGCAGTTTACTGTGTATTGAGGATTAAGTGCGAATGGATCGAAAGCCTTTGCTTGAGCACCGTAGATACTGAATGGTAACATACCAAAAGCGATAATATTCAATTGAACACCATCTCCAAGATTAAGGTCTGCGGGTGCAGCCACAGTGGCTTTAAGGAAATACAATTTCGAATCCGTAACAAGCATTACATCACCATCGGTACCGTCGATTTTTAATTCAGTACCGTCGTCTGCAATATCCAGACGGCAGTTTGCGCATCTTTTGTACAATTTTCCCTCCTTTGTGGTTAATCCCATATGAACATGAGACGTAATCTTTTCGAGGTTACTGTCCTCTCCGAAGAAGATAGTTCCTGCTGGAGAATTGTCTCCATTTACTCTTGCGAATCCGTAAATTGAATAAATCGATGAAATTAAGTCCAATTGCTTTTTCAACTCATTGTATTTCTTGGCGATTGCCTGATTCTCCACACCGTTTTTAGATGTCTCATCAAGTTCTTTGTCAAGAGGACCGAGTTTAGTCGCAATAACTTCATTTGCAGCATTCTTAAAATACAGATGTTCAGTACCTTTAGCAAGGTTTACGAAAGCTTCGCCTGACTCCATAATATCAGCAGTAGGTGCTTTTCCTGCGACCGTACTTCTCTTAAGTAAGATTTTTGTGTTTTTTGACATTTGTCTCTATCTGTTTAATTATATAATTATTGAAATCTGATGAAATCACTGCGTTGATTACACATGGCGCATAGAGACATAACGAATTATAAATTGCCTAATATTTGAACGGCGTATTATATAAACCGCATCTCGTATGTGTGATATGTATCCACGAGCGTCCATCTGTATAATAAATAGGGTAAAGTGTTAAATAATTCAAGCAAAAGCAAAATTTTTTTGTAAATTAACGAAAATTAATAACTAAGATAACTTTGATATCTATTGACAAATTATTACATATATTCTATAATAAATTATCCTAAAAATAGTATATTTGTACATATATTATTAAAATTACATGATAAATATTGAAGATATAAACAAAAGACTAAGGGATAATCCCGAGCCAAAAGAGGTGACACAAATGAGAGAGCATATTCTTTCATCGTTCGCAAACTTGGAATTCATTGAGGATGGACATATTTACAACTTGCACAATGCCGATGGTACTATAACTAAAGGTATTCCGTCTGCATCGTCAATTATTAAAAGATTCGAAAACGAAACCGATTGGGATGAAGTCAGTCTAAGGTATGCCGTCAGTCATAACATTCCTCACCATATTGTTAAAAGGCAATGGGACGAAAATAATTTGAGGGCAACTAATCAAGGAACACAAATTCACTTCTACAATGAGCAATTGCAAAATTTAATAATGTTCGGAGAAAAATTTGAGATTCCTTTGCAAGTTAAACCCCAATATGAAAGAGGTTATTTAGTACCTTTGGGCAAAAAAGAAGAAGCCGGTATGGCATTTTGGGAGGAAATGTTTTCATTACCTAATGTATACCCGTTAATTGCTGAATGTAAAATGTATCTACCACTTGGCAATAAGTATGGCATTAAGGAAATTATTTGTGGTACTGCTGACACATTATTCGCATATAAGAAGAAAGATAAATGGGTAATTTTACAGACCGACTATAAGAATAATAACAGTCTGATTAGTGACTACAATCGTAACAATCATATAATGATGAAACCTCCATTTGATAATCTCGTCGATGAATATTTGTCACATTATATGATTCAACAAGGTTTATATAGTATGTTCTTGGAGAATCTGGGCTATGAAGTAATCGATCGTCGTCTCATATGGTTGAAAGATAATGGCACATATGAAAAAATACAATTACCATATATTAAAGAACAATTAATCAAAAGTTTTAATGCGAAATGATATTTATTAGTAAATAATTTATTATAAAAGAATATGAAGTATTTAACCGAAAATAAACTACGTCAGATAGTTAAAAACAGTATTAAAAAAGTATTAAAAGAAAGCCGATACTCAATTCAGGAACCTTATTATACATTAATGGATGCTATCAATAAATTCGAGGAGGTATTCGAAAATGAATATGACACCACAGATGGGACTAATAATGAGGTAATTGCTTCTCTCGAAGCTGCAAGGAAGAAAATTGATGACTTCGTAAGACATCCTGAAGGAAACGGCAATACTAAGATGTGGGATAACATAGGATTCTAAAAAATTATTAAAACAGTAGATAAAGGTGAACGGTGATGTAACCATTGATATAATCTTTGGACATCACCGTTCTTTTTATGTTACATATAAAATCAAAAATTTATCTTTTTTTCAATATAGGCAAAAGTTACATTTATCTTATGTACTTTATCTGAATCACCGTAGTCCAAATTATCTGGAAGTACTTGTCTTATCTGACAATTAGTAAACTCTTCAGTATACATAACTTTACCATCCCCATATGGATGTTCTACCTTTATGGTATACAAGCCTCGGCATTTCATTTTTTCGGTAAAGTAACTTTCAGTCGAATACTTCACACCGTCATCGGTATCGATAAATACGTAATCCATTACTGATATGGTGAAAGTACCATCACGATTATATACGAATTTCGCTACTTCCCATTCCGGAAATTCGATCGATTCATCGAAACAAACGGTGAACCTATTATTTTGTGCATATTCGAGTATTTTTTTTTCTTCTTTTTCAATCATCCGTAACTCATATATTATCCAATTATTATCATTAGCAATAATGCCATATTTTGGAGAATCGCATTATAAATGCCACACTTCTCTGTATATTTATATCCAATCCATCTTAGTCTATATATCATATTAAAATATTACATATCTTATATAATATATAGACATTTATTATATTTTTCTCAAGTGTTCAGTATCGATTAATTCATTTAATTTCTTTCCACCGTCGATTGATGCAGTAGCATCCATTAAAACCTCGATTCTATCCTTATAACCGAGACTAATCATATCCTTAATGGTATTATATACGCAAATGTCACCCGCAATGCCACATACTGTAATATCGGTATCATCACCATCATAAGAATAACTCTTGATTAAACTTTGTACTTCCTTACGATTACGTTCATTATCGAAGATTGAATATTCATCTTTATCTTCAGAACGACCCTTGTATTCGAAATAAACAAAATCATAACCGAAGGTATTCATAAGTTTCTCCATCAATCGATCAGGAATTTTCGCGCCATCGGTATTTGCGACGCAATGCTTCGGCCATTCCTTAAATGATATATGATTTTCAGTATGCCAATCGTTAGTTATAATTACTGCGTTGTAATGTTCTTTATCATCAAGTCCATCAATATGTTTAATCAAATTATCGACTGCCTCATTACCGCCCTTTACGGCCAAACTTCCATTGATAAAATCATTTTGCATATCAACAATAAACAATATACTATTTTTCATCACATTTAAATCTATTTATAAAATTATTTGAATTTTCTCTTTCATAATCTTTTGTGTGAGGAAACCACGAGGTCTTCAGCCTCGTGGAGGAATCACACCCTCCATTTTATTATAATTATTCACTTAAATTTGTTACTTTTTAATATTATTTACTATTTA